TGAACCATGCCGTTACTACCAACACGAACATATTGTCCTTTCGAGTAAACCACATTCGTGTTATAGAAAGGATTTTGGAGTAATCCGTCATCGGACCAGTTAATGCCGTTATTGCTTTTCCATCGAAAATATGAAACCGCGTCACGGTTACCACCGCTACCGTGCCACTTACCACCATAGTAACTGATATGACCGAGCGGATAACCTATAGCAACTGCTGTCCAGTTAATACCGTCTGTGCTGGTGATGACTTTATCATCCTGACCAACTGCCACAAACCGACCATTGCCAAAACAAACTGACATAATTCGAGTCGAAACACCTGCGGCCAGTGGGTTAGCGATCTGTCGCCAAACTACAGCGTCATAGCTGTAAAGTATGTAATTCGATTTTGCTAACGCAACATAGACTCCATTACCATAAGCAACAGATTTAAGTTCATTTGAACCCCCATAAGGCTGTGTACTACCACCAACATAGATTGCATTCTGAGCACGAGTATACAGAACACCATCTTCACTGTTCCAGATGTCAGTGTTGCTGCCATTGTAGCCTATTGTAGTGATTTTACCATTCACAAAAATGGAATCATAGGTATTATAACCAGAACCAACGCCAGTTTCAACAGTAGCACCGAAATCGGTGATTTTAACCCAACCACCGCCATTCAGCCGATAGCCAATGAGAAGTGTGCTGAGGGCACCCAACACAGGTCCTCGTTTACTACGTGTAGCAAGTCGTGTCATGCGACGCATTTTAAAACCCCCATTAGAGAGAGAGAGAGATTACCACATGATCACTGGTGAAAAATACTACGACTGGGTCTATCAGACCCAGTCGTAGCTTTACGATAATCAAATTAAATCAGTATTAAACTACCATCACCTGCATTTGCAAGAAGGTTTGATAATTTTGTTCTAGAAGCCAATCGAGCAACTCGCCTCATTGAAAATTCCTTAGTCAGTTATTTGAAAAATAATCACAACATTAAACCAGCGGTCCAGTTATGTGTCGAGTTCAGATAACGCGGACTCCAAGTCAGTCCGCCATCAGTACTGAAGACAACATAACCATTCCCGGCGAAGAATGCAATGTTCAAACCCTTGATGTATATCTTAGATGTCTTTTCCTTTAAGCTGTATATAGCTAATTAAACAATCAACACGGCACTCATAATCTGCCCTGCACCGAAGTACTGCTGAACCCAAGTCAAGCCGTTGTCGTCACTATAAGAAAGATAACCAGCGGAGTTACCATATAAAAGACGACCGTTTTTACTGACAAGTTTTGATATCAGCGCGCCACCATTAAGCTTACCACCAACAGTTCCCCAGCTAATTCCATCAGTGCCACGGTACACCCAACCATTTGTAGCAACCATGAAATAGTACCCATTATGGTAAACAACATCTGTAGTAGTGACGCCCGTCCCCCACTTACCATTACTAACCCAGTAGTTACCGTCAGAGCTAAAGAACTTATAACCACCAGGAATTCCGGACCCAAACCACCTACCATTTACATAGCTAATCCGACCGAGCGCTTGGTACTGCGTCAGTACTTGCCAATTCAAGCCATCATAGCTAACCATGGATTTATCGTCAAGTCCGATCGCAATGAATCTGTTATTACCAAAACAAACTGAGGTTACTCTACCAGACAAAGCGGCACCGAAGGGATTAGCTGCGTAAATCCAATCAACCGCATCTGTACTATAGAGAATGTTGCCACCTTGTGAAATAGCGACATAGCATCCAAGACCATAGGCAATACTACGAAGGTCCATCACGCCAACACTAGGAACCTTGATCCATGTAGAACCACCATCAGTGCTATTCCAGATATCTGTATCTTCACCATTGTAGCCAACTGTTGTGATTTTCCCATCAACATGAATTACATCGTTGACATTGTAGCCGCAACCTATTCCATAAGCGAATGACTCATCGTCTTTCTTCCTAACCCAACCGCCACCCCACTGCTTAAATCCATACATCGTCATTGAAAGTTTAGCAGTAGGTCTAACTCGACCAATTCTTGACATATGTTTCATTTTAACTCCCGACAAGTTCGAAGAAGATACCCAGATGATTCTTTAAAATAAGGTACAGGGTGGCGTTTTCGCCACCTTGTATCTATGATATCTTAAGTAATTTTAAGTTAAGATGGAAGAGGAAATACTCAACCCAGAACCTGCAGAGCTTTGTGTCCAAGTCACACCGTCATCGCTATTCCAGATTTCAGTTACATAACCGTCACCTGAACCAACTACTGTGATCTTTCCATTGACTACAATCGAGTCGTAGGGTGTATACCAAGTAGCTGGTTCCCTACCAAATCTGCTATAGGACAAAAAAATCATCAGTCTTATAGCCGCCATCCCTATAACCAGAAAAAGCATAGAGTACAGCACTGAGTGATGCGAGTTTCTTACGAGCCGCTAACCTTATCATTTTCCGCATTTTTAAATCTTCTGTTATTGTTGAATTAAACAACCACATAATCTCTGCTGAGCAACTACACGGAGCTGGGAAACCCAGCTCCATGTAGCATTACGAAAGAAGAACGTTCTTAATAGGAGTGAAGTCATAGCCACTCAAAGAAACATTTGCCCACGTTACTGCATTATCTGTGCTGTAGCATAGATAACCTGATGATACATGGACTATAAATCACGCATTTGTCAATTCAATGATACTGAAAAGCTAACCTTGGCTATCTGACAAATTCTTTAAAAGGAGAAGCGATGTCGTCTTCTAATGAAATTGAACTCTGCTATATGGTCGAAGTACGTCGGCCTGAAGGCTATGCGGAAGCTTCTGCTGTTGAGATTCATGAACAGTATGAATATAAGCTTCCTCCTGCGGAAGGCGGCGTTCGACGCGGTAAGATTCGTATTCGTAAAACCACTGCGAATAATGAAACCACCTACACCGAAACCATCAAGACACCTAACGACCCTTCATCTATGTTAGGTGATATGGAGTCTAACACGGAAATCAATGAAGCCTTCTTTAAAGCATGGCGTCATGTCTACCGTGCTGATGGTCAGCATAAAATTCGCCATACCTTCGTAACCACCAATGCGGTGATGAATTACCAAGGTACAGAAATCAAGCTTACTCCTGTTCATTTCGAATTGGATGTCTTCATTGATAAGACTGGTAGCAAGTCGAAATGGGCTAAGGTCGACATTGAAGTCCAAGACATCATTAAGATGCTTAAGGAAAGCTACGAGGAAGTTGATGTAGCGAAGTTCGAGATTAAGTTCGACTGCCTCCCTCTCGACATTGGGCAAGTGGTGTCCATGGTGACCAAACATTCTGAAGAACGCGCTGCGATTGACAACTTCTTCAAGCGGTACTGTATTCCTTATGAGGCAGATGATGGCGGAAAAAACAACGACCAAAGCACGGGATCGTCGGGCAACTAGACGTCCAAGACTCTCCTTAAACCAGATTCTGGAAACTATGCAGAATCAGGCCGATGAAGAGTACAACGGCAACCTTCCAGACAACGCGCTACCCGTATTCAACGGACTTCACATCGACGACCGCCGTACCTTTCTTCGTAAGAGCCTCGAGGCGCTTTGGGAAAAGCAGATCGCTTACGCACAGGAAGGCCTTGAGGAAATCATTCTTCAAGGCGAAATCGATATCAATGCCACCTGTGATGCTGGGAATACGAAACGTGAAGTTCGTATCAATCCGGTTGATGTCCGTGCTGAACGAGACTACATCACCACCTCTACACCCGAAGAGCAAAAGAAACTTCGTCAGTGGTTGGTGAAGCTGATGCTTGGATTGATGTTCGTGATGTTCTTCGGTATCATTTTCTTCACCGCTTTCTACGGCGAGCATGACGCTAAGACCATCTTCCAAGCAGCAAGTAATATCAATACTTTGTTTGAACTACTATTGAAGGTTGAAAAGTAGTTGCCTGTGAATTGAACAGAGAGGCAGGCGTCAGCCTGCCTCTCTGTCAGTCAGTTATTTCCATTTCTTATAAATAGCAGCATCTTTCTTCTTTTTCTGCCAGAGACCTTCCTCTTTATCAGCCTGGACAAATTTATAATTGTTCAATATATTTGTCCCCGTATTTTCTAACATTATAAAGAAGTGTTCGATAGTTGATTCCTGTTATTTTGGAAATTTCACTAAGTGTTCTTTCTTTATCTTTGAAATTATAAAGAGCTGGCCCAATTCGCATAGTGACTGCCTCTTCAACAGACATAGATTTATCAATTATTCGATATCTCAAGAGATGCCAGTCAAGTCCTGTCTTTTCAGATAATTCAGCCAGAGTTATAGTTTTACCGTTGAAGTCGATGAGTAAATTATTTCTTCTATTCCTACACTGTTCTTTATAGGTAGACCATTTGCAATTTTCAGGTTCATAATCTTTATTTGTGTCTTTTCGATCAAGGCTATAGTTGTGTCCAGGTTTTAATCCCATATCGTTAATGAAATTTTCAAATGAGTCAATCCATTTTTCACATATTTTAATACCACGACCACCGTAGTACTTATAATCTTTAAAATTAGGATTAAGGCATCTTGTTTTCATATCACACCAAGCATGGTATTCTTCAGTACCTCGGCCACCATGCTTGAAATTAATAGTAGACGCATTTTCATTTTTTAAACAACCACAACTTCTAGTTAAACCTGACCGAAGTGCACCGGTGGTCACAGTTACAGTATTCCCACATTTACAGATACATCCCCAGTAAACCTTTTTCGGAGATATATCTTCTCTATAAACCCTTTTCATTACTCGTAGTCTGCCAAAAACTAACCCCGCTAAATCAATAAATTTCATATTATGTCCTTATTTACAAACGGTCATACTATATATAGATACATCGCAATGCGATGTATCTATATGAAATTCACCATTTATAGTATATCTTTTTATCCAATTTAGGACTTTTCTGCCAAAGTCCCTTATCTTTATCCTCTGCGATAAAATGACAGGCTACCTCTTGTTGAATTCCGTTCTTCTCAGCAAACTCTGCATCTTTACAAGCGATGACCATGAAGTCATGTTGTTTCTGTGATTTAGACGGCATCACCATTCCTCCTATTCACTAACCAATGAATTTTAAACATCACAAGTTTTAGTTTCACAGAGCTATATTAATTGTAACAACCTACCCTGGAGAATATCATGAACACCCTACTGAATTGTGATCGCGACTACGACCATCCGGACCCGAACCAGGATGATGAAAAAGATTTCGATGAGCAAGAAGGTAACTGAAAGAACGCTATGCAGCAGTATAAGAGCCTCATCAGTACCATTCTAGAAGAGGGTTCCTGGTGTGAAGGGCGCAATGGTCGAACGTTGAATATCTTCGGCCACACCATGACTTTCTATATGAAGGATGGCTTCCCGATTCCAACGGTCAAACAGACCTACTGGAAAACAGCTATTAAGGAAATGTATGGCTTCACCCATGGCTTTACATCTGCTGAACAATTTCGTTCCATTGGCGTTGGGATCTGGGACAAGAATGCCAATGAAGAACCTAGTTGGCTAGGTAATCCTTACCGTGCTGGTGCGGATGATCTTGGTTCAGTGTATGGCGAGCAATGGCGTAACTGGAAAGCTTTTAAGAAAATCAATGCTAAGGATAAATTAGCTTGGATGCAAGCTGAGAAATCAGGCTATGAATTTCTTGACGACGTTGTTGATGATGCAGGAACTTATTTCCTCTATAGCAAGAATATCGACATGATGATGGACGCGCTGAAAGCAATCCATGAAACACCGACATCACGCCGAATTCTTTTCCATGGTTGGAATCCTGCTGAGCTTGATGCAATGGCACTTCCACCTTGCCATCTTCTTTATCAGTTTGGTGTTGATGTTCCTCGGAAACGTCTGAGCTTGAACATGTACATCCGCAGCAATGATATTGGCCTGGGTGCACCTTTCAACATTGTGGAATCTGCTTTCCTGCTTCATCTGTTTGCACATCTGACAGGCTATGAGCCTTATAAATTAACATACATGATCGGCGATGCGCATCTCTATGAGAACCAGCTCATCATGGCGAATGAAATGCTCTGTCGTGAGCCATATCCTCTACCGCAGCTTAAAATCAGTGACCGTATCCCGAAGTTCTCTGAGACAGGCGTTTTTGACCCATCTTGGTTGAATAAATGGACGGCTGATGATTTTCAGTTAGTGGATTACAAACACCATCCAGCAATTTCAGTTGAGATGAAGAGTTAAGCAACCGGAACCTGTACTTAAAGGATCATGGTCCTGTATATCTTAAGTGAATATCCTATGCATGGCGTGACTTCTCTCCCTTGGTTACGTCTGTCTCTCTCCATACGGTTAGGTTGATGTAAACTGCATATCGAATACCCGTGACTTAGTTCAAGTTGACCGCTTCCCGTTCTGATTTGAAATATAAACTATGACCCATCCCAACAAACGTCGTAAAGACCATCTGACTCGTAAACTCCTGGACATCGTAGCACGTATCGCTGACCGCGGTGATCATAAAGCCGCTGTAGAAGTTTGTGTCGGTGAGAACATTCCTTTTGAAGTAGCGCATCGTATCATTACACGTCCCAGTCAACGCAGAACTTTCCAACGCACTAGTCAGCCCTAGGAGCCCTTCATGAAGAAGATCCGTAATCGTGTCGAGGTTCTCATCTATCATCGAGACACTAAGAAAGTTCTTCTGGCAGAGTGGGTTAAACCGGAAGGTATCCAGTACGTATTTCCAGGTGGTGGCATCGAAGAAGATGAGACCATCGCTAAGGCCGCCTACAAGGAATGCTTGGAGGAAGTCGGCATCAAGATTGATATGGTTTGCGAAGTCCATCGTGGACCGATCCGACCCATCGAAGGCGTAGAGTTACTTACTGAGGTTCACTACTGCGGTGATCAGACGGTTTACGTGACTGCTTGTTATAAGGATCGCGATTACGCTAAGCATAACTGCGAAGGTGATGCGATGGCTTTTGATTGGTATGAACCCGTGATCGCTGCAGGTATGGTGCGGGACGGTACACAAGACGGCGAGCATCGTGCACAAGCCATCAGAAATATTATTCCATTGAGAATAATGGTATGAAACAAGATTTGAAACCTAAGCATCGACCGTCGGGGTTGGTGTACGGTTGTCATTTGTAACCTGATAGACGATTCCCCTCGTCTGGATGTCAGTGTTATGGTCCTTATTTCCTAAAACAGAACCCCTATGCTCTGTCCCGTTACCCTTACGGCCGGCTATTCTCGATATGCCCGCCGATCTATCTGTCGCCAGTCACGCCGTAGGCCGCCTCCTCAGGCCGCCATTTCCGCGATCGGCTCGCGACTAGGGAACCCGCTGCGGGAAGCATTGGAAATCAGAATACCACTATACGCCTCCCACTGGGGCGATATAGATTACTCTTCTCCGGAAACAGAGAAGACGGTGGTGAAATATTAAGAGAGCTAGGGATATCCCTAGCTCTCTTTCAGCAATAAAAGCAATATCCCTTTTCTGAGATTAGAATTCCTCTAGTCTCTTCTTCTACCGCCACCAGGCCGGACAACGTGTTTAAGAGGCTAAGTCGTGTTTATTACAGATAAAAATCAAGCAGAGCTTCAACTTAGAGTCATTCAGAAACGAACAGGTAAGCTAACGTACGACGAAGCGCTCATGCTCTATAAACAAGCATGTCAGTTTATTGAAGACTGCGGTCCTTTTGATCCAACGACTGAAACCTTTATTCGCCAGCGTAACACCATGCTTATATTGATGGATGCGTTGAACTGGGTGAATGATCTAGGTCGTCATGACCACCAGGATAAATACCGGGTGATCATCACTGGTAAGTACTCTGGTAATATTGATGAAATCGACGTTTGGATTCTTCGCAGTCATTTGAAAGAGACACGGTTACTGATGAGTGACCTGCGAGCTTATGCTCAGCATCTCTATGTGGCTGAAGGTAAAACAGCACTGCTGCCGACCGAACTGATCGATGAACTAACGATCTAATTGATGACACTAGGAGCAGGGGAATCCCTGCTCCTAGTATTCATTTTCTTTTAGGTAACTAATAATACAAGGGTAGCTATGAATGCAATTTATGAGATCATCAGAAGCTGGACACACTTTACCCATTTAAAGAATGCAAAAGCAAAACTAGTTAAGCAAGCCGCTGGAAACCGTAAACTTCTAAAAGCCTACTTGCTTATTCTTAACCGAATTCCTTTTCTTCAGTGGGAAGACGGTGTCACCCGACTTGATTACATTTGGGATACGGTTGTTTTCTTTCTAGCTGAACGTGAGAAGGAGATCCGTGTATTTGATCAATCCATCAAAGTTGAAGAGTTTCCGAAGCTTTACCCTGGAAACTGTCATCCAGCCTGCTGGCATTACTATCAGCAAGATCTTACTTTTGAATACTGGCTAGGGTTCTGTGGGTCGGACGATTCAGTAAGTTCAGACTGGCACCTCCACAGCTTCCTCATGAAAAATGGCGTTATCTATGAGACCACTGGCAATTATCGGGAATGCTATACTGGCGTTAGAGTCTGTAAACCTAATGAACTGTTTAATTTCGAGGAATTTGATTTTAAACCCTAACATCAGAATCCTTTGGATCTATCATTTCTAAAGGCACATCATGCTCGCTGGTCTGAATAACATTTACAACAGCCCCAGTCTCCTTTTAATCTTCATCACGTTAGTTGCATCGATCATCGTTGCAGGGTTCATTTACTTCGCATTCAAGAAACTTGATCAGGATGATCTTGGATCAACAGAGCCTATTTTCATTGATGTGATCTCTAGTGTATTTGGAGAGTCTATTAATGTACGCGACATCCGTGTCAACGCGGAGGCTTTTCTAAATAACACGAATCACACTCTGACCACCAGGGATCACCTTCTCGTTCTTAATGGTCGTGCGGTTGCTATCGTCAAGGCAGTGAAGCAGATACTGGACAATCGTGCGGTCTTTACTATTGAGGTATTACCTAGTTCAACCTCAAAGGCCTTGATCAAAAAACTAATGAACGGTATTTATCGTTTAACGATAGAACCAACACTGTTGAACAATATAGTGATCGGTTCTCGTCATTTCTACATTGTGGAAAGAAGGAAATAATGGGTGAAGCGAAACGAAGAGGGTCTAAGATGGACCGGGTCAGACAAGCACAGGAAGCTGTTGAACTCGCACGGATCATGGCTGAAAAGCAGAAACGTGAACGTGAATTGAGGGAACAGGAAACTTTTGAAGCACTTCCAGTCGAAGAACAGGAACGCATTCACGCTGAACAACTCGCTGAGTATGAACGAAGAAAGAGAGCTCGAGCATTGCTCGTTAGTGCGCTTGCAGTAGGAATGGCTAGATGATCACACAGAGGAGGGCAGACGCCCTCCTCTGTGTAGTCTGTTTTTCTTTTATACGCACGTAAAAACTTTCACTCATGTACATCTAACATGTCCCTGGATACATTCAGTATCCTTTATTACTTATCAGGAGATTTAAGATGGCTACTACTTATGAAGTCAACGATAACCGTGGTTGCTTGCAGATCGCTAAGGATATGATTTTCGGATGGTGTATCCGTAGCGGCAACAGCGACCGTTCATTTCAACCTATCTACCAGCTGGATCGCAATGAGCTCGAGTACTTGAATAACTATCGCTGGCCGGCTTATATTCCAGAAGAATTCAAGAAAGTGGTGAAGTCTGCGTTTGACCGGCGGATTACCGAGCATAAGGAAAAGGCGGAGCAATCTTCAACGCAGAAGCAGGATGAACAGCCCTCTAAAGAAGAGGTCCATCCTGCAGTTCTGAAGTCTCATATTTCCATTCTTGCTGAGATCTGCAGTAAGCTCGACCTGGTCAATGGCCGATTCGTGGCGAATTTAAAATACTGCCGTGTATGGCGTGAGAAGAACAGATGGGTTGTTCGCTATACTCGAGAGACTGACTTTTTCGAAACCCCTTTCCCAACGGTTGAAGCAGTGGCTGAATTCATTGCAAAACGCTGGTGGTAGCTTAAGGAGCATTGTTTCAATTGGAAAAACTCTCAATGCGAAAACTGAAACGGATGATGTTACAGCTCAGGCTCCAGGGTGGCTTGATTCAAACTCCGTCAAATGCCAGTGACTTCATCCATTCAGACTGTCTCACTGTCGTGATGTACTGCATAGGAGAAAAAGAAATCTCCTATGCACGTATTCGTGATAAGGACGGCGTATTTCTTCCAGGTACACTAGGCTTTACCACTTGTGGCCGACTAACCCTGGAACATCAATCATTTCTATACACCGCAGCTATCAAAGAGCTGCGGTCTTACGATATCTCAATTTAGGAGTTAACATGCCCACTATTAATTACGAAGGACACTCTGTGGAAGTGGATCATCTCGAGGTCTTTGATTACACGGATCTCTTTCACTGGCCGAGTTTGAAGAACTGTGTTTTCTTGGAAGTCGGTGATCTTCCTAAGAATGTGAAGACGATTGTTGATTTCTTCAAGTCGACGAAGGCAGGCTATGCTTTCGAGTTGGAGAAAGGCGGTGCTATCTTCGGCTTCTCTGCGAAGGATATTTCTGTCCGAGGTATTCGTACTGAGAACGCACTTTATGTGCTGAACGGTCAGGAGGTTGTTCGATATCGAGAAAGTGGAGTTCACCACATCGCTGTTATGGAAGGTGGCGGATACCGGAAAACGAATGCACTTCTCCGGGATGCATTCTTGGAAGCAGGTAGCGCCGCTTTCCATCTTCGCCACTATCGGTATCTGGATATGGTTCTTCCGATCTTTTCCAAGATGGTCAAGTTCATTGAACCGACCTGCATACTTGAACTGGGGGACATCGCTGCACATGGGGATAAGTGCTATCAGTATATCCGTGATTGGGAAAAAGCGGGTATCCCTTTTAACCGAGGAGCATTGCTCTTCTTGATGACTTACACTCAAGCCATGGATATGGAAAAACACCAGTCCTGCGAATGGGTGATCAAAAATTACGGACGATTTAAGTCCATCCTAACCGTTATAGAGGAGTCCATTGGTATTACGGACTACCTTGAGGAGATTCAACATGTTGAACCAACACGCCCGTTACATGAAGGTAATGACGAAACGCACCCTTCATAATTTGCATTTGCCAACACCCGATGCTTTCAAGTTGGCAGAAATCTTTATCGTTGTTTGGACGATTGGCTGCGCCGTTCGCATCATGACGCTTGGTCAGTAATACGTTCTAAGAAAGCACTGTGGTCAACCACAGTGCTATTTTCTTTTTGGAGGAATAAGAAATGTCAGATGACATCACTATCTCACCCGAAGCCCAGGCGATCTATGCAGGTCATAAAGACTTGATGGACACAGCCCAAGCATTGGACAATGACGTCGATATTCTTCTCGTTCGTGAGAAAGTACTGATGAAGGAAATGAACCACCTTCGTTCAGAGATCCGTAAGAAACTCACAGAGCGCCAAGCGTGTCTAGCGGTCGCTTCTGCCATGTTGGAATATACCCCAGCAGGCCAACAGACAGCAGGTATTCGTGAGCATTCTCTTATCTCTATTTACAAGTTTAACATGAAGGGATAATCCCGTGGCGTTTGATCAGTTCCACGATCATCTTTTAATTGAAACGCTGAGAACAAACTCAAAAACAATAGCGGAAGTTTGTAGTATCGCCAAGACTATTCGGAGTACACATGGCGCTGGTCCTAGTAAGGAGGCTATTGATTACTTCGAAAAGCATCAAGGAAAAGATGTACAGGTGAAGGGTGGCATCTATGAAGGTGTTATCCATAGACTCAACACCAGCAGTAATGGTTTTTACCCAGGTAATCGTTATCCGATATGTATCCTAATCACTGCCGCTGCTAATCCTATTTGGGAAAGGTATGTTGGTACTATTATCGAATACGATATTGATCAGTTGGTTCTTTTGGAGGAATAAAGATGTCTGTAACAATTTCGATGGAAAAAGGTCTCACTCTGACGAAGAATGTCAGTATTAAGATCATCACCCACAATGTCGAGAATAAGACGATGGACGTGGCGTTGGATGGAAAGATTCATCTGGTTGTTTCTTTGCTTGAAGGAACTCCTGAAGAAATCGCTGAATTGATGAAATCGAACTGTCAGTTGACGATCAATGGTGAAATTATTCAAAAGTCACCCAGTAGCACGTCATCGACTTCGTCAACTACTCGTTCAGGTTGTTCGAAATACCCGCCGTTGAACACCCTCACGTAACACCATTGCTAAATTAGACAAGGAAGGGGTTCTCCCTTCCTTGTCTTTTTAAGGAGATTTTGATGCTTTTTAGAGCAACTTCGATTGCTTCGTTCATTATGAATGGCTGTGCGATCTTCGACCGAACTGTGGTTCACGGTAACGGCACCCGAGTGATGTATAACGTTGAAGATCTTTTCAATGAGAAGTTCTTCGTCCTCCCATCCACAAATGCATCATATACAGCTACCGAACTGTATGATAACTATTACATTCATAAGTGGCTGCTTCTAATCTATGCACAGTTGGTAGCGAAGTATCGGCATAGGGCGATATGGAAAGTCCTTTCTATCGAACTACTTGACCTAATTAAGTTAAACGTTCGTCGCATAGGGAAGAGTAAGATGTGTGAAACGGTCATGGATGTTCATGGAAGTATTCACTATATCCACGCTCAAATGACCGAGATGGAAGGTCACCGAATTGCTATGGATACTACCAGTACTTATATAGGTGACATGATGAAGGTGAAGTTACAAACCACCTGTGACTATTCCACTTCGGACTCCGCAGTGATTCAGATGGCCTTTGATAAAGCCACTGATCCGGATCAGTTTATCAAATCCATGCAGCGACACGGCATGTTGAAGACCGCACTTAAGATCCCTTTACCAAAGTTACTCGGTGAAGTCAGACTACTACGCGATGATATCGAATTCATGGCGATGCCCTATGCACGATTTAGTTCAAGATTTCTGAAGCCTATCATGGATAGGGTTATCAAGGACAAGAAATTGTACGAGGAAATCAAATTAATCATCAACAACCCAGACTTAATTCTGGAAAGTCGTTCTGGTAAATCAGGATAATTAGGAGACATCATGAGTTTAGTAGTTTACCACGATGGCCTCTTAGCCGTCGATCGTTCCGGATTAGACATCCGGAACTACAGTGACACGCGATTCATTCCTTGTGATGTTCTGAAGCTTTATGTTTCGAAGGATAAGAAGATTGCCGTAGCGTACAGCGGTAATGAAATTGACTTTGGAAGTCCTGAATGGCATGGCCAGGTAGCAGTATTTCGTCGAGTACTCTCTAAAGTAAAAGGAGGGTCAGATGGCATTGAGCTTCAATGTGTTGTGCAAGATTGCTTCAGTGAAACCACTTTCATGGTCATGACATCGCAAGCCTGCTTTGAATTGGTTCGTGTCACCAAGATGAAGGAGGTTAGTGCATCGTATGGTCACCTTCATCCGCTGAATCCTAAGGACTACAGCTTCCTTGGTAGTGGGTTGGATGCAGCCGAGTTTCTGATTTCTACTCGGCCGGATATTTCAATCGACGAGCTGTTCAAATTGGTCTCTAAGTATTGCTCGGGAATGTGGTCAACACCGACTGATAAGGTTCATCGTTCTGAACTTATCGATTTCTGATATACAGCCACAGGGTGAAAAGGAGGATGTCACCCTACCTTACCCTGTGGTTTTTCTTTTTTATCTATCGACTTATGATAGAGCGAAGGTTGTTCAAATGAATACGCGTCATGTCTACCTTTGAAACACATGTGATCGTCGTGTGTATCCTACTGGTCTTTATAGTGGGCACTGCAGCCGCGATCGCTGCAACACTTTATCCCTTACCTAGCAATCATAGTGAGGGAGAATCTTTATCAGAAGTTTTCTTTGAGATCGATAGCCGGATCAAGAGTGACGCTACCCTCTATTGGTTATTGGAGAAATACTGTCAAGATGCCTTTTCAGGTTTTATCTGGATGCGTTTTGGAAATGCAAAGCGGTCCTCAGCAGTGGCAAGAATCACCATTGCAATGAATGAAGAGAATACACGGAAGTATAACAAAGCGCTTTTGAAAAGAAATCGAGACATCGAAGCTTTCAGAAAGGTTAGTAAAACAGCCGAAGAAATAGAAAAAGAATACACACAGCTTAAGCTCAGATGTTTCGATACTGATGCTGGCTATAATTTTTCAAATCTAATCATGCAGCAAGGACTTAAAGCTGAATGGGTCGTGGAGAATGACGAGCACTGGGGTGTTCGATTTGTTCTTAGAGATACAAATTACCACATTCATAGCTTAGGTCGACTCTAGGGAGAATTCTCATGTTTGACGTTGATGCGTTTGTGATTTCGTTAATCGGATCGGGAATGTCTTATAAAGACTACAAAGAAAAACCGCTCTGCTCTCCTATCCGTGATCTACTTCAGTCGGACAATATCTTTGAAGTGTTTAAAGGGTATCTGATCGAAGTAGCAGTAGCTGAAGTCTTTCGCTTGCATGGTAAGGGGGAAGATTCCATGCTCGATGATCCATTTGAACATGTCGCAGGCGAGATGGGGACAGAAGAGTATTTGAACAAAACCAAGACGCCAGGACGACTTTACAATAGTCGACTATTCAGCTATGTTCTCTCAACGCTGATTCGGTTCAGTCGTCAAGGGATCTATATTGATTTCTCTTATCGTGCTGAAGACGTCGCCTCACTGATGCTGTTTGGTGAGTTTGAATCAGCCACCATCACGAATGAACTTCGAACCTATTACATTAAACTTTATCACGATGATGCTGAATGGGTCATGGCGAACGGTTTAAAGAATCCTAGCTTCACGCTAGACAATTTCAATGAGACAGGCGACTACATAGGTCAGAATGAATATATTGAGTCAGATGAAGTTGATCTATCTATGACATCTGACGATGTACATGCTGAAGAAATCATCTTCGATCCTATTGCAGTATTGGGAATGCTGTTCTTCTACTTCAAGATGTTAAGTCACTTCAACAAACCGTTCGATCATGGGTATTACAAAGAGAGTCTTGGGTTTCTACTCAAGAACTCCGATTTGAATAGTAATATGCCTGATATTATCGAGAGATTGAAAGAGCAGGCTTCGCAGAAGTTAGAAGGTTCATCGCTTCAGACCCTCTCTATTCTAGTGAATGGCTGTTTTGGTGCTGTGCCTGGATTCGATAGTTTGAAGGATATCCCAATAAAAGAGCTACTGGCATTCCACTATGACAGTCAGCGTTATGAGCAAGAACGATCTAAATTATCTATCCCTATGTCACCGGAAGAACACCGCCAAGTGACAATTGCAGCTATGGAGATGGATAACGTTGCAACTCATTTTCCACCGAAGTATGCACGGCCTTCGTAATCAATAGAACTAGGACAGGGTGGCCTTAGCCACCCTGTCCTAGTAAATTCTTCTCAATATTCAATAACAACCAGTCCGCGGGCTGTGATCAGCGGGTTTCCTCCGATTATATTCTGAAGACCGCCTCCGTATACAACAGATAGTGAAGTCCCAAGCTTAGAACCTGCGCCGCCGCATATTCCTGCAAAAGCAGTTGAACTTCCACCCGCTCCGGGGAGTTCAGTATTACCGGCACCATAAAGACCATCTAGTTTAAATCTAGGAAAGTTAGGGGGAAGAACTAATCCGATTAAAGAAGCACCTGAACCGTTTGAAGTACTAGTAGCACTTCCAACCGCTCCGCCGGCATAATTTGTACCTAACACTCCGCCATTACCCTTAGCACCTGGTGCGCCGTCCGATAAAGCAGACAGTCCGACACCTCCAACTTTTGCAATTTGAGAACCAGAAGCACTACCAACCATTTTATATGCCGAACCTGCCCCTACGCCAGCGCCGCCAATAGACTGATAATCGCCACCATAACCGATACCACCTAAAGCCTGCGCCCCATTCGAACCATTCGTTGCACGTAATAGAATTCCTCGTTCTAGATTTCCAAATTCGGCTTGTACTAGTCCATTTGCACGTACGTCAGGAACTTTAATAGTGAAAACCTCACCTGGAGTAACTGCTAGTACACCGTGAGCATATCCTCCACCAGAGCCGCCTTGATACGAATGACCAATTGATCCTCGTCCTAGTACTCTGACTCGTATTTTTGTAATCCCAGTTGGAACTCCCCAGGTAAATGTCCCTGGTTGGTCGAATTCTTGAAAAAGTCCTGTCATGAAGACACCCATAAAACCAGGTGCAGCGAGGGAATCATCTGCTAGATTTTTTGAACTAGCTGGATATAGACTATCTATTCCATTTATGACATTATTGACAACTATTCGACGAGATCTAATAACTTTACGCATATTTCAATCCTTGTAATTTATTAAATTAGTATATAACAATTATAACCCTGTCCTTAATCTTTTCTGAGCCATGTACATCTTACGTGCTAGTCAACCGTTGCTGTAATCAACCGATGAGCGTCTTTTTCACAGGAGATATTAACGCCCCTTACACCATAAGTTTCAAACTAGGGTTAACGACCAAGATGTTACTACGCCACTAGAAGCTTTTCATCCGTAATTATTGATGTAGTCATAGATGACATCGACACCCAGAGGCATTCTCTTCAATATCCATTTTCACAACCACATCTTAAACTCCACCATATAGAGTATTCACACCCAGCAATTAGTTTGAATCACGTTTCCCGATAGCACCCATGGGTAAAGTTTTCAAGAGAGACGATAGCATCCACATGCCACTGTTCCACAGCAAACCTTAACACCCATTTGTAACTGATCGTTACACAGCGACATCGACGCCCGTAGAGGGGATTTGTCAGCTCAACCCTCATCACCCTGAAGAATTAAGCGCCAAGTGTAACCTCGACACCCGTATAAGAGTCTTCACCAATTCTACCACGCACACCCAAGCTCAGCCTGATCCGTAGATGTAGTTAACGCCCGACCGCGCTAATCACCTTGAGAAACACAAACACCCATTTACTGCATTTATCAGCACAATCTTTATCACCCAAGTATGGGTTTCATTGATTTTTACGTCACATCCCACGTCTTTCACCCAGAATAAGGCTTCTCCATTCCCAGGTATAGCACCCTACCGAGAACTAGTCATTCTCACAGACAACACCCAAGCATGAGGTAGTACCAATCCGCAGGTCTTCACCCGGAATATTGTTTCAATCACTTTGTTGTATAAAACCCGTAACTTAAAAGTAACACTTACCGCTTCAGCACCCTCGATCAACAAGTATCAAGACGGTTGTTAACACCCAAGTCGTTCGCTTCAAAGGAAGGGTTAGCTTCCAACACAATTCTAATCACAGGCACATCAGTACCCCAATGAAACCTTCGCAGTCGATATAGCCATTTCACCCATTATCCATCAGCATCAAGATTACTTAAACAACCAACCTTTGAAATAGTCAGTTTCAATGATACCACCCAAACGGAGGTTTGTCTTTTGATTCTTTCTCGCCCAATGATGCATTTTCTTCAGCATAAATCTTAACACCCCGGGCTAAGTTTTTGCCAGCAGTCCAATAATCACCCAAAGGAAAACTCACCTTTCAAGCCCTTATCGCCCAAGAATTACAAGTACCATCTCTGCGTTCAATCCTCCATCAACTAAAATGCACCATCGATCAGCTAGACATCCCTATCGACTAGTGCCAAATTACTAACCCATCACCCTGAGAAAATTTTCATCTTTTTGTCAACATCATCCGTAGGTAATAGCATCAGCAGCAATAACGACACCCGTGCACAGTTGTTCTTATTAAAACAAACCGCATCACTTGTCTGATAGCATCCAGATAACAAAGCGACACATGTACTCATGATGCCCAAGAGTACCTTGAAACACCCTTGAACTTGTCGCCCAAAGACGCAATCTTTTCAGAACCATCTTAAAATTAATAGGCTGACCAAAAATGACCACTGTTAAATCTCAATATACCCAAACCAACCCGAAGCCGAATACGATCAAACCGATCGTTCAAGGTATTGAACAGCTTCAGCGCCTTCGCATCGCCACGGGTAACCGTATCGCGGCGATCAACCGCCTCCGTAATCAAGGCGTGGAAGATCACATCGGCACCCAGACGCCTGCTGATCAGGAGAAGTTGGAGAAGGAATACGCCGTCGCCTTGGATGCTGTCAAAAGTGAATACAAGCGTATCACGGACGAAGTCATCGAGAACAACTACAAGAAGGGTAAGGCCGGTAATCTTCCGACACCGAAGAAATTCCAGCCCAGTAACTTGATCAATAGCTATTCTGAGTTGCTGCTGGTGGACCAGTATCTCCGCTTGGTGGATAACGAAGAAATCAACATCGGCCAGCTGGAATATGCATTGGACGAATATCCGATCTACACCTACTACTTGCAGAAGATCGCTGGGGTTGGTCCGAAGATTGCCGGTGTGATCATTTCTGAAATCGACATCTACCAAACCAAGTACGTTCGTAATCTTTGGGCCTATGCTGGCTTGGATACCGTGATCTACGGTGAATACACGGACAACAAGGGCACCGTGAACACGGTGACTATGTCGGAAATTAATGCCTACTATCGGGATAAGGATAGTAGCCTTCCGATGGAAGTCAATGGTTACCCGGTTGAATTCAAGACCAAGGGTCGTGATCGTAGCCGGGTTTCTCAGGTGGTGCGTCAGTATACCAACGCCAGCGGTGAAGAAGCAGTGCGTAACAGCATCACCTTCAATCCCTATCTGAAGACGAAGTTGATCGGTGTGTTGGGCGGCAGCTTCCTGAAACAGACAGCAACGTATGTGGACGGCGAAAAGATGTCTACGGCTGCTCGTGAAGGTATCGCGAAGACCCTTGGTTGGACCGCTACGCCGTCATCGTCCGCTGCTGTGAAGAAAGCCCAGGTGATCGCATTCCTTCGTGCTAATGGTTACAGCGTCGAAACCAAGATCGGTCCGTTCGCTAAGATCTATTATGACTACCGTGCTCGGATTGAAAGCTCCACCAAGCCATCGCATCAAGGCTTGACAGCTGCCCACATTCACAACATGGCAGTACGTTATATGGTCAAGGCTTTCCTGCGTGAACTCTATGTGGTCTGGCGTCATATTGAAGATCTTCCGATCTACAAGGACTATGCCTCGGCCAAGTTGGGCTATACCCACGATGCCAATTTGGAAATCTACAAGGGCTGGGGTGTCGACGTCACGAAGTTCCTTGATCCGGAAGATGCTTGGGTGGTTGAAAGCTACCCGGATGCATTGAAGGATTACGTGAAGGAACGTGATGTGCAGGTAGGTATCGTTCAGAACGAAGTCGCTGCCGCTTAACAAAAGCGAAGAGGAGAGGCAGACCTCTCCTCTTCTTTTCTCCTCAATTGAAGGATTTACCATGTTGAGAACCAATCATTTGTTTCACTTTGCATCTTGTGATGTTGCTCCTGAAGCTCGGTGCCTAACTGGCACCGTCCTGACCAGCGCCGAAGGTCTTCCAAAAAACCTCAGTTTCCTGGCTGACAGCTGTTTCTATTTTGAACCGGTGGATCACTCGGATAATTTGGGAAGCATTGTTTTTGGATCGTGCAGTGAAGTCTATTATACATCCAAGGCCGACCCACTTCGCTCTATCCAAAGCATGAAGCCCGAAGACTTCATCCAGATTGGCAATATCTATCTGAGTGATTACTGTAAGGTGGATAGTAGTACGCTTGGAACTTTTGTCCACGTACATAATGATGAAGACGATATCTTCGGTATGCGTGTGACGCCATGGTGCTCTGTCAAGATTCAAGAACTGGTCCGTAGTCGCAATGGACCGATCATTGACTTTGAACGTCTGTTGGTAACGAAGTTCTTTGAAACTGGTATCATGAAGAAGCTGAAAGCTAAGTATCATGTCGCCTGAAGACATGCAGCGGTTTGATTTTCTTGAAGCCGCTGCACGTGTTTTTCTTCAATACACCACAGGTGATCGTCAGTTCTGTGTACGTCGACGCGCACTACGTTGGCGTGCAGGTGATGAGTCCAATGTCTTCTTGGTGAAATACCGCCACACGGATCAGTGTGTGGTAGCGCATGTAACGCCGACACAAGTACTCTTCAAGGATCGAAATACCGCAAAGAACCTTCGGCAGTTTTCCTTCGAGAAGATTAACGAATACCTGAAGCATCGGAACGTAGCAAAACGCCGAGAGCTCATGCTCCCTCGTGAAGATTGACAGAGACAGCGTGGACTTCCACGCTGTCTCTGTTTCTTTTTTACTCACATATATTTAAAGTGAAGCCTTAACCTACCCTTGAAAAGGATTTAAAAATGAGAACCAAGATTAGCGGCATCTATCAACACTACAATAACATGCGTCAAGGTTATGTTGAAAAAGACGTAGAATTCCTTAGTAATGAAATCGTTTTCAATAAAGTTGTGAAAGATTGGGAGTTCTTTATTTATCAGGACACCGGTAGCAGGCTGGTGCGTATCGAAGCCGCTAAGCTGGATTCTCCTCGGATTGTTCGGAATGACGACGGCGTATTGCTTCCAGTGGCTGAGACTTCCAGAATGTTTGATTTCTATGCTTCCGGCATTCTGATCGAATTGGCTGAACGCAGTGGTAGTAGCCATAGCGAGATCATTAATCCGGACGATGCGGAAATCGCCGCCATCGTCGACCTGCTCTACTTGGCACCCTTTCAAAAGAAGACAGTTACCCTGATCAAAAGCGATCAGCTTCCTGCAGTTCTAGTTGAAGAAATCGCATCCATCCCCCCAGGGGAGAATCCTTTCCGCTATGACGTTGAACGCTGCGGCGTTGATATCATGCCGGGTCTGATAGCGATGTATTCAAACATTCAAACGCAGCAACTCATTCTGTTCAATACCAAGACCGGTCGATGTGTAGCGTTAGATCTCTCTGGCATGCATATTCCTGTTGAATGATTATTAGAGGGAGCTTACCTTGACAAGGATTAACCTGATCGATCCCGTCTACTTGCTAGATAAACATCTGGGTGCTGAGTATCGTGAACTCCCTCGTATCTTCAACCTCGTGCGTCAAGTGCAATCAAGAGGCTTGACGCCTAAGGACATTGAGATTCCAAGTCAGTATGTGCTTGGCAAAGGACACGTGAAGTTCTTCTTCAACAAACTTGGTTGGTTAAGGTCACGCTATCGGTCACTGGTTAGAGAGTGTCTTATTCGAGGGCGAGCGGTGAACTTTCCGGATGATGACAGTCTTACGATTGGTATCGATGCATCTTGGTTAGGACACTGGTCACCTTCTCGAGAGGAGATCTTAGTTAATCTAAGTCGACTCAATGAACGAGGCGGACTGCGACGCAGTAAGAAGAGCGTCATCTAAAGGAGTAACATTATGAATAACTGGTTTCTTATCGTGATCTTTTTCATTCTGCTGACCGTGATTTACTGGCGCCGGAGTCAGCATAAGAAAGAAGCATATCCATTGAACTACTATTTCGATATTCCTGCTTACATAAGGGATGACCGAGTGGCGTATGAGATTCTCCGTGAATCACTGAAGTCTTCATGTAACGCGTTGGTGCGAGACTTCGATTGCTGTGGCGGGACGTTACTTATCCCTGTTGCTAAGGTATTTATTGGGAAGTCGCCAGCGGTCCATGATGAATTTGTCGCAGCTTGTAAAGAAGCAGAGGAATGGGGTGACTACACCGGAAGCTTCGTTCGGTTAACTCGCCAATACAGTCAAATCGTTGTTGAGATGATTCCGTCCCCCACAGCGGTAGTTTTTCAAGACCGTATCAGACAACGTGGAATAAAACCTCATTGGTTGAGTGACGATGATCATGTGATCATGTCCTTACAGAACGATCTTATGGACGAAGTCTACCATACTTTCGAGTTCAAAATTCCATAAGGAGTCATAGTTTGGATAAATTCACCGAAATCATCACGTACTTCGCACTGTTGAGTGTGGCGGCAGAGCGACTGACCGATATCTTCAAGAAAGCTTGGCTAAGCAAGCTGGAAGTGAATCCTTCCGTGTATCAGGTCCTCTCTGGTCTATTCGGCGCTGGGCTGGCATACAGCGCACCCTTGACCATCCCATCGGTATCGATGCCTTTATGGGCTACGGTGCTTATCACCGGCCTTGCAGTGTCCGGCGGATCAAGCTTTTGGAATACGATTCTGTCTACAATGACGGAATTGAAAACCAAGGTCAAGACGAATAACGAACTGGCAGCAGCTGAATCAACGAAGAAATAATTTAACTAGGACAGAGACGGGGAGTTCCCGTCTCTGTCCTATGTGTTTCTATTCTTTTTTATTCATGTATATTTAAAGTGTAGTTAGTCGCATTATCTTTAACCTGAGCTACGACGGGTCTTCTTCATAGCGCATTAGGAGATTTACCATGAACTGGTTTACAGTGGATTATATCGAAAGAAAATCGGTAGCATATAAGAAAGAGCATGCCGCTGACGACAGCTGCTGTCCACATGTCGAAGCAGATCCTTCATGTGCTGCTTATAACCGTAAAGAGATGGATACTTTCGGTACAGTAGCGTCTTACGTTTGCTGCGAGGCATGTAATGCTGAAGCAGAAGAACGTGAAGGTGAAGAACTTGTCACCTGTCATGACTGCGGGAAAGAGGTCGAAGCGAAAGATGCTTTGAAGTGGAAATGGTACGATTTTTATGCCCCTTCTGGCGATGAACCACTTGACATCTGTAAAGCGTGTTGGGTGAAAGAGAAGCATGTCGAACGTCGGCGCAAGGATCAAGCCGACTACGATGCCGAGTTCCCACCTGACAACGATGACTAATCAGTAACTAGAGAGACTTCGGTCTCTCTTTTTTCTTCAGTGGTGAAGTATTGAGTGCATGAAATCTTTAAGTCAAATTGAAGGAGTGTTCCGTGGAAGTAATTAACAAATATAAAGCTTCCCCTGAAGAACGTACTCGCGCAGTTTACATCGGCCGCCCTTCGCCACTTCAGAATCCTTTCCCTATTACTGATTCTTGTAATAGAGAACAATCCATAGAACGATTCAGAGCCTATTTCATTGCTCGGATCATAGAAAGAGACCAGCGTATTCTCTCAGCGATTGAATCGTTGAAAGAGGATGATTTGATCATGTGCTATTGTAAGCCTGCTGCTTGCCATGGCGATACCGTAAAAGAAATATGGGAGTTCTTCCATCGAGAAGGCGGAGTCTCTCAGTCGCTAGAACTCTTTGATTGGGTTTATGGCAATGTCCAGAAGAAAGGGACGATGATGTCTACTAATGTACAATGCTTGCTCGCACTCGAGCATCCTGAACACAAATCGCTCAATGACGATGCTAAGGCAGTAGAGCTGTATCGTAACTACCTAGCCCGACAGATCATGGCCCGTGATCCTGCTGTTGAAAACGCTTTCCGGGGTATCATCGAAAACCAGACTGAATTGAACATCACGCCGATGACACCGTATGAAGCCAGTAAACTGGTCATCATCGCGGAGTTCGTTTCGGAGTTCCGTAAGAACAATCTTGAATATGAACTTGCCTATCATCACTTCAAGAATGATCATAACCATCAGAAGATCGATTTCGATCCAGCAGAAGACGGCATCACGCATATCAACGTCTACTCTAAGGGTAAGACGGAGCTGGGTCGCCTGTTGAGTAACTTCGGCCATACGCCTTTCAAGCATCCCGAATACGGCTACTTCTCATCGGTGGAAGCATTCTGGTATTGGTTATCATTGGGTAAGCAGCATGACAACTTACGAAGCCTCTATGGCTTTCAAGCCAAGAAGGAAGGTAGTGTTCTTCGAGATGCACTTGAGAAGCAAGGAAATAAGAAGCCTGAGATGAAGGGCTTCAATGCGGAAATCAAGAAAGCGATTCTTTGTAAGATTGAGCAGAATGAACGTCTGTGCAGTCTGTTGAAAAACTCCAGTATTCCGTTGACACATTACTACATCTGGGGTGATGAGAAGGAATACCGAATCACTTACCCGGAAGCTTTTTCCTGGATACACGAATACATTGAGGACGTGCGTGATTTCCTGAATGGAAAAGCGCATAAGCTCTTAATCGCTGGTAGCCGAACGATCAACGACGACGATTTGGTTCGTGCTTGTTATCGTGATCTTAAGATCAAGGTTATCGAGTTCGTGTCTGGCGTTGCAAAACGTGGTCCAGATGCATCCTGTATCACTATTGCGGCTGAAGAAAACCTTCCCTGTATGAAGTTCCCTGCTGATTGGGATAAGAATGGGAAAGCTGCCGGATTCATTCGAAATGAAGAAATGGCACAGTATGCTACTTTTGGTCTAATACTCTGGGATGGTGAGTCTCATGGTAGCAAACACATGATCGAACGCTGTAAGTTCTACGGTATTCAGCATGTGGTTATTCGATCGAATAAAACGGCTGCATGATGTCCCGTGTAAAACAAGATCCTTCTCCATTCTTCTCAACTGTCAAGGAACTATTTGACTGGAAGACCAAGGGTGGAGAAGAAATTGGTTTGAATATTGAATTATCACCGGTCGATGGCTATTTGACATCGGTGGATAGTCTCATGTTCCACACCATCGGACTGGTTAATCAAGGTTTTCCTGAGATCGTTATTTATCTCGGACCTCGTAGATTAGAAAGTCCTATCCCTGAAGAAACGGCTGTTGACTTGTCAAGGACTGTCTTAACAGCCATGAGTAAATTGGATCAAGTAAGCCAATTAGCTAAAATGATGCCTTTGATGTTCATTATCCAAGGTACCGCACCACGACAGTTCATGAGAGTGCCAGTCGATGACACACTCAGAGAACGTTTGATTCATAGTAAGCTCTCAAAACTCTCGGCGTATTATCAGTCTGACAGTTACGACTTCATTCTGTATGAGCCGACTCCCTGGATTCATTAACTTAAGAAAGAAAAACATGGAATCGAAAGAAACTGAACTGAGCGGTTTGGCTGTTGTTGCTAAAAACGCAGTGTTGGAAAGTGTCAAGCCGGTTAATCTGGTAATCACTGCTCGCTCTATTCTTGCCCCGAAAGCCTCTGTCTTCATCGGCACGGGCGATCGTCAAGAAAAATACGCCACCTACATCGAGAACAGCTATCTGCCTTGGCTGATGGCTGCCGCTACGGTATCAGGTGTCCATGAAGAAGTCACGAAAGAAGAAGTCATGGCAATGCTTCAGCAAGCGACTGCGCTTTCTGAAAAGACTTTCGCACCGGTTATTTCACTGCATGTGCTTCATAACATGGCCTCGATCGCTAATGCTATCAAGACTGATGCTCCGTACGCCATCAATCTGAACTACCGTTTGCCACCGGGCTGTCGAATCAATGTCAGTAAGGTGCTGGTTAACTTCGTGAAGAAGCATGAGGATTTCTTCCTCAAGCTTTATGCCGCGCTTCACCCAGAACCCAAACCTGTACTTACTGAGCAGGAAAGTAAGCTGGTCCCGTAATAACACTAGACGAGGGAGGCCGATGCCTCCCTCGTCTATGCCGTTTATTTTTTATTTATCTTCAAGATTCATGTAAACATTTTCACTCATGTATATTTAAAGTGTCCCTGAAGCCTATGCTTCTATTTCACCTAGGAGATTCAAAATGACGTTACGAAAAATTGAATTCGTTGTTCCTACTATTAAGAACGACTTTAAATGCAGTCTGGTTCGCTATGGTAACTCTCGTTACATAATGATTAACTTGGAAACAGAAGAAGGTAATCTTCGAGTGGGTCGTGTTTTCATTGATGAGGTCAGTCAACTTCGGTTTGATTTCGAAGGACAGGAAGAACTGTGCGCCTTTATCCATTACGCTCATGATTCTGAAATGCTTAAGTATGATTTCACATACACGTACCTTCTGGTAGCCGGGTTCATAAAGTGATGCTTACGCCTGCTGATTTATCTGTCAAGTATGGCGATTTTAAATTCCCTAAGAAATGGCCAGCGGAATTCAGCGTCGAAGTCATCATCGCGTTGATAATCGCATTTATCGATAAATCACCAGCGATATCCGGTTACTTTGAAAACCTTGTGAAGAAAGCTATTACTCCGGAATTTAGAATGCCAGGTTCTCAACAAAACCAAGCTGCTGTTGATTTCGGTGTTCCTAATAGACCTGATTTATTCCAGTCTAAAAAGGTCTCCAGCTTGCTATTTGGTTTCAAGGAAAAAGAACCTTTTAATCTGGCAAAGTCGTTTCTCTGGAGAGGTTCGATTCCGTTTAGATATAGTCTTGTCTGTGACCCGCTCGTTTCAGTGATGACCCTGCAGGTTATAAAGGATTGGAAAACCGTCCTTATGGGGAAACTCACCAATACTGACGATGGGCTCTGTTGCTGGTCGCCTATATATCAACAGCAAGTTACAGCTTATGCGATGGACTCCCTCACAAGCGGCCGTAGTGTGGTGATCGCCATACCAAAACGGAACGGTGTCGCTATATCGATGGCGCAAATGCAGACGAAACCTCGGTGTGTTCCTAGTTATTTTAAACAAACGCTCATTCAACGAGGTTTTACGGATGCAGGCGTTGAGACACTGGTCACGATGATCGAAGAGTTTCTGGATATGCAAGATGACCTAGTAGAAAAGATCACAGGTGTCAGTACCCAAGAATCTCCGAAGAATTCGTTCACGTCTTTTAATCAATATTCAGGACGTAATGTCAATACGGCTCCGTTAATAAAGGAAGAAGATAGTCCCATGATTCAGCCAACTGCAGCATTGATTACCGAAGAACGTCTTTGAATTGATGTCAGTAAACTCAGTACGCCTGATCTCCGTTGCCTGACCTATGAAGTCGAAAACATCCTTCGCGTTCGCCGTATCGGTTATATCAGAGAAGCGATCGTTGGTTGTCAGGATACCAAGATTCGAACGGAATACGATCGACTCTTGAAAGAACTTCCTATTGGCCGCAAGATCTTCATCGACGACATCCTTGATCGACTGGAAGTCATGATGGATATTGAAGCGACTGACTGATAGTTCGCTAGAGATGGAGAGGGACAATGTCCCTCTCTTTCTTTTTTTGTTTCCGGGCTTCATTCTGTAGATCAACTTACTATGCATAATTAGGAGAAACTAAATGGTCCTCAATGATACCCAGATTACGCTGCTGAGTGATGAGGCTTTACTCAAGCCGATGATTGCTCCGTTCAGCAACAGGCTTATTCGCAAGACGGAGGCAGCTAAAGTCATCAGCCATGGACTTTCCTCCTATGGCTATGATGTTAAACTTGCAAGCGATGTGAAGATCTTTCACAACATGCTTGGCGGGATTGTTGATCCAAAGCGTTTCGATGAGAAAAAGCTTCTACTTGACCTGGAACTCCTCGAAGATGAAGACGGTAGTTCTTATGTAATTCTTCCGCCAAATGGTTACTTACTGGGTCGAACGGAAGAGTACTTCTGTATTCCTCGAAATATCCAAGTGATTGTGGTTGGGAAATCAACTTACGCTCGCTCCGGTCTACTGATCAACTGTACGCCAATCGAAGCAGGGTTTGAAGGGTATGTGGTCATCGAAGCAGCAAATGGAACGCCGTCCCCAATTCGTGTTTATGTCAATGAAGGCATCGCACAGTTCATCTTCTTTGAGGGTGAGCCTTGTGATGTGTCCTATGCTGACCGTGGTGGTAAATACCAAGGACAAACAGGTGTGCAACTCCCAGTAGTGTGATTCCTGAAGGATAAAATAACAGGACTAGATGTCAGAATTCGCATTCTTTTTAACACTGCAAATATAAGTTTCATTTCTGAGATTTTCGATATCGTGAAGAAAAAGCTCGAATTACGGAACCCTCAAGAATAAGATCCCTCAATAAACTAGGAGTTCGCCATGACTAACACCACCACCCAAGGTTTTGGTTGGCCTGTCTCTTTTTCAGTGAATCCTGAAAAGACAGGTATCGTCATTTATGATGAAGATTCAAATCCAATCAAGTTAATGGATATGTCACCTGAAGACTTCGGATGTATCAGCGATGAAGAAGTTCTCATGCTCAAGAAGGAAAATCTACCAGAGTCAATTTCATCAGGTTATTATGTTCGGTATAAACTGATGCAGTTGAAGAAACGTTTTTTAGAGATCCCTAAGAAACTTCGTTGTTTCTTCCTAACTGAAGATAGGACCGCGCTCTATGAAGACATTGAACTAGTTGACCAGAGACACGGTATTTCAGTCAAAATTCGGCTGACGGCCGAAACAACAAACAGCGACGTGATGAAGGATATTACTAGCGTTTTAAAGGATCGCTTACTACTAAAAACTCAGTTCTGAGTAAAAGTCTGAAATAAGGTGGAGTATAGGTTTTTCTTTACTGTTAACTAGAGGAGTTCCAATGGACTTTCCGAACAATCCGGTAGACGGCGCAACTATTCGCCTCAACGGTCAGCGTTTTATCGCCAACAATAGTGTCTGGGGAAAAAGCAACGGTAACGAGATCGCTACCGTCGCCGCAGGCGTCGTCGATCTTTCCAAGAGCGACGTTCACGTTCTGAATCTGAGCGGCGCCGCTGTCTCTGTCTCTGTCATCAACCCGCTGGCTTCCGGCGTCATCGATGAGTTCCTACTGGAAATCGTTCTGACTGCTGCAACTAACGTGACCTGGCCGGCTTCCTTCAAGTGGGACAAGGGCACGCCTCCCACCCTGCCGACCTCGGGCCGTTGCGTCCTGGCTGGCTACACCCGCGATGGCGGCGTCCGTTTCGAAATGGGCGTCGTTTCCAGCGACTCGAAGTAATCAAGGAGATCCCTGATGTTTTACTGCAATAAAGTTTCCAAGCAAGTCATCTCCCTGACCGAACTCTGCTGCCAGGAAAATGCATCCATCGCTTCCGGCTTGCCGTATGGTCAATGGGTCCCGGTCATCGCTGACCCGTACCCGACTGAACCGCAAGAAGGCATGATCTACACCCTGGGTGAAATGCAAGTCACCGATGAAGCCGCACGCCAGGCGTGGGTTGCTTCGCCGGCACCGGTTCAGGAAACCCCTGCACCGTAATACCCATAGCCTAATCGCTACCCATACACAGGAGGGGCGACCCTCCTGTGTATGTTTTTCTATTTAAGTTAGATGGAATGAATCAAGTTCACTTTTGGAGTTAACATGTCGGATTATCTTAGCTATACTGAAGTATGCGATGCCTTTGCTGAATTGGCTGCGACACAGCGTATTCCTGTGTTTAAGAATGACGATGTACCAGCAATCAGTAGCTTTCTAGCTACCTACGGTCAAGCATTGGTATATGGTGCGGATTTCGTGTTCACTGTACCTCCTGAGATCTATATCACAGAAGCTTACTCACTGCTGGCTAAGTCAGGTTTTCCTTGGGTATCGCAGGATACGGATTCACGCTATGAGGGACTGCAGCGTGTGTCAACGAAACAGGACGCGATGTTCCTGAACGCCTTCAATATATACCTGAAGCGTTGTCAGGTACATGAAACTGTCGCAGCGATTGGTCTATCCGAACCGCTAAACTACTTCATCAAGAAAGATGGAGCTGGCGTCTGTCCGCTCAAAGGTCCCTTTGAAAAGATTCCCTCGACGTTCTTCGGCACTGAACCTCTGGATTTCTGGGATATCGAATTTCCGAATACAGGTGATGTAGCTGTGGTCTATACGAAGGAAGGCTTCCTACGAATGATCCTTCGTTATGAAGGTAAAGTAGTTAGACACTACTGATGATCAAGGGTAGGGTAGTCCCTACCCTTAAATCGGATAACTGGCCATGAATATCATTAAGTTACAACAAAACTTCTATCGGACAACCGCTTATGTTGTTGCTTCTATAGATTACGGTACGGCTCAGCTCATGGTTTATGATGGCGAGATGGTATTCCGGATGCAGCCTAGTATTGACTGTACCCCTATACCACCGATGAAGCCTTTTTGTAGAACCTGGTTGAGAGATCAAGCTTTAGGATTACCGGATGGAACCTCTGATCAAGAAGCATCCCTTCAGAATGCAATCGTTTTAACCATCATCCGACGACATCAGTTGAAACTACGACCAGAGGCAGTAGTCGATGTCATGGTTCAGATTATTCAGACTACCGAACAAGAAGAATTCCATATGGAAGATCTCCATCCTCATTTTCAAAATTCAGTTATTCACTTTGCCTTCAATCGTTGGAAATAGAGCTATGGAAAATATCAAAATCACAAAGTTGTTGCAATATCATGAACTACTCAGAGGCGTTGCGGTTCCATTAGTAGAAAATGGCGATATTGGCGCAGGACTCAGTAACTATCTTGGAGCGAAGTACACGTCACACGACTGCTGTGCAGGTGAAGCGCTCCTAGAGTTGACCAAGAACTATGTCGCAGGTGCTCGTATTCTGATCATTCATGACAGCGATCAAGACGGTGTTGTTGCCGCATTGATTCTTGAAGACTATCTCAAGGTTTCAGGAATCTCTGAAGATGTATCACTGGTGGAGATTGGATCTGGATCAGCGTTCTTTAAGAATGCTGAAGAAACTGTTTCGTCTTACGACGATGACTATGCAGTATTTATTCTCGATCATAGTTTCAACGCCGAGCTTTATGGTATTTTAAAAAATAAGTTCAGCCATGTGGTTTGGGTGGACCATCATCTCATCCAAGAGAAGGATGACGTTGAGATTCGTATTGACAACGATACCATCTTCATCACCGACGTGTACTCGACGGCTGAGTTGACTTGGCGTATGGTAGCAACCGCTCGTTCGGCGTCATGTCGTCCTAAAGAACTCTATGTGACCGAACGTATCGCCTACCTGACTCATTTCCATGACACCTGGCAGTATAAAAATGGCGATGGCGTGCTACATAAACAGCTTTCAAAAGAGGCAAAGGATCTCTCATGTTGGTTTGATGTCGAAGTCAGACACACTGAAATCCTTCGTCAGCTTTTCTCTTTCGCTGGTAATGCAACCGAATCTATCGGGTTTCTGACTAAGCTTCTCCAAATGGGTGAAGCTGTGACAAAGAGTCGTGAATTGATTCAAGCTAACATCGTAAAGGAATCCGTTTTCTTTATGACTTGGAAGTATAAGGAGCATGAGTATAAGATCGCTTACGCGTTTCATAGCGATGGACGGTCTCAACTCGCTTCTGTTATCTTGGACCATTTCAAAGAAAAGATTAACACAGCGATCGTGGTATTTCTCTCTACTCGGGACGGTCGTGCTCGACTTACTGTTCGTGGCACGGACGACGGTCCGCCGGTCAACGTGATCTGTGAACTGTTCAATGGCGGTGGCCATCGTAATGCAGCAGGTTTTACTGTCCAACCGAGTGACTTGGGTCGCTATCTTCAAGATCAAACGTTCGAATAAAGGTTTTACGTCATGTCAACCGTAGAAGAAGAACTTAATGAAAGTATTCTGATTTTCATTAAGGAACTGGAAGAAGAAGGTTTCAAGGACAAGGATGCCGATCTCAATCGTCGATTAGTCTACATCATCGACCGCTGTAGTCTTCATAGTCCTGAAATGGTCTCGTGTCTTTTCAGACGCTGCGTTGGTGTCTGTATTCGGGAAGTGAGTCGGTTTCACTATTATTCAACGATGCTGAACATCAAACTCACACCACCCAAGTTTGACTTGATCTGTTCAAATGTAACACGCATCATTGAAGTCCTGACACTCGCGGTTGATTCTCCGCACATCCCACTGATGCATTATACGAGCGAACTTAAAAACGCATTGATTAATGTTGTTATTGTGATTTCACATAACCGCGATATCGCTCAGAAATACTACCTTTGAAATAGAAGACAGGAGGGGCAATCGCCCCTCCTGTCTCTGTTTACTTTTTGTTTTCAGCCATGTATATACTACGTGTACCAGGAATCTAAAGTTTTTAAATAAGGAATAAGAAATGACTTCAATGGACATAGCAGAATGTCTCAAGTTTAACTCCTTCAAGGAATTCGCAGATAACATTGACTCAGTTATGCACGGTATACCTATCGCGATCGCGACAGCTGGACCTTCTAACGGCTATGAAGAATTCACTTGGGATAAGGAATATAAAACGCTTGATAACGACCACACGACTATTCGTATCTACAGCGACAACGAGCAGATGGTTTCATGTCGAGGCTATCGCTTCCCAGGCTTCTACATCCTTAAGAGCGATCCTCGCGGTCAGCATATCTATGCGATCAGCGATGACGGTCAGCGGACCTGGCCCGCATCTACAATGAGTTACTTCGGTCGCCATCCTTCGGAAGACTAACATGGATAAACCCGCAGCTTATATAGAGCTTGTTCAGAAACGAAACCTGATCAAGATCTATGACTACGCCTATTACGTTCAGGATCGACCTACAGTTACAGACGCGGTCTACGATCAACTTCTTAACCGTATTCGTGAAATTGAAGCAGAATATCCTGAACTAATCGACGAATGGTCACCAACTCAGCGTCTTAACAAGAATCGCTCTGAAGCATTTGCATCGGTTGTACATATCTCTCCGATGCTGAGCATTAAAACAGTTCTGAGTGATGCAGAGCGACCCATAGAAACCTTCATCTCAAACGTGATGGAGAGTTTGGCTAGTAAGGGAAGTACTACGCCGCCATGGATGGCTGAAGATATCTGCGCAGAATTAAAGTATGACGGTTTAGCGGTGAATGCGTTCTATGTAAACGGAATGCTGATGCAAGCGTCAACTCGTGGAGATGGTGAAACTGGTGAAGATGTCACTGCGAATTTCCGGACAATCAAGTCGGTACCGTTGACTTTGATGCGGGGTACGATTCCAAGTGAAATCGAGATTCGTGGTGAAGTATTGATGACGAAGTCGTATTTCAACTACATCAATCAGAAACTCATCGCTAGTGGAGATAAACCATTCGCTAATCCAAGAAATGCAGCGGCGGGGTCACTCCGTCAGCTCGATCCTTCAGTAACTGCGGAGCGCCGATTGATCTTCGTACCTTACGGTATCGGTCATGTCAGCGAGATGCCTAGTGCATTCTGTGCAGTCACACAGAAGTCTATTCTTGAATTGTTTGCACAGTGGGGGTTCTTATCTTTTCCGGAATATACGAAGGTTAGTTCAGACGATACAGCCCTCTATGACTTCTACGAATATATCAAAACCATTCGTGCTGACTTAGACTTCGACATCGACGGTATCGTGTTGAAGACAAATAACTTAGGGATTCAGAAAACCCTAGGTGTCACTGGGCGAGAACCTAACTGGGCGATTGCTTATAAGTTTCCTGCTGAGGAAGTCATGACCGTGGTTCGAAACATTCGAATTCAAGTTGGACGTCTCGGTACGATCACGCCGGTGCTGGAAGTCGATCCTGTTCGTGTCGGAGGCGTCGAGGTCAGTAATGTCAACATTCATAATCAAGACGAGATCGATCGTCAGGATGTTCGCATTGGTGACAGTGTCATCATTCGCCGAGCAGGAGACGTGATTCCTGAGCTTGTTAAAGTTATCCCAGAGCTTCGACCAGAAGGAACGCCGGTTTATCGCATTGAAGACCATGTGAAAACTTGTCCAGCCTGTGGAAGCGACATTACTCGTAATAAAGGAGAAGCGGATTATTACTGTACTGGCGGTATCCATTGTCCTGCTCAAAAAGCACGGATGATCCATCACTTCGCTAGCCGGCAAGCATTCGACATCGAAGGCATCGGTAAGGTACTCGCTAAAGAACTTGCGGATGCAGGCGTCGTTAAGGGATATGCAGATATTTTCAAGTTGGATATTCCGACACTAGAGAAGAATACAACGTTAGGTTCCGGTCAGATTTCGAATCTTCTTTATGAAATCTCTAAGAAAACGCTTGGCGTCTTGACCGCTGACGGTGGTAACCTTATCTCGGTTAGAGAAGAACTCCCACTGCGTCGGTTCTTGTATGGCTTAGGTATTCCCAACGTCGGTTTAGGGACATCGAAGCGATTGGTGGCTGTATTTCCAAACATCGATGACTACTTTACCACATCTATCGAGTCATTCAAAGCCATCAATGACATCGGTGAAACAACCGCTACTTCCATCTTTAAGTATTTCCAAGAGAATGAAAAGGAAATTCGAGAGCTATTGAAGTATGTTCTAATTAAACAGGAGAAGAATACAGCGAGTTCTCTAACTGGAAAGAATTTCGTCATCACGGGAAGTTTTGGGGATGTGAAACGCGACATACTCAAAGCAAGAATTGAAGAGAATGGCGGGAATGTCCAATCTTCAGTTGGAAGTAAGACAAATTATGTCCTTGCAGGAGAATCACCTGGTTCGAAAGTAAAAGAAGCAATTAAGAAAGGTATCCCTGTGATCACCTTGATGGAATTCCAAAAACTGATTGAGGGTTAAGTGGCATGAAAATATTGAAAGAACATACGCCAGGTATCATTGCATTGGAGGGTGTCGATGGCTGCGGAAAGACCACGCTCGCCGGCGCTCTCCAGGATCGCCTGGATAATGAAGGTATTCGTAATCGCCGTGTGGCGATGCTTGCTCATTGTCCTGCTCGAGAACTGCTTCTCCAGAACTCGCATTGGACTGAGCGTGAACGGCTTCTTTTAATCGGTCTCTGTGCTATGGAAGCTGCACGGCAATGTCGTCAGGCATTGGAAGACGGTTGTTGGGTTATTCTTGAACGGACAGAACTTAGTCGGACAGTCTACCAGTCCATGACGGACATGTTGGTGACTGAATGTCGGAATCTCAACGGTATCATCGGTGACTTCCCGCATATTAATTTTCTAGTCTTCCTGGATATCTCTTTTGAAGCTGCACAGGAAAACCTCAAGAAACGCGGCGTGCCACTCGACAGTATCGAGCGCCTGGGCGATGTTTACCATATGCGGGTTTTCAATAACTACCAAACTGCATTGTACGGGTTCCAGGAGCTCCAGACACATCGTAAACTCTGCGGTACGCCTCATACCGAAGTTATCCGCATCGATTCAACTGCCGATCCGAAAATGAACGCTGCGACGATCCTTTACGGAATTAACGACCACCTCACTGCCTGAAAGTCACTATGACTACAAAAGAAGATTTGAAAGCAACGCTTGAAGCAATGACTGATGCTGATGAGAACACCGTGTTCTTCTCGGATACAGCGGAAACAATCCGGTTCCAGATTCAACCGGACTCTGTCATCTGTATCAACAACGATACTGCGAAAGCACAGGTCGATGGTCAGATCATGGACATGTGTTTCATGATAACTGGTGACACAGTCCTTCCTGAAGGCATGGGTAGTGACTACCTTCAGAAATTTGCAGTGGATGAGAAAACTGCAAAGGACCATGTCGATGCATTGATTTCGTATGAAGTCATCGCTAATGAATACGCAGCTTTCGTATTCAAAGATCTGTACGACAGCTGTAAGCGTTCGATTGGTCGTTACGCGGGTCATCTCCTGCGGCATTATCCAGCTATCAATGAAGGCATTCATCCTTTTGCTGTCGCAAGCACTGCATTCTCCAGTATTCCTGAAAACATGGTGAAGAACTGTGCAGATGTTTGGGAACATATGTCACCGGAAGACCGCCAGCAGTTTTCGGATAGTGTCGAAACCTACACCAAGATCATTTACTGCTCTGCGGTGGATCAGCTGAACCGTGTACTGGTTTCTCTGAAGAAAGGTGGGGCTAGCATACGCGTTTCACTATCACATCCCGCCACATCACCATTGCCTGATTTCTGCGATAAAGAGCAACCCATTCTCGATCGTGCGGCGGCTTATGGGTTCCTAGACTCGCTTCATTTCTGGGTTTCTCCTGGTACTACTGAACTAACCCTGCAGGTTAAGTTAACGCCGTGTGAAGTTCAGACGGTGTATTATCAGGTATTGCCGATGTTCAGTTTCTTGCTGAGCAAGGTAGCGGCTGAATGCAACCTTATTCCGGTTTCTCTGGAAATCATCTCGGACCTGACCTACCACAAGTCCAACGCCGAAACCAAAGAACTACTGACTACTCTGGTTTCAGATAACGCCCTCGCCATCTTGCCGATTCCGGATTTTGTTCCGAAGAAGTCGGTTGTTAATTTCACTGTTGAAGATTTTCAAATCGAGAAGGAGTCCTAATATGGCCACCGCCAAGAAACCTACAAAGCAAGTCGCTGTGAAGAAATCTGAATCGGCTGATATCAAGAAAGCCGTTCCTGTGGTGGATAAGACCATCAAGAAAGCCCAAAAGATCGAAGCCGTGAAAAAGGCTGTCAATGTTGCCGTTGATAAGATCGCGGCTAAGAAGATGTCTCCAGAAAAATCGATCGCTGAAGTCGGTAAATCGATCGCGACAATCGCTGAAACTAAGCAGGCTAAGAAGTCTGTTGAAAAGATCACGAAGGAAGCGGAACTCGGCCGTCGCTTGTCCCGTGCCAAGTCGTCTTTGGCTGCGGGCTTGGCTGCTGCCATGAAATCAGATTCCTCAAGTGCTGCTGCTGAAAAAGAAACAGCCAAACATGCTGAGGTTAAACCAGCTTCACCGTCTTACATGGCCAAGCCTGCAACAGCAGTGACTCCTAAGAAATCTTCAATGATCTCTTTCGATGAACTTGCCACAGTGGCCGAGACCACGGTAGTGAGTAAACCAACCAAACCGACTGGAAATAAGGTCTCCTTCGACCAACTCATGACTAACTCGGGCAATCTGACCACCGAAGCTTTCGACGTCACTGCGTATCTTAAGAAGTAACGATGGTTATAGAAGCGGGTGGACCCCACCCGCTTCTAGTTGTATCTTGACCATGTATATACTACTTGAGGTAACCTTAACAATAGGAGGCTGTCTGTGCCGGTTTTTCAAGAACTTGTCAACTACAATAGGGATTTCGAAACGCTTCCGCCGAACGAAGTCATCATCATCAACGATCTTCCAAATAGAACAGAAAGGGATCGTGAATATTTTAACTGGCTGATCAAGGAGACACATACCGCGGATATGGTCACCATGATGCCGAAGTGTCGCTGCGGTGAACTCCGTGGCGAGCAGTATGTGGGTATGCTGTGTGAATCCTGTAAGACCCCTGTGGAACAATCCATCAAAGATGATATCAAGTCCATGCTCTGGTTCCGTAAGCCGATGGGTGTTGATGCGTTGATCGTTCCGCATGTACTGATCATGCTTCAACATCGTTTCAGTAAGAAGGGTTGCAACATCATCCGCTGGCTGATTGATCGAAGCTATGTGCCGCAAGCACGGCCAGCGATCTTAACGAAGATGATCTCGGACGGCCTCCCACGTGGTTTGAATAACTTCATTCGGCAGTTTGACGAGATCTTCTCCTACCTCATCCGGTCTGGGGAGTTCGTGACCAAGAGCCATCTGCACAAGACAACTCGGGATATGGTCGGTGTGCCGCCAGACACTGACCCACTGGAATACTTTGTCCAGACGCACCGGCATCTCATCTTCTGCAACTATCTACCACTGATCAATCGTGCGCTGTTGGTGGTGGAAGCCAATGACCTGGGTCGTTTCGTAGAATCCCACGTACTGGACATGCACAACATCATGAACACGATGCTGAGCATTGACACCGACTATCATGACAAGACCCCGACTGTTATTGAGAATCGGACTGCTAAGATTCTGCTGATGTTGTGTGATTACTACGAAAACTACATCGCTACCAACCTTCGCCCCAAGACTGGGACGTATCGGAAGCATGTGTATGGGACACGAGGTAACTATAGCTTCCGAGCGGTGATCACCTCGCATGACGGGATTCATGAGTATGACGAGATCCATGTGCCTTGGGGTGTTGGGGTTACAGTCTGGTGGCAGCACCATATGGCCGTTCTACTCCGACGAGATCATCCTCATGGCGGTATGACCCATGGTGAAGCAACCAACTTCCTCATGGATCATGTTGGGAAATATCATCCGAAGCTGGATGCCATGATGCAGGATCTGATCAAGGGTAGTCGTCATGGTGCGATCATCAGTACCATCCAACGCAATCAACTCGGTTGCCTGTAGTAGAAATACTACTGTAAAATCTCTCTAACTGACGGGGACCCCCTTAGAGACACGTACACCAAGCATACGCTCGAAAGAGACTATGCGGCTGAACTAATCACTCAGGTATGGTAAAAGAGACGTGTATTGGGAAATCCGCAGCGAAGCGCCTATAGCCCGAGAGGGTAAGGTGTGTGCTCAACGACTAGGTACCGCAAGCGCGGTGAACGGGAGAACCTGACCACCAAGGGTGAAGGTTAAGATATAGTCTGTTCTATAGTGAAAGCTATAGCAGGTACCTAGCGTACCGGTTCAGTCTAGCGAACTGAATGGACAAAAGCCATCTCTGATGCAAGGTTCGGCTGAGACAGTGCGAATTACCAAGTTCAAGACTAACCCTCTTGACACTACAGTCTCAATTTCGGATCTTATCGCAACTTCCATGAATGCTGGGGATACCTCAGGCCACCTGGTTTGAAAAAATCAGAGTGAATCTTCCTTAATTGACGGGAAAGTCTTTATTACTCAACACACCAAACGCATAAACGAAAGTGGTGCGCGGCCAGCTTAACTAACTGGGTATGGTAAAAGAAGTTGAGTTTAGATAACCCGCAGCGAAGCACCCGGGAGGGTGAACGTTCAACGATCATTGAAAGGCGTCGGGAGACGAACCGAGTAGAGTAGAACCCCTAAGCCACTGAGGGGAAGAAAAAGGAAGCACCTTACCACCACGGGTGAAGGTGAAGATATGATCTGTTCACGGCAGAGATGTCGTGCGGGTGTCGACGCACACCGAACTAAGACTAATAGGCGACTTAGTTGGACAATAAGGACTATGACGGTAGAAAGAAATAACGTTGCCGTCGTTAAACCCCTCTAATTGCTGGAAACTACCCATGAAGCTCTTGAGCTACAGCGTGACTGGAAACGGTGAGCGCGATATGCTTGAAAATCGAGAGTCAGGTACAATCAGCAGCGAAGCGCCTTAACTGGTGAACGTTCAGAGACTATCGAAAGGCGTCGGGAGACGAACCGAGTAGAGTAGGGATTACTGTCGAGAGACACTGTTCCGAAACGGGGGGAGCGAGCTATGCTTGCTAAGATATAGTCCACGTAACTAGTAGACGAAGTTAATTTCATGCCAGCCATGGACCATTTCATGGAAGATCTGTATTACCCATTCCGCCCTCATTTCAACTTGCTGTTGCTCGATAAACCATTGGAACTCTCGAAAAATGCCTCGATGACGGACAGTGTGATCGCTTCAACCTCTGAATGGTTGCGGCGTAGTCGTCGGGATGCAGCTCAAGCCACCCATCAAGGAGGTTAATCCCCTGTGCAAGTCAACGTCTTACCACCATCCCACCCTGGCGCTATGACGATGATGTCCTTTCCTGAGATTGCTCCACATGCTCGGGAATGGATCTCTAATCAACTCCAAGCAGCAACTGGCATCTTGACGGATGTTGGACGGGGTTTCTTGAATCGTGCGACTGAGCTTCATGCGGTCTATAATGATGGCACTATCGAACGTTCTGCTCGAAAGATCGCTCGTACAGTAAAATCGCTGCTACACCCGAACGCAATCGTGTCACTGAATACGATCGATCAGGTGCAATCAGCGAAACCCATCATGCAGCGTTACATCATGGCGCAGCCATCGCTTCGTGAACTCTACCATCGGCAGCTCTGTGATGGTTATAGCGATACCTACACGGATTTCCAACCTGATGCCGTGGGTGAAGACCACTACGACTACCGGCGTGTCATGGAACATGTAATTCGAACTGAAGCTGACCCAGCGACAGGTGAAGATCGACTCGTTATCTCGCACTACTTGGAAGATCTCCATGCCGGCGATCGACTCTTGAATGATGAGGAGAAGTTCACGATCCTGAGCGTTTGGGATATTATCGATTCAGCACTAGCGGCGAAGATCGATCCTACTGATATTTTCAATGGAAATATCGGCGGTTAATCAATAGAGGGAAGGAGGCGCACGCCTCCTTCCCTTTTTACACCTCTAAAGAAGGACCTACCGAGACTTAAACAGCCGATTATTAAACCTACTGGGAATTAATCTCGAAAGATCGTTCACAAGTTTATTAACTCAAGGAGTTTTCACAATGTCAGACCATAAAACCGGACAGCACGTACTTCTGACCGTACGTTCACTCATGTCTCTCTCCGAGTCTAATTTCACTCAAGTTCTATTTGAACACGACCGTAGCGCTTGGGCTATCTGCAATGAAACTATTATCCGAGCTGCCACCATACTGAATAGTCTTGGAATGAAGCTCCCTACCTCGATTCAAGTCTGTCTTTATAAGTTTAAGGATGAGGTACCGAATATCGACCTCTGGTACGGCTTTAATGCAGCTGTGGCGGTTATTCAGGCCGCAAATACTTCCCCGGTCGATGAAGCTTTTCATCTGGAAATCGCAATCCAGGAAGAACGAAGCTGCCTGCATCACGACCACATCGTTCGTGCTATGACTGAGGTTGATCCGACATACATCAATCATGAACCACTGATGGAAGTTCAGTTCATGCAAAAGTTCCATCCTTTCAAGGACGGCTACCGTCGCGTGATTGCGTTGGAATTCACAGACGATGCATCTCGAAACATTGAAATAACATATTACTCGGCAACCGATGACTTCACGTCATGCATTCTTTATCGTGACCCTGCAACCAGTGACTTCCTAGTGATGGAGCGTCCGGATAACAAAGCAAGTCTGTATCGCTTGACTGGTGTTGAGCAATACAGAATGGCTTTGATCGTTTCCCTAATGGGTGAGTAATCACGCAACTAAGAAGAGGGCACCTTGCCCTCTTCTTTTTTCTTTTTGTTCAATGGTGCGAATAGTGTGACACAAGAACTTCTGAGGTAGCTATGCCTTCTAAATATTTACATCCGTCATTATCCATAGATGGTTGGACAAAATCATCTATCCATGTCGCTGACCAGATGCTCAGTGACTTCTTTCTATCAGAGTATAGCCAGACTTCGACCTGGCCTGATAAGGTGAAATCCTTTCCTTGGTTGGTTCAACGGTACGCTGACGACGCATCTCAGCTTGCATTGCAGATTCAGGAATTGTTGAAAAGTTATTTTACTCAACAGTTTAACGATGTTCAGGTTGAAGTTCTTGCGATCCAAGATGAAGGATCAGTTAATACGAACTCCTTGAGCTTCTTTCTGGCTTTCTCTGATAATACTGGGGAAATGTTCAATCTTAATCGACTACTTCGGTATAACAACCTGAAGATCGTCGAAATCGTTAACATCCTCAAAGGTTAGGTATTAAAATGATTGAGAAAAAAGACCGTATTGACCGAATGATGGAGCAGATGGATCAGTTTGATAAAGCTGAAGCCGCTGACTTCATTTCAGGCATGATGGAGCAAATCAAGGAACCCGTGAAGCGGATTCCGGAGAATGTCTTCCGTGAAATCTTTCTTCCTGTATTCGCAGGGCTTGATCCAGACTTGGAAAAACGGACAGGCGAGTTCACTGCGCATTGGGCGGGCGTGGTCGGATCTCCTATGGAACCCGCAGATATCGTCGACGTTCAGGGTAACAAGCTCTTCACTGTGCCACCGCTCTACGATAGTAGTCGTTTGAATACGGAAGAGCAGAAGTTTGGGGTGGAGTCCTATCGCCATATCTTTGGCTCGCTTATCGACAATGCCTCGGTTAATCCAAGAGCGGCCGTAGGTGAATTCAGTGCTGCCGCTACGAAACGACTGGATGCACTGATTAAACCCAGTGAAACACCGCATAACCCTTGGGAAGAAGTCTTCAGCTTCTACAAGCTGATCCAAAAACCTGAAGGTACATCGTCTGTACAAGAATCGAATAAGCGTATCGATGATGACTTCAGCTTCGATGAATAATCGCGGTATTCTGTCCTTATCCGACGTTCATCTTGGTAATCGAAATACCCCTGCAGGGTTCATCCTTAAAAATCTAGAAGACTTCTTCGGGAATTTCAATCTGAAGGATAACTTCAACGATTTGAAAGTGATCTTCATTGCGGGGGATCTCTGGGATGATACGCTTCAGCTTTCATCGGAGCATCTTCCAGGTTTCTTCCAGTTCTGGTATAAGTTTACGCATTGGTGTGAACGAAAGAAGATTACAGTACGGGTCTTGGAAGGAACACCGAAGCATGACCGCCTACAAGGGATAACGATTGCGGCTTACACGGAAGTAATCTGTCCTGGTCTTGACTTTAAGTATGTTAAGGATCTTAGCATCGAGTATCTTGCGGTATTGGAAACAACTGTATTGTACGTACCGGACGAATGCCGTCCCACTGCTGAAGGGTGCTATCAGGATATTCTGGATCTCCTTAAGCAGCATCAGTTGTCTAAGGTTGGGATCGGTGTGATGCATGGTATGTTCAAGTATCAGCTCGGTACGATCCCGATGAATGCAAAGGTTCATGACGAAGAACTTTACCTGAACCTGGTCGAGTACTTTATTGTCATCGGTCATATCCATACCCGGTCTCAATATGAACGGATCTTTGCTCAAGGATCTTTTGACCGTATTGCCCATGGTGAACCTATGCCTAAAGGTGCTTGGTATTTTAAGGAACAGCGACCGCATCAATGGTTGCCTATTTTCCTTGAGAACAAACAAGCGAAGCAATATATCACTGTAGAGGTTACTGGGACGCTCGAGAAGGTACTCAGGAAGCTCGATAAAGAGATCGGCGACCTTCCGCATGGAAGTTATGTCCGTATCGCTGCCACGGCGACGCATGACGTTTTTCAAGCCTTCGACGAGATTCGTTTAAAGTATCCTTTCTTCCAGTTTAGTAAGAAAATTGTGAAGGAAGAAGCAGCGAAAGAAGAGATCAGTAAAGAGGTGGATTACACACCAGTCTCTCTGAATCGTCAAACGCTGACTGAAGCTATTTTCAGTGAAGTCAGTCTTCGTCATGAATTAAAACCTGAAGAAGGAAAGCAACTTTTCCAACTTCTTGAAGAACTCCACGCATGAGCCTAGAGAGGGATGTCCCTCTCTAGGCTTGTTATATGTATGAAGATCACTTAACCAATTTGAAGACATTGATGATGAAAACACCTCTTACAGTTACGCGTCTGCTCTTAATCAACAAAGACAAGTTTTTCATGATGCTTAGAAATGGAAAGAATGCATCTGGCCAAGGAACACCGAATCGTCGTTGGATTACGCCGGGTGGCGTTTTGGATCACGGAGAAACTGCTGAGGAATGTCTTATTCGTGAAACCAAGGAAGAGATTGGGTTGGATTTGGATAAAGATAAGTTAGCATTAGTCTTTGAAAAATACGATCCCACTTTCAATGCGAACATGCTCTTCTATACCTACCCATACAGCGGCGAGATGATTAAGGTTTTGGAGCCTAAGAAGTTCGATAGGTCAGGATGGTTCAAAGTAAAAGAACTCTCTGGGCTTGTTAAAAACGGCGCGCATCTCGGAGTTTATATTGAAGACGCCTGTCAAGCTGTTCCTCTGAAAATAGCAAATGAAAGTATTTATAAAAAGTGGATTGGCTAAATAGCTCTATCTCCAGTGAGTCTAGAGAGGGACGTCCCTCTCTAGACTCACTATGGTCATGTATATTTTAATTGAGCTAGCAGTATTTATATGTTAAACCTATCTAAGGAGTAGTCATTATGCCTGATGCTATTGAAAATACGGAAAACGCTAAGCTGGCGACCAAGCTATATCTCAGCGAACATAGCTATGTTACTATCTACAACGGTGTAACTGGATGGGGTGTTCAGCTTATAGAAGGCGATGGGTTTATACCTGTCGAAACTTTTGACTCATTTTCCATTCAAAGTTTTTCCCTGGCAATCGCTGAAAATATTCAGTCCGATAAGCTCGATACTGACAAACACATTCTGTTGGAATTCGATAAGGAACTGAAACGAATTCTTTGGAAACGATTTCATTTATCTTCAACCGGTGATTGGACGGAGATAGAAAAATTATCTATTCATAACTCAGGTGAGATTCATAACTTTGAAAAGGGAGAAATCATGAAACAACAAAAGAAACCCGGAACCATCGAAACGATCGAAAATGGGATCACGATCTATCTTCAAGAAGGTCGAGTAGAAATTGACTTTTCAACGCCAGGATGGCTCTATCGCTTGAATAGTAGCGATTGGGCTATTTTAACAGAGATTCCTGAGGATATTCTAACTCAAGTTCTAGCCGCATTGGAACCTTTTAGGTCAGGATCAGCAGATGTTGAAATTACACATAGGGCATTAATAGTTGTTCAGGAAAGCCGAAACCAGGGTCACTATTTACAACAGTATAACTGGAAGCCTGGGGAATTTACCACGTTCATGCCTAGAATTCCTTTCTGCATCGAAAAAGCAAAAGAAGAACGTCGCACATTACTCACTGAAGAGTGCTCTGAGGTGATTAAGAGCTTGTGTAAGATCGATCGTTTCGGTGAGGTCAATGAATACGCCATCGAGATTGATAATCTTGAAGTTGAAATTGGCGATCTCTTTGCAGCTGTCAGTTACATGGTTCAAGCCAAGGACATCGATATCCAACGTGTACTTGACCACGCTATGCGGAAACTAACAAAGATCAATTGTGATAAACGACTGATGTCGAAACAAGATCCGTTTTTCCTAGAGGCAGCTGAGGTCTGTGTCATTCCGGCTACACAACAACCACCATCCACTGGTACTGACTCGGTACCGTATTTTGATCATGACTTCTATTTCCGCCATGAGAACGGGCACTGGGAGTTTCATTTCAAACACATGAAGGATGGAAATGTATCCGGAAAGTGGCTAACACTATCCGAACTATCGATACCTCAGCTTCTTGTTGCTAGGGACACCATGTCAACTAGTGAATCTGACTTTCCTGGTTCGCTGAAGGAATCCATCAACGCGGAACTCAGTCTACGAAGCTACGATGACTAATTAACAGTAGGTGGTAGTATGGTAACAGCGGAAGAAGTTAAGCTATCCGTTCTAGCTAAGGACATCACCTGGATACCTCACCATCGGTGTGGAGTCTGTGATGCGCCAGTTGGCTATATCGTTAGTCGTGGAGAAATCTATTACGATTCTTCCTGTGACTGTGCACAAAGTCACCCTCGTCCTAGTAGTTGGGATGACCTGGCTTCCTGGATTAATCTCCATACAGGGGAATGGTACGATCACTTGCTTAAGCTTGTTGGTCTTGTTCCTCGTATTTAAGTGAAGGAGTCTTAAGTGGACTTTCTTAGTGGTATTTCTCTTGCAGAACGGATGGTCAGTGCTTTTCCGCTATCCATCGGGACATCGCTTGCCCTAGAATCTATATTCGAACCGATGCAGAAGCCTTTTGACCCCGATCGAAAGGTTCCGAATAAAGTTAATCCGGCAGATTACGATACCTGCTATATCAACCTTCAGACACTCTACCGTAATATGGTTGGTGCGTTGGACAAGAATCTCTTCAACACGGCCAGTGTGAATGACCTGATCGCTACTCTGATCGAGGAGATCGGCGTTATTCAAGGTCTCTTCGACTCTGAAGGTCAGGGCTGTGTAGCGAAATTCTATCGTGCAGATCATAGTGACCTACGTTCTATGGTCAGTAGTGGTCGTTTGGTAGGCGTGAAATTACGTGAAGCGAATACAGACAATCAAAAGTTCTTTCATGCACAAGAAGTCAAGTGTCTGAATGCACTCGACACCTTCACGGATTCAATCCTGAAGTTTAAAGACTCACTGGAGGCTGCGAGTTATGAACGTGCTCTAGTGATAACACATCACCCGTATGACCTGATCCACTATGGGAAGTTCAAGCAGATTGATCTACTGGAATCAAACACTGGCGTACTGAAACCTCGGTATGCCTGGTCATCCAAGTACCATCCACTCGGTGAACACGATCTCAGCCATCTTCCTTTCTGCCGAAAGCTTCTCTTCGTGTTTGGTGATAAGACTGAAATCAAACCTGGTCCAATGAACGTACGGAACCAAGTCTATGAGGTTTCTAAACGAAAGAACTGGACGCCGCTTACGGGAATGGAGAAAATCAACTTGGATCTTCAGATATCGATCCTTGACCCCGCTGTCGCCGCCATGCTTCGTAGCTACAACTAACGATCAAACACAGACAGAGGCATCTGCCTCTGTCTGTGTCATGGTGTCTTGGTTAATACGGTACTACTAACAAAAGATAAACTCCTGTTCCTTTTTATCCTGAATAATCAAAACATCACGCCACACATCACAGGATTTTATCTACTATATATACATATATATAAATATATGTATTTAGGTATCAGAGAATCTTCCCTAGTTCACCTCATCAGAAGAATATAATTAAATTTACCCACAGAAGAAAAACTTCTTCCCTTTCAATAGAGTGTCAAGCAAATGAAACAACAAAACCACCCTTTAAGGAGTAAATCGTGACTGACCCGAATATCGCTGAAGTATTCAGCCGTCCTCAACAAGAGGCAAAGCTCCACGACCTCGAACAATACACATTGTGGGTCGATACCCCGAATCGGCCTGGCTTCCGTAGTCGTCTCACGTTTGGTGAACGTAACGGTGCACCGCGTATCACCGTTTTCACCAATGCAGAAAGTGGTCCTGCGGTACTGGTTGCAGGGATGGCGCCTGTTATCTTTGAACAGTTCCTGAATGAATTCAAGGAAGTCGTGCTAGCGAACGGTCCTCAGAAACGTGAGATCGTAAATCTTCAACCGGACCCGACTGTTCAGATGGATCGCAAGACTAATCGTGACACCGTGAACAAGGTCCCGAAGAACTCCCTTGTTTTCGGCAAGACGGAAGAAGGCATCGTTTGGCTTGGTATCCAGCAGAAGGATGCTTTGAATATTGCATTCAAGATCCTTCCTTCGATCTGGCACGTGTTCAAACATGGCGATGGGTCCCAGGTTTCTCAGGAAGACATGTCTAAGCGTAATGCGCTGGCATTGATTGAAAGTGTGCGTCGTGCGATGGATCGCTGGACAGCACGTCTTAAACCGGCTTGGCAACCTGACCCCAGCAAGCGTAAGGGTGGGAAAGGAATCGATGCCCCAGGTGCACCGGGGTTCGACGTCAGCACGGATATCTCGTTTTAACGAATACATGACTCAGACACAGGCTCCCTCGGCCTGTGTCTGAGTGTTGTTTGGTCATATATATCTTACTTGACCTAGGATCGCCTAGCATTTCTAAAATAAGGAGAAAGTCTTGAAAATATATCCCAATGATTTGAAGCAAAAGCTGGAAGTAGTCGTGGAACACGCAGGCCACAAGCTTATCTTCCTTGCCAATGTCTTCACCCGTAAGTCACTCTGTGGCAGTGGCTTCGATGTCTTCGAGCAGATCAATGCGTATTGGGCCGGACTCCCGATGCAGCGTCAAGACGAAATCTTCGAAGTCTATAAGGATGCTGATGCAGCTTTCGATATCATTGACGATACCAAAGTTGTTTACACCATTCTGAACAACTGCATTCGTCGTCTCCTTCAGCTTCATCCGTTGGATAATTTGGAATTCTGGCTGGCTTCCAATCCAACGATCTGCGTACCGGATTCAGTTAAGGAACTTCCGCCTGATCCAAGCGAGAATATGTTCACTAAGGAAAAGACTTACACACGGATGGACTACTTTCCTTTGTTAACGCTGTCAATGTTTCTTCGTACAGTGTTACCGATCTGGGGTCAGTATATCGAATCCATCCGGAAGAACAGTGAGATGAATCGTAAAGAGTTTATTGCGATGCAGCTCCTGAACGGTACGGGTATCCTGGAATGTGTCGCGATGAATCGCCTTCGTGTCTATATTGACGCGGCTGTCAACTCAGACGACATCGACTATGGAAAGATCCTGGATAGTTTCTCTAGCGAGGACATGGGTTTTCTCTTTCTGTCGCTCGTCTGTGTGAAACGGCTTTGTCTGGGTGACCTGCGTGGCATCGACAATAAGACTCAGCTGGTGGCCACGATCTTCAAGTTCATGGCGCAGAAGACCTTCAACCAGCCTGAATCGGACGTGATGCTCAAGAAAGAGAATCTTCGTGATGACGCTGGCGGTGCTGACTCAGGGAAGCATTCCATTCTGGAGACCTATCGGAAACGAACGGAACTTAGTTTGGGTGAGATCGCTGAGCTCGAGTATGCACTGAGTGATGTGGTCGGTATCGCGCAGCGTCTTGAGCCAACGCTGACGGAAGAAGAGATACAGTTTTCGATACAGACGGCTCAATCCTTGAAAGGTACGCTGATCACGGATGCACAGACTGTTCTAGCCGGTGAAATGATTAAAGATCAGATCACCCCTCATGCGCTGCACTATGTCTCACAGCAGCATATCATCAACTTACTCGGTGCATTGGAAGCGGTGCTATGGAAATGGGGATATCACTATCTCGCTTTGATCATTACAGCACACGCGATCGTCGATGTGGAAGAAGTAACAGTCGGTAATATCTCGAGCAGGGAACAGATCGATCAGAGTTTGATTGACCAGTTGAAAGTCTATTACCCGTATGAATGGTCAACTATTCGGAAAGGTGATGAGATCATTCAACCACACCCTGTCGTACTGTCTATCGACCACATGGTTGACTATCTCACTTTCCACGCCTATCGAGCAACGGCTTCCGAAGATCGTCTACAGCAAGTCTTTGGGGAAATCCGCCGCAAGATTACGGTGTTTTCGGATATCAAGAATATCCTTGCTCGGTTGATCATTTCAATCGAAGAACGGCACGCACAACGCAGTATCTCATCAAACCAGATCCAAGCGGTTTAAGGTTTCTGTATTTTTAGGTTCACACTTATTCAAGGGGAATGACTTTGTTTAATAACATGTACTCTCGTAGCACCAAGATCAATATTGTTGAACTTCGGTTGCAGGAAACGGGAACATTTAATCAGCAGTTCCACCGTCCTTACGAAGCCATCATTCGTCATGATGCGCTTGAATCGCTATCACGTCGGATTGAAGGAACTATTCATCGTAACTCAGTTGGTCGCATCGATAATGATCTGGTTTCTGGTATGTCTGATGGACTGATCACCGTTTCAGCCACGCCTGACCAACCTACCGGTATCGTAAACGGCTGGAATGAACGCCGCTTCCGTTTCACCATGACAGTGTCGATTCAAACTGGTTTTGCTGAAGAACTCTGTTATCTTCAGGGGTATTCGGAATACTTCGACGTGAGTCATGGCAACAACATCAATCCGAAGCTCGTCTTCTTTATTAACAGCTATACTCGGGTATCGCGGATGACTGATCCGACGAATCCCGTCGGTGGTTACATTGATCGCGTTTTGGAATCCAGGCAGGTACTGAACGGTATGTACGGCGCTAACAATGCCTCGCAGCTGTATGGTATTCGTCCTGAAGATTTGTTCATCGGGGTGCAGTCCAGCTATCTCAGTCAAGGCATTAGCGATACATCGATGCCGTTGACTGATACGCGTATTGGTTTGGTTGATAAGACCTTCAGCAATAATCGTAACAACGCCATTCCGTGCACTATGATGTCCGGACTGATCAATACCTGGCGGGAAGCGGAAACACTAGTTGACTTTGGACAAGGTAATGAAAATGTCTACGATCGCGCTATTCAGAAGCTCCATGAAAAGAGCCCTATGGATAATGCATTCATCGCCGCATTGTCACAACTTCAAAATAACGGTATCTCTGCGTCCGCTTGGTTCACGTTGGAAGAGCTGGCACGGATCGATCCGACCATGCAGCAGCGAGTCTACTACAGTCCTCTGGAAAGTAATGCGATGGTTCACTCGGTAGGTATGACGTCTGACTGGGGTGCTGCGGATAAGCAAACTCAGATTGCCTACATGGTTGCCAATTCAACCGCATCACTGATGCAGGCGTCCGGTTTGGTTACAGCGCATTTCTTCGCAACAAACATCACTATCGGTAACCAGATCAGCGTTGAGATGACCGCACCTGGGATCTCCTTCAGTACGTCTGATCCGGTCTCCGCTTACACGCTCTTCACCTCACGTTTTGCGACTGAAGTGATGCCTGATCTGACAGCTAACAATCTGATCCCTGTCGCTATCACAGTGAGTGCGGATATTTACAACGAGACGCATGTAACGGTCTCTATCGATGGACGACCTGGTATTCCGTTCGCGTATCCCAGCTTTGCAGATAGTTTGCTTCAGTCTACGATGACTGTCGATCGGACTAATTATAACAGCTTAATCACCGGTGTCGAAGAAATCCTGAACTATGTCGGGATCAATAAGCCCGTGATGAGCAACTTTATTCAAACCGTTTAAGGAGCAGGATCTTGAACAAGCTTCACACTCTCTATAAGAACATCCTGGATTTCGCAGGCTTCACCGTTGCCGATGACGGTAATATGTTTGTTTCACTGAATGGCCGAGAGTTTCCGGCAGATATCGATGGGAAGTTGTTGAAATTCCCGTATGACGCTTCGTTGAAGAACTTTGACTCCACTAAGGAAATCATTTTCCACCCGCTACAGGAGTTCATCAATCGAGGCGAGTCCGATGTGGTTCGCAAACTGCGTCGTGTGGTGAATGTCCGTCTGAATCTTTCGACCTTGTCTATGTTGGACGGTTTGATGGAGATCCTTAGTACGCCAGCGCTTCATGCCAAGATGAATCCGCAGCAGCGGGAACTGATCAAGTCAGTAGGCGAAGTCGATGAAGTCTTTCGTGGAAAGTTCATGGCTGCATCCACTGCTGCCTTCGCTGAAACGCCGGATGCGCTCTTTGTGAATATCTACACCAAGAAGAGCGGCACTTTCCAAGGTGAACGCCATGCGCGTGTCGGCGTGGTCTCGTTTCCAGCTTCAACAGATGTTCCAGCTGGCTTCCAGAAGTTCAAGGAGAAAGATTGGAAGAAAGTGGTTCAGCTTCTGGACTTCATTTTCCCTGGTCAGGCGGATGGCGAAGCCTATAACAGTTACAGCGATAGCACGGATTGTCCATGGCTGGATTGTCTACTACGGACATCGATTAATATCGCTGGTCGTCTGAATGAACTCTGGTCGCTCTATGGAAAGTTCATCAACAACGAAAACGTGATCGACTTTAACCTGGAATGGGTCGATGAGTTTGATAACTTGGACAGCTATAAGAAGGAGATTATGATGATCCCTTCCCAACGCGGCAATGAAGGAGAACCTGATACCAAACCTGCACCTGTGAAGCAAAGTGTACCGATGGTGACTGCCACTGCATTGAACCCGGCACCTGTACCAGCACCTGTGCAGGAACAGCAATTCGTTGAACGCCGGCATCCGGTCCAATCTACCCAAACTACACCCATCTACGGCGACGCGGTTCAACCGCTACAGCCTCAGTATCCTGGCTACGGACCTGGCCAGATGCAGGCTCCTGTGCCTGTTAAGCATAATGCCGATGGGAAGGTTAGCTTCGATAGCTTGGTTCAATCTAGTCCGATGACAGCCATGCCTCAAGCATTTAGTTCACCTATAACGCAGCAACAGCAGCAGATGTACCAGATGGCGCAGCAAGCGGCAATGATGAACTCGCCGTCTATGGCAGCCATGGTCGGTATGGCACCGAACATGATGCCTGGTATGTATCCTAATATGGGTATGCCAGTTGATCCATGGGGCAGACCGGTAGGTATGCAGCAGACCATGATGCAGCCAATGATGAATCAGCAAATGCAGTACGATGCCTACGGGCGGCCTATCATGCCTGGTATCCAAGGCGTTTAACTAACATAACACAGGTGAGGGCAGTTGCCCTCACCTGTGTCTTCTTTTTTACTTTACTTCTACCGAAAGATAAATCGTTGTAATGTCATTGATCACTTCTTCGCTTGGCTGAATGATCTCTGACAAAATACCGTCATAGTCAGATGAAGAAAGAAGACCGTTGACTCGCATAATAGGATAATGATATTTTTTATCCACATGTAGCGAATTCAGTAGTCCGTAGAAATCTCCTTTATAAATAGCAGCTTGATCCAATCCAATCGAAATGGTCTTTGTGCTGCGGTGAGTCTTCATGAAACTAAGGTGACTCTCCAGAACTTCGTAGTAATCCGGATCTTTTACAATATCATCCGGCGTATTAATGTCTTCAAGTAAACTCACAACAAAACTCCTTCAAGGGTCAATTCGATCACATATATCTTACTTGGCAGTAGGAATTCATAAACCTAAAACAAAAGAGGTTGTTATATGTCAGACCAAGCTTTCGTATCTGAAATTACTCCTGAGATTCTTTCCATTCAATCGATGAACGCACATGCAATGAACAATGCACCTGCGCGCTGCGTGATGTTTGGTTCGCATTTCTCTCAGCGTCCTGTGATTGATGGTTCTGAACCCAATCAGACGGTAACTGGGGTTGAAGAAGAGATGGGGAAGTATACCTTCAGCATTAAAATGCCGGAGGATGGCACGATCGTTGCTAAGATCATGAAGTATTCCCGTGGTGTTACTGAAGAGTCTGTGGATTTTAATCCTGAAACACTGGTCATTTACCAGAGCCATGCCACAGGTGAATTCGGTTGCTTCACGATTCCTTATTATTGTAGCCATGACCCGGTCTTCGGTTTCAAGTATGACATCAAGTCTGCAGCTGACAAGATCAATGCGGGTGCAGATATCCCTAAGGGAACGATCTTTGCAGATAGTCCCGCGGTGAAGGGGGATAGCCATTACACGTATGGTAAGATGTTGAATCTTGCCTATATGTCTCATCCGAATGTAGGACTGGACGGCTACGTGGTTTCTCGTGATGCACTTCCGTTCTTCAAGTTTCGGATTTACGAGAAACGAACCTTTGAATTTGGTTCATCTGAGTTTCCACTGAACATCTATGGCGACGATCATCACTATAAACCATTTCCAGACATTGGTGACTATGTTAAAGAGTCGGGACTGCTAGCAGTATTGCGTCGTTATGACCCGGTCTTGGCACCGGCTCTAACTAGCGTTCGTGATGCTCAACGTATCGATTACCACTTCGACACACCTGTCTTTGCTCGTACTGGCGTAGGTCGTGTAGTAGATGTTAGCGTGATCGAGTCTACAAACTCCACACGTCGTCTACCTGCAGCGATGACGCACCAGTTGGAAAAGTACAAAGCAGGGTATCTTCATTACTACCGGGAGATTCTCAACTTCTATGAAACCAAGGTTAGTGAAAGCTGGAAACTTGGACAAGGTGGCAACGTTCGACTGACACGGCCGCTTCATAATCTTATCGTGCAAGCGATGGCGATCGCTGGTAAGCCGCGCCAAGGTCAATCCGACTTGACGCTGATTCATAAGAAGAAACCGCTGGATGTATGGCGCGTCGAGTTTGTGGTAGAGTATGAAATCACGCCTGACCGAGGGTTCAAATTATCCTGTTCTAACGGAGGAAAGGGTGTTATTTGTAGAATTGAAGAACCTGAAAACATGCCAGTCGATGCTGATGGGAATCGAGCAGATATCATTACTGGTCCTGATTCAGTACCTGGCCGCATGAACCTTGGGCGTCTTCATGGCCCATTCTTCAATGCGGCTGCGCGTGATGTCCGAAAGCAGATGTTGGAAGCGATTGGACTTCCTCGTAACTTCAATGGTAAACTAACGCTGGAAGAACTCCAGACATTACCTGCGGAGAAGATCGATGACGCTATTGCACTGATGTTGGATTATTACAAGCTGACGTCGATCTATAGCTTTGAAGAATTTACTGAGCGCTTGACTGTCGATGAGCGCTGGGTTTGGTTGCTGGATATCTTCAACAACATGCTACGTAACTATTTCCCAATCGGAAACAAAACTGGTTCCTATAGTGAGATGGTGAAGCAGATGGAGTTCGAATACTTCAAGGAGATTGACCCTGATCTAGCCAAAACGGTAGCGTCTCGTTTTAAGATGACATATGGTCCGGTGACTTACGTTGGCCATAGCGGAAAACCCGTCACGACTCGGAACAATATTCGTATTGCACCGATCTCCATTATGCTCTTGGATAAGATCGCTGATAGCTGGCTTGCCTCTGACATTGGTAAGCATAGTAATCTCGGCATTGTCACTGCCATGAATCGTCCGGATAAACACACACGTCCGTGGCGGCGCACTGCACCCCGGGTGATCGGTGAAACGGAAGGTCGTCTGTACTGTAACTATGGCGGTCAACTCTTCATCGCTGAACTCATGGATCGGAACGGTAACATCGCAACGCAAAGGGAAATGCCACGACAGATCCTGAGAGCGGAGAATCCATCCAGTATCCCTTGTCTCGTTGATCGGGATAAAATCAAATTCAACAACACTCGTCCGTTGCAGATCGTGAATCAGTTCAACTACTGCCTCGGTATTCGTCACGTCTATAGAAAGGAACAGAAGTAGTCATGCAACAACCTATATTCCGTGCACGCGATCTTCTGGCGCTATCGCCTACTCAACTTGACTTTCTGATCCCTGGTGAGATCTTTCACACGGTGGTGTTCGATAATACCGAATCCCTTCCGAATTGTACTAAGGCCGAAACCAAATACAGCCACTGGTTCTGGGAGATCTTTCGTCAGTATCCTAATACGGTTATTCAACCGAAACACCATGTCAATAAGACACTCAAGTGCGGAAAGGAGGATCTTACCACTAACACGCACTTGAAGCTTGGGACAGAAATCTTGAAGTCGGTCGTTGAAGCCTACGACATGCTGCTACCTGAAGCCAAAGAACCTCTGCTTGAATTGATCTATAAGACGATCTCGGATGTCATGGGTTTCTTGGCTATCGAAACAGAAGACTGTGTCATCTCGATCGATATCTTGGACTTTGTTCAGATCGCGCACCATCCACGAACCGTTGAATTGAAGAAAGAGGCAATGGAGAATCCTGAAAAGATTCTCTACGCCTATGAAGCTATCCTGAAAGAAATCGAGACCAATCCGGTCTTTGACGATAATGGACTAGCTAAAGCGGTTCGCAGTAAGATGGTCAAGATCAATCAAGTCATGCAGTGTGTAGCTTTCCGAGGGTTCCCAACTGAAGTCGATGGCACCATCTTCAAACATGCGGTCTGGGGTAACTATGTTGACGGACTGAATAAGTTCTATGACTTGGTAACGGACAGCCGTACTGCTGCGAAGTCTCACTTCTACAGTGACTCGGCATTGAAGGATTCCGAGTACCGTGCCCGTAAGTTCCAGTTGAATGCGGTGGTGTTAGAACGAATCGTGTATGAAGACTGCGGGTCAACGGACCTGATGCCTTGGAAAGTTCAAGGTAAGCGCTACGACTCGTCTGGGACTGAGATCTACCCGAGCGATTTGCCGATGCTGGTCGGTAAGTACTACAAACAAAATAAGGATGATGACTATCGAATCATTGAAGGGAATGAAGACCACTTGGTCGGAAAGACCATCTGGTTCCGTACATCGCTAGACTGTAAGCATCCCGATGCGCATTCAGTCTGTCATATCTGCGCTGGTAAACTCTCGCAAAATATCTCTCGCTTCGCTAACGTCGGTCACTTGGGTTCTGTGACACTGTCGAAAGACTTTACACAGAACATACTTTCTATCAAACACGTGAACATGTCATCGGTTATTCTTCGGATTCTAATCGGTGAGTTTGAGCAACGCTACATGAACACAGGTACGAAGGGAGAAGGGTTTTACCTGAACAAGCCTGAACGTGGCACGAAGTTGTTCATGTCTATTCTTAGCGACGAAGCGCCTGGGCTATTGGAGATCGATACCGAGAATGGGGATAATAGCTACATGCAACTCTCCCTCCCTCGGATCAGTCAAATCTCCACTATTCGCCTCACGATCGTGAAGACGATCAATGGCGCCGAGATGCGGGAAGAGATTCCGCTAGATGTTCGCGTCAAGCAAAACAAACCCATGCTCACACATGAGTTACTAGGGTACTTGGCGAAACGAGGCTGGAGTGTCGATGAAGATAACAACTTCATGTTCGACATGACAGACTGGACTTATAACAAACCGATCCTTGAGCTGCAAGGTAAAGAGGAAAGTTTTGTGGATCTTGCGGATGAAGTGAAGCGCATGATTCAGTCCAGTCAGAAGGATCACAAGAAACGAATTCAAGCGAATGCCTATCGGGTGCTGCTGCAGGAATTGTTCGATGTGGTTAATCAGAAGCTTCGTATCAACATTCTCCCGATGGAAATTCTGATCTATAGCCTCATGACGGAGTCGGATAATAGCTATGCCCTGTCACGTGGGTCGAGTACCCCTGTTCTTGGTATTGGCGATACACTGACGATTCACCGTAGTTTGGGTCCCGCGATGGCATTCCAAGCACATGAGTCCGCGATCTTCGAGCCGACGTACTTCTACCAAGGTACTCGGCCGGACAACCCGATGGATGTATTCCTGTGTCCGCAGGAAGTAGTTGAAGCAAAATATCGCTAGGTAAGAGAGCGTGGTTCACCCACGCTCTCTTTTTTATTGAGGGATGCAAAGTGAATCATGTTATTGTCTACTCACATTTCTTTACAGTACAGAACCCAGAAATAGAACTTAGAAAGATTCTGTACACGCTGGCTGCAGATTACACTGTGTTCGGCATGGTCTTTGATGAACAACGAAGGAAACGTGTTTGGAAGCCAGTGAAGACTTTTGGCTTCTATACTAAACTGAATGATGAATTCCGTTTCCATATCGGCCAACTTAACCGAATGCTTCAGTCGTGTCAGGCTGCTGGTATTTATCTGGATGTCTACCACATGCCACTTTATGAGCCATGTGAAGAATCATATCCAATCCAGCCAAAATTCGTACTTCGTGCTGAACAGGAAGAGGCCGCTGAATTCATCATAGACATGTCTTCAGAAGGCTCACATGCACCCCTTTTATCCATGCCAATGGGTAGCGGAAAGACCATATGCGCACTAACCACTGCTTCACGAATAGGAAAACGATTAGCAATTAGTGTGTTAGCTGGGTATGTTGAAAAATGGAATAAAGATGTTCTTGGTGCTTATGAAATCAATCAAAAAGACATCTATCGTATTGAAGGGAAGAACAGTCTAGTTGACTATTGTCAGCTAGTGTTGGAGAATCAAGAGACACCTGAAAAATTACCAAAGGTTACAATTATCTCGATTAATACCATTAGTAAGTGGTATAAGGGCTATATTGAAGACCCATTTAACCCAACCTACGACATGTATGGGATGAAACCTTGGGAGTTGATGGAGAAGGCGCGCATCGGAACAAACATCTTCGATGAGAGTCACCAGCATCTTCATGCAGTTTATCGCATGTTCTGTTTCCTTCATATTCCAAAGACCATCTCTCTATCTGCCACGTTAACCTCCGAAGACGAAACTGAACTTCGCATCCAGCGCATGATGTATCCGAGACACAAACGCTTCGAGAAGATTAAGATGAAGCGCTACATCACGGTGTACTCGTGTCAATATCAGATTCAAGACTTTGCAAACTCCAGAATCAGAACACAGGAGTACGGATCGAATAACTACTCCCATATCGCTTTTGAGAAGAGTATACTCTCAAGCCATGTCATGAAAAGTCAGTATGTCGATATGATCGTTCGTATGGTGAAGGGGTCGTTTGTTAAGACAATGCAGGCTGGTGATAAGTGTGCGGTGTTTGTTTCATCGCATGCGATGGCTCGAGAGGTCTGCAAGGTACTTCGGAAAGCCTTGCCTGATCTTGACACAAGGACTTATTTGGAAAGTGATCCCATCGAGAACTTGATGGATAGCGATATCCGAGTAACCACTGTGTTGAGTGGCGGTACTGCGCATGATATCGGTGGATTAACCGTTTCAATCCAGACCATCAATCTGAATAGTATCAAGAGTAATCTTCAGGTACTTGGACGGTTGCGGGAAATCGCTGGACGAGATATTCGGTTCTATTACTTGTACTGTAGTTCAATACCGAAGCATGTGGAATACCATCAGAACAAGATCGAGATGTTCCGAGACTGGTGTAAGGAGCGTAAGGATGTAATGCTCGATCCACTCGTTCCTAAATCAAATCCAACAGGCTATATTGGTTTTAAACGTTTTTAAGTATTAGGAGTCAACAATGACCGCTTCAGAACAAACAGAATTCAAAGTTGAAATTTGCCGAGTAGGAACACCTGACTCAAATAAACGAATTTACACGCGTGCAGCGATGGTCAAGGCTATCGATGAATGTAAAGGTCGGCTCTACGGTACGGTGGTAGATACTTATGAGAATCTTTCGAAGGATGATGTACTCATTCTTAATGGGGAAGATATCACTCACAAGGTTACCGATGTCTACATCGAAGAAACCACGGGTCTTGTTATGGCAACGATAAAACCAGTCGCTGGCCCTGCAGGGAATAGCCTCTATAACTTGTTTCAAAATAACTTAATCGCGTTTCGTCCTCGGAGCACTGCTGCGATGGAGAAAGGTGACAACGACGCCATTCGACTGGTCGAGATAAGGTTGATTTCCATTGACGCTATCAAAATAGAAAATGCGCAACCAATACCACCTCCTTTTCAATTAGAGGAAGATGCTGTAGTTGACATTAAGGGTCTTCATAACTGCCTCGTTGATTCTGGGATTTTCACTGATGATTTCGAGATACTAGGTAAGGTCATTCTTCGAATGAACAAGGTTATACATTGTAAGAGCGAGAATGGTGTTCGGTATTGGAAATTATCCGATGTCATGAAGTATATTGATGATTTTAAGAAACAACTTCACGATATTCAGAAATCGAAAACTAACGCCGGTGCTACATAGTTCAGATTTCAAATCTAGCATCCATCTATCACAAATGGTGAGATCAGGGGATTTCTCCCCTGATCTCATTTTTTCTTTCCTGTACTTAAAGTATTTCACTCATGTATATTTAACATGTAGGAAGTTATGATGAGGCACCGTTTCATAGATGTTATCCCGAGGGAGCATCGTGAAAAGGCCAGCTTTACATCCGCTGAACTTCCTACATGTAGTAAGTTTCCTAGGTGACTCTATAGTCTAGGTTGAAGACTCGCCTCTTCGTAAATAGCAATCCGACTAGCGCCATCGGAAACCACCACGGGTTGGTATATACCCTATTCATACTTTGGGCACTCTCGCTCTTTCCTTTAAGGAGGTCGTATGGAGTTAGTAGATTTTGTTTTACCTGATGTCAAACCGGAATTAATCGGTGGCATCGGTCAAGGCGGCGCCGTTGACGATCTTGTCAAGCGGTTTGGTAATTCTTGGCGCAAGACTCCTATCAAGGGGACCTGGTGCCTGGAATCGCCTGGGATGCAATTTACTATTCGGAGCTATGGTTCTGAATGGGACATTGCATTCTACGATTACGAGACAGTAGCTGAGTTTCGTAAAGCCTTTGAAAGTAAAGAGATGCATTTCAATGCTATCTACTTTCAAACTACTTCCGGTGATAAATACACCGGTGTAGCGATCCTTCGATTCTTGAAGGAACGGGGTACTTCGTTGACCTGACAATCGGCAAAGACCGGTCGCCCGATCCCGTGGCGTGTAACGGATATAAAACCCAAGTAGTATAGCATCACCTGAAGTACCTAGTAGTCTCCAAGTACCATACTAAAGTCTGCATACTAATACAGGGTTCAAGAGCCTGGTTCCTTCTCGAAGTATTCACAGTAGACTGTGCAGCAAGTCTTTGATCTGTGAAGAGATAGAGCCGGTGATTACAGTTGATCGTAATCACCGCGAATACCAATGCCTCGATGAGGCGGTCTGACGACTGACGGCGAATCGTCTAGCTAGAGTGCTGAGGGGAAACCCCGGCACTCTGGTCAACCTTTCTTTTTTCTTTTGTAACAGAGTCGAGATAAAGTGAATAAAGGAGCTCTGAATGAAACTCTATCACTATGCAGCAAGTAAGTATGAAAACCTCGCAACTCGTCTTGAACGAGGCGAAGTCACCGCTGAAGAAGTAGAAATTGACAACGGAAAGAAGATGGACTTGGACTATCTTCCTTACTATCGTCACATATCTTTCTTCATGGAACCGTTACCGCTTAACGCTGTAGCGGCGGTGTTTAAAGGTAACCACCCGTTCTGGAAACCAGGTACGCATGTCTATAGACATGAAGTTGAAGTAGATGACATTCTGCCGGCTTGGTATAAAGTCGCCGAATCTGTAGAGATGATGGTTCATTTCTACGATCCTAAGTTAGATGATCTAACGGGTGATCAGTGGCGCGCATTTGAGAAGAAAGAACTTATTAAGTTGGGTTATCTTGGTAATCAACCTAGCGCTTTAAAGAAAGCTATTTTGAAGAATCAAGGAAAAACACTCGAGGCTTATCTGGCACTTCCCTCTCGGCCTAATTTTAATGACATTAAGATGAAGTACGCTGCTGCCGTGCCGCATTTGATGGTCTACCCTGAGAAAGGGATTGTCAAGGTCAAGAAAGTAGTTAAAGAGTTGATCCTGGATAAAGTGTCTATTTACCATAAATGGTGAGAAGAGGAGGGATCTCCCTCCTCTTCTTTTTTGATTTAGCCTTGAAATCCCTTGGTAATGAATTTAATTTAGGAGATCGCTGTGCCTATCGCTAAAAAGAAACCTGAAGTTGTTGTAGACAAATCTCCTTTGCCTGTCGGAGAGATGCTGAAAGAGAAGAATATTTACAAGACTGCAGCGGCTGATTCGGCCATTAACCCGCCAGAATCACTTGTCCTCTACATGGAAGGTATGCCTTGGACGGTCACTTACTACAGTCAGCTTGGTGATCGTCATGACGATATTCGTGAAATTGACCTCGGGCAATCCGCAGCCCTACAACAGTATCGGAAACTGAACAACATCGAGCTTCGTGTTCAGTCAGAACTATCGCAGTCCTATGATGAAACAACGGGCCGTAACGATGTCAAGGGCTCTGCAGTCGCTATCGGTATGATTCCGAATGCCTACGACTACTTTGTGACAGATGTCGGTGTTCGTGGACTTGGTCTCTTCATGGTCACAACTTCAACACGTAAGACCTATAACAACGGCAGTGTTTATGAGATTGACTATATCCTGATCGGCTATGTGGACAGTGACACTGCTAAACCGCGCTATGAGGCACTTGAACACCGCGTAGTAAAGGAGTTTCATTTCCACAAAGAACGTCTCCAGGCGGGTCAAGTTTCATTACTCACCACAGAAGAACATGGCGATGTCAATGAACTTCGTGGGAAATACGCTACCTTAACCAAGACTTATTTGACGTTGTTTACTTCACATCTTGACCGTCTCTTGATCGTTCCTGATGACGACTACTTGTACGATAGCCGTGCTGCTGGTTTTGTACACGCCATTGTTGATCCTGAAATTGCGCCTGAAGCCACTTACATCCACCGTGTCTCACATGACCGTGATCCTTATTTGACATTGTCGTCTATTTGGACGGTGATTCTTCAGCGTAATATCGATATGCTCTCGGTCGCATTGCCGAAAGTATCCAAGGTCTTTCGTTCGTTCTTCGCTCAGAATAGTTTCTTAACCACCACGAATTGTTGGAATGTGGATCAGTATGTTTATCCTGATCTCGATGCCGCTAATCTGGTCTATAATCGACTATCTGCTAGCGCTAATCTGGCTGGAATGATTGGACCGTTCATTGGTGTACCTCTGGCTGATCCAATCCCTTCGATTGAATATGCTGGGAAAACCATTCCTCTGATCTACGAAGCTAACAAGAATGGGTTCTATGTCTTGTCTGAAAGCTTCTATGGGCAAGATGCAGGGAGTATGTCCCTTTTGGAAATTCTGACTACCAGTTACTTGAAGGCTGAAACACCGCATCTTGGTCATCTAGCCATGCTGGTCAATAGCTGGAAGTCCTGGGGTCGTGTTGAGAAGTTCTACTACACTCCGATTCTTCTTGTGCTGTTGAAGGATGCGGTTGCTGGATACTATTGAGATGAATCAAAAACTCCACTACGATCACCGAGACCTCTTTGAACGCTACTATGCGGTCCGGTATCGTCACTTCCAATCCCGTAGCCCGGAAAATCTTCGACGCTATGGCGTACGGGTTTCAGGCGTGCCTTCCATCGATGCCACGATTGAAAGCTATGAGATCGACAGCGAGCTCTCGATTGACGCTATGTTTGAGATGTGGCGGAAGGGTGTCACGGTTAAAGTTGCTAACTATCAAGACTGTGCCGAGATCTACGAGATCATTCAACGTCACCTCGTTAAGACAGGTGAGTTCATTCGGTTCACTATCAATGGAAGTAATAAAGAACTTCTAGAAGACTTGGTGGACCTGGATAAGTTTGCTAGTATCGTCTATGACAAAGCGAAGTCTATCTTTACTGAGCAAGAGCGTGCGGCAGTTCATAGCCATGCCTTTGCTGGTATACAGACTATCAACTTCTTCAATATCCTCAACAAGGGTTATTCGAAAATTGAAACGGTTAGCGTTACAGCGTCAGGTGAGCAGGTGGCTAAGAAAACAGTCACTGACCATCGTCAAGCACCTGTTAGAGAACGCGAAGATCTTAGCAAGCTCTTTATTGAGCAGATGGAACGCGCTGGTACCTTAGGAGGTATCCATGGCAAACAAGAGTAAGAAACCAACCTACGATAGCTCTACGGTTTGGCTTGAGGTTAAGAATATCATCGGTAAGAGTACCGGAACAAGTCTTTTTGACTATAAAGGTATTCTTCACACTGAAAAAGAAGACATGGGAATTTGGGACATCAACCCCATTCTAACCGAACGAGATTACTTAACAAACATCGGCGATACTCGTGTCATCACTTTCAAAATGCCCATGGGTGACTACGTCAACCGACTACACCCATTCCGGGATAACTTAGAGTTCACTCTGAAACGTACACCGATCAATGAATCTGGTTCAAGACGTAAGCCAAATAAAGAGATCGCTATCACGCGGTACAAGGCAATCTTTAACCCGAAGAACAATCCACCAGTCGGTGCGAGTGATATCGAGATGTATCACATTCAAGATCTCAACACCATCGACTTAGTGGAAGTACAGATTGAACTCTGTCATCGAAGTTTAGAACCTTTCCGTATCAAGACCACAGATGGTGTTTATAAGAATCAAACGCTCGCTACTTTCCTCAATGCAATCATCGGTCATGAAGCGAATCAAGTTCTGGTGGATGGAAAGCCGTGTATCGATGCGATTAATATCGTTGATCCAGACAACGCTACCACTATACCTCATATCACCGTACCAACGGGGACACGTGTTGTTAATCTTCCCACTTTTCTTCAAAATGAACTAGGGATCTATAATCGAGGCATCGGTACCTTCTTTCAGAATTACAGAGGGAAACGAACACTCTTTGTTTATCCGACTTACGACACGGAAAGATTTGACGGGAAAGAACCTCGGGTAGTGTTCTATGCGGTGCCTCAGGAGAAACTTCCTCAGCTGGATCGCTCATACACCCTTGACGGTGATATCCTTAAAGTGGCAGTGACTGCTCAGCGAAAGTATACTGACTCTGCAGAGCTTGGTATGATGAATGGTGGGAATGGTTTCAGAATGCCGGATGCCCGTTCATTCATGAAGAAACCAGTCCTGATGTCGAAAGATGGTCCAGTAGGCAGTCGCGCTCAGCTGAATCATGAACTCGTCGTGAAGAACCGTAAGGATGGCTTAGACTATGCGCCTGTAGTTCAAGGTGGTCCTAGCAGTAACCCTTATATACAGAAGAGTAAGGTTCTTCAAAATTCTCTTGGTCAGCTTGATCTCGTGTGGGAAAACGCAGATGAAGAATTGATCTATCCAGGTATGCCGTGTCGATACACCTACCTGAGTCAAGGAAAAGCCATCAGTGTCAATGGGACGATTCTTTTTGTCCATGGCATGACCACTCGTGTGGGTAAGTACAATACACAAGCTTACCGTACTACAGTTCGACTCTCTATTGCAGTCGAAGCATTCAAACACATTCCGGATATTGACTATGCCGGTGTTAAGGGAGAAATCGATAATGATCTTAAATCACGTTAAGGCGTTCTATAGACACCTTGCTTCTTTTTTTAAACCTCAGATTCTTCGCACCAACGTTCTCATAACAGGAATGGAGGATGAAGGCATGCAGATGCCTGAAGAGGAATCTAAGTACAAAGATTTGATGATCTTCCGTCCTTACTTCCTAGATTACATTCTGGTCGGTATTGAACCTGGTCGACGTAACCCTGGACAAGTTGTCTATCGGTTCTATGACCCAGAGAGTTGTAAGGAGTTTCTGCTGACTAAGGAACTGGTCGATTTGCTTTTCTACAAGCCTTGTAAGGATACACAAGGGGTCTTCACGTCACGACAGATGCAAACAAACATTCATTCGCTAAGTAAGTAACTACTGCGACATCACGGAGAGGGAGGCCGACGCCTCCCTCTCCGTGATCCAGTGGTTTATAAATAGGAAGAAAACCATGTCACGGTTCTCTAATGTTTCTCAGGAATACTTACCTGAAAAGGATTTCCTGATCAAGTTTGCAGTAGATTCGTACAATAAAAAGTACGGTAAAAAGCTAAACCCTGGACTGTGTCAGATTAAATCGGTCATGAAAGCCTATGGTTATACCTACGGCTACCAGGTTCAAACCATGCGTAGTGATGACAACGTTATCATTATGTTGTATTTCAGTCTGGGTGATATCACTCGTGATCACATTGTTCGAGTGGAGACCATTCAGAACGTTGTTGTCAATCTCGGACTTGGTGATGAGGTCTATGTAGTCACCGGTGAAGTTGCTAGATTTTACAAAGATCAATGCATCTATAAGTTCAGATGGTTGAAGGGTGAGGATTTTGAATTCTCTACGGTCATGTTCATGGATAATGACATGATCCAGTTCATGGACGGAGACTTCCTTGCGTTCATGAGCGATGCGTTAGCACCGCCTTTAGCCGCTGCACCTGTACCAGAACAACCAACACCCCCAACGCCACCTTCACCCCCACCAGGACCACCGCCTGTTATTCTGTCTTGATATAAACTATCTATTTACACGGGATAAAGTGAATAGGATTCGAGGAAGTTAAATAACCATGGCGTGAAGTAGCGGAATTCCCAACCACATACCGCTATACACAAGTTAGTGAGGAAACAATGATTGAAATCAAAAAAGTAATATCGCTACCTGACCCAGTGGAAGCGAACACCATTTACTTGATGAGTGATGGTACAGCTACTGGTTTAGTCGTAGTAGTGACAGGAGGTACAGGAGATATTGTCAGAAAGACATCATCACTGGCTGAAATCATGTCTGTTGTTGAAGCCTATGTGGCTGCACAGATTGCTGCAGTAGTTGCTACGATTCCGGTAGTCTGGGAAGGTATTCAGTATGACCATGGTGGATCTTGGGGCTCGACGATCTATATTCGTCAAACTTCAGGAACAAGTTGGCGTATCAAACGTATCACTGGTGCGGGTATTGTATCTTATTCTCGTGATACTGATCCATCGAACTCAGCGTTGACCCAGCAGCAAGCTTGGGATGACCGAACAAACTTGGTTTATAGTTAAGGAGTAGGTCATGGAAAAAGTTTACATTGCTAGCTACAAGTCAGTTCGGTCCGGATTAACTGGGCTTGTGAATCGCATTATCCGTACGTTGGATAAGACGGAATTCAGCCATAGTGAAATTTGTATCGGAAATCCGCTTGAAGGTGTAGTGGCTTGTTATTCTGCCAGTGGCGTGGACCACGGTGTCCGCGTTAAGATGATGCAGGTCGATCCTGAACACTGGGAAGTGCTTGAACTTCCTTATGCTAAAGCTGAGGATATTGAAGCATTGTTCGATAAGACCAAAGGTCTTCCCTATGACTATATGGGCGTTGGACGCTTCGCTTTTCCTTGGATGTTGAGAGAGCATGCGGTTAAATACTTCTGCAGTGAGTGGGCGGCGGAGGCATTGAAGTTTGAGGGTGCTTGGCGATTCAGTCCCGCTACTGTCCGTAATGCAGCACTTACCATGGGCGGTCTCTTGGTCGAAAAACAAGGATAAGTAAATGTCCATAACAAATATCACAGCAACAATGACCAGTGGTGTCTATCGTGTCACCAGTGCTCAAACTAAAGCGGCAGGGATGGTCGCTACTTGCCAGGATGAAGCTATCACGTTAGACGTCGATAGTGCGTTGGTTTCTAACAATGCTGTTGGTACTCGGTTGAATTTTCTGAATTCTCTGATCAAGATTAATAATCGTGATTATGCGCTGAGCTATGGTACTAACAATGGCGATACCAACGCACAAGTGAATCTCACTGACAGCATGGTGCATTGGAACCTAACTACTGCACGGAAGAATATTCGTTTCACTTCGCTGGTTCGAAGCGAAGTTCGTTCGGTGAAAACTGGCGCTGGTGGTTTGGCTTTTGTTTATACCCAAGCAGGGAATCAAGCGATTCTGGATTCTTCTATTCTGGATGGTATCTATGTCCATGAAGTCTCCGGTGCACCTTTAGTATTTCAGAATATGCAGTATAAAAACTGCGGCATCAATTTGCTGAACTGGGAAGCTGGTGATCTCACGATTCGCGATGTTGTCTTTGGATCTGGTACTCTAGTAGGTACAACTTACACGGGCGCTGACGGGGTTGCTGGTTATACGACGTATGATGCATGGTTAGGTGGTGGTAACGCGGCTAACCGCTTCCGATTCATCGATTCCACGATCAATCTTTCGAAGATTGCAATCAATCTGACACCAGCTGCTGGCACTGAACTCTGTTTCAAATCGTTTACGCGGTATGAGAAGTTCATTCTTGACGGTGTTACGTTAAGCGGTGCGAATGTTGATTTCACACCGACAGCCTCTTCTGGAACTTCTTCTCAAGCCGGTTTCACTCGTTCTGTGAATTCAAACGGGTACTTGACTGACGGTGTGACGGAGTATCCCGGAACAACGCTGTTAGTTCAGAATACCGTTGACAGCGGAACAACGCGGTCCTCAGGACTTTCTGATCCAGCAACAATCCGTAACTTCACATTGAAGAACATCATCTGGCTTCGAAAGATCCGTCGAGCGGACATTATCGAATCCGTATTGAACGTCACGCCGACTGTTAAGATTGGAAGTAGTAGTGATCCTTCTGAAGTAGGTCACGTTCGTGATCCTAATTTTACAGGGACTTACTCCCAGGCCGCAGCGATCACAGGTGTTAACTTCTCTTACAATAGCGGCACAGGAAAAGTGACCGTAACGATCACTGAAGGTCGTGATATCCAAGAAGTCTATAATGCATGGAAGCACTGGACTTCACAGATTGCTCAATTCGCAATCTCTCAAAGCAAACTCACTATCGCTAACGGAATACTTGTCATTGTCGGGACGTTGGTTATTCAGAATCCAGGTAGCTTGACTGGTATTTATACAGATGACTCTGGGACGCGTGAAGAAATCAACATCGCCATAAGCCAACCTGGTACTCGTTTGCGAGTTACAGATAACAACAACGTCGAACAGTATAACGCTATAGTCGCTGGTTCCTCAGTGCAACTTTACTATCCAGCTGGTTCTACCGGAACCTGGAATGCTCATTTTGAGCTTTATGGCTATGAGCCATGTAAGTTATCGATCAATGTTACGGGTGGTGGTGTGGATAACGCCATTGCAGTAATGGTGCCGGATGCTACCATTATTGACAGTTATTCAAATGTCTCAGCTTACACCAGTCTTTCTACCGTACAACAGGTCAGAGACTGGGCAGCTTACTACAATCAAACCGTCATCGGTATTCGTAATCCAATCGATGCTTCCCTGACATCTGAGATCTTATTCCTGTCGAATGTTGACCTCACTGTGAATGATTCTGCCCTTGGTCTGTCCAGTGGTGTACTCTACACAGGCGCTAATTCCTTAACTGGAAATCTCTACATCAATGGCGTACTGACTGGTGATGTGGTTGGTGATGTTTATCATGGTACTGTGGTGCGCTCTACTACAGGTATCTGGAATCCATCGCTTCATGATGTAACCCTTCGACTGACCGTCGCAGGTACTTACGATCTTCGCACGGCGTCAATTCAGGGAACTCTGACACTGGTTAATATCAGTGGTGGAAGTATCATCGTTCAGCCGCCACCAACAACCGTCGTGGTGAACAGTGGTCCTGATATTACGCTAGACTATAAAGAACGCATGACGATTGCTTCGGCTGACGGTATTGGTCTATCTAGCTTAATCATGATCAACGGGACGTTCTATGGCGGTAATCCGATCACAGGCTGGGCGTACAATCAAACAGAGCGCTATCTGGATGTGAACTCTAACGATAACATCGTGGTTTATGTTCATAGCTATGGCTATAAGCCAAAGTTGATCAGTGGCATGGGGAATTTCCCAGGTGCCAATAATATCACGATGATTCCTGAGACCATTTCGCCGTCTCTCGACACAGTCACACGTGACATGCTTTCAACGCATTTCTCTGCAGGTATCGATGCACAAGGCGGCGTCTTCCTTGCAGTGAACATGGACATGAGTCAGTATGCGCCAGAGATGGTCCTGGATGCACTACACTACTACTTGGTTAAGCTGGGCTATATGGCTGCAGCAGGTGCCTTGGTTTCAGGAACCGTGGATATCTATAAGTTTGTAGATGGGGGACTTGTCCTCAAGACAAATAAATTCTACGGAAAAATTGCAGACAGTGTCACGGTGCTGCCGGATACAGGGATCTACCTTCCGATCTATGTGGAAGTAGAACCCGAGGTTCTTGTTCAGTATCCGAATTTCAAACCAGTTCAGAAGAACACCAGTGGGCTACTGCTGTCTTTTGCACTTTGGACGAAGCTTTCTGCTTCTCTAACCATCGCAGACAGAACATCGACTGCGGATCTAGTTCGGTCAGCAATCCTACCGGACCTTGCTGCGATTGAACCGGGTGCTACGATTGTCGATATTCGCAGTGACCTCGCTATCGTTGAAGAACGTTTGATCCAAACTTTGGGTTAAAGTAACAAATGTTAAAAGACTGACAGATGGGTAGGGAAAACCCTACCCATCTGTCGATAATGAATTCTTAAGATTAAGTGGCTATCACGTCAACAACCCCTTCATGAAGGATTAACTATGGTTATGCAAATCAAGAAGGTGACCAGTGTTCCGGTACCGGATGGGCAGGGAATGTATCCTAGCGATACCCTGTACTTCGTACGGAACAATGGGAATCTTGAACTCTGGCTGACTTCGGCTGACGGTTCTCTGATCTCTCACATTCCGACCAAGAGCGAAGTTCTTGGTTCGACGGTCGCTTACCAGGATCTCCCGCCGGCTCTTCCGAACGATACCCCGTTCTGGATGAACACGTCCACTTTCACGCTTTACGTTCAGTATAACGACGGTCAGAGCGTGCAGTGGGTCGAGGCCATTCCTTCCCACTATGTCCCTGAGTTTGGTGGCACCGGCACGTCTCCGGACATGGCTCGCGCTGACCATAACCACGACGAAACCTACGCCAAAATTGGCGCAATGGAATGGTGAGATAGGAGAACAATATGCCTTATCAATTTACCCAAAATCCTACGCAAGGTCAGGTCGACATTCTCCCGAATGGTCGTAAGTTCCAGTTCAACGCTGGTCGCTGGGATCTCTTCACGAACACGCTGCCGGAAAACGTAGCACCGGTTGTGATGACGCAGATGCCTATCCTGTCTGAAACCGAACCCCCGGTGCCAAATTCGAATCCTTTCTGGTTTGAACCGATGCAAGGTAAACTCTTTGTTCAAGTTCAGCCTGATCCGGGTAAGGGTCCTGTATGGATGCCGTCGATGGAAGTTCAGAGTGCCTCGCCGCTCGAATCCGAGACGCCACCGGAACTGCCGAACACTAACCCGTATTGGTTCAAGCCTTCGTCGTCTGTGATGCATTACCAGTACAATGACGGTAACTCGACTCAATGGGTTGAGATCTAACCTGCTGTAGTCGCTCTTTCTCTGTTTTTCCTCTTGTAATATCCAGTGGAATATCATTCCACTGGACCCCACATCTTTAGGAGTTTTACATGCTGAATATCGCACGCGTACTCGTTCTGCCGGTTACCCTGGCTGCCAACACCATCTACATGACCGGCGACGAAACCGCCGACGGCCTGCAGATCGTCGTTACTGGCCAGACCGGTGACGTTATCAAAAAGACCAAGACCACTGCCCAAGTTCAGGCACTGATCGACGCCGCTGCCGGTAGCGCTTCCGCTGCTCTGGCTGCCGAAGCTGCCGCTATCCGTTCCGAACTGGCTGCTGGTGACACCACCACCCTGAACGCCGGTAAGGCTTACACCGATGCCCGTGAAGTCGCTATCCGTACTGATCTGACCGCTGGCGATGCCGCTGCTCTGGCTGCTGCCAAGGTCTATGCTGATGGTCAAGATGCTGCTCAGGCTCTGGTGATCGCGGCTGGTGACACGGCTTCTCTGAATGCTGGCAAGGCTTACACCGATGGTCGTGAAACTGTCCTCCGTACCGATTTCGCTGCTGCTGATGCTGCCGGCCTGGTCGCTGCTAAGGCTTACACCGATGCCGGTCTGTCCGCCAACGAAACTGCCTCGACCGCTTACACCGATGCACGTGAAGTTGCCATCCGCACCGATCTGGTTGCCGGTGATGCTGCCTCCGTCGCTACTGCTGGCGCCTATACCGACACCCGTGAAGCCGCGATCCGTGCCGACATGGCCTCGGGTACTGGCGTTGGCGTTACCGAAGCCAAGGCCTACACGGACGCACGTGAAGCCGTCATCCGCACTGACTTTGCTGCCGCCGACACCGTTGCCCTGAACACTGCCAAGACCTACACGGATACCCGCGAAGCTCTGGTTCGTTCCGATCTCGGCACCGCCATCGCCAATGCTCAGTCTGCTGCTCAGTCCTACAGCGACACCAAGCTGGCCGCTGAAAAGGTTGCCATCCTGAACACGACCGACACCAAGATCGCCACCGCTATCGGCGCTCTGGACATGACCAACTCCGCCGTCTTCGCAGCTGACATCGCTGCTCGTGACGCACTGGTTCTGACCAAGTCTTCGTTCGTTCTGGTTGCTGATGCTACCGGTGATGCTACCGTCGATGTTGGCGCTGCCATGTACTTCTACAACCTGGCTGACGATTCGTTCTCCAAGGTTGCTGAATACGAATCCATGAACTTCATGGACCTGAACCAAGCTCTCCTGGCCAAGCTGGGTGAGTCCGGTGGCCTGCTGACCTTCAACGGTCAACTGGTTGCTACCGTTCAGCACACCGGCAGCGAGTGGTAATCTGAGGATCTTCCTCTAAAAATCACTACGTAGACTAGGGGCCTTCGGGCTCCTAGTTTATGCCGGGTGTAATCTGATGGTACGAAATCACTAAAGATTAACTTGGAGGTCCCCGTGGCAGGTGAAGGTAAAAATCTACTCACACGGACACTTGCGACTGCCGCTGACGACAGCATGCAGTTGTATGTCGTCTACAATGGACGAGATTATCGCGTATTACTCAGTACGCTGCTGTCTCTGATTACGAAAACTCGTCTTGGTCTTGAGAATGTCAATAACACGTCAGATCTTGACAAACCCATTTCAACAGCAACTCAGCAAGCACTGCTTCAAAAGGTAGATGCGGCAGACGTAGTTAGCCGTGAAGAATGGAATCTGTTTGTTCAGCAGTTTGGAAATGTGGTTAGTCTCGAAACACTGACCCAAGCCGTCGATTCGTTGCAACTGGCCATTCAAAGTAAGGCTAGTATCCAAGATGTTCAAACAGCGATCAATGTCGCACTTCAGCCGATTACTAATGCACTGATGATGCTACAGAACGACGTTAGTTCAATCACACAGCAGCTTGGTAATTACGCGACTAAGGTTGAACTCAGCACTGCAATCGCTGCAGTTAACAGCGTGATCAGTTCTCTTAATATGGCATTCATGTCATATATGGCATCTAACGATGCTCGTGTATCGACACTTGAAGATCGAGTTACGGTGCTTGAAGAGAATCAAATTGTTCTTGGGCCTCATTTTTGGTAATACGTACAGAGGGAGAGGCGAATGCCTCTCCCTCTGTTTACTCAGTGGCTGTGGTGATTAGTATTCCCGCCGCCGTCAATGATACTACCAGCAGCTGTGATATTAGCATCAACGTCAATATTGCCTTGGACTTTAAAGTTACCCACGAAGGTACCTGTACTACTTCCAGAACCACCTGACAAATGGAAACCTTCTGTAGCGACAAGTTCACTATTCACCTGGTTAAGTGTCCCATTCGTTTCAGCTTTGTCAGCGTTCAGCGTATGGTCAGGCGTATTGACTTCAGCGGTTGAATTCGCATTCAGTGTGTACTTCGGTGTATTGATCTCCACGGACTCAGTAGCGTTCAACACATAACGTCGTGTATTCACAGTGACACTTTGTTCAGTGGTCACTTCTAGATGTCCAGGCACTGATTCTAGCAGAATACTGTTACCGAGTTTATCTTCAACAGTAATCGTTCCTTGCTTGGTATTGATCGTGATATCGTAAGTCGTTGGTTCACCGTCATTATCCGACGTATGAATCTTCATGTGCTTATACTTCGTATCGATCTCTACCCAGTAAGACGAGTCCGGGTTATACGCTTCGCCACCTGCATCTTTATTAGAAAGTGCAGTCCGTGCCCGTTCCCGACCTCGTAACGAAGGTTCACGGAAGAATGTAGTCCAGTAATAGTCTTGGGTATCGGCATATTTATACAACATGACCGTTTCTGACCGATAGACGTCCGGGGCATTATCGCGATTAGGGTTTGAGAGCGGAACCCATCTTGCTTCTACGGTACTACCCCCTTCAATATTCGAGGTCTTCTTCACACCTGCCGAATTCGCGGTCGTTGATTCTTTCTTACGATCCGTAGAAGATAACTCACCCAGTTCCATAGAGAAATCTTCAATCGGTGTAACCGTGATGGTATCACTACCCTCTTCCTTATCGACCACGACGATACCTAGTGAATAGAAACGATATCCGCCACTATTTTCATCATTTAGAGCCATGTTAATCACCATTAAAAGTTATGTCAGAAGATACCCACCGACTCTTTATTTTTACTCGCCAGCGCCCTATCCTTTAGTTATGGATAATAGGTTAAAAAGATGAATGAAATCTTCATACCTCATCCTGAGATACCTAACCATTACCATGTTAAAACTGGTTACTTCCTAGTCACTTCAGATATGGAACAACCCTTTTTCAGATGGTCGAGATTGATTAGAAAAAACTATCTCAAGGATCATGGATTTCTTGGCCACAGTGAGACTGAGCGAATTAATGTTGAACTGTTTAAGCAAAGAGATACATCGGAGCACTATACTCAACTTGACACGGATGAAGTGGCTTCAGCGTTAGAAGCTTTAATGGTAGATGGAAAAGAAACGATTCTTCATTACTGTGCCCAAGGTCAAGTTATCTCAGTAATCACTGGTGTTGATTACGGTATGCTAGGTCAACTGTCAGAACAATACCGTCAACTCTACTATGAGTTTCGAACATGAAAATAACAAAACTGATTCTCACAGGCTTTCTTCGGCTAAGCCTTCGATCGATTGATCGGATTGAATACACTCCTAAGGAAAAGACACAGATCATCCTTGGAAGTAATGGTAGCGGTAAATCCTCATTGATGAAAGAACTCTCACCCCTACCAGCAGTGCCTGCCGAATACCGAAAAGGTGGGAGTAAGGAAATTTGGATTGAATTCCGAGGGAAGGAATACTATCTAGTCTCAAGCTTTCCAGCTGAAGGCAATCTCTTTGAATTCTACTGTGATGGCGTCAACCTGAATCCAGGTCGAACTGTGACTGTTTTTAAAGAACTGGTTAAAGAACACTTTAACTACAGCGCTGAACTCCATGCGTTGATGACGGGTCGAGTTTTGTTCCATGAACTGAGTGTGAATGACCGACGTAAACTCTTCATGAGTATGAATAACGTCGACTACACTTACGCTTTCCAGTACTTCAATCGCCTTAAGGATAGAGCACGGGATCTACAAGGTACCGTTACACAGCTCCAGAAGCGTTTATCGAGCGAGATTGAGGGGTTGCTTACCCCAGAGCAAGAAATCGTCGTAAAACGCGAAGCTGAAGAGATGAGGGGTATTCTCGAGTCACTTCTGATGTCGAAAGAAATCACTTCTGTTGATCCGAGAACCATTGAACATCAACGTAGTGCCTCCGTTGAACTTTATAATACGTTACAGTGTGAGATCACCGATGCGTTCGCACGCTACGAGCGTATTGCTTCTAGGAAATCATTAGACGAACTAGAGGCGGCGTATCAAACGACATCGCACCAGCTAACCGAGTCTAGAAAAGAACTCAAAATACGCTACGAGCAACACCTGAAAATAGAATCGGAGTTAAGAGAGTTTCAAGTAGTCGATTCTCTTGATTTTGGTAAACTGAAAGACGAGATCGAAGAACTGACCGCTAAGAAGACAGCGACAAGTCAGTTACTTGAGATGGACATACCCTGGATATTTACGTTTGACGTTCATAAACCGGGATACCTGTTGGATATGTTATCCATGTCACTCACTGCGCTCCAGCATTGTGCTGATGAACTACAGCCTTATTCTGAAAGAGCTGAAGTCACTGATGTAACGCCTTCCAGTTACAAGAAGGTAGCGGACGATCTCCTAATGCATGAAGATATTTATCGTCGTGAAGCTGGTATGATCTCTTATAGCAAGACTCAGATAGATGACATGCTTAAATCTAAGGAACAAGCCGAAGTGTCTTGTCCAAACTGTAACCATTCGTGGCACCTTGGCTACAGCTTAAGCAAGTTCCAACATCTTCAGAATGATCTGAAGGTTACTCAAGAGTCTTACGACCGTCGAACAAAAGAAATAGAACGACTGCGAGCGCTGAAGGCTGAGTTCGATCACTACATTCAAGTTCGGCGAACTGTGACCAGTACAATGGAGCAGTATGAAGCACTGTCACCCTTCTGGAACTACTTGGCTAAAGAGAATGTCTTCTCTAAATACCCTGAACGATTCTTACATGAATCTACGCGACTGAAGCAACATCTTTCAGCGTTATCCATGTTAGATAACTGTAACAAGCTGCTCGATGAGAAGCTTCGATTGAAAGCTGTGTATGAAGCAGCCTTGAACAAAAACAAAGGTAAGCTTAAGGAAGCTTTCCGTGAGCTTGAAGAAACTATCCAGACGGTTCAGCAGCGTGTCACAACACTAACGCTGATGTCCTCTACATTACAAGAAGAACTATCGACCATGAAGGAGATCTATGACCTCTATGGACGTTTCAGCCATCTTCAAACTGAGATTAAGAAACTTGAACAGTGTACCATAGAAACTTACTTGGACGGGGTTCTTGGTGATCTCATTAATAACCTGAAAACTGAAATTGTTCAAAAAGAACGTTCTGTTGCCCAGGTCTCAATGAAGAAAGCAGTGATTCAAAATACAGAGGTCTCTATCCAGAGTTATAAGGACGAGCTTCGTTTAGTTAACATAGCCATCGATGCACTTTCTCCTAAAACTGGACTGATTGCGCAAGGAATGAGTCTATTTATTAATACGTTCATTGAACGAGTGAACCGGTTCATTGCAAAAGTATGGAGCTATCCGTTATCTCTAGACACCATCAAGCCTGAAGGTGATGATGAGATCGATCTGGATTACAAATTCATTGTGAATGTAAACAACACAGGCAGTTCTCCAGATATCGCAAGTACGTCTAGCGGTATGCGTGAAATCATCCACCTAGCGTGCGTGATCACCTGTATGCGATTCATGGGCTTCGAACATCATCCTGTGTTCTTGGATGAATTCGCTGTCAAGATGGATGACGCGCATCGAAAAGCAGCTTATAGCATCATCGAGTATCTCATCGATGAAGCCAATGTAAGTCAGGTTTTTCTAATCAGCCATTATGAAAACGGCTACTCTAGTTTAAGTGCAGCGGATATCACAGTTCTCTGTGACGCGAATGTCTCTATGCCGAAACATCTTACCTATAACAGTTGCGCCATCATCAGTTAGTACGATACTCGGAGAGGCATCTGCCTCTCCGAGTATCGTCATTAAGCGTTAGCTTGAATGTGTGCTTCCAACAGTGCTATTTTGTTACGAAGTTCTTGGTTATGATTACGAAGATGCTGCATTTCTTCCCATGAACCATTCGCGGTTTTAGCAAGAGTTCGTGCTGTCGAGATCTCGACATGACGATCATCTGTCACTAGTGTTACTTGGGAAGTTTCAACAGGTTTAGATTTCACATCGACACCTAGACGAGCCTTGATCAATTCCATCACTTCAGTCTGAATAGCGGTGAGGTCTGTTGTGACTGGAAGTGATGGAAGTGCGAACACTAGACTGACTGAACGATACCGATGTCCGCTGCCAGAAGGAAATGCAAGTACATACTGTTCAGGAATGTACAGCCAGTGGCCACGGCGTGATTGAAGTGAAACGATATAGACGTCTTTTGCCAGATCGTCATCGAAAGATGGCTCAATACCGTAGGTCTTATAGATAAGATCCTTCGGGTTTTCATTGGCAGCAATATAGTCACTGAGCTTCCGGACAGCGAGACAGGTGTACTCGATCCCAGTATCGACCAGACGGTCAAAAGGAGAAGCGAGTGAGTAGATCCCTTTGGCACCCAGAGGCGGTGTGATCACCATGGTCATAGTGTTTCCTTGTTAGAGAATGGTATTCTTCTTGGCAGAGACCAGGAAGTTCACATTATCGTAGACAAAACAAACAAAAAGCTTGCCATTACGAGTTACACGGCGCATGGGGTTGATCACAGTGCTATACTCAGTCACTGTTTCAGCAATCCGGATCAGTTCAACCATTTTCAAAACCCACTCTCGGGTACTGTGTGACATACGGTTGAAGTCCAGTGAACTAGTGTTAACCGGAATGTAGTCTGGGAAGATTTCAGTGATATCATCAATTGCTGCAAGATTCGTAGAACCGCAAATGACACCACAGGTGATAGACTTATAATCAAACGGCATTACGCTGAGGTTATTGCTGGCGAATGTTTGCGTGATCGGTGACGGACTGTTACTGATGACGTGGTCCAGCATATCAGTCGGCTTATAGACAGCACTGTAGATACTACCAAGTTCTGCTGTATTTCGAATAGCGACTTTATCCCAACGAGGATAGAAAGCAAACTCAGTTCGCATGAAGATTTCTGGAAAGATGACCTTCCACTCTGCTTCACTATGCGTGCTGTTATTAAGCAGGAAATCAACGATGGCGTCTTTGATACTATCGATGTTATCGCCGTTCTTACCGTAAACCAGAACTCCCCACTGTGTATCGATCGATTGATCGACGTTATTCTGATTGTGCAACTTGAATGTCAGAATACGTGTATAGGTATCAGGATAGACACCCTTGGCAGTTTGGATACGTTCCATGACTGCGGATATGGAAAGCGCACTGATCCGTGAGACCATATCACTATACCGAGAGAAAAACTGGTCGATGTTATCCAATGGCGCTACGGTGACGATCTCGTAGAAGGAGTATTGATTCTGGAAAGCTTCATCACGATGCCAGATACGTACTTCAGTCCCATCCATCAGCGTCCAAGCGGACCAATCTGGAATGGAGTATAGATTTCCTTCATACAACGCACCGTGGGTGAAGTTGACGATCTTTCCATTGAAGGACGTTCGGATGAAGTTAATGAATTCAGTGCTGCTGAACGTGTTACCACTACAGTATGCGAGAATCGCACCCGTGATGGACAGTGTATCTGAAACAGAAACAGCATCCAATGTAAATCCGAGACCGGTGGTAGTGTCCCTGGTGGTGAAGGTATGTAGAATATCACCCACATTGGCAATAGATTGATACTCACCGCGTTCTTTAGAGAAAGTCAAGGACAGCGGAGACAGCTCAAAGAACTCATTTACCTGACCATCTTGGTTGATGATAAATGAATCTTTGGTAACAAAGCCTTGGATAAGACGCATTGGTTCACCTCGAATAATAAGAAAGGAATTTTGGATATGCTACACTTGCTTAAAATGTTTTGGTTCGTTGTCAAGGAATTACTCTTTGACAGCAAAGAAGAATATGACTTCAGAAGTAAGAAGTTTAATTCAAATAAGGTCAGTGTGGCTGTGGCGCTGATGCTTTCATTCTTTTTAAATCTCTGGCTCCTTGAACGCTTTTATGAAACGTCGACGAGTTATCTCGAGGTCAGGAAAGAACAGAAAGTTAAAGAGACGGAAATCGAAAAACTAAATCTGACAATCAGTCACTATGAGCAACTTTTCGAAGAGAACCGAGACCGGTTTAAGCCTTTGAAAACTAAGCCAAAACCTCACGATAAAAAAGCGCTACATGACAAGATGGAGTAGTTAAAAAGAGATTCGGAGAAACGTCATGTCAGCAACGCGCGGTTTGGTACTTTATTGTGATGGTGGGGCTAATCCAAATCCCAATGGTCCGTCAGGTTCAGGTGTCCATGGCTATATCTATGGTATTCCGGAAGAGAAAGGGAAACCTACTCGGATTGATTCCTGGATAGCCACTGATGAAGGCTATGTCCTTAAGAAAGACTTCGACACTGGTATGAAGCAAGGTGTCGTGGTTGAGCAAATTGTTGAGATCGTGGATGCGATCGGACTCGGTACCAATAACATCGCTGAGATGAATGCGGTGATCGCTGGTTTCGAGTTTGCTAATACAATTTCCGGTATAGCCCGGGTTCATATCATCTGCGATAGCGAATACACGTTAAAAGGGATGAATGAATGGATTCCAGGATGGAAGAACCGTCGATGGACTTTGTCTGACGGCAGCCCTGTCAAGAACCAGACTTTCTGGAAAAAACTCGATGACCTCATGGTTATCTCTGGTAGTAAATTCGAACTGACTTCTGGTTGGATCAAGGGTCATAACGATGACTTCGGTAATAGCAAAGCGGATTGCCTAGCGACCATGGCAGTAACTCGCTCCTATCTCGGTGACCTAGGTCGCACTGTTGTTACTTGGCCGGCCAGTGAATACTTCGCTAAGCTTGAGAGTGTTCATCCATTTATCTCTCTGAAACGGGTTTACTTCAATACGAATGAAGACTTCCACCAACCAGGTATGTACTATCAGAGTGACGGTAGCGGTAAGGAGTTCATCACTGGTAAACGTTCTAGTGAAGCTACTTTCTCCGTGGTCTGCTTGAATGAACCTGACGTAGTGATGGAAGCAGCGATTCAAGCAACGATCGCTCGTAAAAGTGACTACAACCGAATCGTCTACGGTAAAGTGGACATGATTCGAAATCAAGAAGTACTTCAGCAGGTTAACCACTGGGGTGCCTTAGCTTTCGTACCTGATCGCCGCAATCTGAACATGAACACATTGGACAAGAAACCAATCGTCGTTGAAGTTCGAGCAGATGAACTCCCCTTACGGGCATTCGAAGCCATGACTCACCTGGAATCACTTCTGATTGAATTTCAGAATAACTACCTAACCTTCAGTAAGTTCTTTGAAGGAGATGGTAGAGGTTTCCAGCTGTGCGATGTAACCGATCACTTCTATACTACTCGACTGAAGAAGTCAGGTAAAGATGAGATTGAAATCCATGAACTGAAGAAAGATTTCGGTGTTGGTATTCAGAATACCCGCCTGACGATTCCTTTTAAAGATAAGGATGTCACTGAACTTGATGTGATCTTGTCTTTTAGTGAAGACGTCCCGCCTCGGAATAGTTTCAAGCATTTCGAGTTGATCAACCCCTTGGTTTATATTGTTGCATGGAAAGATGGTGATTATTTGGTTCGATATGCGACGATTGTGAAAACAGACGACGCTGTTGGAATATGGTCAAACTACTTCGCAAACAATATTCTTTTGAAAAAATGAAGGAGAAATTGCCATGAGTCTTAACAAACGTTATGGCTTGGGTATGGGTAACTTCTTAACGCGGATGCTTTGTGAGAAGTTAAGGGAATTACTCCCTATGCGGATCAAGCGTCTGTTGTATGTGGGATCAGTGATCGGTGTGTTGTTTTCAAAGACACCTGACCCTGCAATTCTTGCAAGAGTTAACGAAGCGCTGAAAGTGGCTTATGGCGCTAACAGCATGCTTTTCCCTGCATACATCTCTGATCATATCTGGGCCGATCTTGTTACTGAACAGAACAAGATCCTATCCCTTAGGGAAATGGAAAACACAGAACGCTGGGGAATCTGCTTGCAATTTGCGAATCGATGTCCCTCTTGGCTCCAGTACGGTAGTGAGCAGCTCATGGCAGCGGATGTTTACGAAGCTGTCACTCGTGCAACCTTTCGTTCGGCGTAATAATGGCTATCCACTTTGTCCTTGGTGATCTCTTGGAAAGTAAGACCGAAGTCTTAGTGAACCCTGTTAACTGTTATGGGGTCATGGGTAAAGGTCTTGCTCTTCAATTCAAAAAGAAATACCCCTCCTACTTCCAACAGTACAAAGGTCTTTGTGATGATGGAATGATTCGTTTGGGTCGAGTACATCTTCATCAAAACGCGGCTTTTCCAGCGATTGTCAGTTTCCCAACCAAGAATCATTGGTCTGATAAAAGTCTTTTGGAGAACATCGACCAAGGTCTCTCTAGTCTCTCTGAGGCTATTGAATCGATGCAAGTCAAATCCATTGCCATTCCTCAGCTTGGCTGTGGCTTTGGTGGACTTCCTTGGGAATCTGTTCGGGAATTGATTGTTAACCGTCTATCGCATCATCATGACTGTGACATCTATGTTTACGGTTCCATGATCTAACAAACATCTGACATCCTGGGAGGTATAACCTCCCAGGATGTCAGTATCAGTATTAGCCGGTAATCTTGTTGAATTGCTCGGAGAGATTACGAACCGTGGTCAAACCAACCTCGATGTTATAGCATGCCAAAGAAACCAGCTCAACATAACGAGCCGCTTCATAGGCACCTTCAGAAATATGCATGGCCATCTGACCAGAGATGTTCAGTTCCTTATCGTGTTCAACCTTATCACGAATAAGTCCAAGAAGGCTGACGGCGTGTTTGACATTGCTAGTTAATTCAGACAACGAGGTCTTAGCATGAACGGCTTCAAGTTTCTCTGCGTTGGCAAAGATACCGTCCAAGTCACCAAAACGAGACATCACGGAACCCAGTTTCACACGGGACAGATTGCTGTCTTTCTTAAAGAAGACTTCCATTTCTTTATTGAAACGCGTCCGGTCAGCTGTCATCTTCTTATAGAAGGCTTCGTAGTTCTTGATGGATTTACGATGATCCACATTGTTCAGGAAGATGGCCAGTTCATCACTATAGCTAATCAATACTTCATTAGCCGCACTAACAAGCTGCCCATGGACATTCAGGAGCATTTCAATGTACTTATCCAAAGAACCCGTGAAACCTTCAGGTACCTGGATCAATGTGTCTTGATAAGCTGCAAAGGGAAGCACCTTCACAGCCTTAAGTGTTTTACGGTAATCGCTATTCTTGATGGAGTTGTCTGACGATTTCCCGACAAAGCTAGAAATCGGTGCGATGAATGAGTTCAGAACTTCTGAGGAGTTTGAAACAAGACGACCGAAGATATCTAGAACCGATTGATTACTTCCATGGATGGACTCAATAGCCAGCATCTTACGAAGATGATCGGTGGAATGTACAGTCTCGGTGGCAGCGCAAATCATGATATTAATCCTTTTGCTAATTATGAAAAGAGTGTCATCTAATTCTTAAATACGCTTTGAAATTCTCCTCAGAGGAGGTGATAGAGTGTGTGAATAATTCCTCTAATCTTAAAGGGAAAGAAGATGCGTCCTCAAATGACCCTCCCCCCACCCGTGATGTATGCAATGCCTTGTGGCTCGCTGTTGGATATTCCAACGGGTGAGTATCTGACAGGTACGCACGATCAGCGTGTTTTCCTAGGCGGTGTATCTAACATTACTGGTATCGTTGGCCCGGGTAACTGTTTTAAGACAACGGTGATGCGGTTTATGATCTTCTCGGCGCTGAGCCGTATGTATCGTATTGCCGCTAACGAGTTGTTTTACAACCCTTACGACACCGAGATCAACACCCACGAGCACCGGATGCTCAACCTTGCATATTCATTCGATACTTTCAAGGGCCGTAACCTCATTGAAGAAGGTTTGGTTAACCCAACGAACAAAGCGATTTACATGGGGAATGAGTTCTGGCAAAAGACTCGCGATAACCTCAAAGAAAAGATGAGTGATAAGAAGAAGCGGATGTTCAAGACCGCTTTCTTATCTCGAGATCGCATCACACCGATGGAAGTCCCAGCACCGTGGTTTAGCGATATCGATTCTCTGTCACAGTTCATGACGTCTGACGTTAATGACATGATGGATAAGAATGAACTGGGTGATTCTGGCGGCAACACCATCTTCATGCGTCAAGGTTTAGCCAAGATGCGGATGTTGATGGAAATGCCGACAGTGGCCGCACAAGGCTTCAACTTCTTCTTGTTCACTGGTCATATCGGTAAGACGGTGAATATGGCATCGGCGCCTGGTCAACAACCACCACGTAAGCAGTTGCAAGGCATGCGCCAGGATGAAGTGATCAAGGGTGTGACAAATAACTTCTTCTACTTGCTTCACAATTGCTGGTTGATTGACCTAGCGTCTCCTGCAATCAATCAAGGCACCAAGGCACCTGAATATCCGTATGAACCAGGTGATGAAGTTGCTGGTGATATGGACCTTAATAAGGTTCGTATGAAACAACTCCGTGGTAAGAACGGGACTTCCAATTTCTCATTGGAAATCTACGTCAGTCAGCGTGAAGGTGTCCTACCTTACTTGTCCGAGTTTGTCTACATCAAAGAAAATGCTCGGTATGGTTTGGAAGGAAATGATCGTAACTACTCGCTCTCCCTGATGCCGGATGTTACTTTGTCACGGACAACTGTTCGGAAAAAGATGCGTGAAAGCTTCGCATTGCAGCGTGCAGTGGAAATCACCAGCCAGCTTCTTCAATTGGAAATCTTCCATCCGACGTTGAAAGAAACACTGATGCGTCCGGAAGAATTGTATACGAATCTAAAGGAGAAAGGGTATGATTGGGACTTTCTCTTGAATAAGACCAGATCATGGCATACGCTGGATGATGAAGAGTACCCTGGATATCCTCTGAGTACGCTTGATCTTTGTCGCGTGGCCAGAGGTGAATATCATCCCTACTGGCTCGAGCAAGATTGCAAGACTGTAAAGCCTGAATACGCAAAGAAGAAAATTGGAGAACTTCATGAGCAACAATGAATCACAATCCCTAGTGGCTGGGAAAACCATCGAAGTACTGCTTGAAGAAATCGATGTCGAAGGCGCGGCTTCTCTTGAAGAACAAGCTGTCCTCTCGGGCCTTGGTCTGATGAAAGCCGGTCAGATCTTTTATGATGAGAAGGCTGATCCAGATGAAATGAATCTGGTTAAGGTGGTTCGAGATCGTCTTTTCGAAAAAGGCATCAATGAAGAAAAGCTAGCTGCTTGCTTCGATAGTAGCAACTTTGTTCAGGAAGCCGAAGGTCGTCACACTCATGCACAACAGTGGAATCTGACGCGTTGGGTGGATGAGCAGTTCACGCTGATTCAAGCGCAAGACGGCATCGATACACGTCTCTTCCGCTATCAGGCCATCTATGAAGTCCAACCGGATGTCTGGTTGAAGGTGTTCAATGACGGCATCCTTCCGAACCTAGCTGAATTCGGTATTCGCGAACGGAAATAACTATGCCTGGCGATCGCAAGAAAGCTGAAGCACAGATCCTGGCAGATCTTGAAGCGATCTCGCCAGGTTGTGTGGATGTCGAACTCTATCAGAAGTATTTTGCTTCTATGAATGATAAGGCATTTGAAGCCTTCATGCTCCGGCTGAAAGAGGGTAGTGAGTGGTTGACACTTACTGTTCCTAATGCCGGTAAGAATAAGCTTGACATTGAACGTAATGTTAAGCTCGCTGATAAATGGGGACATGACTTCTGGAGTCAGATCTGGTTTCCAGCGGACGGGGAAGTTCCTCGTTATCTTACTCCTGAAAAATACCTGGTCATCAAAGTACCTGTTCGAGTAGCGTCTCAGCGGATCGCTAAGAAGATGTCTATTCCGAAACACCAGCGGGTAATCAACTCCATCACCGGTCAGCCGACTGGAGATTCGAAAGGTGCAGGGTTCTCTGCACCTGAACTTCGACTCTGTGTGGCCATGGGTTTGAATAAGTCTTCAGTCGAACTCATGAAGTATCGTGGCGGTGATCTGCGTGGATGGGCGGCATTGAATGCATCGCTCAATCGTTTTGGTGAAGCACGCCAGGATCAACTGGAACATTTTGCCAACGGTGTCGTTTCTACGTCTACGTTGAAAACGTACTTGACGTGCGCGCATCTATCAAACACACTTTAAATGGAAGACTTCTCCACTATCTACGTCGATCTCGATTCGTTATTCGACACACGACTATCTACACTGTACAAACTCGATAGCCAGCGTGTCGCTGGCTTATTGAAGAATGGTTACTTTAGCCGAGACTACGATGAGTTCGATGGCTATGATGTTGAGACCTATCATAAAGCTTATCAGCAAAGGGACGCATCCACGATTCATCATTCATCAGTAACTGATGTTCCACGGATCATTCTTTATTTCGCTGAACAGACGCTGAAAGCTCGAGCCAGTACGCCGTTTGTCAAGCAACCCAGATTACATCTGAACATCTACCCGTATGTTCTTCCAGAAGAAGCTATCTTAGCAGTCGTGGAAGGAGTAAAGTTAGTTACCAAAGGGTTGATCGATATTGAGATCATCGATACACCTTTAGAACAGATCACCCCTAGCTACGTTAAGAAAACATATGCGATGCTGGTGATGTACGAGTATTGGAATTGGCTTGAGATTCATGCTGCCAATAGAAACTTCGAATCAACGTTCTGCCCTGAGATAACACTCATTGGTCCTGCGATTGTTCGTTCAAAGACTGCCTGGGAACAGGTTAAGACAGTTGACATATACCCCATCATCGAACAGTATAGCTCAATGTTTATCAAGTTGACGCTCTACCCGGTGACGACATTCTGTGTCAATATTGAACGTATGGTTAAGGCTAAGCAGGAAATAAACGTTGATGCATGAGAAGAGAGGCGTACGCCTCTCTTCTCATGTCTCTTAGATAACTTCAGTTTTCTGCAATTGATCGATTGTCATCGGAATATTTCCAATGTCCATTTCACCTGGAACTGTATCAATCCGTAGGAATTCACCTGGGATCTCACGTTCCATTGGAAGTGCGGTATGCGTTGAGGGTTTGAAGCCCTTCAGTGCTTTAGCCACAGCATCTGCCAGATTACCCAACTCATCAGTGGTTTTAGAAGCCACCTTCAAACGAGCCTTGGTCATGATCAAACGCTCACTACCATCCAGAAGTTGGGCAAGTAGGACTTTATCAGCGGTCTTCTCAGGAATCTTCAAACCACCGACTTCATCCATCGTTAGCTTTTTAGACAACTGTACTCGCAGATTTTGAATACGTTGAAGCTCATCGGCATCGTCATCATCAAACAATGCACTACGTGCTGCAGGGTTGTTTCCAACCGCTTCTTCAGAAATTTCGATATCAATCATAGTGTGCTCCTCCAGCAGGAGAATTCTGTTATTTTACCACCACATACATTATTTATGTCCTGTGCTGATAAGGGGTTTGCTCATGTATATCTTAAATGACCCGGACTGACTAGGAGTTTTTACTGTGTTAACCTGGTTTAAGAAGTTATATCAGAATACGTTAGCCAAGCTTTATCCAGAACAAAAAATAGAGGACGATGTAGAAGTTGATGAGGTTTCAAATCAACTCTATGACCCCTATGAGCACATCATAGAACGTCTTCATCATGCCTTGGCTGTTAACAATCATCGTGCATTTGACATACAGCGATTGGAGGTACTTTGTGACACCGTAGATAACTACATCGAGTTACTAGCCATAGTTGAAGATTCGTTATTGGGGAAGATGGATTTTCCTAAAGATGAACTCTCACTTCGACTGGTGAAGGTCTGTAACTTTTACAGATCTCCCGATGGTCGGTTTGGTAGTATACTTGAAAAACGAAGCAGGTTGATCAACCGAATGCTTTCTGTATTGGACATTCATAAGCGATCACTTGCGAACGCTAACCCACCGGGATGGCTTTCTTACGCACTCTCACGCAGTACAACGGTGATTGTGAATATCGATTCTCTTTCAACCCAGTTGGTAACACCACGGCTCGGAGATCAATAACAAAACAAGAGTCCTCTACTTATGAGGTAAATTAACGATGTTTGCTCGCAAACACAAAGTCCAACCCTTCACCACAGTCATCCGAACAGGTGGCGCTGGTGCGGTGCTGGCACGACTGATTCGTACGATTATGTACGATCTTGGTTTGACTGAACAAGACCATTACGATTCACTGATGGTTCGCTACATCCAGCGTGCACGGTTTCTACCGGACGCAGCTAAACAAGAGTCTGCTCGTATCGGTCTCTCTAAAGAACTTCTGAAGAAAAGCATCACCTGGAAGACATTCTTGAAGGGACTTGAGTTTCTTAACATTAAACAGGTTGACCTAACACTTGCGATGGAGCGCATTGAGGGAGTCACTGTTCACGATATTTCGTTTGCGATTGGTCAGAAAGATGAACCCGGGAAACTTCTTGGTGGTCTCATGGCGAAGATCTTTCATGAACTCGATATCCGAGGTGATAAATACAGCGCTCTAATGGAGGCTTACATCGAACGTTCTCGATCGGTTATCCATAAGCGACAGAAAGCCACCATACGTGCCAGTATCTCGAAAGAGTTGCTGAAGGATAGCATGACCTGGAAAACGTTTATGAAAGGCTGTGCCTTCATTAATGTTCAGCGGTTTACTATTCGTGTGAAGTTATACCACGCCGTCAAGAAAGCAACCTATCATGAAATCGTGGTTGCAGTTGACGGCCTAGACGATGGAGATGGTGATGAATGAAGGAAATATCTTTCGGCGGTGTCTGAAAGAGTCATTCGCAGCGGCATGTATGTATAGTGACGCGCTGCAGACCAAGTTGGATATCTACAATCAAACAGGTAGTCCGTTTACTTACAATTTCGACATCATCCAAAAAATGATTAGTCGTTATTGGACGGATGATTTCATTGACGACATGATCGTGAATGAAGGGTCTGGGGTTTATGTCCCGACTGATTTCCTGATTGACCTGAGCCGACGTTTTTGGGGGATGCTGAACTTTGAAGTCTATAGTGAAGCTCTGTCTGCTGACATTCTGAACGGAACGAGTACGGCTAGTAATGTTTTTCCTCAGGCAGACGTTATTAAAATGACGGAGAGAATCATTCGCAGTGACATGGATTCCTTCGCCCGTAACGTTCTTCTTAAACAAGAGGCCCGTGATTATAACAAGCCACTGGCCGGCCTTCATGATACTTCAACTGAGGTGTCTAGTTTTCTGTATAGCCATGCATTCATGATACCGTTTTACCTGGTTTTTGTTACAGGGGTATTTGACGAAGTTCGCATGGAAATCAACAGTGCTCAAAAATCGAGCACCTAACCGCTAACAAGGAAATATGCAATGTCCAAGAATTCCAAATCTCAAGGTTCTCTTCGTGATCAACTTCAGACGCACGGCGTCTTGTTGACCAAGGTCCAAGGTCTTCCGTCTCACCCCTCTCAGTGGCAGGGTGACGGTATCGACCACATCAACGTAGCAATGAATGCAGCGACTCAGATCGGCAAATGGCTGAATGGTCGCAATAGCCACCTCTTCCATCACCCCATCCTGGGGCAGTTCCGTTCGATTGAAAACCTCTCCCTCTTCATTCGTTCCGAATCGCATGCTGACTCTATTCGCATGATGGAAAACTTCACGAAGATCCGTGATCTCATCTTCCGTAGCGGCGGTCTGCGTAAGACGACACCGAATTATCGTGCAGTGATGGTGCATTCCATCTACGTTCGCGTTCTTCAGAATGAATCGCTGATGAAGCTTCTGCTGGAAAGCACGCTTCCGTTCGACAGCTATTCCATCAACAATGAAACCATGCTGCGTCAGCGCTTCGAACCTTCGGCGTTCCTGTGTGCAGGTTACACTGAAATCCGTAACGCACTGAAGGAACGTCGTTCTCCTTCCCTGGCTCGATTCCTGGACAACGGCGTTAGCAAGGATGCCGATATCTACGAAGGCATCATGAATCAGCTGACGGGTGATAGCTATCAGGGCACTGCACCTGAAATCATCGCTCGTTTCGAAGAGAAGCGTTGGGTGGCTTACGATGCTTGGTGTGAACGTCAAGTAGCGCGCGCTGCTCAGGCTGCTGAAGTCAAGTTGAAGAAGGAAAAGGCGGCTCAAGAAGCTACAGTACCCGTTGCCCAGGAACAAGCAACTCTTATCGCTGAAACCGAAGCTCTCCAGACAGTTCCCGAAACTGGCGCTGTTGAAGTTGAAGAAACGAAACCAGTGATTGAAGAAGTTGGCAACGTTTCGAGTGACACGATCGTATCTGAAGACACACCGGAGCTCGATTATCCGGAAGGTACTCGTTGGTATAACCCGGCTCGCGAGATGTCCTATGTTCTGGTGCATCTGTCAACGGGAAATGCTTGGGTGGACTACAGCTATCTGGAAGGTAGCGTGGCCTTCGATGTTAAGAATGGCCGAGCAGTGACGTTTATCAAGATGCCGATTCCGTCGCAAGTGATGCCGGTGATCATGGAATGCTGGGAACTCGGTCTGTTCATTCAGGACCCGATTACCCAGGATATTCTGTACCCGGTTATCACTTCCGTCGACGCACCAGTGTCCTTGGTTTCTCAGAAACCTGAGCGCTTTGAGTTGGCTGAACAGGATGGGCGTAAGGTTCCTTCCGAAGAAGCGGTTACCGAATTGGCTGCTGTACCGGTGGCGGCTATCATGGCTGCTGGGGAAACCACTGATGCTGAAGAGTCATTGGCTGAACCCGGTTCGGTAACTTCGCAAGATGAAGCAACTGTCGCTAGTGAATCTTCGGCGACGGCTGTTGAAGCTGCGAATAGCGGTCTGAGTGAAATGCAATCTTCGATGTAAATCGATACGACTATGGAGACGGGGTTACCCCGTCTCCATAGTTCTTTTTTTGAATTCTTTTTTGATCCGATGACTACGATTTAAAAAAGAGGTGTTCCATGGCTATCGCAGCTAAACGTTTTCAGTTTCTGACTCAGGATACGAATCTTGCCAGTTCTACCTTTGGTGCAGGTAAGTTAGATGACATTATCAACTCTGCAATTAATGAATTCAAGACCGTTGGTGAGGATGCTGAAAATCTTATTCGGACGAGTTTTCCGGAAGAAGCAAGTCTCGCTAAAAATATCTATTCTTCGGCTAAAGACTCTTTCGAAGAATATAGCCGCGATATCAAATCGATCGCTGGCAAGTTAACTGACTACAAAGGTGCACCTGAGAATCTGGTAAATGAGCTTGTTAAGTCGTTTACTTCGAATACTGGTGGCAGTACTGCAGTCGCTAAGTCGGCAATGGATATGATGCGACGCTGTGGTCGTGGTAGTTCATACGGCTTTGGCGGTAGACCTTATGATCTCTCGGCCAGTTGTTCGGGTGGTAAGGCATCACTTGGACGATATGGTACTAGCTCTGGGTGTAATAGTGCAGGGTACACGGACCTTCTGAATAAGTTAACCGGCGGTGCGTACAATACAGGTTTCCGAGACATCACATCAGGTCTTCGTTCACTAATGGCATTGTCTGGCTATGGCTATAAGCTTGGACTTTGCGGCGTCTTCAGTGGTCTCTATTCTTCCAAGGTATTCGATGCACTTGGATTGACCAACCTTGAATATGGTAAAGCGGCTGGCAATCTATTAGGCATTATGGGTGCTGGCGGAAATGTTCGAGGTTGGATCGACGTGGCTAAAGATTCAACTGGCCTCAATCCTGCTTTAACGAATCCGGCATCTCTCGATGAACTACTTGGTAATCTTGAAATTCCTGAAGGAGTCGGAGAGATCGATCAAGTTGAACTCATGCGACAGCTTCGAGGAGGTCAGGAGTTATACGATGAAGACTGGATGCATAATGAAGAAGGTATGCTTTCCATGGGACATCTGAACGGTATCTCGAGTGATTATTCTAGCTTGAGTGATGTCTGGTTAACGGATCGTTCCTTTGGTCAGAATGATCTTGATGCCATTCCTGATTCTGACGATAGTTTTCTAAGCGCAGCCGTAGTAGCTTCTGAAGAATTCGATTTCTTCTGATACTGATGACACGAGGAGGGCGACTGCCCTCCTCGTGTTTACGTCCGATTACCTTCGAGAAGTGAGCTACCACGAACACCAGCTTCGACTAACTCAGTCAAAGCACCTGAAGCACCGAGGGTGATGTCGTTGATAAATCCATCTGAGATGGAATGTCTAAAAAGCGCAGCGTGAAACGCTGGTGAGGTTGCTTTGTATTGCAATTTAGCGAGTTCCTTCGTGGCTTTCAACTGAGCTCGAGGAATCGCATAAATCTGACTGTAGATATCCATACCTGCTAATACAGCCAAGTAGTCCTGAGCAATGTTATCGTCATCCATCGTGGTGTCTACTTCACCCACATTACCTGCAGACACAGGCATATGCATGATAGAAGAAAGATCAACCACATTAAATGAAACATCGATCGCCAGTGCGTTACCTGATAGATCGTACTGTAGGTTAGATGTACCACGACTGATTGAGATCGATTCAATCATCGCAAGTCTAGACTGAAGACGACCTCGATCATAAATTTGACAGTAGAATGGCGACGTATAAGACTGCTTACCGATAGACCGTGGCAGGCCGCCAGCCATGAGCATGTAAAGAGGGATGAATATATTCATCAGTCTTGAAACGGGGTTATTGTAAGGAGAGATCAGTTTGATCTTATAACTTCCTCGTGGAAGGGATGCATTCGCGCTCTGCCAGTGTTTCGGAATGTCGATGTACCCTGAACCACCTAGACCTGCAGCGAGACCAGCAAAGCCGAATGTGGCAGCATCTAGCGCACCTAGACCGATGTCCTTCACCGCTCCAACGATACTACCGATAGCGCCGCCGATCAGATTACCATCTGCAAAGCTAAAACGAGCTTCAGCTGTTTGGGAAGAGATCCCATTTAACTTCTGGGATAGGTCCGATTCAATTAGAGAATTTCCAAAGGACTCTTGCATTGTGCCTGTGTGTTCAACTCGGAACACGGCGAATTCAGCACCGTGACGGAATTCAGCATCCATGACCTTGACCATGGCATCGACGTGGTCCTTCAATGGAGATGCTTCACCTGCTTCATTCGGAATACCTACTCTGGGGTCGGATTCTTGAATGAAGTCCTCGCCTTTCTCAGCGGTGATATAGCGACTTCCCATGAGAATCTTATTCAAATAGGACGACAGCGTGCTATCACCGCTTGAATCGGAGATATAGCTACCATGTGTACCGTCTGTTGTATATTCACGCCGTAGGTAGCCTTCGAAGTCTGACGCCGAATCCTTACCCAGTGCATCGTAGTCATTCTGAAATTGGATATTTGCCAATCGTTGTGCACGACTCGCTAGTGAAATGATGTCAATCGTTCCGTTTCTAAAGATGTCAGGATACAATTGACCTAACATAGAAATCTGATCTTTATCCAACGTGTAAGTTTGACCAAGTCGCTGGGTGTCCTGTGAATCGGAATCCGCAAGCACCTTCTTAATCAATCCCACATTTACGGAATGGTTAATCACTAAGTTATTTACCGTGTTCCAATACATGAACATGGTTGGTTTCAAGGTGAAGAATTTACTAGTGGGACGACTCACTAACCAGCTAATGGTTTTTGCGGTAGCCACTGTAATGGAAAGCGCAGGGAAAGCGATCATCATCATCGCACTACCTGTCCAATTTCCTAGTTTATACCATGCACTAGGTGCTCGACCTGTCCGTGCAATAATCGTTTGTTCTCGGTTGAAGGCTTTCAATAGAAAACTTGACAGCGAGTTAAACTGCGGAACCCCGAAACGCATAAAGATCTTTTGCGCAGGATCATCAAGATTCTCACTGTAAGCTGACCCCATACCAAAGTTACCAGAAACCGCCCCAACAGTGACATCCTGGCGACCTTCCAAGCGTCCTTTTACACGAATGTCACAGTACCGTGTCCATTGAGGTTTTGTGTTGATACCGATATTACATCCAACACGAGTATCTGTAAACTTCGCACTAGCTGAACAGTAGTAACGATTCAACACATCAGTGTCGATTTCAATATCGTTATCTGGCACCATGAATGCTAACTTTAACCAGTTTCGGTCAAAGATTTCTGAAGCGGAACGTTCTTGCGCAGGAATAGCGATAGGGACGCCATCCATTTCAAGTTGTTTAGATAAGACTTCACTTTGCACAGCTATGCTCCTTAATATTCTTAGAAGAGAGGGTGGTTGATACCACCCTCTCTTCCATTATTACGCAGAGGTACGACGTTTCAGATCAAGCGATGAACCGTTCGCGGTTGCTGTGCGGTTCATGTTTTCTTTGTCCTTGATCTTAACTGCTTCTTCCTTGGACTCTTGTTTCGGTAGAACTGCCATTACCGCTGCAAGAACCTTAGTCAAACGTTCCTCTGAAAGCGACGAGACAATACTCTGAAGTGCCTTCAAAGATTCCGCCGCCGTGTCATTGGATTTCTCCATTAATGCTTCAACCTTACTAGAAGGCGAATCGTTTCGCTGCCCAGACTGATTAGGCTGAGAGACATAACCAGCTGATGTACCGTCAAAATTAAAACCTCTCTTGGTCTTAACTTCAGGTGTTCCGGTAGGTTCAGGGCCAGAAACCTTAGGATCAACGCCACCTGAGCTAGGTAGTTTTACACCTTGACCAGTTTCACCAGTAGTCGGCGGTTTCAATCCTGGACCAGAGAGATTAGCTTTCAGACCAAAAGCATCAGCCTTTGCTTTAATCCGCTGTTTAATTCGCTCATAAGCTTGAGCAATCGTTAATGGTTTTCCATTAGCGAAGAAGAGTTCAGGATTTGACCTGGCTTGATCTCCAAGAACCGCATCTGACAACTGGTTAGGATCAGCCTGGAAGAATTTACGAGCGCCGCCGGCACCTAGTAGATGCGTTAGGTACATATCAGCCGCATTCATATTAGGCTTTACGCCAGCTAGAATACGTTGATTGCTCTTAATATACTCAGCACCCATGAGTGCTGATGCAGCGGCATCGAAAGGTGACGTGTTTGCTGCGAGGCCGTATTTACCGCCATACTTGGCTAAAGTTTCTTTCCAGGTATCTGGCATGAATTGCATCAGTCCCATGGCAGAACTGTTCTTTGACCGAGCAGAAGGGTCCATACTAGACTCGACCGCTGCAAATGTTTTTAAGAGGCCAGGGTCCATACCGGTCTTACGAGCGGCATCTTCGATGATCTGACTAATACCAGACGAACTACCGGGAGAATCTGACCCACCTTCAACCTTACCTGACTCAGCATCCGGTGCAACAGTCGACTGATTCAGTTGTGAATTGTAATCCGCCATCTTCGTCGTGGGAAGAGAAGCTGTCTTCGAATAAGAGGTATCATTCGAAGCATTTTTAATGCTAGAAGGAGAAACTGTTGTAGGTTTACTTTCTTCTTTAGCAATTTGTTTGTCCGTGAAGGATTTAGCAACATCCTTGGACTCTTCAGATTTGTTATCGACCAGTTTAGATGGAACATCTAGAAGTCGCATAGCAAGCTCATGGTTTCGCTTACCCGTCGGAGAACCGTTCAATGCTCCGAACCCGCCACCGCCACGTCCAGTAGAAACTTCAATCATCCGCTCCCGCTCTGCAGCATTATTCTTAGCGAGGTCGATTGATTTCTGAATACCTGCCGGCTCAACGTGCCATGGCTCACCGCCTACAGGGCGAGTGAATCCATATTTCTTCATCAGGCCTAGTTGATCGAGTTCATTAGCAACCTTAGAACTGATGTCGAGCGCAAGACCGTATTCATGGAGAGAGCGTCCCGGTCGAGCAGCCTTACTCGGATCGCGCTGCCAGAGTGCTTTCTGCTGTTCGAAACTACGGAACCCTGATTCAACAGGGATCGCTTTACCTGTAAGTTTTCCATATTCCTCAGCCATGGCAAGGAATTGACGTAACATAGCGGGTGAGAGTCCATCCAGTCGGCTACCTGACTTCAGGTTAACAAACTGCATACCGTTCTCACCACTTAGCAGTGGACCACCGGCCATGTTAATACTACCCGGTGCACCGCTACCTTGTTTTGAAGAAGCATCGGGTTTTGGCGCAGCGCCATCTCCCTCACCTAAGGCATCTTCACCAACGATATTTTGGTTTGCTTTAGCGTTCTCTTGACCAGCTTTCAGTCCTGCAACCTTTTGTCCATCGTTACCTGTTTTATTAGGTAACTTCGTATCGACTTCTTCAACAGGTTTACTGATACCTGCATGTTTCTTAGCAGTCTTCCTGATTTCTGCAGTGACCTTCAGAATCAAGTTATCGTAGCTCGTCATGACTTCATCGCTATTGACATCCATAGCGAGTTTCTCACCTAGTGGCGATGTGTCGTAGTCATAAGGCCCGTTCTTGAGTTTAGACTGTTCAAGATAGGTAAGCTTTTGTTCAGGAGACAAGTCATTAACTTGTTGCAGTGTTTTCTTCTTATTCACCTTCATCAGTGCTGCTAGATGTGCGAAGAATACAGGTTTGAAACGATTCCTAAACCAAGCATTAAATCGATCCGCACCTTCGGAATCTTTTTCATCGATTTCAAAGATTGACAATAGTTCTTTGATATTGACTTTCTTATTCAGAATTGACGGATAGCCGTTTGAATCATACGAGATTCTGTTATCCTGAAGATACTCTTCCAGTAAGTAAACATGGTGGTTGTATCGATCGACTGCAGAATTGTAACCAAAACCGTACTGGCGAAGACGGAGACGTTCCATCTCAGAGGCATTATCACGGTTGGCGTATTTATAAAGTTTATAAAGCCCATAGGCCGAAGCTGCGACTAGTAACGGAATACCTATAATAGGCGCTGTTATTGCAGAAAGCACTGTTCCAGCAACTGCGCTAGCAGCTGAGACTGCTAAGCCCGCAAAACCTGCAATACCCGCACCAGCCGCTGTCGTTGACAATGCAGCCGCTGTACCATATGCACGAAGACCAAGCCATGCACCACGTGCAACTTTGGCAAATCCTGCGCCAGGGCCACCAGTAGCGCTACCTAACGCAGCAGCGCCTTTACCTAGAGCACCAAATGCACCTGTGATGCCTTTTACAAGACCTTTTCCACCAGAGAAAAGCATACCGGCTAAACTGAAGACAGAGCCTAGACCAGATGACAATGTTCCAATGAGATCCGAGGCTTTCTTTGCGATCGTATCAAGTACGTTTTCAGAAGTCTTATACTTTGAACTGGTGTCCGCAGCTAAGGTCTTCTTATCTCGTTCAGCACGGAGAGCCTCAACCTTATTTCGCTGAGCTTCAACGCTGCTGTCCTTAACACCGTCGCCATCGTCATCCCCCTTGGCACGATCCTTCTGTGCCACAGTACCCCGTTTACGACGAACGACTGCTGGTGCAGATGCATCATGCGCAGCCGCCTCTTTTTGCTGATCGGTTTGACCATCTGACCCATCCGTGAGTGCGCCTGGAGAAGGATTGTTCTGGTCGCCGGAAAGAAGTCCGGAGGCCATTGTCATCAATCCACCTAGTCGAGATTTCCCTGCAGATAAGCCACCTAAAGCTTTACCTTTCAGTCGACCCCATTTACTTTGCTGCATCGGACCAACGAAACTTTCATCAGGTCCCTTTCTACCCAGAAGTTTCTGAGCATAGTCCTTTATGTTAGCAAACCGTCCACCGACCTGAGCTTTCTTAGCCTCTAGCATAGCGGCAGCTTCCATCTCGTCACGGGTCATTGGACCGGTGAAGTCTGCACCACGCGTTGCGACGGTCGCCATTGCGGCAGCCTTACCACCGTAACCTTTGGCTCTATCTAGAAGATTAGCCAACGGAGAACCTGGTTTAGCGTAGCGTGCTTGAATGTCAGCCGCTTTCTCTTTCAAAGAGCTAAATGCGCCGCCTACGCCACCAATGCCTGTATCATTTCCATCAGTGGCAGACCCACCACCACCTTTACCGATAGAAGACTTCTTAATCCGTTTACGAACATTCTTGACATCACCAAGAAGGATGTCACGAATATTGATCAATTCGGCAAGATGCTTCTTACCGATAAAAGCAGCACCAAGGTCAGGGAACTTGAATTCAGGTGAGTTGTCCCACCATTCCTTAACCTTACTAAATCCACCGGCAACCATCTCAGTTAGTTGACCGCCAGCTTTCATTAAACTACCGCCGATCTTTTTAACGCCGCTGATGACAAATGCTGCAGCTGTTCCGGCAACAGTGCGCACCTTCTCACCATACTTGTCTACCAGACCACGTGAGCGTTCTTGTGCAGAGAGAATAACATTCCCTGCTTTATCAACAATGTCACCTTTGACTTTTAAGACCTCATCCATCGTAGTCAGTACTTTACCGGTCGCTTGGTCATAGTACTCACCTGCTTTCAATTTAGCAGCACGAATGACAGGTTCAGCACCATCAGGAAGATAGAGATCTTGGAAAACCATGAACTGCTCACCAATAGTACTCAGTACCTTGTTTCCAAAATCTTTAGCTCTATTCATCCAGTCAGGAACGGTGTTCTTCATGAAGTTACTACCAGCATCAAAGATGGTTCCAGCGAGATCGCTGCCTTTGTTAAAAAGCCAAATAGCTTTCTCTTTCAATTTGTCTTTATTATCGCTCCAAAGTTCAGCGATTTTATTAGATGCGATCGTCGCACCTTCTTTAACGGAGGAACCCATGGACTTAGCGCCAGCAATTCCTTTATCTAGAAAGTAGTCGAGACTGAAACCTTCTCGGTAACCTGTACCGCCGCCCATACCGCCACTGGAGGCAGCAGTCATTGCAGCAATCCGTGCTACATTAAGATCGATGTTCTTTAAAGTGCTGTCTGAGGTTTCGTCACCTACCTCGCTCTTCTTTCCTTTAAAGAGGTTTTCGATACGACCTCCTAGATACTGGATAGAAGCAAAGAATGTCCCATTCATAGTTTGGAGATCAATCTCCTTACCACCAGGTGCAGCTTCTTCTCCAAGATTCTTCTGGACATCTTGAGCCATCGGACCTGAATGTGGCTTACGATCACCAGCGCCTTTCTTATACATCCAGTTATAGAGCTTGGTTTTCTGCATGCCTTCATAGGCATGTTTACCAAGAGACTTCAGAAGGCCGGCAGGTGTAGTAGCTTTGATACCTTCTTTAATGTTCATATCAGAACCCACGGTTCTCGCGTGTTCTTCAGTGAAACGATGAAGGTCGTCCGGATCAGCAGTGAATCCATCATCCGAACGTTTTAGAATACCTTCTTTCATCAAGAGGTCACCGTGTCCAGAGCGAACGATGTCAGCGATGGCGCGTTGATAGTCGGGTGTAGATTTCCGAATATCCATCATAGACTTGGTGAAGTCCGCCTTGCGAACTTCTTTATCAGGCGCTTCTTCCATAAAACCGAAGAAACGATCAACTGTATCCTGGTCAGAAGAAGATAGGTTTTGATAAAGGTCAGTTTTTCGAATATCCTCAAGTGAATAGTCGAGATTACTAACTCGACTCAATTTCGACAGGAAGGTATTCAGTGTGTTTTTCTCAGTAGCGCTTGCGTCTCGATCCTTCGTCAATGTTTCGCTAGCCATATTAACATGGCCTGCATAGCCTGAGGAACGAGCAACGTCCTTCAGTTTATTCACCGACTGAATCTGTAATGCTTTATCAGTTCTGAATCGACCAGATTGATGGTCGTATCTGAGATAAGGCTGATCAGTTCCTGACCGTAGTGACGACATCTCACGATGGATCATCGACAGATAACCTGGAATAACGGTTGTCAGTGACGCATACGCGCGCTTATCGAAACCTTTACCTTCAGCAAGTTCGTCATTCGTATTGCCAGTGACATAGCTCGATCCCTCGGCTCTATCCTCAAAGTGTTCCAGGATGAAATCAAAGAACTTATACATCTTTCCTTCGAGGTCATGTGACTCAGCCTTAGCTTTCCACTCATCGCTGTTACGAAGCTTCTTGATCTTGCTTCCAGGGTTCAATGCGAAGCGTGCGTATCGAGCGAGTTTCTCACTGATCTCCGGGTGTTTTTCAATTGCTGCTTTTAGCTTAGGGGATGCCCAGTCGGCCGCTTCATCAACCACCCATCCTGCCGCCGCAGCACCTGCCATCTGAGCTTTAGTCATTGGAGGAAGACCCATGTCCGCGAGCATCGCGTTCATTTCCTTCATCTGCTCCATGCCCATGTGGGCCATGTCAATGCCCATTTCAGCCATATCCATCCGCATGCCTATGCCTTGGACATAGTCACCCGCAGACTTCTTGAGACGCGTCAGTCCTTTCTTCCAGACCGAACCGTCACCGTAAAGACTACCCATTAACTTCTCTTTACCGATCGTCTTAAGACGCTCGGCTTCAGTGATCTTCACCGCGTCAGGAAGTGAGCTGTTCTTAACGATGGCTTCATTCTGCTTACGGAAAATCTCCATGTATTCCAGAGACTTAGTATAGTAAGCACGCTGACCAAGATAAGTCCGGAGTTGGAGTTCCAAAGACTTCTTCTGAAAAGCCTGAGTTACATTCGTGGTGTACTGCTGAAGTACTGAAATATCACGCTGCATACGCAGTGAGATATCCATATTCCCCTTGTACCGCTTCGAATCAATGGCATCGCGCATGATTGCGCGAGTTTCACCAATCTTACTTGCGGAATGCTGAGCTTTGAAAATCTCACCCAGCATCATGTTAACACTCTGATCTTCTTGAGCAGAAGTATCTGGAGAACTTATCTCAGAACCATGACCGCCAGTCAAATCAACGATCTTCCCCATGATCTTCTTGAGGGTTTTTGATTCCTCAGGAATAAACTTATCTAGGGACTTCGTCAATCGGTTCAGTCGAGGTTTTACTTCCTTCTGAGTCTGATCGTATAGTTCATACAGACCCCCTGTGACATCGCCAGCAGCATCGGCGATTTCACCGTAGTGACGAGGGAGTGTGTTTCTTAGAATTCGTTTATAAAGAGAAGGGTCAACGGCTTTGGACTTCAGTCCTTCTCCGAGCCCGTGTACCACAGAGGTAACTGCAGATCGATCTTTCTTCGATTCCTGGGACATCCCTGTTCCAATTTCATCACCGAAGTTAAAATCAAGATCGTCGTCCGGTCGCCATTCTGTCGTACTGAGATCTTTCTTGGCCATCAATTTCTCCTTATCGAGATATGCCTAATCAAAGGATTTCTTAAGATTTTCTTATTTGTTCATAAAGGAGCTGATTTTGTCTAACCTTATCTCCATGCTTCCTTTCAATATAGCGCCTTTGATTCTAAATGCAGAGTCGGCTGGCAGCTTGAAAGGACTGCATCAAATCAAAGTGCTGGATATCTTTGAGCCCAGTAGCCAGCAGTTCCATCCACAAGGTTTATTCAGCATCGAAGCGTTTGGAAAAGTCGGTGATGAGCGACGTAATCGACTGTACGCATATATCGATCTCGGCGTCGAGATCCTTCATCCGTTGATCTATAAAAAGCTATGCGATGTCCGTGAACTCTACGGAAAGATCATGGCAGGTACGTCTTATGCTGTGTTCAACAAGCAAACCAAAGACTTTGATGAAAGCAATGCAGTTGATGGTCGAACAGGATACAGCTTCTTCATGGAACATTTCCAAGAGTTGAAGCCTGAGGAACGCGATAGTACGTCTCGAAGCTTTGCAATTCGATTCCTTAACAAATACCGGAAGAATCCATTCCTTCGATATCTCATTGTGATGCCTGCGGGTTTACGTGATTTTACCGTGAAGCCGAATGGGATGCGTGAAGAAGACGAGATCAACACGATTTATCGTCAAGCATTGTCGATCGGCAATATCGCCATTAACTCAGCCAAGGCGGCTGATAAGACACATCTGGACGGTACGCGTTTCAGACTGCAGCAGGTCGTGTTGTCGCTGTATCAGTATATCGTGAACCTGCTGGAAGGGGATTCGAAGTTAATCCAGGGTAACTGGACAGCGCGTAATGTATTTAGCTCCAGTCGGAATGTGATCACGTCCAGCATCACCAACTCCAAGAAACTCTTTGACGAACTGACTGTTGGTCCGACGGATGTCATGGTCGGGCTTTACCAACATGTTCGCTCAGTCACACCGCTCTTCATTAAACTTCTTCGAGATTTCTCTGAAAAGGTTTTTACTGGACCGAATGCACCAGCTCGATTGGTCAATAGGAAGACCTTGAAATCTGAGATGGTTCAGATTGATCCCGTCTACTACGATGACTGGGTGACTAAGGAAGGGATTGAATCCATTCTGAATCAGTTTGAAACGGAATCCTTCCGCTCTGAAGAAATTATCTTAGATGGTTACTACTTTGGCCTGCTTTATCGGGACGGGGCTTCATTCAAGTTCTTCCAGGATATTGATGAACTGCCGGAAGGCTATGATCGGAAGTTTGTCAAGCCGATCACATATGCCGAGCTGTTCTATATGGCGGCACTGAAAGATTCAAAGAAGCGCTACTGTTTCATTACACGGTACCCTGTGATCAACTACGGTAGCATTCTACCATGCACGATCTATCTCCGTACCACGATGAAGTCTGAATCGTTGAATGAGTTGAATGATCTATGGCAACCTACCGGTGTTAAGTTCAATGAGTTCCCAATTCCTGGAACAGCATTCTTCAACTCCATGTCACCGCCTATTCAGACACTGACTCGCTTCCAGGCTGACCATGATGGGGATACGATGAACTACGAAGTACTCATGACAGCAGATGCAACTGAAGAGATCTCTGCTCTAATGAAGTCCGCTAAATACTACGTCGGTATTAACGGAACCATGAACTTCTCTGCAGACAACGACGTATCGACCTCTGTTTTTAAAGAACTTTCCTCCTGAAAGGTTGTCTGATGTCCAACATTCTTTTTCGTCAATTCTACCGTGAGAAAGGGGCACGATTTCCAAGTGCGCTCACGGAAAAACCTGAATTCACACTAACGGCATTTCCACGTGAAACTATCTTCCACGTTTACGATGACGGTGACGGCAGTCCGGATATCGATACCACTAAGCCTTACTACAGTGGTCAGAATCGGAAGATTATCGCTGAATGCGTTTACCAACTGGAAAATCCTCAAGGTCCAGTTCGGCCTTGGACTTTTAACTTTCCAATGGCAGTTCAACCTTGGAAACGAGAACATCTTCAAAAGTGGCAACTTGAAGATGACCTAACCATTGTTCGCATGCCGCCTGATCAATTAGCAGTAGTCAATTATGGTTATTTGGATAAGGCATACCGCTACCAGCCTGTTCCTGCTGCTAAGTACTACGCCTGGCATAACCGCATGGAAACGATCTATGAAAATATGGATCGACTTGCCACAGTCACTGGACGACAGCAGTTTATCATTCTGAAGATCCCTAAAGTACTACAGGGTCGCACGATTCTCGATCGCTTTGTGAATAAAGATTTCACATTAGCACAGATGAATATCTTCGGTGTTCCCGATATCGAAGGTTTCACCATGCTTGATCTCTGGCGGTGGTTGAGTGTCACTAATCGCTCCTTGAGCTTGTTGAATAAAGTTAACCTAAAGAACTATGACAAGATCAACTTCATTTTTGAAGGTACTACTGGTCGTCAATGTCTGGTGAATCTTGGGTATTTGAACAGCTGGATTAAAGGCCAGCCAAATAAGACAGAATTCAGCAGCGTAACGCAATTCGCTGAAACGAGTGTTCAGAAGTTGTTCTTGATGCTCTGCATTACACTGAACGGTGTGATGGATACGGCAGTTGCTGAAACAGAAGAAGCGGTATCAGTAGCTACTTCGGCTGCTAATACTGAGACAGCTTCAGCAACCAGTGAATCTGAAGCAGAAGGTATTGTCGGAATCCCTATTGATTCTTCGGATACGGTTTCTAGTTCTGTAGTTAAGAGCAATCAAGAGAAGAAAGTTAATGTCGAAACCATGGGTCGTAGTGGTGATATCACTGAAGAACTCATGGGGTCTATCGAAGAAGATCTACTTGCGCTGGATAAGATTAGCTTGATCCAGATGAAAAATAAAGGGATCGCGCCGGGTACAGTGTTGGATCGGAAGATTTCGGAAGATGTTAATCCAACCGTAGCGAACCAGGTCATTCCTGAACCTACTATCACGCAAGAAGATGCGAAAGCTCGAATCTTTGCAACGAGTACACCATCATCCGTCCTTCAAAAGCGGTTAGTAGATGACGCTGAATCTAGTCTGATCACTGCGGCTGAATATCGTCGTATGTCAGAAGCAGCGAAACAGTTCGAACTTAGTGATGACCCCTATGGTTCAGGGCAAACGCGTCGTGATGCTTCACTGATTAAACCAGAAGACCTCCTTCTAACTGCTGAAGATAGTCAGATGGTTATTAATGACGCTGTCCCTGATAAAACTATGGCTGCTGCATCGATGAACGCTTTCAATCGAAAGTATCTTCGAAACGTCTATAAAAAAGACGTGATGAACGCAGTGAATCGGCTTCAGTCGGCTGGCGTCATCGTGAAGAACCATGAGGTTCACCAAACTAACACTATTCTTGGAACCTATGAACATCATCGACTTGAAGTGAAACCGGTTGACGGTCAACCTTCGACGATCAGTTTCTCATTACCTGTGATTGAAGAAGACGGTACGTTTATGGTCGCTGGTAATAAGTACTTAGCCCGTAAACAACGGGTTGATAATCCGATTCGAAAGATTGCACCGAGTATCGTTTCCCTCTCATCATACTACGGAAAGACCTTTGTTCAGATTAGTCCGAAGGTAGTCAATAATTCCACCGCCTGGATCATTAAGCAGATCAACCAGGCAGTAGTCACTGATGGTAGTTACATTACTGAGATTTCACTTGGTAATGTCTTTGACAATGAGTTCAAGGCACCTTTCATTTATAATGCACTCTCTGCTGAGTTCGAAAGCTTTGCAGTTGGGAAGCATCATGTATTCTTCGATCATCGTCTTCGTAAGACAAAGATTGACCCCGCGCAACTACCAATCCTTGAAAAGAACAGCCGTATTTTCTGCGGTATCAGCGCTAATCGAAAACCGATCATTATCGATGCAACGAATCACTTCCTAGAAATTGATGGTGATAAAGAACACCTACTAGGCGATGTCTTTACCTTCCTGCAATTGGATCGTAGTTCTTCTCCAGTAGACTTCAGTGAGGTTCGTGTTTTCTCCAAGTATGTGCCTGTTGGTGTGGTTCTTGGTTACTATGTCGGCTTCAAGACACTTCTGGCGGCATTGGGTGCAGAATACCGTATCGTCGAACCTCGGAAGAATAAGATGCTTGCGCCAGGTGAATTCCCGATTGTCTTTAAGGATAGAACCTATATCTTTAAGAGTAACCGTCGATTTGAATCCTTGATCATGGCAGGTTTTGGTGACTTTGAAAAGGTTACCAAACTCTATGACAGCGAGATGTTCGAACATAAAGACGTCTATTTGAATCTACTGATGACCAAAGGACTTGGTGCTCTATATGTTCGAGAACTGGACATGATGGAGAATGCATTCGTCGATCATATCACTGAAGAGATTCTTCTCTCGATGAATGAACCCACGACCTTCAAGGGTTTACTCTATCGAGCCACTGAACTATTGTTAACCTACCATCACCCGGTCTCCCAAGATCGAACAGTGATGCGCGATCGTGGGTATGAGCGTTTCTCGGGTGCGGTCTACAAAGAACTTACGCAAGCGATCCGACAGTTCCGTAATAAGAACTTGATCGGTCGGTCGAAGATTGATATCAGTCCTTATCAGGTCTGGAATTCTATTCTCAAAGATAACACCATCAAAATTGTGGAAGACATCAATCCGATTCAGAATTTGAAAGAGTCGGAAGTCATCACTTATGGTGGTGCGGGTGGTCGAGATAAAGATACCATGACAAAACCAACTCGAGCATTCCATGTTTCGGATGTTGGCGTGTTGTCTGAAAGTACTGTCGATAACGCAGGTGTTGGCACGGTGGCCTATCTCTCTGCTAATCCGAATATCGCTACAGTTCGCGGGATGATGGCGGATAAGAAAACATTGAACCCAACAAGCATGATGTCAACGGCTTCACTGGTTTCACCATGCTCGTTTAACGACAATGCAAAAAGAATAATGTTTATAAATACCCAGCATAGTCACACCATCGCTGCGGAAGCTTATAAGCAACCCTATATTCGTACTGGCTATGAGAAAGTCATTGGCCAGCGCACTACGAAACTATTCTGTTCAGCTGCTGAACAAGATGGCGTAGTTACTTCAGTCAGTGACAAAGGTATGGTTGTTAAATATGCCGATGGTCATGAAGACAGTATTCCGTTAGGTCGTCAGTATGGTAAGGCCGAAGGTACGGTCTATCCGCATGACATCATCACTAAACTGGAAGTTGGTAAGAAGTTTAAGAAGGGCGACATCCTTTCCTACAATGAGAAGTTCTTTGAACCGGACTTCTTGAATCCAACTGAAGTCAATATGAAAGTTTCAGGTTTCGCCACTGTTGCTTTCATGGAAGACAAATCAACCCATGAAGACTCATGTACGATTAGTCCTGAACTAGGTGCTAAATTTAAAACAGAAGTCACTAAGGTTAAATCTTACGTGGTTCGATTTGATCAAGGTTTACAAGAAGTTGTTAAGATCGGTAGTGAGGTTAATCCTCGTGATGTCTTAATGATTATCGAAGACGGTGTTACATCTAGCAGTGGCCATTTCAGCGATGACTCTATCAATACACTGAAACGACTGGCGAATGTCGCGCCTCGTGCTGGGATCTCTGGTACAATTGAAAAGATCGAAGTCTACTATCATGGTGAAAAGCGGGATATGTCACCAACATTGAAGAAGATTGCGGATAGGAGTGACGCTGACCTTGCCGCAGGATTCAAGGCTATCGGTAAACCCGTGCTATCTGGTCAGGTGACTGACGAATATCGAGTCAATGGAACACCGCTAGAAATGGACCAAGCTGAGATTAAGATTTATATTACGATCAAAGCTTCTACAGGTGTCGGTGATAAGGTGATATTTGGACATCAAATGAAATCCACGATCGCTGAGGTTCACCCAGGTAAGATTTTCACTGAAGGTGGGACTGAGGTGGATGCGATCTTTAGCTATCGCTCACTCGCAGCTCGTGAAGTAAACTCGGCTACTTTGATTGGCATGGCAACTGTCTTGCTTGATTTGGCGGCTAAACGTGCTTTGAACGCTTATTACGGAGAAGGAAAATGACGCAAGATGTTATCAGTCAACAAACTGCTACAACGGCCATCGTTATAGCAAATGTCGGTGAACTGGCTGCTGCCGTGATGCACCGTATCGCGGGTAATGACATCAGCAGTGCGCTGAACGGTCAAAGCCTGACCCGTGAAGCGGTTCAGACGCTGGCGATCTCGAAGTTTCGTGAGATCGCTGTCAAAGATCTGAAATCGTAAAACAGGGTGAGGACACTAGAGGACATTCCTCTAGTGTCCTGTTCTCATTCATAGACTAGACTGGATAAAAAATGATTACCTCGAATCTTGCAAAGAATGCGATCGCAGTTGCCCTTCAGTTGAAGGACGCAGGCATTCAACTCACCGCTGCCGATAACAGCGCCATGGCGGAACTGGTTGACAGTTCGATGCCTTATAACTTCGTAGAACAAGGTCAACGTGAAACGACTGTTCTACCGGGTGGTAAGGTATTGAACAATAACGTTTCCTCTTGGACACTGACTGACAAGGAAATGTTTGGCGACGCAGTGGTGTCGGCTACTGGAAATGCTTCTGAAGTTTCAGACCACACACTCTGTATCACTGCTCTTGCAGACGATCTGGCACCGATTATCACATCGCACATCTATACGGTTCGTAGTGTGGTGATTCCGCTGGTGAATGAATTTGAAGCAGCGGCTCAGGCTTTCTTGGATTTGGCTGCGGCTAAAGATCCTTCAGCTGAGTTCAGCATTCGCATGCTCCGTATCCCTGCACTGCTCGGCGATGCATCTTTCAGTTCAATGGGTCTTGATGACATCGTTAACTTGGCTGAAATCCGTGACACAGGCGCACGTCTGACATTGAAGTTGGAAGATGTTGATGCCGTCGTCGCTGAAATCTGCAATCTGGGTAATGCTCGTCTGAATGGACTTCTGGCAGACTGGCTTGAAAATGCTCCAGACAACCTGATCAAGAACGTACTGGTTGCTAACTTTACCGATGCTGGTAATTTTGAAGAGATCGGTCGATTTGTTTTCGACCAATACAGCATTCGTCGCGGTAACCAAGGTGATGCGATGGATCTGTCTTTGGCTATGTGGCTGATCGCTAACTGGCTGAAGATCAATGTCAAGAGCACCAAGGAAAATGTCACGTTGGACGAATACGCCGCTTCCTTCCAATATTGGCTGGATGTCGCCGGTGTCACGCTAAAGGCCGCTCTGGATCAACTCGGCCGCCAGATTGAAAATGGTATCCTTGTCACATCGCTGATACCGAATCGCAAGGAAGTTACGGTTCATGACCGTCTCTACCGTGTCTACCTTGAAAAAGGCGGTAAGTCGGAAGCGCTTCTCGGCATGCTGATGGCTGGTCAAGCTTATTTCGACATGAATGTTATTCTTGAGAACCAGGCTCGCTTGGTGGAATCTTGGAATAGCTACATCAGTTTCCGTGCCACGAAGGATATCACGGACATCCGTGTTAATTTCCAGGCATGGGTTCGTAGTTATATGTCGGTAGCGATTACTAACCAGGCTGACATTGAATGCGAATATGAAAAGACGAATCCTGGTATGCGGGACATCATCATGAAGAATGTGGATGCCGAAATCATGCACCTCAGTCACCGTCTTCATGAAGATATTGCACACACCGCCCTGCACATGGTGGCCAAGGCTCGTTTCTTCTATACCTCGGCTTACACCATTCTCAGTGAAATGCAGCAAGTTGCTCGCTTTAACAAGGATATTGATCCTCGTGAAGCTGCTGCAGCCGCTACTATCACCTACCTGGTGGAATATCTCTACAGCCAGGTCAATCTGACGACGTTGCTTAAGTGAACTTAAAACGTAATCCTGAGAAGGTCTTGGCTGCACTTCAAGACCTTCCCAATGGACGCGTTATTGCCAAAAAGAAGTTAACTATCACTTTCCCTGTTCGGTTTCGTGATATCAACCTTGCTGTGATCGGTAAGATTAGCTTCGTTTATGGTCTGTTTGCTATTCTTGTTGATGATGAATACGCATTGCTCAATTTGAATGGTTATATCGAATTGGGTGAAGCTGCTATCAAAATCGAACAAGTAGGCGAAGTGGAATATTACACGTTCACCTATGACCCAGGTGAAACAGTTATCTTGACGAAAGACATCGTCGCTCGAAGTAATTTGATCTTCACAGCGATTGATGAGTTTGTTTTCAAAGGGAAGGTTCCGTGGTACGTTGGTTATGAGGACATGGGAAAGATCTTTGAAACCGCTCAGAGCTATGCGGGTTCTCGTGCACGGATCATACCGAGCATGATGGAATTCTTCGCTGCCTATACCGCTCGACAAAAAGAAGACCGTGTTCGTTTCATCCGCGAGGGTGCTAAAACTCGGTCTGATTTTACGCCAGATAAAATTCGCTGGGTTCCATTACGCAGCGTTTTCTACTCTGCGCCTGGGACGGTGAATAAACTTGCCGGTGCCTATTTTCAGGACGGTATCGTTAGTGCATTGGTTAATCCAAGTACACAAGTAGAATCTGTGGAATCCGTGCTACGTGCGTGAACATCGACTAGAGACCGGTTTGTCCGGTCTCTAGTCTGTATGATGTGGTGAGAAATCTTTCTAGTCTATGCTGACTGAACAATTTTCAAGGTGAAGGTATGACGATTCTTTTTGAACAAACTAAGCTGTCCGCTTTTGGTAAAACTGGTCATCAGACGCCAGATGAGAACGGGTACTACGAACTAGTGCTCGGGGCATTGAACGTTTACAATAATAGCCGTGCTTGGTATTACACCGCACAAGGCGCTAAGGAACTTTTCGGTCCTGGCAGCCTTCTTCATCGTAAAATCGCTAATGGATGTCTTCGTGGTGAAGTGGACCATCCGAAACAGATGCCCGGTGAGAAGCTGGAAACCTTCTATCAGCGTATGATGGAAATTGATTTGAATAATGTCTGCTGCCATTTCAAATCGCTCTGGCTTGATGAAAACTTTGGCAAGATGCATCCGGAGTACAATAATCCGGAAATGGTTGCTATCATGGGTAAGGTTAAACCTTCGGGTGCTAAGGGCGCGATGCTGAAAGAAGCATTCGAGAACGCTGATGAAAATGTCTGCTTCTCTATTCGCTCTTTGGCTGATGAACAGATTGTTCGTGGTAAACGCATTCGTGCGCTACGTGAACTGATCACTATCGATTACGTTAACGAAGGTGGGATTCTGGTTGCCAGCAAATGGGACAGTCCTGCCACGGAGTCGATCTCATCGGCGCCTATGCTGGAGAAGGTACTAGAACGCTGTTCTACGAAAAACACCTCTAATGCATTTGCACTGGAATCCGCTCAGACCGCAGATTACTTCTTAGGTAAGTACTTCCCTAAGGCTGAAAGCAAGATCTACCATAGCTGGTAAATGACAGAGCGGTACGGGAAACCCCGTACCGCTCTGATGTTCATCTCAGTCATGTATATCTTAAATGAAGAAGCTATCGATATATAAAATCAAAAAATGCATTTCGTATGGGAAACGTCCCAAATAACCTTTAAACATAATGGAGTTGATCATGTTCATAACCGCATCCAAACCGGTCCTTCCAGGGATACCGTTTGGTTTAAGTGATGGTACCGTCTCCCTGGCTGTAGGTCAAAGTGTGCGTGCTTTGTCAGACTTCATCCATGCAGGTGTACGTATTCCGAAAGGAACTATTGCATCTGTCATTAAAAAGAATGATCGATTCATCTGCTACGAACTCGATCTCCCCCGTGAGCCTGATAATAAGAAAGTATAGAAATGGTTCCGGATTACGTGATTGATGTCCTTATGGGCATCTTGTTTCTCAATATGGCGCTATTTGTGTTGCTCTATAATCTAAGCTTCACATCTAAGATGAAGGAAAAGCGTCGACTCTCTGTAGGTATGATCGGTATTGCTGCGGTCATTACTTTTAGTTTTGTGTTTTATCAGGTTAAGCATATAGAACCTAAAAAACCACCTACTCGAATAATTAAAGCAGTGAAGGTGGTTGAGAAAAAAGAATATGGTTATATAAATATTGTACTGAAGACTATTGAAAACGTGCTTCAGCTCTCAATATTGCTTTAGGGGAATGGTGATGTATCTCTCAAACTCATTTCTTAATGTGGGTGTGAAGGCTGCTCAGTGTTGGTTGTGCTTTCATGTAGTATTCGCAATCGCTGTACTTGTAAAAATTTCTTAATGACACAGCTACGTGGGAATCCCACGTAGCTGTGTTTATCAATATTTCCATCGATCAACTTATGAGGTGTATCTTGAAACTTACTAGTGTTTTAAGCGTTATCGCGATTATTATACTAACTACGGTTGGCTCAACGACGCTTCGGGATTTTAGCTTCATTTCGAAGTTTTGCATAGTTGCACCACTGCTTTACATTATCTGGCTTGATCTCGGAAAGGCGCTCAGCATTGATCAGTACGATCTCGCTAAAGAAATCCATCGACGAATCTCCATTCCTAGTTGGATGAATATTCTAACAGGCTATACAGCGCTGCTGGTAGTGATTGGTCTTAGTGGCCTGCTGTTACCGGAATTCGTAGTAATGGAAATGGATACAGTCCATATCACGACGAATTTAGTGAGCCTGAGTATCACGCTGAATGTTTTAGTTTCCATTGTCTTATTCAACATACTGGTACTTTACATTCCATTCGTGTTATTCCTTCCTTGGAAAATTGCGGTGCTTCAGTGCGACCCTGAAAATGGACTAGGGCGGCTTGGGTATGCTATGTGTTATCTTCATAAGGTAACAGCGCTCGCGCTATTCACTCTTGCGACCTCATCTGCGGTAATAGGTATCACCTTTCTTTAGTTCTTGGGGGTGTAGTGATGAAGTGTTCTTTAAAGTTAATGCTCTCGGTATTAGCAGGGATTCTACTGGTTTCACCGTTCGCGCTGAAGGACGCTCATTTCATCCTAAAGGCGGGTATTCTTTCGATACCTTTGGTTTCTCTCTGGTTAGAGTTGAATCTCTATCTTCAACAAAATGATGAAGAAAGTAGTGATGGGGAATACAGTTCTAGGACACTGCAGATTCTGACTGTGTATTTATCAGTTGTGTTCATTGTAGTTATGTTTCTAGCCATGGAAGCAGTAGTCCAACTTGGTTATTTCCCTTTTAGGTTTGACCCGGTTACAGTTCAAATTCTTCTCATTCCTTCTAAACTAATTCCTTACCAAACCATCGTAGGGTTCACGCTCTTTTCAGTGGTTGTACCTGTTCTCTTATTTGTAATTTGGAAACAAGTAAGTGAAGGGCTTCATATGGCGTGTATCGTAAAAGAAAAACGGTCTCTCGCTCGATGCATTCTCTCTGTGATCTCTGTAACAACTATCTTCATCATCGCTGATCTATCATTGACGATCGGTATCTCCATTGTTTCACTTGCCTATAATTAGGAGTTTCTGTGGAAATTCGTACTGCTGCTAAAACGTTGCCGGCTGAATATTTCAATAGCCCTGACGGGGTCATCGCTGGCAATACTTTTAACCCTGCGATCGGTGTGGTCTATACGGTCACTAAGCCGATTTGCTTGGAAGGTGTGAAGTTGAAGATCGGTCAGCGTGTTAAGCCGATTATCAAGAACAAGCGCCATCTCCACTATCACGTTTCTTAATCATAGATGCAGGTAGGGTTACCCTACCTGCATCTTGTTAAAGTTGGTGTAATTATGAATCGAAAACAACGACGTGCTGAGAAGTTTAATCACGTTAGTCCTACTCGAGAAATGTACCAGCCAACCCAAGGATGGTTTCCTTTCATCGCTGAAGACATCGCTGATGCATATCTTGAGATGTGCGAAGATGTAAGGGATCGCCGGTTTCAATTCTGGTTCGAAGGCGGGATGCTGCATACTAATGCAGAGCTTCAATATAGAAGAGATTCTTTTTTCTTAACGCACTAACCGGCTATACTTTTTCCTACCACTGAGTGATAGGATAGACCATTTCTAACCTCGGGTAGATTATCTTGAAACACTACTACGGTATCAGCGAATTTCGCATTCTTCATTCTCCGTATCAGCTTGACATGTTCTTTTATGATACGCTGGATACGGTTTATCAAAATGCACCGCCTCAGCTTCATGATGACGGCTTTCCTCCGATGGCTGTGCAATCGCACCACCTCTTTACCTCTCTGCGCGGTGTGACTCTCGGTATGCCTGGTGATTCCTTGCATATGAAAGAAGGTGGTGTCCTGATGTTATTTAAACACGTCATCCTCATCGATCGTTATTTCTTCCTGGATCTCAGTCATCATGAATTTGATGCATTGGTGATTCGTGAGGAAGTGCTGTTTCAACATATCAAGTCTCTTAATGACCAACATGCTTTGCATAATCCATCAGACTATGTGCTAATGCATGACAATCTCGCCTGCCAGTACGGTGTCCAACCTCACATACTGAAGCGTGCCTTGAAAAAGGCAAAGCATTTCGAATGTAGTACAATCGCACGAATCTTTAAGATGGATCGCTTCGATCGTCTTCTACTTCGTTTGATGTATCGGCTACAAGGTTTCAATCTTCATAACCGGATTCGAAACAAGAATCTACAACGCTTGCGGAAACATACGCCACCTGTCAAACAGGCAAACCGAGTTACCGCTTTAGCAAAAAGGAGTTTCTAATGCGTGGAATCATGACATCGATGTATCTGGTCGACGAACTCGCATTCGTTGATAATAAGACTATAGATGAATCGATCAAGGATGTAGTAGTTGATGTTGAGGCCTTGCAGGAGCGTGCTGAAACCGAAGCCTTTAAACAGGAAGTGATCATTGCCACTGGAAGTTTCGACTATGAAGCGCACAGTGAAGAACGTAGACTGGCGGCCATCGGTGAAGCGCTCAGTCATGCATCAGTAATCATCGACAATTCAGTTCCACCGGTGAAACGTGGGCAGATGATTACATTTCTAGATAGTGAGAATAGTCTCACGGCACTGGAAGCCGCTGTTATTACTTTCTGCAAGCTACCGATTCCTAACGACTATGTTCTAGCACTAGTTCGTGTGAAGAATCGTTTCTATGTCGTGGTGCATAAGAACGACTGGCTCCGTATGGGGGAGAATGTTCGTAGTGTTGAGAATGACGCGATGGACACGGTGACGGCGTATCTTGAAAAGAAACAAGCAGCCTACCTAACGGTATCGTCTTGTGGGTATGGTGGTACCAAGGGCCTGAGTATGTCTTATGCTGCAAACAGACTTTGGAAACCTATCACGGGTCGCAAGCTCGATCCGAAAGAACTCACGATCTAAGTCCTGTTTCTAAAATGCAGAAGCTCATGTATATTCTACTTGAGCAAGCTGTGCTCTTTGGAAAAGTTTGCACTCGCTTAGGTCACTACTCGAGTATGACTTAGGTAGATTTTTCCAAGTAACAAAATGGCTATGGTCAGAAATGGCCTAAACCAAAAACTCTCACAACTCTTTAAGAAGGAAATACCGATGTCTAAAGCAGAAGAAAACCAAGCCTCCATTGAAAAGATGGAAGGTGAATTCCGTGCACTGGCCAAGGGCCATAAAGTTACTGATGGTGAAATCGAACTCGACGGCCGTGATGTTTTTGAATCCAATCTGCCCGAAGGCGTGACGCCGAAGATCATCACTGATCTGAGCAACCACGTTACCAATACCGTCTCCGCGGCACACAAGGTCATCGGCGAAGTCAGCGTGGCTGCCATGGTCAAGGACAAGGATCTCGACAAGGTCATGGGTAAGGTTAGCCTGGGTCCGATCGGCGCGATGAAGTCCTATGTTTCCCGCAGTCATGTCGGTCGCAATCCGGCTACTCAAGCTGAAGTCGTCACTCCCGGCGCCAACCGTGCCACGCTCGACATCTTCGCGCCGGCTCCTCAGCGCTTCAATGTGGCCAAGGAAGCCATCAAGGCTTTGGCAGTTGAGAAGCTGAAGTAATCCTCACAGCCCGGTCACCCCTAGGAGCCAAACGGCTCCTAGGGGTCTACGTTGCATTTCTTTGTTAATCTTAGACTATGTGACTAGTTAATTCTATTTATCGCTCTGGAAGCGATTGTGGTGGTTTTAGGGCTATTTTTAAAGGAGTTATTATGGGTGAGTATGTGGATGTGAAAACGCTCCATCACGCACTAGCCACTTTCGGTACGCTGAAGGAACGTTCTTTCATCTCGCTAAGGAAACTTATCTGTGACTGGGTTCGCCTGTACAATGGCTATCCAAACGCAATCTGTGAATTCACAGACACGCAAATGCGAGTCACGGTTGATAGCTTCACCTTAGTCAATTACGACTTTAAGCATAGAAAGGAAGTTTTTGGTCGACTGCAGACTATCGGTATTGATGCCGAATCCATCGACACGATCAAGATGTTGTTCCAAATGCTGAACATGGAAACAACTTCATCTTCGTAAAATAGGCGCGGGGTCACCCCGCGCCTATCCATGTTTATTTTTCTTCTTCTGAAATCTTTCACTCATGTATATCTAACATGTCCCTGGATACATTTAGTATCCCTCATGACCACAAACTAGGAGATTCAAAATGAATAACATTATTACAAAGCCGGTTTCTTTTCAAGTTGGTAACGTAGTTCGTGCTCAGCTTGGTAATGAAGGTGAACGTCACTATCGTTCTGACTGCGATGTTGAAGTTCTTGCTATTCGCGCAAATGCAATTGGTTATCCGATCTATCTGGTTAAACCCATAGGTGAATCGAATTTTATCGCTGTTGCAATGGATATGTGCGGTTCTCCGATTGAAGATGAAATCAAAGGTCGGCTCTATTCCACTGATGGTCGTATCTTTGGTAAAGGTACAGACGGTGAAAGGTTTGGTTTTCTTACGGAAGACCAGGCTAGGAAGAGCCTCGGTTTTTAATTTCTTTCAGGAGGAGATTTAAATGCTCAAGTTAAATGCGGAAGGTGTTAAGTCTCTTACTGAACTAGAAGAAGAGATTAAACGCTACGTAACCCTTTTCACGGGTTATCCGAACATTACCGTGCAGCTCGACGGATACGATCATCTTCGCATTACTGCGAACTCAATCATCATTCTTGATTTCTACTTTAATAAACTCTGTGAAGTGACTGGCAGGGTTTATGAGTTGGGAATCGGGATGCAGGAAATCTTTGCAATGATGTCCACAATCCGTACCATTGAGAATAGCCAGAAATACGGTTATCAATCTCAACAGGTTACGGCTGGATAATACAAAACCAGATAGAAGGAGAATTTGAAATGGCAACAATGCAGCGTCGGGAGTTTTTCGGTAGCCATCTGTCATCCGGTAACACTGGGAAGAAAGATGACCAGAAACCCATGAATGAAGGGGAGAAGATCGTGGTAGCTCATGAACTACTTCGTAAAGAGCTTGCTGAATCACGCGCTCGCCTCGAAGAGCAATTTAAAGATTAACGATAAGGAGAGGGTGCCGAAGCACCCTCTCCTCACATTTCTTTTTTGCTTAGATGGTATCGCCGACGCGGTTGGTTGCGACGGTTTCGACCGATTCCTTGTACCCTTTGGTTACAGCCTTAACGTCAGCTGCGATATCAGTGATAAAGGACTTGCGAAGCTGTGGATTAGCCCATTGCTTCGAGATACCGTCCAGCAGTTCCTGACCCAGCGCACGAGTGCCAGTGCCGTAGAACGACAAGGCGTTGAACTCAAGGCTCAGTTCCTTGACAGACATCGACGAGGTCTTGTCCATCTTTCCTTCGATCGAGCCAGTACCTTGCGGGAAGATATTGGTCGTGACCCAGCAGCGCAGTGCACGTTTCATGGTCGGATCAGGTTCGATGAACGCGATCGTGCCGGTGTACCAGTCAGCCAAGAAGTCGGCAGGGACATCCGCCATCGTAGCGATCAACGGGGTCTTGGTTTCAGGGTCCATACCACCATAGGTGATAACCTTTTCCCAGAATGTCTGCCAGACGTTACCGTATTTCTCGGTAGCAGTCGTCGACAGCGTAGAACGTTCACGCTTGACATCGACGATTTCCTGGAACATTTCACCAGCAGCACCGAAAGCATGTTCGGCAGTTTCAACCGTGAGACCTGCTTTCAAACCTTCGATCACACGGCAGTGTTTTTCGAAGTAGATCTTCCAGGCAGTGACCCATTGGTCAGGGTTCGGCATCTTCTCGAAGAAGCGCGGTGTTTCCAGAACGATAGGGATCAGGTTACGCGGAACGTAAGCCTGGGTACCCAGCCATTCTTCAGGATTGGTAGCCCAAGCGAATTGACCGCCAAGCAGCGGATTCGAAAAAGCCGTTTCGTTACCGGAAAAGAAACCGGTCGATTTCAGGATTTGATCAGTTTGACGAGACATCTCGTTTCTCCTTGACGATGGGGGTTATTGGGTCAGATCAGCACGACGACGAGCAACAGCATAAGCCGTCATAACAGTCTTCATGCCTTCACCGCCAACGTCCACCGGAACAGTCCAGGAATAGTTGCGGATCTCGTCCATCGAAGTGAACTGAGCACGCGGAATGATCGTTACGCGGTTATCGAAGCGACCACGAAGTTCTTCCGTCAACCATTCGTTCACCTTAGTGGTAAACTGAGCTGGTGTCAAATCGCTACGGCCAGAGAAAACGCGCTGGCACTTAGACAATGCCTTGTTGACCGTCAGCATGACGCATGCGAAGATGTAGCCCGTTAGGACGGAAGTATCTTCATTGTAGACAGTCTTCAATGCCGGGAAGTAGTACTGCTCGCGGTCAAAACGAGCCAGCCAGTTCAGACCGATATCCCAGTTACGGACACGAATGCTGTCCGGAATGAAACGGATCGACAGGTCGTACATCGAATCAACGATGTGACCAGGATAACCTTCAAAACGCTCATTCGACTTGAAAATACCGTTCGACGCGCCCATATACTTAGCGCTCTTAACAGCGATCTCGTACAGAGCCGGGTAATCCCGTTCATCAGCCATACCGCGGATCTTACCAGAACAACCCGTTACCATGGCGCGATAGACTGGCGTGCCGAAGTAGGTCGATTCCGGATACAGGGCAATGCGAGCCATCAACGATGCAGCGATCGAGTATTCTTCAGCCGAGGTCAACGTGCGTTCGCCGTCGGTGTACGGAACGAGTTGGACAAACGTGTCCTTACGTTCAGAGATGAACTTGATCAGGTTGTACTTGGTATCCAGCGGGAAGCCGGTATCGTAGATGTGGGATTCAACGTGATACGCGTCATCCATCAGTTCATCGTTCGGATTCGAATAGCGATCCATGTATTCGCTCACGGAGTCAGCGAAATTGTCATTGGTCATCTCACCATCCGTGCCACCTTGCAGGAAGACATTGGTATTGGCAGAGAAACGAACGCTATCCGGCGATTCAACGTAGATGAAGCTGTTGTACGGTGCACCCGAGGTATTCACACCGGTAAAGATGTTGAACAGGAACTTGTCAGTTTCAACATCATCAAAGTCATGCCAGTTTTCAAGACCAGCAGCTGCTTCAGCAGCGTGGAACATCTGAACCAACATGTTGATGTTATCTTGATAGACCACCATCTTACCAAACTCACCCCAAGCCATCGGGTAGCGAGTATCGGTCAAGTTCTGGTATTCCTTAACAGCACGATCAGTGATACCGATCTTCTTATTGGTCAGCGGATCAATCACGCCAGGCTTCAGCGTCACAGTCATGAACTGCTCACCGAAAATGGTTTCCTGGAACTTAACATTACCCGTCTTGGCGTTCTTACGAACGATGCCGAAGTTCAGCGGGTAAGCACGTTCCGACGACATCATCTTGGTCGGGAGGGAGCCGGTGTTATCCAGCGTCTGACCCCAGAGACGGAAACCTGACAGATTGCCATCTTCACCATAGAAGCTGTGTTGGAAATCCATGATCGGGTAACGTGTCGACTGTACACCAGAAACGGCATCGACCTGATCGCCTTGAGAAGGATCACGTTGACCGAAGTCAGCTTCACCGGCCAAGGTGGAAATGGAACTAACTACAAACTTGACGCGATAGCCGTCAACCTGAGCGCCGGTCAGCTTCGGATCACCAGCGGCATCCAGTTCCAAAGAACCGTCAGCATAGCGCTTGTAGACGTCGATCTTACAGGGCAACACATCCAACGACAGCTGTGCAGTCGGTTTCGGACCATGGTTCTTGCCCAACATGCGGACATACATGCCGGTATTACCCTGAGCATTCACGCCATTGGAGAACACGGTCTGGTGATTGAAATACTTCGAACCTTCAACGAAGGTGTCATCGCCGTACATCAAGTTACGCTCATTGCCAACCAGCAATTGTTCCGGGTATTTATCGAAGATCGAAGGACCCTTTTGAGCGTAAATAAAGAACTTCGGCAAATGCTGTGGAAGCGGAACTGCTGAGCGGGTGTAGGGTAAGGACGAATCGTCCTTGACGCCGTAATTCACCCACCCGGGTGCGCCATTGATAATGTTCTTCATGACCAACCTTTCACGAGGAAAAAAAGAAAATGCCAATTTTTAAAACAAGCTATAAAACGACTGCTGGGTCGATCTTCCCGAGTAATAAACTCGAAACAGCCCTGAAAGAAGCACTGGTGATGACGAGTCTTCGCGACCAAAACTTTGGTATTTCTCCTATTGAAGAGATGCACCTGGTATTCGTTGCTGGATTGGAAGCCGGTGAAAGCCATGTCCCTGCTTTCGTTCATCCCTATTTGATCGAGAATTTCAAAGGCCAGAGTTACCTCGTAGCCGATGTTCGTGCTTACAAAAACCACGCCGCTCAATATATCACAGCAAAAACTTTTGAGGAATCCGTTAAGAATAAAACTGAGTACATGCTGACCAAAAATCGGTCAGTGCTCGAATTGAAGTGGGTTGTTGGAAAGCAATCGACGCTCCGCTCCAAGTTCTCCTTTGCTGGGAATGTTTTTGCGGCATGGATCAGCCAGGCTGTTTCTAAAGTCTATGGTCTAGATTTCCAGGATCAGCGTGTGATCATGGCCATCGCAATGTACTATTACCATACTCTGTTTACGGACCAGAAGAAGCTCGAGGAAAAAGCCCTTGATATAGCTGTGATCCATACCATTAATGCAACCAAACTGTCTGAACGCGAGATTATGGAAATCTTCGTCCAGATGCCGGAAGTAGATGGTGTTGAGAGTCTCTGTCAGGCTATCAAGGACATTGTCAAGAATATCCGACTTCAAGACTTCAATCTGACGATGCTGGTCACCGTTGTTCAGAATACTTGGTATGGTAACAATGCACGTGATATGATCATGGTTGCATTGGAGCATCCGCCTACCTGGATTGCGATTGTCTTTGCAGCGATGACGGAAAAGACCTATAAGTCTTGTCAGATTTATCGCTTGATTGAAACTCAGTCTCGGTCTGGTAATGTCAACGAATTCAAGTTGAACTATTTGGACGAAATCCAGTCCGTGACCTATGTAACGGAATCTGCATCGAATGAAATCGAGTTTCGTGAGTTTTGATTGCTGATAGGAATTGACTAGACTGATCGTTATCTTACCATGAGGCCTCTGTTATGGAGGTTCTCGTGGTAAGGTCGTCTAGTAGCCATTAAAGGAGAAACATTTTGTTCGATATCCTCAGGGATCACGCTGTTAAAAGTGTCTGGTGTAGTCCGGAGCAGGATAATCAAATTATCCTAGCAGCAGCGCGGATCACGAAAAAAGGCGGGGATACGGTTTCCACATTAGTGATGACTCGCCGTATTTCGCTTCCCGAGCCCAAAAAGTATTACCATGTTTATTATGTCGGTCAAGCACATCCGACTATTCTTGGGTTGCTTCCAAAAGACCCCTTCTGGGCAGAGCAGCCGTGGATTAACATGACTGAGGCGGTGAACAACCTTCCTCTGTTCTGTGATGTCTATATGGACAACGGTCTTCGTATCCCACTGACCCAAGTCTATTACCAATACACACCGGACCGTGGATTCATTTTCTGTGTTGAGGTAAAACCTAGCTTCAACCTTAACATGGATGATAACCAGGTTTATCTCCGTCTTTATACGAATGCGTACTACGACAGCACTGAAGCGGATGGATTGACTTCTAATACACGTGTGGTTAGTAAGTTGATCTATGCCATGACAGATGTATTGGAAATTCAAAGCATCGAAGCCCAGTGGAAAGCCATGGGTGGTGCTACGTTCTCCTATGTGAACGGCACAATGGTCGACAGTCTTTCACCGTTATCTGTGACCATCGGTGACTATGTAGAATGCATCATCGACCTCTCAGTAAAACGAGTCATTGATTTCCCATTGACTGGACTACCGGCATTCACATCACTGCGGGATCAAAAACAGAAGTACCTTCTCCATTATCCTGAAACTTCAGATCATGTCATTGACTATGTAGATGATATCGATGTCTATGTCTTGGTAAAGTCTGAATATCGAACTTATGGACGCTATGTTCACCGGAATCTCCATGAAACACTGCGGATGGTGACGCATCGCGACTACAGTCTTCTTGTTGATAATGTTTCCAACACACATCAATCCTTGGTCGACTGGCTAACTGCTCAAGGTAAACCAGCTGGAACAGCTTCAGTTCGTTTATATATTCGCCATAGTGGCCTGGTTAAGAAACTACCATTCGAAAACAATCGCATCTTCGAACTTTACAAGCTTGATGATCAAAGTATCGTTAGTGCGTTGATTGGTGCTGATGCAACAGTTCCTTATTGGAAAGCAGCTGAACTTGAGAACTCAGCATTCATTCGGTCTTTGGACATTGACTATGCGCAGATTGACATTGATCTGATTGAGAAGAGCTATGGCTACAATGCCATCAGTAAGGTCTTAGCTGACTCACCTATTTACAGCAATGCAGCATTCGGTGTCCCTGAGGCATTCATGCTCCCAGCAGGTCTTCAGAATAATTCAACCATCTATGAATACGACGAGATGGGTGTTTTACTAGGATGGTCCACGCACACTATGGGTGCAGTCCATGTCGCTGAACATGTTGACTGTAGCTATATTGAAGGGGTAGTTGGGCTAGGAAGTCATAACCCTGCAGTTACCTTCGGTGTAACTGACATCCCTGTCCCTAGTAATTCAAATTACAAGGTCTATATGGCTTATGGTGAAAACACTATTGCCAGAACGCCCTGGATAGATGTGACTGATAGCGATATGTATGAGATCGCTGATGGATTGCTAAAATGGACCTCAGCGGATGAAGACTACATTCTCATGGTGCGAACTGATGAGAAGTTTCTTGCCTATGAATTCTCTATCCTACCTGTGGCAGGTACGCTCTATTTTCCATTAACAGAAGTCTCAGGCGGTCTTCACCGTGAACTTCCTGTTCCTGGGGCTGATTTAGATATCTGGCTAAATGGTCGATCATTGATCCGGGGTCTTGATTTTACTTATGAATTCCCGAACATCCACATCTTCAATAAAGACTATCTAACCCAGCCTGCTGGTAGTACAGCGCAGCGCATAACGGTTAGATTCACTGGCTTCTGTGAAACAGCTGATGGTGTAATGGTTCCTGCTGAATCGACGGATGACTATGGTTTTATTGAACACGGTGTGCTGTCTAACAATAATAGATACGATATTCGTGATGATCGCGTGATGTCTATTTATGTGAAGGGTGCGTTGAAGCGCCGTGACGACGTCGTCTTCTCAGAAGAACACCAAGGCATCAGTGTTACGAATGCGTTGAACGGGCAGCCGTATCAGGTAAAAGAACGTCTCATTCCTTTAAGGGGACTGACGCTTTCTGAAACCGATTTACTTCGTCAAGCGTCATTGGTGATTGATCGAGTGGTTGGCAGTTATCTGTCTCTACATCTCCCGCAGCCGTCGCGCAACGCGCCGTCAGCTATCCAAGAAAGACATCGACTTTATAGTCCTTTCTTCGCACACCTCATCAATGACTTGCAAAGTGGTCTATTCCCACGTGAGAAACTCCAGAAGAAGTTACTGGATAGTGATGTGATTGAAATTTGTAAGACATACACCCCACTCCTCAAAAACGATCCGCTTAATGAGGAACTAGGGATTGATTATCGGTTTGTTCTGATCCACCCTCATCAACTCGACACGACGATATTGCTAGATGTAGAGAGCTACGCTTTCCTAAAGCGCGTCGTTCAGTTATACGGGAAGAATCTGATTAGCCTCAGCGGACACCTCAACATCAACGCAACTGGGAGTAATTAATGGCCGATAATATCATCGGAACTGATGGCCGGTACCCTATCGAGGACAACGAACCTCTCTGGCGTATCTGGTCACTAGCGCAAATCTGGGACGGCGGCGTCGGTGAGAACCGTTATGTACCTAAAGTTAAGGACTGGGTCATCGACCCTGACTCGGGTGATACGTGGATCGTGGATCACCTTGATCCAGTTTCACTCGTCCCTACCCTTCGAATGATTACGTTTGGAAATGTGGGCGTATTGTCCGATAATGACCGACTGTTGGGTATGGGACCTGGTGCACCATCAGACGTCTACCGTGTTTATCTAAATACGGCAGTCTTTCCGCATACGCTCTCGGTTGATACTGGGAATGGTATCAAAGGATCGATGTCGTCTTATGCCAAGATTTTCCTTGGAACCGATACAACTGAAGAATCAGGGCATCCCATCTCGAAGGTTTATGACAACTCTGGTAACTTCATTTCCACCTCAGTGCCTCTGGAATTGATCACGCTGGATAGTCATATCAACCATGCACTGAAAGCGATTCGTCGCTGTAACTGCACGGAAGCCTATCCGAATGGTGAACTGGTAACGATCGTGATCTATGCGGATGACGGCCATGTGGTCTATAAACGTCAGATGTTGATCGAGAATACCGACACCATTGCAGATGCTCACGTTGGTATCAAATACATCACGGAGATCAGCCTGGAATGTGCTTGGCTGTCTAACCAATCGACAGACGTCATCGAATACCCGCTGAACCTTCCGATGGATTCCCTGAACATGATGGGGGTTGTCCATTATTCAGATGGTACGACTGCACGGTATGCGGTTGATGGTAATAAGTTTACCATGGACGGCCTAACCTCGCATGTCTCGTCAATTCCAGGTCAGAAGGTTCCTTTGAGTCTTCGTTACCTCCTGGGCGCTAACGAGCAAGCTTATGCTTCCACGGGTGTGAACTTGAACAAGATCACTAAGCCGTTTACCTTGGTAACGACGAATCCGAATAACTCCATCGAAGTCAAGCTGTTCGGTTATCCAGAATGGCAAGGTGATGCGATCGGCTACACCATGCGTTGGTTCTTGCTGAACATGGAACGTAATGTCTACTTTGATGCGACGAGTGTCGTTCGCTTTGCGGAAAACACGGGTGAATTCAATCCAAAACTTTACGGCTATCTGCAGCGTAAGGCGGTGAGTGTTAATCTTCGTGATGTCTCTGGATCGTTTATTCCATTCATCCATACACAACTTGTCGACATTGTTCTGAAACAGCCACCTAGCGCAGACACACTGCCTTCTTGGACAGTTCTCAGTGAGTCGTCGGATACTGTCCCGCAGTACGGGTACGGTGTCTATGGTTTTGTGAATGATGACCACAGTGTTAACCTTAAAGGTGACTCGACGTCATTGACGGACTGGTTGGATAATGTCTATTGGAAAACCCAACCCTTGGTTAATCGACTCAATGAAAACATGGCACCACTCCCCACACACTTTGTGGTGAGCTATGCTGGTTTTGAAACGACCTTCCCGATCTCGAGTTGGGACCAGAACCTTGACCTTGGTCAAGCAACGGTCAGTGGTCAGACTGCATTCATTCGCTTCATCCGCCGTACACCAACGGCTGATTTGCAATTGGCTTTCGCTGCTGCAATTCTGAAACGCTTCTAAGCACTGACACGAGAGGAGGCGGTTGCCTCCTCTCGTGTATTCAGTCTATAAAAGTTTTCACTCATGTATATCTAACCTGAGCTTGGATACCTTTGTATCCTTATTTATTTCAGGAGATTTATTATGAAAATATTGAAGGCTTGTTTGGAAGCGCTGATGGATACGAGCTCTGGCCTAGAAGTCTTGGTTTTTAAAGAGTTCCGTGATAATAACACGGTACTCATACTACCAGCATTCCAAGGTACCATCCCTGGAAGATCGGTTCGCTTCATCGATAACGACATCCAGTTGAAGGTCGATGGTGCGAGTGAATACGTTTCGTTGGATGACTTGAGCTATAGCGAGATCTTCTCAACCCTGCTGTATCTGGAAACCATTGGGTTGGGTGGGGTTGCTGGTAGCGCATTCTCACCGGAATACGTCAAGGCTATCCTGGTCTTCATTTTTACCACCGCAGCTTCCCAGTGTGCCATCCGTAACATTCCTTGGCCGACTTAGTACTTCAGTGATAGAAGTACTCTCCCTTAATCAGAATTTCAGGAGATATAAAAATGGATGTTAATAAAATCGATGCTGTTGAGATCTACGCCACAGCCAGTGTCATTGAGAATATGTTTGGCATTACTTTGGCCATCCTCTACTCTGTCTTTGCCGATCCGGATGATGGTGATCTGCGTTCGGTCTATGTGAAATACTACATGGGTCGTGAAGAGTACCATTGCACACTGACGAACCTGTCACTGCCGATAAGTATTGTTCTGAAGGATACATTGAATAGGAATTTGCACAATGGTCACTTCATTACGCCGGATAAGAACACGGCCCTTATGTATCTTGGTAGCCTCAACCGCCATATCGTTCAGAAAGCGACTATGCAGTTGTCGCAAGAATGTCAGGCGATGCTCTGAAATAGAAAGGTTGTAAATGCGCCTCACAGTACTTCTTCAGCAGGAACGTGGTCTCTTAAAGGCCATGATTCCAGCACTTCCACATTTCTCCATGCTTGGTCACTCTCTAACATCGGTGATGAGTGATGTGGAAAAACAAGTCGGTACCTTCATCAATCTTTGCAGTCGAAGCATGGGTACCCCCGTCACCATCAAGCCCGTCGATTCAATGTTGCTTCTAGCAATGAACGTCAACTCCCCTGTTGCGGTAGCGATGGTAGAGGTGACTTCTTTGATTGAAGGGACGGACTACGTCTTGGCGAAATCTCCATGAACCATCTCTACACCTATGACGGTATCGATCGTGAAGGTCGGCCGATCTATCGATTCACGGTGCCTAACGATAAGATCAATGACCAGGAATACTGGGGCAGGATCATCCACGGGTGTCGTAAATTTCATCAGAGTATCCAGCCTGCCGAGAACAGTGCTTCATCTAGGCCAGTTCTCGAAGTGCACCTCACCTACTATGTGCCATCAATCAGCGCTAAGATCGGTGAATTGATTCATGATGCCTACGGTAACATGATCTGGATTTCAAAGTTTGTCACTTCGAAAAGCTTCACCCGCTGTACATCTGACTACGCTAGTATTGACCTGTTCAAGGACAAGACTTTTAAACGGTTTCACAGGGACCTTAAGGTTTTCTATGAAATGAATGGTATTCCAATAAAATTCTAAAGAGGTGTGATATGTTTAGTTTCTTCAAGAAAAAAGACAATGGGCAAGATGTTGAATTGCTGGAAACGCAACACCAGGTCGTCGTGTTTAATCTGCTGGATCATGAATCTGTCGTGGCGGCCAATCTTTACAAGGCCAGCACACCTTTCAGCAATATTACCCTGATTGATATCCGTGATCCGATTCTACCGGCTGAGAGTTATCTTTGGCTAGGGGTTGGTAATCGTGAATCGTTGACGAACTACTACCGGAAATCAGTTCACCCGGAACAACTTCAATCGGCGATGGATCACTCGGTCTTTATCGAGCGGCCTGACTTGATGTCGAAGCTCAGTGACATGGTAGTGAAACGGAATGGTGGATCGATTGAGAAATCACCGCTATTGGCCAAGTGGAATATCTCTGCCCAGAAGTTCTACCAGAATGATGGGGAAGTTGGTCGATTGGTTCGCTACTACCAAGTTCTGGACATGTGCCACAAAGCCCATGCCGCAGGTAGCGATGCCTCGGATGACATTATCAACATGTCTGTTGAAGCAGGTGAAGCGGAAGTCGATGCATTCTACGCTAAACAACGTCTGATCAACAAGGGCCTTGCCAACAAAATCCGTCACATTAGCTACCCGGTGGCTGATAACGGTTTGGTCAGCTTCATCCAGTTTGCCACGCTTGACAATGTGGCATACAGCATCATCCGTCGTTCGATGTCTACTGGCAAGAACTTCATCCATCAGTCTATGGGTGTCTATGGCCAGATCATCTATGGCAATCGTCGCTTCGACAAGGCAGTCTTTGAACGTCATGACGAAGGTGTTCTTTTCCTGTATTGCGAATAACTTCTAGAGGCAGCGATCCTGCCTCTTTATTTTAGGAGGTGGTTTCAATGTCTTATGAACATGTGCTTCACTCTCTCAAACAACGGGTACCGAATGTTCGGGAGATGCTCTTAACGGATGAATGTGGTTGGACCATCGCTCATTACTATGTTCAACACTACAAACCTAAAAATGGTTTTGAGTTCTGGGGTATCTGTGATGAGACGAACTGGACAGTCGCTCATGCTGCGGCAGCAACTGGCCATCTGTCTGATGACTTCAATGCTTGGGAGTATGTCGATGATAACGGGGATACGGTAGCGCATATCGCTATCCGCACCGGGAATGATCTCGGCTATTCTCCTAAGTGGTCGAACCATATTCTGAAGATGGCAAATAAAGCCGGTGTGACTGTGAGAGATGAAATCAATCGCAGGGACAACGAACGCTTTACCAAGCTGAAAGAACTGCTGAAGTAATAGCTACCAGAGAGCACGGCATCAGCCGTGCTCTCTGGTGTTCTTCTTTTCTTTTTTCAGTTAGACGGAAAAAGGGAGGGCCGAAGCCCTCCCCATTCATGCAGCGCGACACTGTACCCGCTATGGCCTGGATAGGCCGTGTGATCAATCCCCACCCAAAGACGTTTCACATATTGCAAGATTTCAGTCTTGTGGACTTACGCTTGCAGCGCAGCGGGCATGGTCAAATGGCTCGCAAGCCCGATATGATACATTATCACACCGAGTTCCTGGTCTCACAACCACATTATAAGTGACTTGTATAAAAATTATAAATACATATCACTCGAGAAAACAGCAGAACCATAGTTACCGCCACCATAGCTTCCAGCATTATACATGTTAGGATAATTCGATAATGCCTGCTGTAAGTAGTTAGAAGCCTCGCTGCCCATAGAGGGACGGAAAGCTTCATTTCGTTTTTCACGGAGTTGTTGTAATAGATCGTCGGCAGCGATGATCTGTCGATCTTCAACAGTGAGTAAAGATACAGCACGTTCAAGATCTGATTCATACCGTCGAATTACATATGGATCAGTTTCAGATTCCAACAGTTCCTTAAGTCGCTTAACCGCATCCATTGCTACTTTCTGATGATAGAGATCATAAGTGGTCTTGGTTTTACGTTCTTGAAGTACTGTGGCGTTATTAGAAAGAATGCTCTGAGGATTCAGTCCATAGTAGTGAAGATTACGACCATTGGTCATTAGCCACCATCCTAGCAGCCATGAAACAACCATATCGTCATGCTCACCTTCCTGGTGATCGATCCGGCCATTTCGAATAGTTAGTCCTAGTAACTGGAGTACAAGTATGCTGTCTCGAATCACACTACCACCCATTCGTGTGGCTATGGAAAGTGTCTTGCTATAGAGGTCACCTCGTGAGGTCGTCCCGCCGCCGGAGGTTGCCCAACCAAAACACTTCTTGTACTTCGTGTAGATATCTTCACCCGCTGCATAGGGGTTCTGGATTTCTTTGAACCGGTCAGGATATTCATCCGCTTCCTGAACGATGGTGTTGTAAATTCTCTTAAAGGGATCGATACCTTTGGCTGGAAGATAGAGTAAGAGATAATCCGTGATCGTCTGCCCACTACCACGACGTTCAGCGATCAAGACTACCTTAAGATGCCGTTCCAGGAAATCACAAACCCATTTAGCAAAAGTAATCAGGTTTGTTTTAGGGACAGTAGCAGCCATGGCTTCTTCCCCAGTGGTGATGTTGATTAGATTAACGCCTAACGCATCTCGACCGATAGCGTCAGAGGAGTCAATACAAAGGATGTGATCGTAGCGTTCCATAAGACCGTCGATATCAGACTCAGGATAATACCAACGAAGCGCATACATATCAGCACCGTCGATTTGTGTATAGTGATCTTCCACAACACTTTGACGAATCAGTTCAGCGATTTCACGAGTAAAAGGAGAAGCGGTTGTACCGGACGGCCACATGTTGAAGTAGTCGGCCTGCATCTGTGTCGGATCTTCTTGAATGGATTCCTTCAAGCGTGAATTAAGCCATTCATCAGTCTTACCGAGTTGTCGATGGTTGAAGGTACAGTTGACATGGAGTCGTTTCTCACCGCGTGCATCACCTGGACAAGCATTCAGAATGATCTTCTCAAGTTCTTGGAGATTCCTTGCATTCATAAACTGCTCAGACCAAACGGCTGATTCATGGACGAGTCGATAAGCGTATCTGCCTTCAGGCGTATCACGTTTGCCAGAGGTTGTCGTAAAGATGGTCCCGTAAGGCTCACCCTTCATACGAGATACCTCACGTGCCGCGAGCGTTGCAGATAGCATCACGGGCACAGTGATATGGTTGTTAAAGATATAAGCAAGTTCGTCCACACCTGCCGTTGAAGCAGTCATCCCTCGACCGACCATGTCAGCGATCTTTGGGGATTTATTAGGCAAATAGGACTTAAAGTAGTTTTCAAGACGAGACACTCGCATCGTTTCCGTATTACCTGGATCTCGGTCATGTCGCATCTTCAAGTAGGAAGGCATCGTGAGTTCCATTGCCTTCAGACGTTCTAGTTCACGAGAACGAAGTTTTTCATCCTTCGTGAGCTGTGCGATTTCATACTTTGTTGTACCGATATTCATCAACCAGATATAGAGCCAGTCAATACCGAAGGATTTACCGGTTTGTCGAATCATGATCAGGAAGAAAACAATATGGTTGAAATACAACCAGTAGGCTGAAATCACACCACGATTCGGTTTGAATAGAATAGGAAAGTCGTCACTGCCTGCAGGGTCTCGAGCAATCTCTCGAATAAAATACCAAAAGTTATCCTTACATTCCAAGCTGATCCGAAGGGCGGTTTCAGCATCCGGCGGATTGAAAGGATCGATACCTTGCAAATCTCTGTCATGCAACGATAGAATCATTCGACCCGCATGCGGAACACCCATCTTGTTATAGAGGGCAGCTAGGCGAACAAAGTCTTCATTTTTTGTCTTATAGTCCACGATTGCCGACGGGTGTTTCTTTTCAAAATCTTCAGCAAAGAGAATGGTCAAGATTCTTCTCCGTTATTGTAGTCATCTGAATTTCAACTTATTTATAAAAAACACTAAGGGACGACAGGTGAGGGCACTAGCCCTCACCTGTCAGATTACGCTTGCTGGTGGTGTTGATTCCGAATCATCTCTGAGATGAAGTCCATATAGACATCAGTAATAAGTTCCAATTTATGACGTTCACTCATCCCGAGCCGGTTATAGTGACCATTGAAAAAGAAAGCCTTATTGTTCAAGAACTTCATCTGAGTCAGAATCTTCTCATCTGTCGTTTTCTCGAATTCAGAAATGTCAAATGTGGCTAAGACAGCATAGCTGTTATAGTCTTCAGTGGACAACTGCCCACGTTTAAGTACCAAGTCACGACACGGTACCCGTTTAAAACTGACCTGGACACTGATGTCCTCGAATTTATGCGTCGTTTCATGGATAGCAGGCGACTGCTCTTGAGAAGAACCCTCATAGAAACGAATACCCAAGTAGTACAGCTTGATCCGGAAAAGAAGCTCTTTAATGAATTGACAGAAATTCACAACAGACCTCACTGATAAAATAACCATTAGATCCGTGGAATTAAAACATCAAACTACTTGACAGTCATGAAGGTGCGTAACGTGATGTAAAGAATCACCGAAGTACGCGTGGCCATTTCTAAGCTTGGATTCACCTTACCAGCAGATTCTTTCACTAGCTGTTCACCTAGCTTTCGAATCTTCAGAAGTTCAGGATCAGCGCTACGTGTGGAGAGATAGAGATTCTTCAACGTGACAAGGACGGAAGGGAGATCGTTTATTTCAGCCTCACCCATCTCTGCAACAAGGTGGTAACTATGAATTACGATAAGACGAACAAACTCATCGATCTTCGCGTGCCACTGACGACCCATGTAGTTCTCTGAGAGCCACGAGAGCACCTGCATCAGCATACGCTGTGAGGTGTTTGTATTGATCTCAATGATCACCTTCAATAGTTCCGGCTTAATGAAACTCTTAGCGTCGTGGATAGTGTTCTGGATCAAAGCGATCGCCTGTTCGACTTCCCGAACGCGTTCTCGTATCTTCTCAACTCCTTCCACATCTGTGATAGTTGCTGAAGTGCTACTGATCCGATCACCTGAACTATAGACTTGATGGAAAACTTTACAGTAACTCTTATAAAGTTCACGAATGCGGTTCTCGCTGTCACTGATAGCATAAGTGACTAAGTCATCATCTTCAAAAACAATGAGGTTCTTCAGATGAAGTCCTTCAGGGTTGATAAGATCTTTTGCACGATAATCCATCACTGCTTTCCAGTTACCAAGTTGCTTAATCAGAAACTTGTTACTCAGCTCAGCATATGCGGCTTGGGCGATATGTTTATCTGCAGGGAAATGGAAGTAATCTGACTGACGAATAACTAGACAACGGTAAAAGAAGATCAATGCGGCATCATAGACGCCTCGGGTCCGATCTGACTCTGATAGTTTCATTGAGGTGCTGATGCGATGAATGATATACATCAACATCAGGTTCATGTCGTCGGATGTAATGTGGTAACTATGGTTAATAGTCGTGACTTTCAAAACCTCACGACGAACATGTGTCATATCCAAGCCTAACACATCATGATAGAAACGCTGAATATCTACTACACGAAAACGAACCACGTGAACACCGATCAAGTTGCTTGCAAAGAAACTCAGGTATTCACTACTCTGATTCAAGAAAGTCGTATGGTATTTATAGAGGCGACTCAACAGTCCCTTGTCAAACGTTACTTCCTTGGTTAAGTCATCAAAGACTTCTTTCAATGTGGTCATATCAGACCCCGTGATTCTTAGCAATCGAAACGATCTTATTCGCTGCAGAAGTGAACCGATAGTAACTAGCTACCTTCAAAGAACGATAGACTGCTTCAGCACTACCTGTCGCTGTACTCATTCCACGCGCAGACTCCATGGCGATGATATGTGAATCTTCTGTCGTCTTTGTGATTTCGTTCGTAATATCAACCACATCGCCTGTGGTTAAGTCATGTGCATCGTAAGCTTGAACATGGATAGAGGTTGTATCGTTGAAAGAGGGATCATCCTTCATAGCGTCGTATTCTTCTGCCAGAACAGGAAGTAGTACCATGTTCTCAAAAGCCAGTACTTTATTCAACGCTTCAGTGAATACCTGAGAAAGCGGACCATCAACTTTCACAATGACCTTATCTTTCTGACTGGCATCCAAGGTGAAACCTGGTTCAGTGGATTCGACTGGACTACTGGTACCACTATCTGCTACTTGCCCTTGAACCACTTCCCCTGCCAGCACCTTAGCTTGCTTCAACTCAGCAGCTTCAGAAATTTGATCCTGTTGTTCCACTAAAGGTTTTTCACTAGACACGCCTTGAACTGCCACGCCGTTACCTTGACCTTGTCGTGTAATCTTAAAGATTTCCATGATGCATCCTTTTTACTATGATTGTTATACCAGAGGATCTACCAGCAAAGAGATTCTCCTTTTGATTATTATTATTTTTACTTCCCGAATGAAATGGGTTTTATTAATACGCAATGTGACGGATGCTGCCTGTGACGGATAGGCCATCAAAGCCTATCCGTCACATGATGCGAACGTCTGTAAATATGATATTCGAAATATTAAAAAATGTTGTTGGGCTTCGCCCCCCGCGTTGCGGGAAGTTAGAGTGTCCTGTCCACACAGCCTTCGGCGTTGTGTCCATGTCACTGAGGTAGGGAAGCTCGCTTTCGATCCGCTCCTTCACTCCGTTCAGTCGACTTCTCGAAAGCTCGTAAATTTTTAAATCATCACGAGCCAATAGATAGAGAGATAGTAGAATGAAAATATTTCTAAGTAGGTGTAGCACGTAGCATGTGTCGGCAGCATCGCACCCTTCTCCTCCACCTCGGCAGTTTCTTATCGAAACTGCTAGTCCGGTAGAGAAGAAGTCTGCTAAGTAATTGTCGATACATTGGTAGGGTTCTTTTGTTTAAGTTACTTACCTAGTGGGTAATGGTATTCCTGTGACTACTGATAATGAAGTCATGTATATCTTACATGAACCGATGGGTAGCGATCTCTGCTATCTTCTTAGATAGATTAACCGTGAACGATGAGTTATTTGAAATGAACACGAATACAAGTTGAAAGGATATTGATGATGGAAACATCTAACATGGATAAGGAGAAGGTCTTTCTCCATGTCCACTATCGAGCGATACGTTTGGAAATGGACTCGATACAAATCGCTGCATTGGAACGTTTCTTTAGCATGGCACGGATGATTGCCAACCATCTACTCATGCTAACAAAGTACTATGCGGATGATTTAGCACGAGCAAAGACTTTCACGTTGAAGGAACTTGAACGTGAGACTTTGAAGTTCATGAATGAATCCAACTATCCTCCATTTGAGGAAGGGTTGTTGACGCCTGGAATATTGAAGGGTATTCTAGTAAGTTGGCTGAGCGAGTGGAATGACTTTCGTCAGAAACGGATCAATCGACCTCAGTTCCAGAAACACCAAGATCCACAGCGCTTTTATATTATCGACAGCACCGCAGTTGAGTATACCGAAAACAAATTTAAAATGCTCCACTGCCCAGAACTTGAACTCTATTTAAAGTCGTCTCGTTTCCCCATCTCCAATAAAGCACATGTGCACTTATTCAAACGTATGGACGATGGCTCTTACTGGCTTTACACACTCCATGAATCGGTTCGATATAACCAGAATACGAACCAGGACGAGGTTCTGTCCGCATGGTGTGATCGGATATTGACGATCGATCGAGAACTCAAATCCAACCGTCGTAGATACCTAGCTACCTCAGGTGCTCGGCGTGGTCAGCAGAATAGTGATCTTGAAATACAGAGCATGACTTTACGTAAGATCACGTTGGATAGACTCCTTCGTGCTCGGGAAGTTCGTGTTCAGTCGCATATCGCTCAGAATGAAATTGAATCTGAGCATCTGGTTTCTTTACCCTCTGATTAATTAGGAGAATTGCTTTGAAAAATAACCGAGTAACGGTTTATGCGGTTGGTGGTTGCGGTATCAACATCGTGATGCCGTTGATGCAGGTGGCGGCTAAGGATGTTAAAGGCTACGCTGACTTGACTTTTGGTATGATCGATACCAGTCACAGTAATCTGCCGGATGCAGGCTTCGAATCTTCGTTCATCCACATCGGAAGCCGCCATAACCTGGTCGACGGCTCTGGTAAGATCCGTGCCACGAATGTGGAACACGCTCGCCAGGCCGTGACGGATATCGTGAGTCGCTGGGAACCGGGTGATCTGAGTATCGTGGTGCATTCTGGGTCTGGTGGGTCGGGCTCTCTGATCGGTAATATTCTGACCAAAGACCTCATGGCCCGTGGGAAGAACGTCGTTGTAGTGATGGTGGGTTCTCGAACCAGTATCAAGGAAGCTGATAACGTTCGTGACACCATCATGACGTATCAGAAACTGGCTGAGGCATTCGATCGTCCAGTGCCTTGCTATTACCTGGATAACTCGCAATATCCGACGCTGGCCGATGTCGATACCCTTGCTCGTATCATGGTGCTCTTCCTGTCTGCGGTTTGGTCTGGTGAAAACAAAGGCCTGGATCGCATGGATCTGGAAAACTTCCTGAATTACAATAAGGTTAGTGATTACGCACCAGGTATCGTAGCACTGGAACTGACTTCCGGCGTGAAGGCGGTTCTGGCTAATGACCACTGCCCGGTTTCTACGGTGGTGACGATCGTTAAGGCCGATGAAGATCACTCACCGGGTATTATGGTTCCGTACCATAGCTACGGTGAGCTGAATGAAAAGGTCGCTGGACGTCTTCAGCTGGCCACGCCGGTGCATCTGGTAACCCGGCAAGGGATCTTTCCAGACACGCTTCAGAGTCTGGAAGATGAGGTTTCGAAACACCGCAAACCTGCAACGGTTAAAGCAGTTGTAGTGGATCGGAACCCTACGGATGATTTCTTAGTCATCTAAGTTGTGCTGTACAGGAGGGAGGTTGAGGTGCCTCCCTCTTCTTTTAACTGAAAGAGGATTAATAAAAATGAACACAGCTAGACTGCAATTTAATGACGGTGTGAAGTTCAGTGAAGAAATTATGACACTGATGGCGCTTCCTGATGAAAAATACTATCAACCTGATCTATCAGTCGGCGATACGGTTAATGTTTTTGACGGTGAATCGATTGTTAGCATGACCATCGCAAACGTTTCGGGTGATGTTTGTAAGGAATATACTTTACAAGACCTTTGCGGGTTCTTTTATCTAGCTGAAGCTTGGCGCTGGACCGAAGATCTTGGAGATATTCTGAAAACAAAAACCTCTCTACGTCACAAACGTTCAGCAGGTCACGATTCCCATTGCCGCTGCGGACCGGTGAAGTCGCAAGAAAGCAAAGCTCCTTAAGCTATAAAAACAACGAATCGTCAGACTAGCACCGGGAAATCCCGGTGCTAGTCTTTTTCTCTATGGTCCGAACTCCTATGTAATCAAAAGTGAGTAGAGACAATGAACCCGGATTTTAGAAATATGGTTTGTGATCATGATACCTATCAACATGCCGTCTTAGAAACACTCGAGCTGTACCGCATCGATCTTTCCCAGTATGTATTGAGACTGGATTCTAAGTACGTAGACATGTTAACAGATCCTTCACCTGGGTTGTATATGAACGGCGCAATTCATCCGTTTATTTATTTTGGACCTGGTATGGGATACTACTCTCACACCGCAGTGAGTAATCGAGATACTGTTCCAGATATTGTTAAGTTTGATGATGTCTGGAAACACCGTGGTTCGGTCTATGACCAAGAAGGGCGTCCTGTATTCTGCATCATTCCAGGCACTCAGCATCATTACTCGGAATACCCGATATGGCATCCCGCAGCGATCTATATCGCTTACATCTACATACTGGAATCTTTCCGGTACCTAAATCCACTTTCTTCACCATACTCTAATGTGGAAAAGCAACTGACAGATCTTCGAACTCATGTCAAGCCTCAGTTTCTACCGAACTTCGATGGTAGTTATGAGGATTATCTCCAGAGTCGTGGGATGCATCATTTCTACGATGAAGATAATGAAGATTTGATCCTGCTCGGCGCAAAGCTCAGAGAGTTCATTGGTCAGAATCGATATAATGTCTATCGGTTTTATCTTAGTAATACGACCATGACTATCGAAAAGGGCAACGATTTCCGAGTGATTGAATATTACCGCATGATCACCTCTCACATGAGCGAGATCTAAATCTAAGTGAGCGCTACTTATGTCGGCATCTACACCAAGTAATGGGTTTTATGTTGACGTCAGGCCTATACTCGACGCATTTAATCCCTATCGTTCTTACAGTCACTACTACACGACCTTCCCTTTACTTCGGAAGGTCGTGGGTGCGATAACTGTAAATCGCATTATCGAATGCGTCTTTGTTCTACCTGCGCATGATTTACAAGAAAACGGTATGACCGGTGTTCTCTATGAATATATTGAACACCAATGTCCTAGTGCTATGGATGTGCTCTGTGACAATACAGATGTACTTTTCAATTTCGATTGTTTGGTTAACGATATCGTAGAAGCGATGGATATTCTTCTGCGCCAGATTCTAGCATACCACACGAACCATTATGAGAAATACGTATTCGATCACTGGGCCGCTGATGGCTTGGCTGCCTTTCTGAGGTATGAAAATGAACCATAAAGAACTCTGCCTCTTTTTCCGCATTCCTGTTCCATTAGCGATTCTTCACATTTACACTGTTTTTGATGAAGCTAATGAATCATTTTACGATATTGTTTCCGAGATACTTAGTAACATCTGCCGAAAACCATATTCTTTCGATACTGAACTTCAGTCACTATTGAAGCAGCTCACAGACGCTAACATCGAATTCAACTCGGAAGGCATGGCGCGTGGATTAGCTTATCTAAGCAACTACGCTCAACGTGAAATCTTAGGAGCCGTTGGAATCTTCAATTATAAACAACTTCAAGCAATTCATATTGTAGAACCCGATACGCTTGTGGTAACTTTCTTCTCAGATGGTAAGGATAGTCTTTATGAGCAGCTACGTCATCGGCCTCGAGCAAATGGGTTACACCCTGTTAAATGAAATACGGATTTTCAGCGAGCAGATCGGTCAACCAACCACTGAAGAAGTTACCTTCAACATCTACAAAGAACTGATGGCTCAGATCATTTCAACTTACAGTAGCCGTGAAGCTGAAGTTGCAATGGCTGTCTCATCATTGCCCATCTGGCCGACAATTCTTTATGTTGAAGACCAACATGCATTCTTCGATATTAAGCGAGAGTTTGCTGCACGTGTTCGGTTGTTCGCATTAGCGCTTACTGCATTACTTCGTCGAAATATCCCTGAAGATCCTGGGCTTCGTTATACCTATCTCATGGAAGCAGCCACCGTAACGATGGTGATCGTTAACGTGTATCTTGATTCAAATTACGCATAAAGGTGATCTTGGTGAATATCGAAGAAATGGTCGTTGGTAAAGTTTACAGTTTTGCGATGCGTAGTCCGATTATCTATGGTGCACGTATCGAAAAGGCACGCCTTGCGGCCATTGGTGATATCGAAGTGGCGAGTTTGATCGCACCGGTCAGTCAGCAGTATGCGCAGATCTACCCAGCGCTGCCCTCTGGTACGCCGTACAGTGCTTCCAACTGTAAGTACTATATCTTTAAGCAGCTGAATGGTGAAACGATCGCCATCGCTGACCAGTGGATGGTGGAAGGTTCTGTTGAGGAAATTGTCCGTATTGTTTATTCGGTCAAGATTTACGACGGTAACCTGGGCGATGTTTCGAAAATCAAAGCAGCACTCGCCGCTATCGGTAAAACTGAGGTTGAAATCGAAACGGTGTAACCATGGCAGCAAAAGGTCTTCCGTTATATGAACGAGTCATGGAGGATGGCGCCGGACTCCTGAAAAAAGAGTTCATTGAGCACCTTCGTGGCGCAGCAAATAATTCAGAAGAGATACGCGCAGTCGTTACTAAGCATATTCGTGAGGTGACGACAGTGTTTCTTCAAGTGTTTGAAGAGAAGAAACTTAATGATTTGTTGTTGAAGTCCGACATGTATGATTTGATTGCTGAGATCACTCGTCTTCGAATACTGTTAAAACCAGAACCGAAGAATGACGGTGAACTTTACGACCAACATGTCAATATGCTTCGTTTACTGGCACTCTGTAAACAGGCATTCTCGATGATGTATTCCGAGCAAGAACTTGAACGGCTTATTAAGCAAGGTCAGATTGATAAAACAAAGTTTATATACTGAGACAGCCTGGGGATTCCCCAGGCTGTCTTCTCGTCTATCTTTTTTGATTTTAAAGAGGGATAGTGTAGTCCCTAGAATGAAACATGGAGTTGATTTTGGAAAACCCATTCCTCCTTCCCACTGACCATTATGTCAGAGAGATTAATCCGATCAAAGACTGGGCAGAACAAACTGCTTGGTATGGTTCAAGACTTACTGGTAAGTCTTTTGAAGCGTGTCTAGAACACTTAAAGAAGAAAGTCACCACTAACCAAGTCGGTATGGTTGATCCATCGGTTGTCTTCTACCATCGTGGTGATAACGGTGACCGTCATAAGCAATCTGCTCCACTGCGTGGCTATATCAATAACATTACTAAGAACGGCCATGTATTAGCCGCTACTGGTACAGTCTACCTCCACCCTAGTGTTAAACGTTCAAACATCGTGGAATATCTCGACGAGAACGTGGCGCTTCGAAAAAGATATAAGAAAGCTGCTCAGAAATTTGAAGCAGAAGGTAATAAGGATCAGTATAGTTATTTCAATAACTCGCAAGACAATGCAAAGCGAGATAATAACTCAGTGTCAGGTGGATTCGTAGCCGATGGTAGCGTGATTCAAAATACCTCAGCACACTCTACGCTAACTTCGACGACGCGGTCTATTGCTTCTCTAAGTAATGCTTGTAATGAACGAGTTATTGAAGGGAATCGTCATTACTATTCCCCTGACATGATTATTAATAATATCGCATCGATTGCGATAAATACGAATTATGAGGAAGTTGAGTTCGCTGTTAATGAATATCGACTCGCCATTCCAACCGTTGAAGAAACCATGGCATGTATTCGACGGTCTTCTGATCTTTATTTTAGAGATACACGGAAACTAGCGAAGATTGAGCTGCTGGTTCAAAAGATGCTTCCTTTGGAACGCGTTGCATTTGTCTATACGGGCGACCTTTATCATCTTCGTGAACTGAATCAAGAGTTCATGTATCGTTTTATCAGTGATCTTTCTCGTCGTGGCGATACGACGCCCGTAGAAGACGTGGTTAGTAAGCTCTATAAGACCGATGAGCTAGTGGTCAACTATGCGCACCAAATCAACATCACTATGTTGAAGGGTAAGGGTAAGGATTACGATAAGCTCACGCCTGATGAACAGTGTATTCTCTATAACACCGCTACCAACATTATCGATGTTATTAATCACTATAAGCCGTTTCTAAAGGCTTTCTTCTTAACAAAAAATAGCCCACCGACAATGGCTTCAATGCCAAAAATGATCCGGCGTGCTGTTGTTCTGTCGGATACCGACTCTACCATGTTCTCAGTGGACAGTTGGGTGAAGTGGTATTTTGGTAAGCTAGATTTTGGAGATGATGGTTTTGCGGTAGGTGGTGCAGTGATGTACATGGCCACACAGTCTATCGCACATATTCTCGCCCATTTCTCAGCCAATATGAACGTTGAGCGGAGTCGCCTCTATTCACTTTCCATGAAACCTGAGTACGTTTTCCCGGTCTTCGCTCAGACATCCGTTGCCAAGCATTACTACACAGCCATGTTGGTGAAGGAAGGTAACGTCTACGCCGATATCAAGATGGAAGTAAAAGGCGTTCATATGAAGGACTCTACAGTACCTAAGAATATCATTCAAGGGGCTGCGAATGCCATGGAAGCGATCATTCGTCAAGTGATGGCTGGCGGTAAGCTTTCACTATACAACATTCTGAATAAAGCGATGGACGCCGAACGTGATATTCTTAACTCACTGGAACGTGGTGAAACTACCTACCTAAAACGACTTCAGATTAAATCCAAAGAGTCGTATAAAGATCGAGAGGTAAAGTTGAATGCAAAAGGTGAAAGTATTGACCAAACAAACTTCCGTCATTATACATGCTGGGAACGCTGCTTTGCGGATAAATATGGCCACTATGAACCACCGCCTTATACTTCTGTTACCATCCCAATCATTCTTACCTCTGCCAAGAATACGTCAGAATGGTTGAATGGCTTAGCGGATCAAACCTTTGCTAAGAACTTCGTAGAGTGGATGGAGGATCACAACATCCGAGTCTTGACCCAGATCCATATTCCTATCGCACACTGCGTTAACTTCGGTATTCCTGAAGAACTTAAACCGATCCTGGATCGAAAGCGAATTGTTCTCGGACTTACCCGATCATTCCGTAACGTTGTGGAATCTCATGGATTCTTCTCGAAAGCGGAAATGATGTTTGTTGAACAGTTCTCTAATATTCACCAGGTATAGCAAGGAAACCCACATGACACCACTGTCAACCAAGAAGTTAAAAAAGAACCTTATCCACAACTGTAAACGACGTGGACTGGTTCACGTATATCGATTTCTCAGACATGTGGGTGAACAAAACCAAACAGTACATCCGAAGCATCCTGATCGTTTTCCTAAGACAGGCGTCTTCAGATGTACTGAGTGCGGAGATGAAGCGATATTCAACATCCGCCATCGGACATGACAGCTGTCTTCATCCGAGATCAAAATTACCTAACCGCATTCAACACCCAAGTCTTGAAGTTGTACCAGTTTGCCAGTTTAACAACCAAAATGTACATTTAACCTGAGAAGAATTCGATACGCCCAATTCTGCGTTTCCTTCCCACGTAGGGTCTTTACACCCACTTTGCTCGCTTTGCCATTAGTCATAACAACACCCAAGCACTATCGAGCCCAGGAGCCTTTTGGCTCCTGGGCTCTTCTTACGCATCTAAAAAATCTCACTCATGTATATTTAAAGTGTCCCTGGATATGTTAATATCCCACCCATGAATTACTAGGAGATTTAAAATGAAAGATTTCGAATTCAAAATCAACAGTACCGGCGAACAGATCACGGTATCTCTAGTTTCCTTTAAGGAAATGAGCGATCTATACGGCCATAAAGCAGCATTGCCATTGGTCTACTCTTGCGGCTTTGCAACATCATACACCACGCAAGAGCATCTTGACGCAGTCAAAGTTATCTATGCTGGCGATGACCAAGCACTTGCGGCAATCGAAACCGCTAAAGTAGGTCATAGCGTTACGGTCATGACTGACATTGACCACTTGCTGTCCAGAGAAAACAGTGAAGCTATTTTTATGCATGAACTTGGACATGTAGTTCATGGCCATGTGAAAACCGCACTAGAAGGACTGGCTGAATGCATAACATTCGAGTCGACTTCATGTAAGTTCCTGTCTGAAGAAGCGATGGAAATTGAAGCGGATGCATATGCTGCTTCTTTCGTAGGCTACCATCGTGTTCTTGCAGCACTTAACGCAGTAGTTAAGGCACGGGCTGTTATCGCTGTTCAACTTGGCATCAGTACTGCTAGCGTAGAAGAGGTCGAAGCTGACACAATGGCTCAGATCCGATCCACGTTGCGTTATCAAGAACTTCTTAAGTATACCGAAGGCTACTAGGAGATCCACTATGGAACTCGATTCCCGTTTTTCAAATGGCCAATCTCACCGAGTTGAAGTAATTATCGGTTTGACTGTGCTAGTTATCTGGCTACTCGTTTAGGATCATCATGACCACTCCACAAACCGAAGCTTCCTTTCGTTTTAGTTTCTTGAAGACGTGTGCTCAGGAATTCCCTCATCGGAAGGTTTATCAGCCTGATCCAAGAACAGGGATTGATCTGGTTGTCATCGAGAAGTCTTGGATGTTCTATGACAGCCTTACGTCTTTCGGTGGTTTTCTTTGTGACAAAATAACCGTCAACGGTCACCGCCGTATCGTAATACTTATCACCGAGGAGCTTCTGGCTTCTCTTTCTGATGAAGAACTCGCGGTACGGTATTACTCAAGTGCACTCGCTTATCACTAGGAGATTCAAAATGTATAACGTTATTAGTCCCAGTAAGCCTAAGATGCTCGCGCCGGTTAACACCGGCGCTATCCGAATTGGTATGGCCATCGGCATTATGATTGTTGCTATCTTAGCAGCGATTGCCTAGCTGAACCGAAAGAAAGCGCCCAAGGCGTTTTCTTTTTTGAACTGAAGATCCTCTGAATAGGGAATCGGACAATAAAGGAATAATGATGGAAATCAAAGTAACAACTCTTGATCCTGAATTTGATCCGGATAAATATATCTTGATCAAGACAGAGATCTTTAAAGCATTCAATGAACCAGTGCCTAAGAATACGCATGAACTGACTCGTTTGATTACGAAGCACCCTGAAGCTGTCATCTTTTATCAAGCTGGATCAGAAGATGAATTCTTCGTAACGATGCTTCGTGATGTCAACAGTCACAAGGCCTTAATCGGCTATGCACGTTCTGCTGTGCTAATTGGTCAACAGAAGCTCGCTACTGCCGTCCAGGCATTAGCTGAACGATCGGGTTTTCTTAGCAAGTTCGTCAAGCGTCCGGATTAGGAAACTACTATGGGCGTTATCATCGATCATACGCTTGAAGTTTACCTTGCGTGGTATTACAACTTGAAAATAGTAGATAAAGTCTCAACGGTCTTCGATACTTCTACAGATCCCCACAGAACAACTATTTTCCCTACTAGAACACTGACGAGTGAAGAATTCGCAGAACTCGTTAAGTTCTATGAACCATCCCGCAATACGGTTGAAGAGATTACGGACTACTTCGATGAATCTGGAAAAGCCACATGGCGCTTATACGGATCTCATATCTTACGTTACCATTATTCAGTCGCTGAAGAAGCTCTATTAAAGCGACAAGTCTGTAACTACCTAGCGACCATCGGTAAGCGTCAGGTGATCCTGTAAAACGGCTCTAACAAAGAAAGGTCTGTATGAAACTTGATCGTAACAACAGTCATGAAGGACTTGGTAAATATATCGTTATCAACCTTCGTAAGGTAGAAGGAACACCAAGAACACCGATGGAAGTCGCCGATGCGATTTTGAAAAATCCAGAATGCGTTGAATTTGGTCGTGTGGGTGAAGACGATGAATTCTGGCTAATGAAATTGAAGGATCTATACGCTAAACCAGCGATTCAAGCTTATGCGGAAGCTGCCAGTAAGGATGATCCTGAATACGGCGCGGAAGTCATGGAACTGACGAACCGTTCAGGGTTAAATAGCCCATTTTGTAAGTTTCCGGATTAATGTAAGTCATAACGATCAGTCACAGACAAGGAGGCAGTTGCCTCCTTGTCTGTGGTTAGCTTTATATGCCAGGATTAATGGACATCTTAAGAAGATCATGGTAGACGTTGGTATCGCACATCGTCGCCACAGCACCCCATTCTTCATCACGACAAGTACGATAGTTTTCTTCAGAGTCAGAGTAACCATCGATGATATTCTTGATCGAACCTAGTTCATGACCACGGTCAATACGACCTCGGTCCAATTTGACAATCAGTTCATTGTAAACAAATGCCTTGACTGCGAAGGTACAGAGCTTCGAAAAGATCGGTGCTACCGTGATAGGAAGGTTTGCCAAGTTCTGATCATTCTCTACACGACACCGCAACTGCGTCATAGCCGCTGTACGAAGATGATTCCGAATCATGATTACATTATGACCAACGACGATACATTCAGCCGTAGAAACCAACGGAATGCTACCACGGCTATTCATCGCACGCTGTGCGCTCGTACTGAGTTCACTGCCCGCCATCGGAGAGATTCCAGGGGCATTGTTGTAGTTTCCAGCAGGGATATTCTCACTACGGAAATAGTTCACCGCTAGTACAGAGATGATCGTTCTGTTATCGGTTCGTTCCGAAGGGATCTCGAAGATGAAGTTATGATCATCAATAATCTTAGGTGTCAGGCCACCTAGGTCAATAATGATCGTTTGTCCACCGACGATATCGGTATCGACAACGACTCTGGGGAGAATAGTTTTATCTCGAATAGCGCTTTCAAGACTGGTAGGTGCCGGGACGTACTGACCAACTCGGTCTTCAAGGTATGCCATTCTCAAGATTTCTCTTGGAATGGCATACTTCACGTCCTGGATAGCTTTGGTAATCAGATCCAAGATGAGCTCCTAAATTTCATTAACACGTTTGAAGAAGTAATCCATGTCTAGCTTCATACCATCCGGAAGCACCTTTTCATAGATTCGATCAGATTTGAACTGCTTCACTATTCTTTTTAGAACATTCAGCTCAGCTCGGTTCATCTGAATACCTTTAGCACCACCGACCTCAATCAAGAACTCCATCTGGCGTTTTCTAGCTAAGAACAGAGCCCACCAGACCTGACGTGTTTCAAGAATATCCGGAATTGATAAAGGGTTGACACTGAAGAACCGCGGAAGTTGTTCCAGATAGTTCTCATAATCTCGTCCTGTATTCCGGATTCGATCTGCGAAAAGCATCAGGTTCTTGTCAAGTTGATCAGTGTAGTCTGAAATATGGAAAGGATGGCGTTTGGTAGCGATACCCATCGGCGCACCCATCTCAAGATTATAGAGTCGATTGAAGAGTGCTAGATCCGTCTGACTCCTCAGCATATTCGGAAGTACATACTTTGCAACGAAGTGTTTGGTGGTGTCGACGTTATCCAGACCTTTAGCGGCCTTAGCAGACTGTTGTTCCATGAAGCATCGGTACTGAATCATCAGCATCGGTAGATCAATCGCAATCACCACCAAGCCGCGTTCACTAGAATGATTGACACCATTCGGAAGAAGGTAGTTCATATTGGACACAGGACATTCCAATACGCGAACCGGTTGAAGGTCCATCCAGCCTCTAGCAAGTTCTTGTGGGCTATCGCTGCCATTGTAAGCGATGATTAGCTCAGGACAGTTAAAATAGAACTCTCCTACATGCCATTGACCATAGTTGATACTGGATATCAGCTTCAAAGCATTAGCCGCATACAGCGACCGAGCTATCGTTACTTCGTAGTAATGGTTCAGCTCATACGCAAGCGGCGTTGAGACCGTGTTGATCAGTCGAACCAAGAGGTGGGTATTAGGTACAAAAAAACTACCATACCGATGGTATTCGATGACCCTGTTAACATCTTCAAGTGTTCGAGCCTCAACGTTCTTCAGGACAAAGTCAGATAGAAGTCCAGAATAAACACGCCTTGGTTTAGAGAAAAGATCATACATGATTAATCCTTACGGGAGTCATTCAATTCCGGAACCTGGTGATGATATATTTTTTATCTTGGAGAATTGATAATGTAGTAGAGAGGTCACACTTCGGTGAGATCATCTCCCGAAGGGTTTTATCGACACCCGTTACAATCCCTTTTCAGCTGTTCCAGGGGTAGACACCCAATCCTGTTTCTAAGGTATGCTGAGCCATGTATATCTTAGGTGAGGAGCTGGACAAAAACTCCTGCAGGTGTTAGTTTAGGACACCATCCTTCCTAAACAAAACAGCGTGTTCTGTGCACAGACGCACTGTAAAATAAGAGGTATTTCGAAATGACGATTCAGAACCAAAACGAATCCCAAAAGCCGAACTTCGCCCAAGGCGAGCAAATCATCGGTGGTGATTTCTTCACGACGCTCCGCGGCCTGTCCGGCGGCCTGGTTGCTCAAGGCGTTGGTGGTGAGTACTTCACTCGCTTCCGTGAGTCCGTGACCAAGATCGCTTCCGATCTGCTCCGTGGCCTGTCCATGACTATCATCCCGCTGTCCCGTCAGGAATACGATAACCTGCGTTTCTCTGCCATGGTCCTGGCCTTCCAACTGGAAGATCAGCCGGACGTCGTCGCCTACCATACGCTGCTCCTGGAATCCACCGGTGAAGAACTCAAGCCGGAAATGCGTTCCATCGACAACCAGCAAGTTCGTATCAATTTGGTGACCGGCGATGCCAACGATACTGCCCTGGCTGAACTCTGTGAACGCGCCGTTCAGGAAACCTTCCCGAACATGGCCGTCTACAGCGTTGCTGCCACCGTGGTGCCGACTTCTATCGATGCCGTCAATCTCGATCACGTGACCGCCGTCGTTCGCAATGCCGCTGTGGCTGGTGCTTCTTGCCTGCAAGTCGTACTGAACCGCGCTGTGCCGGTTAGCCTGGATACCATCTCCCGTGACACCATGATGGTTCTGGACATGACCACTGGTAGCGGCTGCAACTACGATGCCGTCGGCAATCCGCAGCGTTCGTCGATCTCGGTTTCCATCTCAGCTCGCAAGAAGGGTCGCACTGTTGGTGATCTGTCCGTGGTCAATGCCGCTAGCGATACTGTCAAGATCTGTGATGTCTCTGGTTTCGTGAATCCGATCTGGGCGCCGGCCAATCAAGGTATCGCTGGTTTCGGTTACATCAATCCGCAGCAGCAGATCCCTGTTGGCAAGCTGGTTGCTGAATACGTTATCACTGGTGTCCATACCCCGTTCGCTCAATCGCCGTCCGCCGTCGCTCTGGCCCTGTCGTCCGTTCTCCTGGTTGCCGACAACAACAACTGGGTGCAGTCGCTGATTCCGAAATCCTTCAGCGCTTCGAATGACATGACTGAAATCGGTGCTCTGAACACCATCTGCAACGTCGGTAACGAAACGGCCAATGGTCCGTGGGGTTCCGTGGTTGATACCGCTGAAATGGCCAATGACCTGGGCAAGTTCAACCAGTTCATCGGCAAGCTGTTCCGTCCTGGTACCGTGGTCTCGATCGACTGCCCGGAAAGCACCCCGCAATCCTGGTACTTGAATGTCTTTGCTGCCGCTGCCATGAACGATGCCAACGCGATCGCTGCCGTCAAGGAAGCTTTCGATGAGCTGACCGCCGGTAACTTCAGCAAGTTCTTCCAGGCCAATGCCTCCCTGTTCTCGAACGCCACGCGTGTGCCGCTCGGTTACTACATCGCTGCTGACAAGCAGAAGCGCGACATTCGCGATGTGGATCTGACCTTCATCTGCAATGCTTTCAAGAACAACCCGGAAAACATTCACGTCTACAACGACACCTTCGTTCCTCGCCCGAACTCTGGCCCGATCACCAATCTGGCCAAGCGTGAAGGCATCATCAGTCACGTGCTGAAGGAACAGTGCAAGATCACCGGTTACGCCATGCGTTGTACCTTCTCGGCCGAAACCATCACCGCACTGTCCCAGGCACTCCAGGCAATGCACCTCAACACCCTGATCAATACCCCGCTGTCTATCGATGCACTCCGTACCGGTACGCCGGCGCCGGATCACATCAGCGGCGCGTTGGTTCAGACCACTCAGTCCTACATGAACAATGCAGGTATGATCGGTCCTCGTCCGGGTATGACGTTCAACGCCAATCAGTTCAACTTCCGCCGTTAATCGGTACTACGACCCGAGAATGTCTTTCGGGTGTGAGTTCTCGGGTCTGGTCCAGCCTCTTCTCATACCCAACCTCTGCGTTTAACCTTTTGAGGGTGGCCTTCCCGGCCACTCTCTTTTTTTGATCATAGGGTATATCGTGAACTTCATTCTTAAGATACCGACTGACCTCAGTCAGATTTCCGTTCAGCAGCCAGTTAACGATGAGTCAAAAATCAACGAAGCGTTGCTGGAGAAGATTACAAAAACTGTTCAGATAGACACCGCAGTCATCACGTATCCTTTTTCGAAAGGGTCTATTGAACGACTGAAAGGTGTTAAGGTACTGCCGTTTATTTACTACATCGATAACTCACTCAGGCAGCTTCAAGTAGTGGTTTACGATTTTGAAGGATATGGGGCTGATATCATTCATCCCGTTACAGGGGATCTGTTAATCACTTTGAAGTACGTGGAGAGTAAGAAGTTCCCTTACCCGCTTCATGACACCGTGAATGCGGTGATGGTTAAAGTCGAACCTGAGGAACGTAGCCTCAAGGTGGTGTTTGAATGTCAGCATGCAGTGATCGAATACCTTCACACGCACCATCTCACTGAGAGCATGCCTGATTGTTATTATAACGCAATGAAACTTCTCAAGACGCTGCCTTCTAAGGGGTAATCTATGTTAAAGAAAATGATTGGCTATTTTTACAAGAATCACGATGTCTCTGATCAGGCAGTTGTGCCAGTGGAAGCATCTGAGTTTTTCGATCGCAGCTGCATTGAGTATTTTGATGAAGATAATGCGAAGTCTCACGCAGTGAAGATGATCAATGACCCAAGTCAGCTAAAGACAACCTACGTGATTGATGACAATCGCTACGGGATTGATTCTCCGCTGTATCTCTACCTTCAACGCTATGCGTTTAAAGCGATCCAGGCCAGCTTAACATTGGTTATAGAGGCTATTAATCACAGTGAGGAAGGTCGAGTGCAGATGCTCAAGCGATACGGGCGGCGCATCATGCATTACTTTCCAAAGATCGACACTCGTCCAACGACGCTTCAGACTACTAAAACCTTTGGTGTCTTTGGCTTAGTCAGGGTCAGTACAGCATCGGTGTCCTTGATGCGTTTTGCTGAGCTAACTGTACCTTCCAAGATCTGTTGGAGCGACAGTAACGAAATAATGCAATCACCACAGCAAAATAGTTCGTCAAATATTAGTCCTGATACTAGGTCCAAATTTGACACTTACACCGCTAAATCTGTAGACATCAGCGATGTAGTACCGGATGCATTCTGCGTCACTTATGTTTTTGGTGATAAAAAACAATACCGCTACGTCAGCTTCTGAAAAAAGACCTAGGGGACTTTTCCCCTAGGTTGATAACGCAGAGGTTTTTATGAGAGAATGGAAACAGACAAATGAACAAGTAGTGCTGTATCGATTTCACCAGTGTGATGAAGATAAGAAACCTATCGTCATCCAGCCGACACGTCGTCGATATGATCCTAAGGGTTACTATGCGCCTGTAGCTGACCTGACTGACCCGGAAATGAAGCGGCTATGGATCGACATTAAAGCAAGTCAGACGCTGATCGATCCGGTCTATATCGCTAATGCACTGAAGTCCCCGGTCACTGTGACTGACTTCTTAAAACAGTATCACCCCCATCGACCCAGCTTGGAAAATACCATTCTGATTGAATATAAGGAACCGCCGAAGTTACCTTGGATAAATTATGGTGTTTTCTTTTTACACCAAAAAGAAGAGAAACTCTATATTCAAGAAGTCTATAGACTCGCTGTGTATAGACTAACTGCGCACAGGCATCCTGGTGTGAAGGCGCAGTATGAGTTCGGTGAATATACGTTTGAGAAACTGAAGTATGACGATGTTCCGTATTTCACGCATCATCTTCACTATAAGGGCAGACCGCCTGCCACGGATCAGGATTATTTTTTTAGATCCTGTCCTGCAACAGAACCTTCAGTAGGTGAATGAAATAGACCAGGAGGCCCTCAGGCCTCCTGGTCAGTGTCGCTTATGAGAAGAAAGAATCATCCGCTGAGACGGAGACTTTAGGTAGTTTACGGAAGATCTTACTATCTTCGTTGTGAATGTTTGAAGGAATCGGCATCATAGAGGATGGGAATTTCAAATAGAACGATTTCAATGAAGAATCCACGACACTCGGGAATCGATGTTTATCAACGACTACATGTAGCCAATCACCACCGGGTGTTTCGATTTTATGCACCAAAATACCAATGTCGTAGATACGATCAAGACCCTTTGTCTTTTCAAAGAAACCGCCGCCCTTGATGTGGTGTAGAAACTGATCCGCAGGGACGGTCTGTAGGAGACGTTTAGCTTCAGTAGAAAGCTGATGCGGCGTCATGAGTAGAATGCTTTGCTTTTTGTCCAGATAGGTCGTTACGCTATCCCGGTGTACTTAGACACCCGCCCACACTTTCATGTAGGAACAGACTATATCTTCACCCTATTTCTAGGGCGTTCTCCGCTTCGAGGGCACTTGCCCCCTACACCTTGCTAAAGGGTTAGTCGTTGAACGTTCACCCTCCCGGGTGCTTCGCTGCGGATTGCCCAATCCATTCTCTTTGTTACCATACCCGGGTAATTATTCCGGCCACACAAGACTTTCATCACTGTGCTTGGTAGAGAAGGCTCTCAGGGGTTTCCCGTCAATTCAAAGAAATACAATCGGAGTATTACTACTCCAATGGCCTGAATGTGTATCCTTTACACCGTTTACCGTTTTTCATAACAATGCAAGAAAATGATGAGATACACAAATTAAGCAGCGCAGAAAGACCGCGTCTTCACAAGAAGGTCCAGCATGTCATCACCCATGGACCCTTGGACACAGCCAGTGGTCGGTAGCTTAGACAGATAGTCAATCGAGAGTACTTCAACCGCATAACCTTGAGATTCTAGTTCAATGATACGATTGAAAAGTGACTGGTATGTCCAGTTCGATGGATTAACCTCATCAATGATAACGTGGAAGCCATTGGCTGAGAGTCGATGTTTGACATAAGTAATCATGTCCTCAACAGCGATACCCTTGATATCGCACGCAACACCAGACTCTTCATACTTCAGTAACTGGTAGAGGAACTGAGCATTATTACGTAGTGGGTCTTCTAGTGAAACACGATAGATCAACGGTTTCTTGGTTGGGTCCTTACACTTGGGTGTGTTGTAGCACGCCATGTGAGCAAACAAGCTCAATGACATCCCTGTTTTGTAGTTATGTTGCAATGCGCCGATAACTAAGGCATCTCCAGGACGAGGGCCGCCTTGCAATGCCATATTCAGTTCACGCCACCCAGTCATGAAGGGTAGGTCACCTGTATTCGATGCCGCTACATCACTGAAGACTTGAAGCATACTGGCTTCATCAGTGAAGTCCATGGTCTTAATGATTCCAGGGTCTTTCGCTGACGTTTTCGTTGATGCCACGGTCAGTTCATTGATCACGTTCTGAACATACAGATGGATGTCTTCGATGTTCTGTCGTGCAAAGTTGAAGTCACGACTGGCTCGCTTGAAGATATCACCGATCTTCTGTTCACGGAAATGGTCACCAATCGCTTTACGAAGGTTAGTGATCGTTCGTTTTAGTGCAGCTGGCGTGAGCTCCGCCTCCAGTCCCTGGCAAATAGCGGTGTAGATGTTCTGATCACCGTTTGTTATCAACCGTATCTGTTGAAGGAAGTCAGAGATATCGTACGTTTTAGATTCTGGATTACGACACATCTCTAAAACAAGATCTTTTAACCCAACCGCCACGGATCGGCGAGTTGAGATACCGATGTCCATGTCAACGATTTGAAGACGGCTAACTACCGTCTTTACAAGTTCATTGCTATAGTCCGTGTTATTCTCAAGGAGACTTTCACGGAAAAGTAAAGTAATACATTTGATCAAAATGAGATTCGGGTCCAAGGGCTTACCTCTTTATTTTTTGTAGCATTGGTCAAACGATTACACCCTCAAAATAAAAGAGTTTTTCAAGTAATTCGAACTCTTATGGATAAGCACTTAAAAGGAGTAGGAATTTGGCATTCATTACAAATGACGTGATCGGATTAGATTCCGATCGCGGAGAGAACTCTGAACCAGTGTCGCTTCGTTCGATTAACGTCGTGGCTATCCATGCCGCGATTCATCATCGCTTTACGAAGAAGCACTGTATCGAAGGCTTCATGTCCTATCAGAAAGCTCGAGAAATCTGCTCCTTGGATGATCTGGCGATGAATTACCTGATGGCGGCAGAGGTTAACCAATTCTTTGATAACTGGTTGGTGAGTAATCCTGATTTCAGTTACAAGTATATCGATGACGCGTTCTACACCGGTGTCACACCGGCTGATGAAGCAGAATACAGCAAAGTGATTTCTTTCCACACGAAGCAATCACATGTCATTGACGCTGTAAAATCCTATCTGACACCTACTGCCTATAAGAAAGAACATGGCATTAGTGACAATGAAGAGGAGTGTGTCATCTGTCCTTCTGCAGGCTTTATTATGAAGCCTGAAAAGAGCACACTCACTTATCGAGTGGTTAGCTACCAAAGCAGCATCTATATTGTTGTGGAGGAAGGCTTTCTCGAACAGATGGAGGATAAAGCCTCCAAATTGAAGTTCATTTCCGATGTGTTGAAGGCTGCTTATGCGGTGATGCCGGTAAATACGGTAAACCAGTGTCAGTGGTACGACATCTATTTGGATGCGCTTCGAGTCAGTTCCTCGCAGTAGAAACCTTGATCAAGTTTTTTAACAAGTTCCACAAAGAAGGAAGGAATTATCCCATGAGTCTGCGTTCTCAAGGTGGTATTGGCGCTCAAGCCGTGAACCACGATGTCAACCTGCTGAAGAAGTTCTCTGTCGCCGCTGCTTCTCTGGCTATGCCGGACACCGCTGTCGCTGGTCGTGTTTTCGCTACCGAGTCCATCTCGGAAAGCGACACGATGCAGATCGACACCGTTGCCAGCAACTTCTCCGCTGTCATCTCTGCTGTTACCTCCAAGCTCGGCACCCAGAAGACCGGTGTTGTCATGGCCGCCGAATCGGCTGCTCTGCAAGGTGGTTTCGCTCTGGCCGCTCGTGACAGCCACATCGCTCGTCAAACTTCTATCGCTGGCGTCTCCGCACCCGCTGGTGTTGAAATGTTTGCTGTCTCCGCCGAACACGTTCCTGGCTTTGCTGGCAAGCGTTCGCAGAAGATCGTTGCTGCTGTCGAAGCCTTCGACCAGCGCGAACAGCGTCAATCGGCCCTGTACACCATGGCCTACAACTACTCGGTTCCGCTCCAGTCTGAATTCGGTGAAACCCTGTATCCGCTGCTGACCCTGCCGGCTGACCAGATCGGCCTGGGCATCATCGTCAATCGCCTGACCATTCATCGTGGCCTGACCCATTCTGTCTCTGGCCGTGCGCAAGAGCTGCAGAAGATTGACCTGACCCGCGCCCCGGTTGACCACACTGTCCTGTCGCGCTCGAAGAACGCCGTCGTTCCGGTCTTCCGTGCCACCGCTGCTGACAAGTTTGTTGACTCTGCTCTGATCGCTCCGGTTGACTACACGGTTGAAGGCGCTGCCTTCCAGACCTCGCCGCTGAAGATCGGCGCTGAAGCCAACATTATCGGCCTGTCCCAGACCGATGCTCAGTTGACCTCCGGCTCCGCCAACCAGACCGACACGCTTGATCCGGCTATCTCCCTGAACAACCTGTACGTCAAGCTGGGTGATGACATCGTCGCCATCAACGTCTACGGTCGTCAAGGTGCCAACTTCGTCTACAACCAACAGGGTCGCCCGGAAGATCGTCGTTTGAACTTCCGTTCCAAGTATGTCGTCCTGAACAACGCAACCAAGCAAGTTGGTGGTGGTGCTCTGGCTGATCTGGATTCCCTGGTTCTGGACAACCTCTCCCTGGTCCTCGACATCGGCGTCGACGGCACGGTCAATACCGAATACGGCAACGTTATGGTACACGGCCCGCGTCTGTCCATCGTCCGCGTTCTGGATGCCAACATGCAAGAACTGCCGGCTACCAACGCCAAGGTTGTTGCACTGCAAGCCCTGATCTCCGGCGGCACCGTTGTCGGTTACGATCTGAAGGCTTACAAGACCAACGTCAATCTGCGTGAGCGCGGTGATTTCATCGACCGCAACCAGTTCGTTCAGCTGTACGAAGTGCCGCTGCTTTCTCCGATCACCGCTCAGCGTCCGGTTGCCTCCAACGGCGAACACGATGCCAGCGATTACGAGACCCTGGTTACGACGACCCGCTTCCGTCTGGCTGGCGATTGCGTTACCGCTATCTTCGAAGCCGTTGACCGTCTGCGCGCCTTCACGGCCGTTCCGTTCAACAACGAAGATGCACCGCAAGGTCTGGGCGCTGCCCGCTTCCATGTCAAGCCTTACCTGGCTGAACTGACCGGTGTGAACGCACTGGACGCCGTTGCCATGTCTCAGACTCTTGACAGCCAAGACGCTGCCAAGAACGTTGCCGCCTCGATCATCAACAAGCTGCGCGATGTGGCTTTCTCGATGTACATCCAGTCGGAATACGAGTCTGCCAAGATGGCCACTGGCTTCATCGGCAACACGACCGTTGTGATCGCTACCGATCCGTACATCCGTCGTTACCTGCAGATCGACGGCGAAGTCCGTGCACTGTCCGAGAAGTTCGACGTTCGCATCGTCGATACCCTCGACAAGCGCTTCCGCGGCAAGATCTTCATGACCTTCGTGGTCCTGGGTGAAAACCGCAACGAAACGCCGAACATCCTGAACTGGGGTAACCTGGTTTGGTCCGCTGAAACCGTGATCTCTGCCAACGTGCCGCGTGGTGAGTCCATGTCTCGTGAGACGATCGTGCAGCCGCGCTATCGTTTCGTGGAACACCTCCCCGTTGCCGCTATGGTTGAAGTTACCAACATCGGCCAGGTCTTCGACGAGTCCTTCCTCAAGGTCAAGCAGCTGTAATCCTGAAAAAGGCCAAGACATCCACCGGGTTTTCCCGGTGGATGTTTTTTGTCTGTCATGGATCAAGTGAATTAAAAACAATCTAGAGGTGGCAGATGCCTTCAGTAACTATTCCTTTGCCAGATATCGAACAAATCGTCGTAAGGCCTAGTATTTACCAGGTCATCGATCAGGTTCGTGATATTCTTGGCATGTCTAAAGATGTAGAAGTGATCTATGCAGGTAAGCGTGGTACAGTTCGCTCCACGGGCAGTGCGATCAGTGAACTAGGTCAAGAGAACGAAGCCAAGTTTACCAGTGATGACTTAGTCACTGTGGATGTAGTTGAAGACTACGATGTGGATGCTGTGCAAGAAGTTAATTCACATAGTTGGGATAACGCACCGATCTTCTCTGATCCGAAATTGAACTTCAGTCTTCGTCCGATTTATCTCCCTTCAAAAATGGAGATTACCTTCTCCTATCGTTCTACGAGTGAAACCGAAGTTCGACAGTGGATCGCAACGCAGATTACCAAAGCGAACCGTGGCCGTGAAACCACACTACACCACATCGTTTACAGCTTCCCTATTCCTGCTGAATTTCTTTACATACTGACAGATGTCCACACGCTTCGTGAGAAGAACGAAGGTTACGGTGAGACATTGATGGATTACTTTAATAAACATCGCGTTAGTCGCGTTAGTACCCTAACTGACCAAGCAGGCGTTAAGTCAGTTCCAGTGATCCATGAGAAACAAAGTCAGATTCTTGGTTCTTTTGATTTCACTGTCTCTCCTGAAAAACCAGAGTATGATCGAGACAAAGGCGTCTGGCAAACGAAGTTTGTTTATCGCTATACGTACTGGCGTCCTGACCAGTGTTTCTTACATTATCCGATCGCAGTGCATAATGAATTCATGCCGGATATCTATACCAAGTATCTAGAAGATGTGGTTGACTATGACACCACTAAAGCATATTACTCACACGGTATGAACGCAGTGAGTGGGTTCGCACTAGGCTCTCGTACTAACACCCCTCGGTACCTAGATCAACCTTTACTCATTCCCAGCTTCGACACGTTCAAGCCTGATGTTAAGCAACATACCGCATCAGTATTCATCGCTCGTTGTTTCTTGGATGAAACTAAACATGACCTACTCAGTTTAACTGACCTAGGCGATTATGAAATCGATTCGGATATTTTGGACTTCCTAAAAACAGAAAGCCCTTATCTGACTAAACTGTTCTTTTCCGTTTTTCATGTGGAGCACTATGTCAATGGTGAACTGCAGTCTTATGAAAAGATTGAAGTGACGCCTGACTTAATGATTCGCTCATTAACGCCACTTTCTATGCGCGATGTACATCATGTACGACTTGCTGCATTACCGGAGATCTCATCTCCCCTCTACAATGCCCTTAAACGGCTCTCTAAGCACCCAAAAGCATTTCTGAAGGTGGTAGCCGCCTTTAATGAATTGCTCGCCGCAGATCCCGATTTTGGCAGTCTTGATCGATATGAGAAATTGGAAGAGTGGATGTTTACTTCCGTGTATCGAATTCTTCATATGACTCATCAAGGTAACTTCCATAGTACAGGAACAAATCTGGACAGCTACATCGATGAAATGATCTTCACTGATAAGAATGCACTAGGACTATTGACAAAACTTGACCCTAGTCGTATTAAGTCTTACATTGAAACAAAACGGCGCCTTCGCTTAATCCGGATGAATACCGCATTGGTAGTTAAGCCACGTTCTCAGCTATGAGCAAACGACACCCTGGGAGGCAGTTGCCTCCCAGGGTGTCTATTACGTTTTCTTCTTAGTCTCTTTAAAGACTTCTCGCTCGACGGCAGATACGATCGTATCTCGTTTCTTGAGGACGTTGTCTTTGATCTCTCGTATCATCGCTACATAAGGACGAGGCATGGAGAGATACTCAACCAAACTGATATTGAACAACTCACCGATATTGTACACGGCAAACTCTTCAATCAGTTCACGGACACCACTATTCAACCATACTTCTTCACATTTATGATGAAGTACACTAGCGATTGGATTTTTATCTTGACCGAGATGGTTGAAGATCCCAAACTCAGTTTCATATAACTCTCTCATCACTGAACGTGCTTGGTCATACTCCATTACTGGAAGTTTCTCAAGTGACTTTCTAATGAAATCCGTGACCTGTGAGGGATGGTCGATAAAACTACTGTCCCCAGGAAACCTTAACGATTCATTATCCGGTTCATCCGACGAGCAAGTAGCCCGAAAAAAACTTGCAGGATGTCCAGAGGAATGTAAGCGGCCATCCGTGGATAACGGACATCGACTTGCTGCTCTTGCGCAGTTCCACAAGCAGGACAGTCATAGGCCGGAATAGCCATGATGGAAATGGTACTATCTTCCACATAGCGAACGACTTCATTGATGATCTGCTCACTGATGCTATCTGTAGAAGACAGCGTGGCCAGGGAACGAACGATAGTGTCATGGTCCTTGATCACCGAAGCACTCAGGTTACTTTCATCCGACAGGTTACCGAATTCGATCGATTCGAAGAAATGAATCCACTGACAAAGCTTTTCAGCACGAGAGTTCTGATCGATAGCGATGTCGCGTTGATCGTTCGAGATATCAATCGACAGAGAGCGATTCACACTTTCGACTAAAGCGTTGATGTACTTGAAGCCTTGATCGATGTACTGACGGATCGTTGGTGTACGAAGCGTGAATGCTAGTTCGTAGTCTGTGCCCTTGTTCAGAATGATTCGGCGGTTATGCAGATGAGTCAGTTCGCTATAGTAGCGCTTGATATCTGCCAACGTCATACTGCCAGCGGCAAAGGATCGCATGTGGTTCTTCTGCCAGTCATTCAGACGTTCGGTGTCCACCACCAGTGTCTTCGGAATAGAGAGGTTACCCTTGACCACGTGGTTACACTTGGTCGGATTGTTCGAACAAGCCCGTTCATAGTGGAAACCGGACGGGTAGTTGGCACAGAGGAAACCCCAGATGAATGCATGGATGTCCTGCGGTGCGATATGGTCACCCAGTTTATTCAGCGGAAGCTCGCTTTGCTTCACCGAAGTTTCGTATACATGCCGCAGTGCTAGTTCGAAGACACGAGACAGTGCGAACGATACATGGTTGGTGTGTGCTAGGCCATAGCTGTCACGCCCTAGGGAGATCTTTTCCTGAGAGATGATAGCGTTCAGTTCCAGTAGTTCTGTTTCTGCTGCTGGTTTGAAATACACCCAGAAACCACTGTTATACAACGGCGTACGATGAAGACCGCCGATACCCAACTGCGTCACCAATTTCAGAATAGCACGCTCACCCTCAACTTCAGTAACACCGGGCTTATTGCGATTACTCGGCGCAGCGCCGTACAGACGATCCCCGCCGTATTCCAGGACTTGGCTGAAATTAGACGATTGATCATTCAACCGGTTAACGTACATACCCTTGAAAGGCATGTAGGTTAATGATTGTTGCATCACGTTGTTCCAATGACGTGCCTTTTCGGTTCCACCCGTGTCCAGATTCGGTGCGCGTTGAATATTTTCAATGACATTTTCGAAAGTATCCGGCGGAAGTTCGATGGTGTCAGGAGACCCTTGGGTCGTTTCACCCAGAACCTGGAAGTATTCCTTGACATTCGGGTTGGTGTGCTTCGGGCTATAGTCTTCAGCTTCGTCCGATTGTTGAATGATCTCCTCATCAACCGTAACCGTAGCTTGAATGATTTCTTCAGCAGTAGGTTCTTCGATCACGGGTACATTCGGTACATCCACGGCACCAGCGTCCTCACCATTGGTTTTAAGGATATCATCCAAGATATCCTCTTCAGTGATGGGGGTATTTTCATTGTTGTCAGACATCTTAGACCTCGGTAGTGGGTTGTTGGTCAATAGGCTGAACTTCTTCAGTCGGTGTTTCGGCAGCCTTGCTTTCAGCTTCAAGGAGTTTATCCTTGGCATTCAGCGCGTATTCCGTAAACTCGATGAGCTTATGATGCATCGTGCCTTGGAAATACGCAGAGAGGGCGTTGTAATCTTCAAACACACTAAGGTACGCCATGCGGTCAGCGGCTTCAGTAATAAAGCCGGTCTTACCTTCATGCTTAGCTTTGACCTTGATGTATTCTTCAGTGAATTTTTCAAGATCTTCCATCGTGACCTTGACATTGGCGGTGAAGCGAGCCATATCTTCCACGTGACCGATGTTCTGAACCATCTGGATGGTCGTCTGGAATTGCTGTGCCGTTTCCGAAATCATTGAAGCGATGGAGTGAGAAAGATCTTCGATCTGATGCCAGTTCATCTGGCTTTCAGAGGCTTCTTTTTCAGGATTGTAGACCAATGCAGGCATCGGTTGAACACCCAGCGCAGACTGCACAGCTTTCGCTGCGAGATTCGGCATCACGACACGAACGTTTGCTTCGCGTCCAGCCAGCGATCCGGCTTTATCGATGCTCTTATTTTTGGCTTTCTGACCCATGATCTTTCCTTTGATGATGTATTAAAAATTCAGCGTATGCTGCTACAAGATGCCTTGCCTTGAATAAATTGTTTCTACTATTTCATCAAGAGTCGGCATTGTATGAATCCATTCTGGGAGTACACCTTGGAAAATATGACACAACATAGCCCGGATCAAGAGATCCTTGGCTATATTCGCAATACCTATACTCGTGAATATCAAAATGATTTGATCGTTGCTTTGGCCGTTCTCTATGGACTGGAATACCCGGATATTCAAGAGAAGTTGATTGCCGCGATCAACGGTATTGACGCTGAAGATAACGAGGGCCTGTCTGATCGCGTTTCCAGTCTCATCACAGCCGCCGTGGACCAGGTCTTCACGCTGTGGGGGATTACGCTGAACGATGACGTCATGTTATCAGTGAAGAATAACATTGCCACCGCACTAACATTCATTCCGTCTATTGAGGACCCTGTTCCCTATCTTCGGATTCTTGAGACTGATCTAAGCGGTGAAGAGAAAGTGGCACGTATTGTCCAGGCAGTGATTAATCAAGCAGAGATCATTACACTGGACGCTATTCTCGAAGTAGCACCTTTGACGCTAGATCGACTCTATGCTGAACTGACCAAGCAAGAAGCTATCGTATCTAAGGACATCGAAGAAGAAATCAATCCTAAGCAATTGGATAACTTCAAGAAATTCTGCGTTTATGCAGGAACTGATCATATCGCATACCAGATGCTTGAAAACAACTTTAAGTTTGGTATGATACTGGAAAACTATCTGCCTTATATCGCTGACCATCTCAACACAGGTCGTGTCGAGACGACCGCAAAGACCTTGCTATCTTTTTACTTGATGGCGTCCGATACCTGGGAATCTCCCATTGAAACTTTTAGGAAATACAGCGAGTCATTAATTTCTGATATGAAAGACGTTCTAGCGATCGAAGGACTGATGCGCTCTATGCTAGAAGGTTTTGAACAGTATAAGAAAGCGACCCATGAATCTACTTGAATACCTCTATTTCGCGATACAGCATCGCTGTTACTATGAGAAGCGCTGGATCGTATCCATGTTTACCTATAGCTTGGAATCTGAAGAACAAAAGGCTCAGCTATATGTAGGTAAGGTGATTCGTGAGCCCTTTGGTGTCTTTTTTCTAGACGAATCTCTTGAAAAACAACCATTGCAGATCGAAGGTTTAAAACCTAATGACCCTATCCTTAGCAAACGGGATAAGGTTACGATTACACAAGATCGTTTACCGTGGATAGGTTCACCAGTTATCGAGACTACTGTCGGTAGACTCTTATTGAACTTGTTAACAGTATTCGAACCCTTCCAAGGTCGAATGACGTATATCAACGATACTGGTTTTACGCCGGGTGACATTGAAAAACGCTTTGCTGCTAAGTTACGTGACGAGCTGAAGCCAGTTGAGAAAAAGGAAGACGGAGTCTTCTACGTAGATGAGTTGATTCTTTTTCAGAAAGCAGTGACTTTCCTGGAAGGGATGAGTAAACTCTTTACCATGTCTATTACCCGTCAAGGTATTCTTCCGCCTCCCGGTGCGGCAGAACTTCGTAAGGAGCTTCTTAAGAAGTATGATGGAAAACTTCATGACCCAACGGAGATGGTGAAATTCCAAACTGAACTGGGTGAGTTTGATAAAGCTTATCTGAAAGCAAATGATCCAGCGTATGGTAAGTTCATGGCAGGTAAAGTAGTCAAAGCACGTAGTAAGGCCTATCTAACCCAAGGCGGCGATACCAACGGTTTCATTAACAGCGTAGAAATGGTCCCTATCACTCAACCGCTTGTTGATGGTATTGATTTAACACCAGACAAGTTCGCGGCAGTGGCGAATACGATTCGCTATGGTTCATTCGCACGGGGTGCCGAAACAGTTAACGGGGGCGTGGTTGCTAAGGCCCTTATGACCGCGCTTGATACATGGAAGATCACCGATCGTGATTGCGGCGCAACACTTGGTGTTAAGCGTACCTATGCTTCATCTGACATCAAGAAGCTCATTGGCCGTTATGTTTTGTCAGCTGACGGTAAGCCGGTTTTCATTGAAAACGCAACGAACGCTGAACGATATGTGGATAAAGAAGTTATTATTCGCAGTCCGCAATACTGTAGGGAAGCTGGCACACATACGTGTAAAATCTGTGCCGGTGAAGACTTAGCAAGATATGGAAGCGGTCTTGTTATTCCAGCAATGGAAGTAAGCTCTGGTATTATGTCAGATAGCTTAAAGAAGATGCACGATACGACCGCAAGCTCGAAAGTGATGGTGCTTTCCAGCGTAATCTCATAAAGGAATCAGGCGATGAATGGAACAACTTTTCCGGATATTCCCGGAGGCTTCGGTAATAGCAGTGGCTCAAGTTACGGTGGTCAGAGCCAGAGCCATAACAGTGGTAACGATGGCTTCAAGAAACCCTGGCAGAAGAAACCTTGGCAAGGTGGCGGTGGTGGCGGAAAGCCGTTCCAGCGCAAAGAAGAAGTGCTTGATCCGACGATCTACCTCCCTTGTGCTGTGACAGGTAATAAGGACGCTCCACCGGAAATCCTGACCAAGGTTAAGGAACTGGTCGCGTTCTTGAACGACCACGGGTTCACGGTTCGTACGGGCTGCGATGGTCCGGTGGAACTGGCTGCCGATGAAGCCGCTACTCAGAAGCGCGAACGTATTCTTCCTTGGCGGGATTTCGAAGAAAAGGAATCCAAGCTGACTTGGAATAGCGAACGAGCACATTGCATTGCGAAGATGTACCATCCGACCTACGACACCATGAAGAAGGGCGTTCAGCATATCCTTGCAAAGAACGCACGCCTGATCCTCGGGGATAAGATGGTTAGTCCTGCTCGTTTCCTTTTGATCTGGACGGAAGATGGTATTGAGCATGTCCGTAACAAGACTGCCAAGACTGGATTAGTTGGTCACACCATCGCGATCGCTTCTGCATCAGGTGTCCCTATCTACAATCTCGGGAACCCGACCGCTGAACAGCGTTTGCGTGAATACGTGACTCAGATCTTTGGTAAGTAACATCCAGCAAAGAGGAGAATATCTTGGGTAAGAAACGTCGTAATAATCAAGGAGTGAACATGTCTGATCAACAATCCACGAATGAGCAGTTGCAAGGTGAAAACGATGCCGCTGAAGAAATCCAAAACGAAGCCGGTGTCAGTGACGTCAGTAGTGAAGAGCAGGTTGCTCCCGCTGCCGAACTTCTCGAAGAAGTGCAAGAAGACAAAGAAGGTGAAAGTGATTCCAACGAAGGCGCCGAACCCATCGAACCCGATGCCGACAGTACCTCTGAAGGACCCACCTTTGAAGCCGCTGAACCCAGTGTCGCCACCGCCGACCCCCTCAGCCCTGGTGTCCAGGATGCCTCTACTGCGGCTCCGGTCGCGGAAGTCGTATCTGAACCCATTCCGGTCGCTGCGCCTGTGGTTGAAATCCAGCCTGCAGTCGATCAGTCGGAAGGTTCGTCTGAGAACCAGCAGTATCTGAACAACATCCGTGAAAACGGAACGTTGATTCAGAAGCAAGCGTTGGATGCCTTGGATCAGTTCTGTACCCGTATGCGCCCACGTGCACCCATTTCTGCTACTCAGGCAATGGAAGCACAGCGCGATCTGTTGGATTTCATCACTGTTCTTCTTCGCAAGGACTACGAGGACTTCCGTAAGGGCTGGGCAACGATGTTGGTTTATTTCGCTGAGCACCACGGCGATCGTCCGACGGCTAAGGATTACACCCCGTTGTCGGAATACTCCACCTCGCGTCATCTCGACTCTTGGAAGGATGAAGAACGTGCCAATGCATACAACAATCTTCTGACTCTGCTTCGTGTGACTCGCAATAGCGAAACACGTAAGCAGGATGTGAAGCGGGTTCGTTTGGATGCCATTGCACCGACCTTCTTGAATGCTCGCTGTATGGATAACCTCCAACGCTTCTACGCTTAATCGCGACTACTCACCACCTAGAGCTAGCTTTACGGCTAGCTCTAGGTGGTATTATGAAATCACAGTGTTAAAGTTAATGAAAAAGAGAGGAGGGCTTTCGCCCTCCTCTTAACTCTCTTCAGAAATGACCTACCCTGCCAAGATAAATCTCAGCACAGACTCAACCAAAAGAAGTCCAACCTATTTATGAATTACATATCATCGAACAATGAAAGAGAGTCTTCAAGTCGAGGTAGCTTGAACATCTTGTTACAGTATTCAAGTGCATTCACATGGCCTTGAAGTAGATTGATGTTCTGTTGGCGATAGATGTCTTCATCGACACCTGCGATGTCAATGATCTCAAACAAAGTCGTTGCTCGAGAGACGTTAGCTACCGCAGTGCAGGTTGGATAGGCAGACACTGCATCTGAGTCATAGGTGAACGCACGAATCAGGGTTTCTAAGGAATCAACCTCGTCAACGATCTTAAGGCCGAGCACTGACATATGTGACTTCAAAGTTACGATCCAGTTGCGTAAATTAAGCACAGAATCTTTATTCTCCATGATGTCTTCAAGTGTTCCTTCTTGAACAACCTCGTCTTCATCATCGTCTTCAAATTCACCAATGAAGTCAGCGTCTTCTTCATTCGCCTTTTCTTTCTCCTTAGGGGGAATCGTGGCGATCATCTCGCCTTTCTTTTCCAGAAGGAAGTAATGGTACTTATCTGCAAACCGCTTGGTTTGAGAATCAAAACGTGTAAAGTCAGAGATATTGGTCCGAATAGGGACCGACTGAGACAAGTCTTTCGTCTTCAGTTCTAGTTCATGACAGGAGATCGAATCAAAGGTATTGTAGACCATGTATTCGAACGGATAGTTCTTCTGCATGAATTTATGCCATTCAAGTCGATGATAGCCATCTGCTTCTTCGAATTTCAACTTACGAATGCCAAGTTCTTCTTGAAGGATAAAGTCGAGTGAGTATTCTTCTTTCTCTTGACCACCTTGACGAATGAATCGATAGGAGCTCATCTGGTCAATAAACCAGAAACCCGCAGGTGCGATCAGGCTGTGCCATTGTTCAGACGGCTTCTTCGGCTTAACTTGACCAGAGGCCGTGATCTTCTTCGTTGACCCTTCACGATACTTGACAAAGCGAAGGTTCGCTGGGAGTTTCGGGTGACAGACAATATCCGCAGCATTAACGCCATATTTTTCGAAGGTTGCTAACATACGCGGTACGTCGAAGCCGATGTTCCAGACAGCTACAAAGTCAGGTAACCATTGATGCAGTCGTTCGAAAGCCTTCTTAAGCATGTCGATGCAATCAGTTGCGAGATAGAATTCAATCTCGTAGTTATGCTTATCGACATATTCTTGGATATACTTCTTAACCGTAGCACGATAGCGGTTCTCGATGTCCGTGTAGCCCTTCAGAAAACCCTGGTCGACCGCAAACAGAATCTTCTTACCATAGACGATAGAGATCATCGTTGGATCATCTGTCCCATTGACTACATCTGTTTCGATGTCTAGGTGTGCTACACTGTAAGGCGTGGAGGTGTCTGGATACTTCTTCATGTACTCGTACTTAATGACCGAGGTGGAGGAAATATCTGATCCATAGAGGAAAGGTGAAGCTGACAAGCGATTCAGCGGTCTTGGGTCAAATGGATTACCAAGTGCCCTAGCCACCTTCTTAGTCATTTCAGACTGTGTGCAATGGTGGATCACAAGTTTATCGAGCGATTCGGATTCTTTCTTCTGTTCATGATTCCGATAGGCTTCTTTCGTAACACCAAAAGAACGCTTGAAATCTTTCAAGTAAGTGATGTTTGGCGCTGCTGAACCGTCATCATAGTGAATGATTTCCTTAACTAAATGGTAATCAGGAACATCATGCGACTTGGAAGGAATGTGGACAGCGAACCGACACTCTTTACTAACTACTTTCTTTTCACTTTCAGTCATTATCTATATTCCCCTGAATTACTGGAATCTTCTGGTACTTAACAGAAATGTTTTGTCAATGGATCAAGCACCATTGGCTTTTTAATCTGAACACTTAGGAAGGTAGCGCTATGGGTATTATTGCCGCTATGGAGCATATCGATCGTCAGACGGACGACTTCGCTCAGAGACTTGAATCTCTGGTTGGTCTGTTGATGGAAGAGATCGAAAGTAAGAATCTCCATGACAAGAATTTGGACGGTCATCCGTTTGTAAAGAAAATCGAAAAAGCGGTCTTTAATCGCCTTGGCCTGAAGATTACTATTCGGACCAATGGTCACTTGGCCTGCATTCTTCCCTACTATTCCAACCGTAATCACATTTTCCTGAGTGAGTTCTTCCGAGGAAATGTGAATATCCATGATCAGAGTAAACTGCTGCGATCCCAAAATGGTCAGGTAGGAACTGTGAATCTCCATAAGGCCGTAGTCTCAGGTATCTTCTCTGAATATGACCATCCTGTCTATATTAACTTCTCCGCACTCATGTCTCATCATGGGATGAATACGGGGGAAGTTACTGCGATTATCTTGCATGAACTGGGACATGGTTTCAATGCCTGCTATTACTCAGATCGCACGGATCGAACCAATCAAGTGCTTGCCTCTATCCAGCAACGTGTCATGAATCGTAAAGGCACGGAAGATCTGGAATACATTTACAAAGAACTTAGCAAAGTAACGTCTTCGGTTAAGAAAGAAGAAGTGGACTCTTTGTTGAACGGCAACCGTGTGGTAGCTGGTCTCGTTTGGTTCAAAGTAATTGTCGGCATGGTTCGCAGTCAGATGCAGAACGATCGTTATAACGATACTGCCTATGAAGAGCTTTCTGACAGTTTCTCAGGTCGATTTGGCTATGGTCGCCATCTGGCGATTGCATTAGACAAACTTCATACAGAAGGGATTGAGAAGAATCCATCCATGATGAAATTGGCGTACCTGATGGAATTCTTGGTCGTTATCTCCATGGCATCGCTAACAGTAGCGGTCTTGATTAACCCGGTGACTTTTGTCTCAGGTGCGTGTCTGGCGATTATGTCTATGTTCTGGACGTATATCTCTGGAGAAGACTTTCAAGACTACACTTACGATAAACTGAGGGATCGTTATATTCGGATTCGTCAGGATGTTGTTGAACAGCTGAAGGATCGGACGCTGCCGACATCGCTTGTAAAGAATATGCTTGAAACGATCTACGATCTGGACAGCATCATTAAAGAAACAGCGGTTCATCGCGGTCTTATGAATCGTTTTTCTAATCTGATTTTCTCATCGAACCGTGAAGCACTCAATTCAATTGAAGCGCAGAAGTTGCTAGAATCCTTGGCTTCGAATGATCTCTTCACCGCCTCCGCCGAACTCCGTACCGTAAAGGATTAACCATGTACCAAATCGCAACACTCAGCCAATCATCTATCCGTAGTTTGATGGATCTTCAGAATCAAGGTGCGAATCATAACCGCGCCTTTAACGTATCATTGGCTTACGTTATCTCTTCGAAGCTCGCCCTTCCTGCTGGCGGTACGGATGACCTCGGTGGTTACTACCGTATGAACCATGCTATCAGCGTGCGTGAAGCGATGTCGAAGATCAATGAACTGATCCCATTCGACATGCGGTCTACCGAAGACTTGGTTAGGGCTTTCCTCCAGTTCCGTCTGAATATGGTGAACATGGCTGAAATCCCCCTCGCGATCAATCCTGAAACTTGTCTGGTGGACTTCTTCACCCTGTCCTCGTGTTTCTCTAAGGATGCCCTGGATACCATTCAGAAAGATGGCGGCATGGTGACATCCTTGATTACACGTCTCGGTCCTATCTACAAGGAACTCAGCGCGTCGCTTTCGATCCGTCCGTCTGATGTTAAGGACCCGATGGCTGAGCAGGTACCAAGCTAATCACAACACAGGAGTGGAGGGTATTCCTCCACTCCGTTACTAAGGATAGTGAACATGAGCATGCTGACCATGGGTCTCAATCAAGACACTTTGGATTCTCTACATCAAACCGACGCCATCACGCAGCCTAATGAAATGAACGCGGGCAGTGGGGCAACGATTATCATCAACACAGACACAGAGTCCACTGATAAGCTTGGACACGAAGTGATCGAGAACTTCGATGATTTCGAAATCATTCTGACTACCCAGAAAGATCTGGAAAGTGACCGTATTCGTCTGGAAGATGTCGCACAGACGGTTATGGCAAGCGAAAGCATTTCTTACAGTGACGTGCAGTTGCTTTTGAAGTCTATCGATCTCAATACTTCCCCTGATGAATCTGAAAAGATCGTGACGGCAGGTATTGCCGCACGGCTGGATGAAAAGGTTCCTCTGGATTCATACACTGAAAATCCATCGACCATTAATTTGGCTGAAACGAAGAAGTTCTTCAAGAAAGAACTGAATCTGAATTATGATGCTTTTGCTAAGACCTATGCCGATTTCCTTACCAATAAAGCAGATCTCTTCATCGACCGCGCAAATGCTTTAATTGGTTCCCTGGAGAAGGAAATTGAATGTCAGAATGCCTGGGCTTCGAAGTGTATGAACTATCTTCAAGCTTCGCGTGTTTCTGGAAACTATCTTGCTTACTTGGTGACTGAAACTGGAGAACCAGGTAAACGTCATCGTGATTCGAAGCTACACGACATCCGTCATATTCCTCTAGACTGCTATCGTCATGAAGATATTATTGAATATGGATTCGGCGTTCCTAGTGGTTTGTTTAGTTCTCTTGGTCACTTCTTCCAGCATGAAGACGGTCGTGCTTTCGTAAAGACTATTAAACGAACGCTGAATAATGACCTTTCAAATACTTCCCCATACTACCGGACAGTACTTGAGCTTCTTCATCCACTTGGTGAATCTTGCGACGAACCCGATATCGGCTGCAGCTACCATGAATTACTAACGTTCTTCGCTGGCGGCGAGACGGTTGCAAAGCTTGAACAGATGAAGCTTTATCTGGAACATGAGGTTGTTCGCATTCAAGCTATGAAAGAAGCCTGTCTGAAGAATACGCCATGTGTGGTTGATGGTAAGGAATGGCGCTTCCATGAAGCAGTTAATCACATTGTTGGGATCATCAGCGCATTTTCTGAAACTTTCCAGTTCTTGACTCTGGCTGAAACTAGCCGTGATCTCTCTGCACCTGTTTTCAAAGTGATGAATGCTGTTCTGACTGCTTAAGCATATACGACAAGGAGGGCGAAAGCCCTCCTTGTCGTAGTCTGTCAGATTGAAGAACGTTTGAACTCGAAGTTAACAGCATCCTTGACATACATCTTTTTATCAGCACGCATCACTAGATTCTTTTTCAAAGAAAGACGATAGCGGCCATCTTGCATCGTTAACATTTCGTAATTCGAATCACCGCCCAGACCAGAGATCTGGAATGCTGTCACCGAGTTACCATAAAGCAACCGAAGCTGTTCACGGATTTCAGACATATTCACTGTCGCACGGTCGATATAGCTGTCCAGTAGCCGCGTAGTCCGAGTTTCGATGTCAGCGCGAATACTGTCATTTCTGAAAATGCCATCATTGACATATAGCGTTAAGTTAAATTCTTGATCTGAATTCAACCGAATCTCTTGATCACCTTCGTAATAGGCAACGACTTCTCCGATATTAGTTTTCGGATAGAAATAGATTTTCGTTTTCTCTAAGAGGTCCGCGCCCATGGCAGCCATATCCACAGTGACCCATGATGAAAGCACCGATTCAATTTCTTTTAGGTACTGGATTGTAGATTCGTCATCTGCGAATTCATAACGTGCATCGACGACCAGTAGATCCAGCTCACGACCAACCATCGAAGAAATCACTTTGATAGGATGACCGTTCTCATCCAGGACAGCATCGCCTTTACGGTGCAGGTAAACCTGTTCACCGAGTTCATTCAGAACAGGATCACCGGCAACATGGAGCACATTGTAAACGATCTCACCATTAACAATCGTGAAGGTTGAATTGGTTACAGGATCGACCTCGTACGTGTCTTCCGTATACGTCATCGGAATATCGCTCTCATACCGAAGATAAGTCGTATCATTGAAGTAGCTACGAGCACGACGCCAGAGTGAGGACAGCGATTTACCAAAGGTAATACGAAGTTCCTCGTGGCTATTCCCTACCGATCCCTGAGGAAGAAGCCACCGACCGAGTATTTCATCTGTCGTATCCGCTTCGAAGTTAGTGGTAGCCAACGAGGTATGATACAGCAGATTGAACGTAGTGTCTAGCTTGATCCAAGCTTTATACCCATCAACCCCTTGGACACGTGCATTTGTAATACAGATCAGATCATCGCCATCGATGTCATGATTTGTTTCGATGGTGAATTCATAGATGCGTTCATTACCAGACGTCTTACCCAAGTAAGTGCCGTTGATATACGCATAGGTAGTTTCCCCATAAGGGTTAAAGGCGAGCTGAACACCAACGTGGTTATCTTCAGCATCCTTGAAATAGTTTCCTGAGTTCGTTTGAATCGTCAGTTTATAACCTGTTGAGATTTTCTCAAAGGAATAAGACGAGGTATTGACAAAGAGCTGGAGTGATTGATTAATACGGACAAAACTGAGATCGGCCGCGTAGGGTTGATCCAGCGAATAGGCACGCATGTCGAATTCATTACCAGTCTCATCTAGGACATAGTAAAAAGGCGTGTAGAGGTATTCTGTCTCATTGACTTCAGCAATGAACTGATTCTGACTGAGCGATCTCAGCCAACTTACAGTATCTGACGATAATAGAGAGAGCACGCCATTGGACCGCTGAAAGAGTGCTTTGGACTTCATCGTGTACCGAGCACCGTTCTTAACGATACTCGCACTAGTCATCATGTCACTCAAGCTACCTGTGTAAGTCACAATACCGATATTGGCCGGCGTCACGAGTTTTGGATTTGTTGGTGCTGGGAGTTTCCGAGTCGCCAGGAAGACACGATTAGTAACGACATCGATGTCTTTCACGATGTTGTAAGATGAATTCTCACCATCTGCTTGAACAGAAACATTGGTGATGGGTAGTACCTGGGGACCGGTTGCGTTATAGATGACACGCTTACGAAGGGTTTCGAAGTCGACGGCGGACTTACCACCAGAAGTGATCCCTGTTCCAAAGGCATAGTAGCTAATGGATGAGAAGGTATCGACGTAAGGGGTATAATCACGCTCTTCATCAATCGGCGTCATATTAACACCAAATAAATCCTGAGTGTAATTCTGAAGGTTCATGATCAACTCACCTTTAGTGGTATAGATGTCGATCCGAAGTTCACCCGTTAGACTGCCGTTACTAAAGTAAATGATCGGGATACGGGCATCCAGTTCCTGATCCATGACCTGGAAGAGTACCGTCGGGACTCGTGGGTCGAATACCTGATCCGTATGTGTAGTATTCAATTCAACCCAGGCATTTGCTGTATCGTTATTCCGATAGAAAGCACGAGCGAAGTGGAATTGATCTGTGAACGCGATCGTCTTCTGATAGTTATAAATCTGTTCAATCACAGCTGTGAATGAAATCCGATCAACTTGTATAACATCGACTTCAATGAACATCCATTCTTCATTGTTTGCAGAATTACGAACTTTTGGCGTAATGACGACTTCTTTCACAGATTGAATCGGCGATGAAATAGTCGTATCGTAGGCGATCTGAATAGCCCCAGTCTGGTAACGGCGAATATGGATCGGGTAGCAGAGCGTAAAGGTTACGCCATCCACATTGAACCGAGTATCGCGAGAGATTGTCGCTTTCCAGCAGTTCTCAGATTCATCACGAATCAGCTTTGAAAAAATATCAGAAACCATGATGGCCATGGTAATCCTAACGCTACTCGGAGAGGCGAAACGATTCACATAGTCATTATCCGACATATGGCGGTAGAGATCCGATTCTTCTTCAGCAAGAATCGGATACTGCTTTCTCAACAATCCAATCGTCGCCTGGACTGCATTAGATGCTTCGATAGCGCCCATTTCCAAGATAACTACCGCGGGGTGCGTTGGATCGAGTAAGAGCGCTTCACCATTTGTAATCTCTTCCAATGTTTCAAGACCTGCCTGAACCAGTAGTGTCGGATCATAGACAGCTTCATCAAAACGCGCTTTTACCGCTGACAGTGGCGTAGGCTGGAAATCCGTTGTGGCCATTGTTAATCTCCTTCGTATTCTTCGGAATTGGTTTCAGGTAGCGCATTCAGATAGCGCTGGGAGATACGGCTAGCGATTTCATTCGTTGTCCACCACTCTAGCTCAGCCGTGTCTAGATTGATTCTTGGATAACAGAGACCTTTGAAAAGCGAGTAGCTCTTATAAGGTACCTTAGTCATCAGACTAGGCCGATAGTTGTCAGACATAGCCTTATTAAAGATAACAACAGTAGCATTGAATTCCTTTGCTACTAGGTCATCAAAGTACCGAACCCCGTTACAGGCGAATCGCATAGAGATTTCGCGATTGGATTCCAGATACGGCTTATCTCCAGGAATATCGAATGCATCACCAACTGGAACACCGACTGGAATTGAAGCCAGTGTGCAAGTGATCTTGGACACGCGTGTTTTCGTGTAGTCAGTCACAATACGGTAAATACGCGTGTTATAGTCGAGTTCGTTTTCAGAAATGAAATCCAAGTACGGAACCAGGCGTCCTTCGAATACCATGGACATATAGACAGCCCAGGTATAGAACAGATACAGAATTACATCACCCCGAGTATTGCGAAAGTTCGCTGTGATGTCAAATGCTTCTGAATTAAACACGCGGCCATCGACGATGGTCTGTGATTCATTGTAGAGACCAGGTGCAGATGTGTTCACTGGTACAGAGATACTCGGCCAACCAGACATGGATAGCAGGTTATTCGTGAGGGGTGGGATGAATGCATTGTAATTGTCAACTAAAGGACATTGCACAGTTTCCAATGGAACAGGGTGTCCAGTCTTACCCTTAAAAGAAACACCCTCAATCAAACGTGGGTCGAGCATGGTTCGGATGTAAGTCTGCATGCTGACAGGGTTCTTACTCAGTAGACTTGAGAACTGTCGAACGTTCCGAAGATTGTCCATCTGCATATTCAGCTGAGGACGCGTGAAGAAAGTGAAACCGGGCATATCCTTGTTGATAGGGATAGCACCCGGTGCTTGTAGTTGGTCGATTCCTCTTAGACTAACTCCGATGGCGCGTTCCAGCGACCCAGTCGGCATCTTTGAGAAGAAATCATCCATCGACAGTGAGAGGATAGACATAGTTTCTTTCTAAATAGCATTAACCAGTCGATTTTTGTTTTATGGAATTAAACCCTATATTTATAGAGGCGTTCTGATCTTATGATTGCCGTTAAACAATGTGGTTAAAAAACCGTTATCCAATATCTAAAAAGGAGTTAACTTTGGACCCGATCTCCACGATAAACAGCGCACTGAGTACCGTTGCTCGTGTAGTTGACTATTTCAAGACTAATGTGGCTGGTCATGTCACGGATAACTCCTTGACACAGTTGACTAAACTCACTCGTGCTGAACCGATGACGCTGATCTCTCAAGACTGCGCCAATCTGGAATACCTGACCCCGCTGTTGAATACCATGACATCGATCTATGCAGGGTATTTCCTGCAAGCGATCTCCATGATGACGACAGCTGTTCGTAATATCGAAGTCGTTCGGATTCTGGATGCATTGAATCCGAATCGTGATAGCACCGGTTTCATGCTTCAAGGTCGCCACGATGCGGTTCAGAATACCGTAACGAACTTTCTGATTTCTGAATCGATGCAGTTCTCGTTGCCGACACGTCGTGTGATGGCTATGGAAGATGCACATCGTCAAGCAGATACTATTAAGGTTCTCTACGAACTTGAGAATCTGGCCGTTGGTAAGCTGATCAATGTAGACATCGATGTACCGAATACGGCACCGGATGCACGTTCTCCTGTCTGTACCGTTACTGTGCCTATCACCATTCGCTTGGCACCTTACATTGTCAACAATGACTCGCTGAACTACATCTTCACCCACCGCAAGGAACAAGAGTCTTTGGTAGAACGTTACCATAGCTGGCGTTCTGGCCGTATCTCGTTGATCAAGGACATGATCTTCTGTCAGGATTTGATTGACGAATATCGCCGTGCTGCGATCAAGGACAAGTCCGGTGCATTGCAGGAAATGACACGTCGTGTTAGTGCGAACCGTGGTTACGGTCTTCTGACCAAGAATCCATCGTTGGCTATTTCGACGAATCTGTATGTTATCTCCAGTGATGCCGCTGAAGCTATCGAAGCTAAGTTGGGTTTCCGTTTCAATTCCAAGGATGGTCGTGAGAAGATCTTCCAGGGTACCTACGCCATGATCATCGCGGTGGTGGATCAGGAACGCGAGATCATCAACTTCTATTTCAACGGTATTGCACAACCTTCAACGATCTCAGTTCGTTCGTTGAAAGCTTCCGGTAATAAGAAGGGTCCCGATATCAATGATATCATGCGTGTGCTGCTTGAAGGCCGTGCACCGACGTTCTAAGTAAGTTAAGAGGGAGGGGTTTCCCTCCCTCTGTCCGTAAATCATTCAAGGAATAAAACAAAATGGGTATCCTGGACTTTATCAAGAAACTGTTGCCACGTGTGAATCGTTCCGATATCGCTGACGATCTGCGTACCACAGAAAAAGAAATGACGAAGATCGTCATGCCGAGCTACCAGCAAGCAGCTGACGCTTTCCGAACGATCAAGCTGCAGTCTGTGGAAGTTGAATCGCTGCAAGCGGTCTTCTCTGCCAACTTCAAGGCAAACCGCCACAGCTCTGCCAAGAACTTCATCATTGACATCAACATTCGTCTCAAGAACTTGCTTGAAAATATGACGTACATGTCTACGCTTCTTGACACGGTGGTGGATAAGGATATCATCACGTCCGGTCTGACGACCCGTTCGGCCTTCGTGTTACGTAGTGCTAGTAACATGTCATTCCTTTCTCGTTACATGCTGTCTCTGCTGAACTATATCTATACGGTTGAAGCGATTAGCCGTGATGTGGAAGTTGAGCCTAGTATCGAGATTTCGAAAGCTGAAGTCAAGTACGTGGAAAATAAGTTCCACGCATTCGTTAAGCTTTTTGCTCAGTATTCCGCTGAACCAGAAGAGTTCAAGAAACTTTACGAAGCTATTCCTGACCTGATCGCTAACGAGCGTACGAATAAGATGCTGGCCGCGATGCTGGAATCCAAGGAAGCTGATCCCTTGGCTTCGACGGGTTATTCTGGTTTCGTAGGTTCTCCGATCTATACGGTTCGTCTGGCGTTTGCTCAATGGCAGAACAGCCGTTATGAATCCGCCAAGGCCAAGAAGCAGCAACTTGAATTTCGGTTGCTATATCTTGAAAACCAAGCCAAGAATCGCAAGGACCCGGCACTGATGAACGAAATCCAGCGTCTGCAGGATCGGATCGAAAAGCTTGACTATCAGCTTGCTGAAACTGACACTGAACTTGGCCTGTAAGGAGGAACATCATGACTGGTGTTTACAAACTCCTTCAATCTGGCTTCATTGGCGAAGATACTTCTGATCTGGTTCAAGTGCCTGAACAAGAACGCTCATTGGTTCAGGCGGTGATCACACAGACCATCTTCCGTGTCGATACCAGCAACTATTATGACAAAGCGGTGACGCAGCTCTATACGCAAATGGCTGCTGATCCTAAAGTCTTCAGTGACTTTAATTTCCGTGAACTGTTACTGAAGAAAGCCATGGTTCTTCTGGGTGATGAGAGCTTCGGACCATGGTTCCGAGCACAAGAGCAATCACCGTGCTTCTCTTATCTCCATGAGCGTTTCCTGAAAGAAACGCTACTCTTCATTTACAACCGTCAACCTCGTTCTATGTCTCATAGCGGTTATTTCCGCCTACTGCATGTCGGTGCGAATAATCCGAGTTTCTCTGCTGAACAGAAAGAAACGGAAGCTTACGAGCTGAAGCAGATTCTGAACCAGATGACCAACGGGCTGACGGTGGATATGGTGAAGCAGTGGTCATGCACTGTAGAAGGTTTACAGGACATGCTGTCTACGCTAAACGTCATCTACGGCCGCCGTGCAACGACTGCTGCCTGATCATGGGAATCATTCGAGCTTGTGAGAATCTGGACCCGACACTGTCGATTACCCAGGTTCTCACTAAAGATATCAGTGACGCAGCACTACCTGAACACGACCGTTTGTATTTGGAAAAAGCAAAGCAGGTCGAGGATGCTGAGAAAGTTGAAGAAGAGGGTGAAGCGGCTGACAGTGGTTCAGACAACGCATCCGATGAAACACCTGACACAAATGAAGAAGCTACTGACACTGATGGAGGTAATGATACCCCTGAAGATGCTGAGACTGAAGAATCGGATATGGAAGTCATAGACGGAAAACTAACCACGGTAGCAACGGAAAGTCTCCGCACAGAAGACCACTATAGTCGATTCGCGGTTGAGAGTTTCGGTGAAGAAACACTACTTCAAAAAACTGGTAGCATGGCTTGGAACGGCGTTAAAGCGCTCTCAGGTTATGCATTACACATAGCTACTGAGCTGGCTGTCTACATGAAGGAACTTGGTGTCGAGTATGGTCCCAAAGTCTATGCCAAACTTCGTTCTGGTGTTTCATACCTTCTGACACGGTTGTTTAAATCGTTTGTTAAGATGCGGAGCGCTGTGTCTCGTGCCTATTTTCAACACACGCATTCATTCAAGAAACACAGCAACCGACTACAGCGTCTGAGGAGTATTCTTGACGGACTCCCGGATAGTGTGAAGGTCATGCAGCCTGAACCTTTCCAGGATGAGGCTGTTGCTGCATTGTTTACAGTAGGATCAGAGATCTCGCCAATGAAGTCCATTTCAGCCATGGATAAACTGCTTGATGTGGTTGTAGGTGACATCGATCAGGGTATTCATAATGAAATTGGAACCATGCAGCGTGTTATTGAAGTTTGTCAGCGGAATACTAGGGTTGAAGTGGTTCACTACCTTGAAACCCATGCATTAAGCTCCGGATTCATGCGGAAAACCGTACTTGGATATGACAAAGCCCCGGAGCTCGTTGAGACAACGGTCTTTGTACACCCTCTTCCAATGAAAACGATACTGATGGCAGCAATGCCTCGTAAAGATATCATTATGGCAGCAGCTCGATCTGACGATATGTCTGAAGTAAGTAAGGCTTATCAAGAGAGCTACTTAGTGCTAGGCGTTAACCCGCAAGCACCAAAAACAAGTTCCATGGTGAATTATATGGACAAACAATCTCTCCTACGCCTTCTCAATGGGCTAGAAGTGGTTGTCAACAAAGCTTCAAGTCATGTTTCGTTTTATAAGAAACTTGAACTAGCAGCTGAGCGACTGAAACCGAATTTTCAGAATTACTTTAGTTGGTTAACAGAAGATGCTCAAGCTAAGAACCTTCGTGAGTCCTTGGTTGAAGTGATCTATCTGAAGCAATCGTTTATTACGAAGGTTTACCTTCCTGGTGCGATTGACATCCATGACTTCTCTTCCGACTACGTGAGCGGCGTGTTGCGTTACGTGGAAAAGAATATTGAGGTCTTGAAACCAACTACTCCTTAAATCTACTGTTTGACTTAGCAGTGGTCGGTGCTCCTATGATGCACTGAATGCGTTTGTGTCACAGCTGACGCACCTCTATAAGTCACCAAACGTTTGGTACAAAACTGTTACAAAGGAAAGAATCATGGGTATTATCGCTGCAATGGAACAAGCTCAAGAAGAGAACCTGGGCGCCGAAAGCCTCGAACAAGCTGCCGATCAAGCAGTCGTTGTCGGTGAAGACCGCGCTGAAGTCGCTGAACAAGCCGGTGACATCAACACCGACATCGGTGATATCGAGCAAGCTTCTGCTGATGTTGAAGAACTTCAGGAAATCGGTGAAGTTGCCGAAGCCTCTGTCGAATCTGGCGAAGGTCTGAGCGAACAAGCCGCTGAAGTGGCCACTATCGCTATCGAGCGCATCCATAATCGCCTGGGCTTCCGTGGTCAACAACGCATCGTCCCGGCCGTCGAATCCTTCGGTCAAGCCAACAGCCGCCTGGCTTCGACCAAGTTGGTCGTGGAATCCATCTCGGAAACCATCAAGTCCGTTTGGGAAGCCATCAAGGCTATGGCCAAGCGCATTTGGGAAAAGATCGTTCAATTCTTCAACAAGATCTTTGGTTCGGCCAAGTCGCTCCGTGACCATATCGAAAACCTGAAGAAGCGTGCTCAGGCTATTTCGTCTGATGCCAAGATGAAGGAAAAGGAACTGACCGGCGGATTGGTCAAGAAAATCTCGATCAAGAAGAAAGCTGATCTGGACACCTACTCCACCATCATTTCCAACTCCCTGAATCTGGCCAAGGCTGCGAATGCCGTTTCCGCCGTTTCTGCAGGTATCGCATCTGACGTTTCCTCGATGACTGCCAGTCTCCAGTCTTCTGGCGTGACTGAAGCCAATGTCAAGGCTTTCGCTACCGCCATGGAATCGTCCTTCGACAAGGTCAAGAGCGTCGTTGCTGGTATCGCTACCATTGCCAAGACTGGCGTTGGTGTGAAGAGCAAAGGTAAGGTCAACAAGGCCGGTGACATCACTTTCACCGAAACCTACGGCCCGTTCGCCAACAGCCAAGTCATCGTTGCTGAAGGTTCACGTCGTAACTTCAAGGTTGGTTCCGGTACCGTGACTTACACCACCGTCTCCCTGACGTTCGATTCCCTGGCTGACAATGAAGTAGCTGAAAAGGCCAAGACGCTGAACAAGGGCGAAATCAGCCAGTGTTTGGATCTGGCCACCAAGGCTTGTTCTGCTGTGGAAGACATGGAAAAGAACAAGAAGGAAATTCAGAAGATCATCGACGAATCGCAGAAGTCCGCTGACAATGTTCTGAAGGCCGCTTCCAAGACCGTCGAATCCGCTGGTAAGTCCGACGACCGCGTCGCCATGAACGAAGCTCGTGAAGCCATCTCCACCATCTTCGGCCTGGTTAACCAACTCGGTCAGCGCATTCCGGCTTCGTTGATGAACGCCGCTTACGCTGGTGCTGACTACGCTTCTGCTTCCATCGCTGCACATCGTTAATTCGATCTCAGTAAAAGCAATATAGAGACGACCAGGGCTTCGGCCCTGGTCGTCTTTTTCATCGATCTTTTTCTATCATTTTTCACTCATGTATATTTAAAATGTACTCGGAACAGAAAGTTCCTATGTGCTGATGAAACAATCCGTTTCAACCTACCTATCCTTGAGGAGATTCAAATGTCTGATGTTACTTTCAACTTCATTACCAAAGAAGATGATTTCTCTACCATGTTCAACAAAAAGGCAGTCAGTGCCTTTGAAGTATCCAGTAAAGAAGATTCGGATAAGATCTTCAATAGCCATAGCACGAATGCGCTTTTTTGCAGCTTGGTTGATATGGTTTCTGAAATCAAGGAACTGATGTCTCTGGAAGAGGTTGATGACGTAGTTGCGAAGGATGCACTTAAGCAGCTACTTAAGCAAGTCAGCAGCATCAAACTTCTGCAGAAGGCTTCTGGTATTTCCATGAACGCTGAAGTTCTCCACGATGCATCTCTTTGTCAATCATTTTTGGAAAATCTTCTTTCCGATAAAGTCAAGTCTGGTAAGAAGAACAAGAAGGAAAAAGCCGCGCAAGTTATGGCTAATTTCTTCAACCCACTGAAGGCTAAAGCACCTGAAGTGATTGAAGCTTCCGGTGCAGTAGTCCCTTCCGTCGACGGTGTCGAGTTGTCGGAAGATGACATCATCGCTGTCAAGCTGGCACGTCTTCGCAGGCCGCTCAGTCAGCATTTGAGGGAAGTGGTCACTACCGGCATTCCGTTCATCCCGAGCGAGATCCATATCGCTGGTGCGGATTACGTGGCGCTGTGTGAAGAGTATGGTTTCGATGGCGAAGACTTCCTCATCGGTTCTATCATACCGAGCTGCGTGTCGATGATCATGATGATGAACGACCGCGCACCAGTCGAAACGGTTCAGTCGATGGTCGAACAGCTCGACAGTGCACGTGACGCGTGGTTGGCTAGCCAGATCCGAAACCTGCAAGAAAAGGCTGAAGAACCTGAAGTCATCGCCGGTGAAACCGAGCAAGCTCGTCAAGCAAATAAAACGGCTCGACCCAGGTCTGCTAAGAAGTAACTGACCCAGTGTCCCCTTAGAAGATCACGCGACTAACCTCGCGTGATCTTTTTCTTTTTGAGATTTCCCATTTTAGGAGTTACCTCCATGTTTACTCGTATTAAAACCAATCGTCTTAGCGCGATGGCTAAAGTAATCCAGATTCCTGTGTCGCTGAATCTTCGTCAAGACTTAGCCAATGAAATCCGTAAGGAAGTTCTTCACGGGTACAAGACCCATGACCAGATGGCGTTCTCGACCTACCTCTTCATTGAGAATGCGTACTTCGGCTGTCTCCGCTATTCTGTCGATCGTGAACACGGCCCAGTCATCCGTCTGAAGATGTATAACTCTGTGGCTGACGATACCCGCGACTACATTGAAGAAATCAATCGGCGTCTTGGAATGGAGACTGAAGCATTCTTTAAGCTCAACGTACCTGAAACGCCGCTTGATCTGGACATGCGACTTGATACGATTCTCGATGTCTGGTTCGATGTTCAGTTTCGTATCGATACCACGGATACCATGGCCTCTGGTCATCCGCACCTGTTGATGAAGTCAGGTAAGGTAAATCCTACAACCAGCGGTCATGTGCTCTATTTCGTTGAAGTAGCTAAGCGTGCGCAGATGAGTGATGTCGAACACGCTGTTCTGTTTTTTGATGAAGATGACGACTTCCCTGTCATGAAAGCGATCTTCCGTCCTGGCGGTGGTGGACAGATCTGGGTCTGTCTAGTACCTGTGACGTATGGAAAAGACAGCAATATCAAGAAACCTGCACTTTGGCGCCGTTGTCTGAAGTGGGACGAAGCGTCTACAACCGGCATTGACTTCCTCCGCACGGAAGGTATTCTTAATGCTGTGATCTCAGGGAATCATCGGTACAATAGCTTACCTATCTTTCCAACCGCATTGAAAGCTACTGAAGTAAAGGAAGTTTGCCATGGCTGAAAAGTTCTACACTGTACTTCTTCCAGAAGAAGCCTCTAAACGAAAGATCATGGATTTGCTGAAAACTTTCGATGGCGTCTCTGTAGTATTTACCAGCGCCTCACGTGAAACAGTACTTGCACGTTTTACAAAGACGGAATCGGGATATCGTGAAGTGATTGAGAAACTTGATCCTAGTGAAATCTTGTTCGATATCAACCACGACAATAATCCTATCTTCCTGATGTCCTCTGTTCAGATTGCTTTTGGAAGCCTCGTTCGATCGGTAGATTATTTCAAGAGCCGGATGCGTGCCTTCTTGAATAAAGAAACAGTGATGAAGGATTAATGTTACAGGACTCCGTGGTAGTTGCCACGGAGTCCTGTTCCCTTTTCTTTTTTGTTCATGTATATCTAAATTGAAGAGAGTCTGTATTTAACTATGTTCGCATAACAACTTTAAAGTGATTAAGGAGTACATTGTGTCGATTGGACGGAACGTAAACACAAAGTCAGTTAAGACCACGAAAGCACAGCGTAGTGAAGACTGCGCTAACATCCGTCATTATAATGCGGGTGGCTTTCAGCAAGCAACCAGCATATTGAACTTCACGGATAAACCGCTGTATGTGAAGACTCAAGGTAATGTCCCTTTCGTACTCATGCCGATCCGTGGCAAGATTCAAGGTTCAATCAGCCAACCGCATGTGGAAATAAAAACCACGTGTGCAGTGAAGACGAATCAGGATTTCTCTGAAACACTTCAACTCGCCAATCAGATCCTGGTTGAGAAAATCCCAACCTCCCTCGAAGCGAAGAAGCTTTTTGCTAAGATTCAATCAAACATTGAATCAGAAGCCGTGATCAGTCGTCACTACGGCATTGAAGATAGCAATTACTTCATGGTCATGGAGAGCGATATTCTTGCTGATGGTTATTCATTCATTCGTGAATGCAACCTGGTGTTGTCGTTCGATCGCAGTGTGGTCTTCGAGCATCATCCAAATAGCAATGAATCTTGGACTGCGCCGGATATTCGGGACTACGATGAGGCCAGGCAGTCTGCTGGTAACATGATTCGGATCATCGATAACGATAACCTTCGCGATAAGTGGTATTACTTCTCCGCCAAACAGGTAGTAGAAGTAACCGCTAGTCAGGATAGAACAAAGGATTCCGGGGTCTACTTCACGAAACTACTCTATGAGAACGGTGCAAACCGTATTGAAACAGAGTATATGACGTTCAGTGAAGCAGAAGAACGCCTTGGTCTTCATACGACTAAGGAAGCCGCAATCACTAATGGCAATCCTGAACATCTCATTACCGCTGAAGAAACACGCTACAAGGTTCAACTGGAGAAAGCACGTCGAGAAATCGAATTGCTGAAACAGGAGGCGGAGCAGCAGCGGACACGTCATGATATTGAAATAAGCCGCATTAAGTTTGATGCAGCAGTGAAGAAGGAGAGAATCGAAATGTCTTCTACCGAACGTAAGGATGAACTGGAAGAGAAATCTGCCAAGCGAAAGGATAGCTTCGATAAGAAGGAGAAGAAACGAAAGAATAAAGCGGATAAACTTTCTTTCGGTATCAAGGCAGCTGAATTCGGTATGAAAGCAGTACCGTTGATTGCTGGCGTCGTCGCTGTGGGTCTGGGATACGCAGCTGGTCGTAATAGAAACGACACAAAGCTCGCTCACGGCATCTATGATCCTCAAGACTATGGTATTGAGGGTGTTGATCTAAAAGCGCTTCAGATCGCCACAGGAGCATTCGTAGACCCTATCTATGACACTACAATCAAAGGCAAGCAGTCTGATACAGTATTTCGTCGGATAGATTGTCGATGATGCCGAAATTAAGCTTCGATGCTGAGTTGGTCATACTTCGTGAAGATCTGGATAATCGGATTAGAAGTTACATGACTATCATTGAGAATAAACCGATGTCCCCTGAGTTCGTTGCTGAAGGACTTCAGTTCATCGGTTCTATTCGTGAGGACTATGTTCACAAGACAATTGACCTCTATCGTCGTCACAATCGTCCAGTGCCAACTAACATGCAAGAGATCCTTCAGAAACTTCGAAGGAACTCATGTACATCTAACATGGGATCTGGTTAAAATCTATATCCTATCTTACATCTTTTGTAACGCATCATTCCCTCCTAAAATAACACTACCCGGAGATCACCTTGAACAAGTTGTTCAGTAGAATGTTGAAAGAACATACGCCTCCGATGAATGAAGACGTGATGAACGGTCTTGCCGTGAAAGCACTGAAGCATCTCGAGGAATATCTCGATGCACAGATTCGCTCTATCTGTGTTGGCATGCCGCCAGCTGTTCGGTATGTCCGTTATGAACGCTGTAGTCCGCGGGATGAGTTTGAAGAGATCACGCGACTTCGTAGTAATCGCCGTCATTTCAACTTAGCCAAATCAACCGTTTACATGAATCGTTATGTTTTTGAATACACTGATGAACTGGGTGTGGTTCATGAAATCGCGAAACATATCTACCTGCCTTTCGTCTACGATGGCGGTTTGATGATGATCGGCGGAACGGAGACTCATCTGGTCCCCGTCCTGTCGGATAAAGTGTTCACTGCAAATTCTCGGGGTGAACATGCGTCTATTTTTGTTCGATTGGACCAGGACAAGAATAATTTCTTCAGACTTTACCACACCATCGTGCTCAATGAACGTCGTGAGACGCACTGTGTCACACATGCTGAGATCTATCGGAACTCTGCCAAGGGTCGGTCTGCATCTGCTCGTGAAGTCACCACAAAAGCAAAGACGGTGCTTCCGCACTATCTCTTTGGTCAATATGGTTTCACAGGCGCATTCCAGCGCTATGCAGGCATCGTGCCTGTGGTGGGCAGTGATCAGGAAATCACCCCTGAACTCTATGATCCGGAAGAATGGATCATCTGTGCTAGTACCAAGATGCAGCCTAGCAAGAGCAACATCGATAAGCACTATACCGCGACGAACGTCCGGTTGGCTGTACCGAAGAAAGCTTGGAATCATCAAGTATGCTGTCTGGTTACTGGTTTTTACTACGTTCTGGATCACTTCCCGAATCGCTTTCAGCCAGACATCAGTTTCCTAGACGATCGCTCGCTGTGGATGATTCTGATTGGTCATATTCGTTTTAGTGGGAACTATCCGGAGAATAAGCTGTACTCTAGTATCCGGGAACACTTCGAAACGATCGAGCCTTATCTGGACCAAGCAGCAAAGGATAAGCTGGCTGAATCAGGTATTGTGCTGGAGAACTATTTTGATCTCCTGAACTATATCCAGGTCATGTTCAATGACTTCATTCGAACCAACGATACTACCGGGTTAAGTATCTACGGAAAGAATCTGGAGCTTTACCACTATGTCGTCTACGATATCCTTTACGGGATTACGATGATGAAGTTCAAGCTGAACAAAGTGGCTACTCGTGGTAACATCACACTTAACGATGTGGAAACTCATATTCGTCGTGTGATCCGCATGGGCGCTATCTTTGATCTGGCTAGTGGTAATAAGATCGTGTCTGAAGTCGTTGGTTACAGCGGTGATCATAAATACCCGAAGATCACCTCTATCGTGGCTCAGCAAGAAAGCCGTTCAGGCGGTAATCGTGATACTGAGAAACGAATCGTACCTGGGCCAGAGCATTGGCTGGACCTGAGTATGGTAACGACCGGTTCCATTCTGAATCTACCTAAGGCGAATCCGACGCCTGTAGTCCGAGTTAATCCCTGGATCAAACTCGACGAACGTACTAATACAGTCCTTCCTGATCCGAAGTTTAAAGACTTGATCGAAAGTAACAAACCGCTGTTCAATTTGTAAGTTGTTCTAACCACCCCTAAACTTAGGAGCACTCTCATGCTACCAGTACCGTACGACCAAATGCTGACACCGATCTACATCTATCCTCAGAACAATCCCCCTGTTGTTCCGAGTATTCAGGTGCATCCGGAAGGTGCTCAGCTTTTGGTCTCTGCCGCTGCTTTCTGCGCCAATGCAATCAGTGAAGCAGCATCTACCTCAACCACGCGGATGTTCTGTTACAATTTGATGTCCGCTAACAACTGGAATAACAAAGACTTCTTCGATATCGTTCGTCTGGTTGTCGACTACACGGTGTATAAGAAGTTTACAAATTCGGCCAGTAACATTTATGTGACGTTGCAGCAGACGGCGAGTGAGTTCTCTCAGCTGTATGCGTCCTATATGGCTTCCAGTTACCAAGAATACTTTATGCGCCTTGATCCGCAGACGCAGCAGCGTGTGATTCAGAATAATGCTATTTTTGCCGATTATCAGCATAAGGCAGATTCCATCTACGGTATGCAAGCAACGCAATCGATGGGTATGCAGCAGCCCATGCAGCATATGGCTTCTCTGCAGATGAACGCACCGCATAACTATGCCGGTGTCCATCGTCAAGTAGCGAATTACCCGCAGCATCAGCAAGGTCATTTCCAGCATCACCGGGTAGCTGGCGGTGGGACGAGCGGTGTGAATCCGGCGGTATCCGGACTCTCGCCAGTCACTGGACATAGTAATACCCGAGACAACTTCATCGTCACGAAGTTTGGCTCAGCACCGCGTAAGACGGCTAACGTCGAACAATCTAATCAAACAAATCAAGGGGGTCATGTGAATAGCAATCTACATGGGATCGCATATCGCGGTCAAGCGCATACTGTAGCTGGACGGCCTAAGGTTCAGAAAGTAGTACCTGCCCATAATAAGACAGAACAGGGTAAGGCGGCACCGAAGATCAATATCTCAACGACTGAGCTTCAGGAAGTCACTAAGCTTGATGACAGTACGCTGTCAGGTGCGTTCCAGACCATCGAAGCAGGGGTATCTGGTAAGTTGAAGTTGGGTGAGTTCAAGCTCTGGCCATACGAAATAACGTTGCTGAATCCCGTCATCTCGTCTGTGGAAACGGGTAATCTGTTTGACATGCTCCGTGAATGTCGTACGCTGGCTGCTGTTAGCGAAACCATGAATACGTATCGGGCCAAGCTGGAAGAATCAGCAGAAACCGATAAGGAACTTCACTACTATGCTAACATCTGGCTGAACAAGCTGGATCGGTTCATTACGAACTACGTCAACCAGTACTTCAAGCACGCGATGCCGAATGGCGGATTCGATATCTCTGGCATCATGGAAGACGGTGGCGATGTTCAAGGCTACATTTCTTCCACGTACTCGACCAAGGCCAACCCTGCCTTCAGTACCTATCAACGACATCTTCTCACCACGATGTTCGAGATGGACTCTCATGGTAATGCAACGTTGCCTGACCTGGAAGAACCACCCAACGCAGCAGTGGGTTATGAAATCCTGACCACACGCTGCATGGTGACGGTATTGTCAGCAACTGCTTCTGAATTGGCGTATGATGTCGGTCGCCAGCCGATGAATGTGACGCAGGATACGCAGAATGGGTTGTTCGATGTCCTGTTCCAAATTAACAAGTTGGCCAAGCAATGCCAAGCGACAAAGAACTATCTGTTGACGCTGGATGGTAAGAAGTGGGTCTTCTGGGAATCCGCCATCTCAGCGAACGTGTTCACTATCTTTGAGGAGTAGCACCATGGATTCGGTGAAGAACCGATTTTACGTGGATCTCAATGAGTCAGCTGAAAAGGAGATTCGTCTCCTTCTTAGCCATACGACTAATCTGTGGAATTGCCTAGTCTATCATATCGGTGATGCGGTTTTAGAAATCGCCAGATCATCGAAGGATGCGGCTGTAGTGATTCCTCAGATTCGAAATACTGTCACTGCCGCGTATCGTATCTTGGTGCTTGAAGAAGACCTAGGTATTCCGTTCCAACTCTCTGATGTCTGGAAACAGCGAATGCGTGCTGTTCGTGAGTTGCCGGGTGAGGTGGCAGTTAACCGTATGGAAGATCTGATTCAGGCTTACATTTATGTGCATAAGAAATATGGGGATGGTACGGAATACCCCTATGCACCTAGCCTGAAACAACGTGGTTCCACTCGAACCATTCGGTTTCTTGAGAAGGATTGGTCAGTGTCAGGTGATATGGTTGAACTTGACTTGGATGGTAAGAAGATCTCTTTCCGGGTCAAAGGTATCAGTGGCGTTGAAAAGGGTCGTTGTAGCCTAACGATTACTAAGAAACGTCCTGCTCGGATGAAAGACTTTGTACCGGATGACGGTTGCAAAGCGACTTCCTTCCACATCTCGCTTTCTGCTGAGTAATAATGAATGAGACAGAGCCTGGGGAAACCCAGGCTCTGTCTTGTTTTCTTTTTTGTTTTTTACTATGGAATGCGTTGATCTGGTGACTAACACCTTATTGAAGGAGCCCTATTGTGAGCCAAATTACTCAGCGTTTTGCACTGGATGAGACCGGTACTAATCCGGATAATCTCGTCAGTGGTGAAGTAGTTCAATTAACTGATCGCCGCTATCGTTGCGCCGTTCCACGTCATGCCCCGTTCTATGTTGCAAGCCTTCGAGTCTATGACGGTGTGACGCTGCAGCCACTGACCGCTTCTCAGTACAGCATTCCCATGATCTCTCAGGAAGCGACGCTTCGTATGGGGCAGGCGGTTGCGGATAGCTTCATTATTGAAGATGAAACCGTTGCCAGCACGGTGAAAATTACGTATCAAGCACTGGGTGGTCTTTACCAGAATAACATCGCCAATGTGGTTTCTATCTTTGAAACTTTCCTGAACGATAACCGTGCCATTGACTGGGTGACGGGTGTCTACGGTAAGCCGAATGAATATCCACCGACCGAACACCCGCATGCGGTCGCTGATCTATTCGGTTTCGAAGCATTGACGTTCGTGTTGGAGCAAATTCGTCAAGCGATTCTGCTGGGTAATACACCAGCTTACGAGATGATTTTTGAATCCGTCACTAAGAACACGGCTAAGCTTCAAGATGTTGTCGATGGTGATACCAATCAAAAGCTGGTACCGTTGAACGTATTGCAGCTCTCTAATAAGCTATATAACCACAATACGTTTAAACTGACCCCGATGGTCGGTTCGATTATCCAGAATAACGTACTTCCAATTCAGATCGAAGCTTCCTGGCCGCAAGGTGCCGTGGATACGCTTTATTGGAAGATCGAACATATTGATACTACACCGCTCGACTTCGTGATTAACTCCGGGTCAGTTCAGCTACTACGTGGTATTGGAACATTCAATCTTCAATCGATGGATATGCCAGATGTAGCAGATAATCGTCGCTTCCAAATCATCTTCTATCGAGGCGGTGTTAATAAACTCGAACTTTTCCGTAGCTTCGAGATTCTGCTAAAAAAAAATAATGAGTTTTCTTTGAAGATCCTGGATGCCATGATTACGTGTTGTATGAACTCGCCTCGGTTAGGTAAGACGCCGACGGTGTATAGTTCAAATCGTGGTGTCTGGGGTCACATCCAATCATAAGGAGTTTGTTGAATGTCGACGTTAATTACAAACCCAAGTGCCGGTGATTTGTCTCCTGTAGATAAATTTCATGTTGTTGAAGGTGGCACTGGCGGACAAACCGAAGTTGACGGCCTGAATAATCTAGGTGGCATCGATCGTGTAATGAAGGGTGCTGCTAGTGGCCCAGTTCCTCTAAATGAGAATCGAAAAATCCCTCTAGAGTATCTTTCAGATCTTAATCCGAATGCACTAGGTATCAATGGCCCTTTGACTGTACGCTGTGGTTCAATTACACCTTACCAGTTGACAAATTACGATAGTTACGATTCTTATAATCTAGAAGCTACTTCTGGTTCTGGCTATATCGATGGAAATCATGTTTACTACACTGCTCCAGATCAAGCTGGACCTTGTGGATTTTCTGTAAATAATCGTTCTATTGTGATTATGGCAGTTGAAGGAATGATAACAACGCCTTCAATCATTTCACCTTTGGAAGGTATTATTCCTGAAGAAGGAACTCTGATCGTTCAGGGGTCTGTCTTTGAATCTATCGATACAGGTCAGATTATTGAAACTTTCACAGGTGCAGACTGTGAACTTAGTTATGATTCAAGTTTTTTTGAAGTCATATATGGAATCTACGGGAATCCATCAACTACTTTTACTTTCTCAAACTTTAGAACGCAGCAGCAGACATTTATTCGTATTCGCTATCATGGCATCGAGCGCGTTTCAGACTGGTCACCACTCTGTCAGATCGAGCAGACGCCTGCGTATATTAATAAACCTACATTTATTTATCCAACACAAGGTTCAACAGCTGGAACCGGTGACCCTGTTGATCCCTATAAAACCACTGTTGCATTGAATATCCAACTGAATCCATTCAGTACAACTAATCTTAATGATAGTTTTCATAATGCAGACTATGAAGTCGCTACTGACCCTGATTTTAATAATGTCATTTCAAATAGTTATTATTCTGAAGATGGTGAATACTGGCAAGCATCTGGACTAAACTATTCAACATTGTATTATGTCAGAGCACGTCATCGTGGTTGGGGTAATGAATCTAATTGGTCAGATGTTATTCAATTTATGTCTATTCCAGATGGACGTTATATTGTTAAACCAGTTATTCAATCCGCTTCGCCTGATCTTTCAAAATCACAGTTGACCTATATTTTCACTGGCTCAGCTTATGATACCGTTGGATATAGTGAAAATATACTATCTTCAAACTGGCAAATCTCGACAGATATTAATTTTGCTAATTTGATTTACGATGGGTTTAGTACGCAGGTTCAGTCTATCGGTGTAGAGTTAGGTTATAGCTCAGTCTATTATGCACGTGTTAAATACACAGATCAATTCTTGGTTTCTCAGGTGTCTGATGTCTATACACTGTCGACGTCGGTGGATGATCGTCGCATTGTAAAACCATTAATTACATCACCTACAAGTAATGAGAGCCTATCAGTACTTTCTAAGATAGTTACATCTTCAGCCATGCTGACGGCTTCCTCTCAGGTTAGTTACAACGATACGCATATCTCTAGTGATTGGGAGCTTTCAACTCAGCCAGATTTCTCGACACTTGTTAATTCTCTCTATAACAGCACGACTAATTTGACATCTTGGAATACAGGAACGTTGACATACGGTCTTCGTTATTTTATTAGAACACGTCAACGTGGGAATCTTAAAACATCTGACTGGTCTGATCCTGTTATATTTTACACCCCAGCAATTACAACCGCTACCTTAGACATAGTGGGTGCAGGCGGTGGTGGTGGCGGTGGCGGACATTACTTTATTTGGGATGGTGGCGGTGGTGGTGGCGGTGGTGGTGCCGGTACACTAATTACTCAAACTACACAGTTTCTATTAGGCCAAACATTCACTGTTAATGTTGCTAGTGGTGGTAACGGTGGTTCGAATGTTGCGGATGTTAATAATGGAACAGGTCTATCCGGCGCCGCAGGCGGAGTCAGTACAGTTACCGGTAACGGTGTCGCCATAAGTGCAGCTGGTGGAACTGGTGGTGGCGGTGGTAGATCTGCATCTGCAATTCAAGGCAATGGCGCTGGCGGAACTGGCGGTTCTTTTGCTGGAAGTAATGGCCGCAGCGGCGCAGCTGCAACTGAAGGCAGTATCGATGGCGGAGCTGGCGGAACTGGCGGAACTGGCGGTAAAGGATCATCTACGCTATACGGCATAGCTGGAACAGGTGGCGTTGAGCATTTATCAGGTAATGCTGGTGGAATAGGGTCTGGTGGTGGCGGTGGCGGTGGAGGGTCTCCGATTAACGGTCGTACCGCTGGATCTGGCGGTAACGGTGGTAGCGGCGTTGTCGTCTTTGAATACCCAGCAACCATGGCTCAACTAGTCACCACAGGTGCAACCTATTCACTGGTCAATGGAAAACATCGATATGTCTGGTCAGTAGCTGGAACGTATCAGTTTGTTATTCCAGATAATCGCACTGTTTAAACACCGGTGCTCACAATTCAAGGTGGTGCTGTAAGCACACCTCGTATTCCAGTTCTTCTTGGATCAGTATTTGCACCACTTAACTACAGCGATACCCATGAAAGTAGCGATTGGCAAATTGCCACTGACGCAGCATTCACTAACATCGTTGCCTCTTCAATGAGTAATGTATCATCACTGACTTCTTGGAATCCTGCTGTTAGTTTAGCAGGAGGGACTATTTATTATTCTCGTCTGAGATATAACGGTACAGTTAAAACTTCAGAATGGTCAACGGCCGTTCAATTTACAACAATCGATAATGGTTAGATTATTGCACCTGAACTAGCTGTCGGGCAAACTGTGGTTTTTAGTACTCCGACAAATGCCGCAGTCTATGTAGTTGGGTCGTTTACTCCAGTAAACTATTCTGATACTTATGTTGGAACAGAGTATCAAATCGCCTATGATTCTGGTTTTACAAATCTATTCTGGTCAGGTACCTCAGGAATGTCGGTGCAGCCAGGAATTATGCCTAGTGGTGTACAGCTATATGCCAGAGCAAGACATATTGGTATGTTGAAATCTTCTCCATGGGGAGTAGCTATAACGTTTACTCCTACTGAAGGATAATGATGGACTAAAAGATACTACCAGACGGCCCAAAGGCCGTCTGGTAGTATTACCTAAAAGTCGTTATTCTTCAACGTAAAGAACATCTCATCAATTTCAGCGATGATCTCAGCGTGTTCAGTGATATCGATATCTGACACATCTGCCGTGACCCAAGGAAACTTCACCGCAGCCAGCGTATTTGCCGCATGAATCACATCGCGCATCTTACCATAGTCTCCAGGCCAATGGCGATCGAAAGTCTTTTCAATGGCCACTGCAGACATACAGACAGGACTCATATCAAAGATTGTCAGAACATCCTTAGTTCTCGAAAGATAATAGTGGTCGATACCGTCCACTACAGCAGAGTAATCGTTCTTCAACTGAGGTGACAGACAGGCTTGATGGAGTAAGTAAAATGCACCCACATTCAACATCAGTCCGCACATGAAAGCTTCTTCAGGATCGAAGCTTGTAAGCTTATTAGCAATAACATGTGCTGCTGAAGCCGTATAGAGACTATTCAACCAGATTAACCGACTCAATGCAACAAACTTAATCATCCCACGACTCTTGTCAATCTGCTTTACAGACATCACTAACGCAATGCGTTTGATATGTTCAAAGCCAAGCACATTCACCGCCTTGGCCAAATTCGTCATTTTGATCCCAGTACGATTACGACGAGATGCCTCCTGAAGCACCTTCATCGAAATCAAAGGATCACATTTGATGATCTCAGCCACATACTCGATAGAACGAGTATAGTCAGAAACTGCTTGTTTGATTCGGATAGCGACATCGAAATGTGAAGGGAAGGAGAGGTATTCTGCTTCTTTCCCCATAATCGAATCGATCAAGTCACTTTTATTACCATCATACATCACTGCCTCCGTATTTCTTTATAAGAGGTTAATAGAGTTTTTCATACTTCCCTCTTCTTGTTATCGTAACATCTTTAACATGATGAAGGTTGATGTCTAGTGGTGAGCGACCTGCATAGATCGCTTTCGTACTCTTTTTCAGATAACGATCGACGTTACCCAGCCAAATTTGACTATCGCAATCTTTAGCCAAACCACAGGCCATGCGAGCATTGACAACTGCTTTAGCGCCGCCGTTGTAAGCCGAATCCATCATCCGTATTCGGTCAATCTCAGACTTCACGGGAAGGAACTGATTATAGTTACTCTTGGACAGAAGAATCACTGCACGAGCTTGTAGATCAGGTCGTTCGAGGATGTTTCCCCAATTCAAATCTTTCAGTTCATTACGGTAGCGGTTCCTCAAATCACCAAGCGTATCGAAACGAACAGTCCCATCTGCATTATATGCTTGAGTGATCTGCCCAATACCGGCTCCCCACTCTCTTTTTGTTTTTAGTTGTGACTTTGGAGAGCAGCATTTGCCGTGTTTCAAACTGATACAGCTCTCATGTTCGATGAGTGCGCCGAAGTACCAAGTATCTGTAAAAGAAGGCATCCAGGATTTTGTTTCCTGAGCAATAATCGGCACTAGCGCTTGACAGTTATCTGGAATATAGGTCAAGACATTCTGCGCTTGACAAAACTGTGAACCCCACAGTAACAAACAAATAAAGAAATGTCGCATGTTGTTTTCTCTAGCAGTGCAAAGACCGTATGGGAACTTCCCATACGGTCTCAATGCATTAGTTAAACAGAGGCCGCTGCAAAGACAATCGCAAACCCCAGCGTAAAGACAGCCATTGCCAGTGCAAAGATCGCTTTTGCAATGAAGTTATCTGACTCCATCACGCTGACATAGATGTCTTCAACATCCACATAGTCAAAGATCCATTTTCGAGTGTAATGAATCAACGTGATCACGATCACTGGCCGCAGACTAACAACCAAGGTTGCAACCGCACCAGAACCAAACGGGAGATTCTGAATCAGACCGCTGTCAGGGTCAACTAGAAACAGAATAAACACTACAAACCATGTCAGCAAAACCGTATAGTTTACACGGGATGCTTTTCTTTTAATACGCTTACCTAGTTGTTCATCAGCCATAACTCACCTCTGTCAGGATAAAAGATGGCTAGGCGTACGCCTAGCCATCTGATTTGAGTAAAACTTAGACGATGTCAGCCCAGCTCGGTGCTTTGATCAAAGCCTCGACATCGCTCATGGAAACCGGAAGAGGTTTCGTAGAGGACGCCAGTTCCTGGAAATAAGCAATGAGCTTCGTCCAAAGCGTATCCACTGCAGTCTGGAAGAATGCAGCTTCTTTCTTCCAAACAGGGTTGCTGGAATTGCTATAACGACTCAATAGCGCATCAAGCGAGTCGTAACGTTCTTTGACCACTGTGTTCAGGGCATCAGTTGCAGCTTGGCCAAGCTTCTTTTGGAAAGCTTTGATTTCACCAGCTGGAATATCTGCATAGTTAAATGGCACCCAAGCACCATTCTCAAATGCTTTACGGAAGAAAAAGATCATCTCTTCCAGTGTCTTTTCAAGGTAAGTGTGTTTGATCCGAACCGTTTGGTTTTCAATGACCATAGAAGTATCGATGAACATGCCAGCTTCATTACTCAGCGTGATCGGTTCTTCGACGACCACATGGTACTGAGCAACAGTATGGCCGCGCTTCTGAATTATTTCGGTTGTAACCGGATACTCGATTACCTTACCACCCTGAACACGTGCATATAGTTTTGATGCTTTTGTGTTCACATAGTTCATATTTCCCATGTTCACTATACCTTTGAAGATTATCCCATAACTCTGGAATAAAGTTGATAAAGCATACCGGCATTAAGATAAGATACAGGCTCCCCTTCAGGATAACCTATGACTTGCTCAGTGCTCGATCCGATATAAAACTGAGTCAGGTTCTTCGAAACATCGAAACTACTGATCTCATCTGCATCGATATAGACCTGAAAATTATCAATAGCAAAATCATTAGGAAGAATGGAGAATTCTTGACTATCTCTATCAAGAGTCCATTTTTTCGCCATGAGGTCACGTGTTCCGCCAGGTATAACGTGATAGTAGCCTATATGGAGCTGGTTTTCATTATTATAACCAGCATATGTCATGACATATTTATTTTTATTAACCACAACATCAAAGAGTGGCGTGATCACAGAACCAAATTCGGTTCCGGTATGTACCATAGTTCCTTCTGATGGATTTAGAAGATACTTACTAGTAAATTCCTTAAACTCATTATCCTCAATATCTTTTTTGATACCAAAAATCAAGAATGGTACATTTTGAACAGCTATATCAAAATATCGAGGAAGTACGAAGTCAATCAAATTAGTAGTATTAGCTTCACCTAATGATTCAACTCGCTGAAGTGTAAATTTCTCTGTAGAAATTGGATCTTGAATAGTGATAAAATAAAGATAAGGAGCCTGGGTACTACTACTGGCCGTTGATATAATTAACGTATTACCTATTTGTGCCATGTGGCTACCAAAACCACTATGGAGTTGATTTACATCAGTAATACGTTTAATAAATGTATACCGATTACCGTATCGTTCGTAAACGTAGACGGCGCCCGATGTCCCAGCGATATCTGAATAAACCGCGTTAGGAGCCGCGATAAAAAGATACTTCCCATCCTCAGATACTAAAATCTCTTTACCAAATTCTTCGTTTGGTAACCTAGTTGATTCATGAGGTGGTGTTGTAAATGTGCCAAGGTATTCTATACTTGAACCGCTGACTCGGTAGTGGAATACAACATTTCCACTACCTTCAAGTGTTGCAGATACAAAAAGATCTCGACCGTAAGGTGTTTCATGCACGCAAACCGATTTACCGAAATTTGTCGTTGCTGAGACATAAGGTGCAGTTTGATTATTTAGAGAATACTGCGATGACTGATCGACAACGATCCATACAGGGTCACTGTATGGAGATAGTAGCTCAGTCTCACCCGCGACATATCTAAACATGACACGGTAGTATAAGTTACCATAGGTGATAGCTGGAATAAGGATACTTAATGAGCTACCAAGACGCGTCATGAATGGTTCAATAGCGAGTGACCATGGTCCTTCAGTATCGTTAGCATATTCAACAACTGCTTCAACGTAAAGTTGATTTCCTGAAAAATAGTTACCATTAACCGGGCGAATAAAAGCAACCCAGATCTCTTCAGTGGATGACGTCTTGACCTCGACTGTGAGTGAATTCTTTGGTTTAATAGTGAACTCATCGAAAACATTAGTCAAATTGTACTGAATACCGTCAATGACTGCATAGGCAAATCCATCTTCCGATGTTAATCGCCCAGCAATTCTAATTTCAGAAACTGGATAAGGAGATGAAAGCTGCTGAATGCCAGTTACTGAAATAAATTCTTCTCGAAGTTCTTCACCTGAGATTATGGTGTTGGTATTACCTCGAAAAGTATCAGGAGTCGTATAACTAAACTCGTCAAAAGCAGAACAGCCGTTAAACTGTGGTGCCTCTACCTCCAACCAAACTACCTCTTTAAACGCTGCCTCGTCACTTGTAATAATGGTAGGCTTAGAAATAGTCGGATATTCGACAGGGAGCACAAGCTGTCGAGTAATTCCATCGTAGATAATGTTGATAGCTAATGAAGTAACGATTTCTTCACTAGGCACCTTAAAAGCAAAATAAGGACCCTGAGCGACATAACCAAGATCCTCTTTCCGATATCCTTCAATGATGACCTGCACTTCTCGTTCAGAAGCATAATTCATAACCTGAAAACGAGCCATGCATCCTCTATACAGCATACTCGGTCCTTTTATACGCGGACCTACAAAAATATTAAGGTCGCTGAAGTATTCAGCTTTCAAATAGCCGTCAGCGTCAGTCATTGCCAAGCCATTCGCTTGATCAATAGTTGAGCGATGAAGACCGTTTAAATTATCCACAGCTTCCATAGAGGTTTGTCCGCCAGTGCCACCCTTATTAATAGGAATGACACCGGCGACACCTCGAACATACGAACCGTGGTCTTGGTTCTGACGTGGCATAGTTAGACTTCATCCGCCATGTTGACTTCGATACGAACAGAGACGCCCGCTGCGGCAGTCACGTAAATCTTCTCACCCGCCATGACCAAACGACAGCTGAGCTCATAACGACCATTTGCCGGAATCGAAGCACCAGGTTCAATGCAATCAACCGCATTCGGCGAAGCATCCGTGGTAATGTGAATCTGAATAGCGGAGGCTTGATTATTCTGATTCGCGGCAACCAAGTTCATGCTTCCCCACGGAAAAACACTCGGAACCGTGAAAGCAAGTTGTTGGGTTGCATTGCCCATAATTTTACCAGTGACCAAAGGCATTTCAAAACTCCTTGAATTAGAGGGTATTTAAAAGAAGAAGAACCTGGCGGAGCGTGATCGCTTTATCCAGGTGCTGGTGACCTAAAACTTCCATATCCGTCGCTAACTCCAAATGGACAATTGGTCCAAGACCAAGGTCTTCTGGCGTTGAGGGATGGATCGTCTGATCAAGCATATGAGAAACCACTTGACCAGGTACGTTATTCGGCGCTTGAAGAATGGCGTCGCGCATGCCATTCAGGATCTGGAACAAGACGTCGACTTGATAGAGATCATCGATGCCGTGGTCATGTTCAATTGGTGGGAAGTTATCCTGAACATTCGTCAACCCATCCCACCAAGTTGTACGAGGATTGAAGACATGTTCAATCAAACGGCCATAGACATAGTCGATATCCGCACACCAAGGACCACCAACAGTCTGATATTGCAAACGAATTGCGCCATCTGCAAAGCTGTTAATGATCGGAATGCCGCCATATACGGTCTTACCCGTAACACGTGTCGCATCGACATAAGGCAATGCCAGATAGAAATCAACCCCTTCAACCAACTCATGGACATTCCCTTGAATATCAATATGCTCGACCTTCAGGTTGTAGGAATAGAATGGGGCGAATGTCGGGATAAGGATGCGGTAAGGTGCCGCATTTACTTCAGTGATGGTATGTAATTCACCCGTCACTAAGTTTGCTGCATCCCGACCCGTTGGATCAAATGCATAAGTCACATCACGCACGAGAAACTCCTGATAAATGATTCACTGATCAAATCCAACTCGCCATATTTTACAGCGCATAAGTCGGCTTGACAACCACAAGATGACGAAGGCTTCGATTAAAAAGAAGGTGTCCCATGTACAGTATTCAAAAGACGATCGGTTTACCCGTCAGCCTTTCAGCTCAATGGGAGGAGCTTGATGCTTCTTCTATGTCCCTGTCATCGCTTTTTCTGAACTTTCGTCGCTTTATCGTAGTTCTGGAAGACAGTCGCCGTCCTGATCTACTCTTTGTTGATTTCGAGCAATTCCGTAGTGCTGAAAGTCACTATGAGAATACGCTGGATGTCTTTATTCAAGCGAAGGGTGAAGATTATAACTTCGCAACGATCACAGCACTTCCGAATGCTGACGTGGGGTATGTTAAGTACAACCACGCGATCGCTGCAGGTTACCACGCTCAACTGGATAAGGCGGGATACGTCCTACCCGAGAACGCTGCCGTTGAATTGAAAACAGATATCAAACTAACGCGTCCTGAAGTGGATACGGATTTTGAGATGCTTTACGACTACTGTCTGTTCAGTGTGAATGGAATGCTCCATAAGCGGGACTATGATGGTAAGCATGTCTTTATTACGGACGGCGGTAAGTCCTGCATGAAAGCAGATAACAACCAGCTAGGGATCTACAGTTTCCGTGATGTTTCTAAGTTAGACGTTATCCCTATCACTGATAACATGATTACTGTTCCAGCGACTTTTCAGGCGCTACAAGAACGAGTGGTGCTTAATTTGCCAGAAGAGAAATCGATCAAATCTTTCTTTCTGGTGATCGGTGGATATATGGTACTCCCCCATGCCCAGAGTTGTTGGGTTGGTAATGATAACAGCATCTATCTAGATGTCAAACAGTTGTCTATGTTGGAAAGGGTTCTGGAATCTAGGGATCTTATTGATCTGGAGCCGCTTGGTTTGGCTAGTAGTAGCGTGAATCCTAACGCGATCAATGTGGAAGAACTCTATTCTGACGTAGTCATCCGTAAGTGGTTGACATTGTCACAGAGTTTCATCGTTCTGCTGGATACTGATAATCTCTTCTTTGATCGTCGCTATATTCGTCAGATGCGCGCGCCTGGGATCTTCACTGTTTACCAGAAACCTGAATACCCACTAGTACTTGATCAAGGACGACTTGGTGAGTATTGGAATATCCAGGAAGACCGTTATTGGTCTGTGACGCTGACTGATAGCTTTAGAAAGAACTATCAGCATCGGCGTGAACTACGAACACGTCTTAAAGACATCGACGGTTCGTTGGCTTTCGATGTCCCGTTCTATTTTAGTCAGGCCTATCTTCTCGAGATGGGCGCTTACAAAAATCAGCAATAAAGGAGAACCCCATGGCGGTAACCTCGATTCATACACCTGAGATCGATGAGAGTAAATACTCTCTCCCGATCGAGAATGGTGGAACGAGTGCAAGAAGTCCTGAGCAAGCTGCTGAAAACATAGGTCTTGTATCCACAGACCAGGTGGATCAGCAGGATGGTATCGCACTGCTCAGTAGCACGAATAATGTCCAGCGAAAGAACTACCCGCTGTCGCTATCCGACACAAGTCTCCCTGTGTTCTTCGGCGATCACGCGTTCTACCTGGATGAAGAAATGACTATCCAGATCACGAACTATGACGGTCTAAACACCTACACGATCGATGCGTCGCGTATGCAGAACACGACCTGTGTGATGGATGGTGATCAGATTACCTTGAGTTCCTCGAACGGTATCGCAGGTATGCAGGTTCTGGTCATTAATGGTCGTGAATATACTTTCGAGATTAAGCCTCGTCGTCCAGAGCAACCCTTCTTAGTCGATTTAAGCGGCAATTTGACAGCGAATGGGATTGAGATCACGAACCCTATTCCGTTCGAAGGTCAGGCGTTTACTTCGAGTAATTTTCTCGATACGAGCGGCATGCTGAGTCATGCTTCAACAGTCTGGGAAATCTCTACCAATAACACATTCAACACGCTGGCTTTCAGTAGCAATAGTTCCGCTAACTTGATTAGCTGGAATGTATTTAATTTCACACCAGGTACCAGCTACTTCTTGCGTTTCGCACATGTGGGTGATAACGGAGTTTCATCACAGTTCTCCCCGACGTACGAGTTCATCACTGCGGAATACTTAGCGGTCTTCAAACCGAGTATTCTGTCACCGATTGCCAGTGCAATTAACGTTAGTCCACTGCCAACTATCTCCTCAAGTGCATTTAACTTCATTGGTACAGGTACATTCGTGTCCAGTACTTATTATGCGCACGATACGGGCTACATAGATACTGCTCCCTCGGTGCAGTATTTTAAAGTGAAGAAAGACGCAGCAGGTCTTCACTATGCTCTGTCTTCCAGCATGGAATATGTACTTTGGAACGGCACAACTAGTGCTTGGTCGACCATGACCTATGGTCAGATGTGGAGAAGAGAAGGTGAAGCTATTCGTATCTCCGGTATGACTGATCTCGGATCTTCGATACGTGTCACTGTCCAGTTCTTCGATGCGCATGTCGGAGTTCGTTGGCAATCTACAATCGACATCCCAACGCCAACTATTACACCGATTCATCTTTCTTCAGATTGGCAGCTGGCGACCGATTCTGACTTCACGAATATCATTCGGACATCGATGAACGATGGCGTGAATCTGACAACTTGGTCTCCTTCACAGCTTCCTTATCTTTCTATCTTCTATGTCAAGGTCCGGTATCGTTCTGACACAGTTGGTAGTGACGGTAGTCCATATAGCAGCTGGTCGAATGCGGTCATGTTCACTACGATGGCTGATAATCGTTCCATTCAGAAGCCTGTGGCGTTGATGCTGAATGACGACTATACAGATATCTCTAAAACGAATCCGCAGTTTCTTGGTAGCACGTTCACGCCAGTTAACTACACCGATAGCCATGTGAAGTCCCAGTGGCAGATTTCTACCAATTCAACATTCACTAATGTAGTTAATGATTCTGGCTGGTCGAATGACCTGACTAGCTATAATCCTACAGTGAGTTTGAACGAAGGTACAAGCTACTTCGCCCGCGTTCGCTACCAAGGAAACGTGAAGACATCGGATTGGTCCGATGCAGTGACGTTCACGACATCAGTGTATCTGCAGATCTCGGCAGTTGGCGCCGGTGGTGGTGGTGGTGGATCATCAACTAACCCTGGATGGGTTAATTCGACAGGTGCGGCAGGCGGTGCTGGCGGTGGTGGTGGTATTAGCATCGCACAACGTCCAATTCTTCCTGGTGTTACCTATTCACTCACAGTAGGTTCAGGTGGTGCTGGTGGCGGTAGCGCTGGTGTCGCTGGTAGCGCTGGCGGTAACACCACAGTAACCGTCCCATCGACTGCGCTTATTCAAGCCAATGGTGGTGCGGCAGGTCCTGGCGGTAGTCAGAATTCCTCAGCAACTATTGGTGGTGCGGGTGGTTGGGGTGCGTCTTATACAGGCGGTCAGGGTGGTCAAGGTGGCTCCATGCATGCTGACACTGGCGGTGGTTCCTACTATGCTGCTGGTACTGCAGGTCAAGGTATCAACGGTGGTCCTGGTGGTCTATCCGACCTCGCTTACGGCTATGGTCCTTACGGTGGTGGTGGTGGCGGTGCGCCGACATTCCAAGTTTCTGGTCTAGCCTATCAGGGCGGTCAAGGTCGAAATCCAAATGCTTACTCCGTTAATGGTTCTACAGGTTCTGGTGGTGGTGGTGCAGCTTATAACGCGGGTGCAGGTGGCGCAGGTGGTAGTGGTGCTGTTGTAGTTGAATATGCCAATACCGGTCCTCTGTTGAACACCCTTAATGCCATCTATGAAAATGTAGGTGGAAAACATCGCTACATCTGGAAGAATCCAGGTACATTCACTTTCACGATCGCTGAAAATGTTACCTCTGCGACTGAAACTGTAACACCGCCTACTGTAACAATGACTGGTGTTCCTTCGGTCACACCGATCGCAAATGGTTCAGCGTTTATTACAGACTACGTAGATGGCTTACATGTCGCTACTGATTGGCAGCTTTCTACAAACGCCACATTCACAAATATCATTGCGTCTCTTACCAATGATACTACTAACAAATTGACCTGGCAGCTTACCGGTCTAGCCTATTCAACAACGTATTATGTACGCTGTCGATATCGTAGTCGGTTCGATGTGTCTGAATGGTCTGCCGCTGCGAGTTTCACTACGATGGCAGATAATCGTTATATTCAAGCGCCATCTGTTGCAGAAAATACCTCAAGCGGATCAAATCGCATTGATGCGGTCTTCATTTCGTCGGCCTTTACGCCTGTTAACTTCACTGGACCCCATGAGTCGAGTGATTGGCAGTATAGCTATGAACCTAATTTCACAACTCCAGGCGAGTCTCTGAATAATACCGTAAATTTGACCAATATATCATTTGGAATATTTCCGTACTCTACTTACGTATATGTACGAGTTCGCTACAGAAGTCAAGGAATTGTGAGTGGCTGGTCTCCGACATTGGAGTTTCGAACAATGGACAATCCTTTTGGCGGTGGCGGTTAATTCAAGTAAGACAAGCGATAAGATACCTGGGAGGCAGAAGCCTCCCAGGTATCTACCATCATTTATTAAACTTCAGGTGTTTCTTCAGCACCACCTGGCTCTTCACCTTCACCAGGCATTTCTTCAAAATCCCCTGAACCAAAGTCATCACCACCCCCAGAATCAGAAGATGCGTCTGAGTCAGAACTAGAATCGTACGAAGAATCCGCACTACCATCACCCGGTTCTGTATTCATAGATTGAAGGTCATCCGTCACCGCTTCACGGGGTTCCTTCATTCGGTTAAGTAGATCCAAGACCAACGCCATCATCGTCTTAGAGTGATCGGCAGCGACTTCATTGATCAATGTACTCGGCATTCCCTTGTCATCTTTACTCGCCAACTCAAAGACTTCAGGAACCACATTGTTATCATTCAAGAACCGACGCATGAGCTCAGCTTTCCAGACCTCACGAATGTTCTGAATGTACTGCGCTGCTTCATCGCCGGCCAAGTCACTCGGAAGTACCTTATCACTGGCAATGAATTCAAGCGCTTTATCGATCAACTGTTCATAGTTCTCGATTTCGTTCTTCATGTTGACCAAGCTGGTCGTATCGGGTTCAGGAACAGAGACACGAATGCGACTGATCAAATCCACGATCAGTCGACGAGTCAATGCGACTTTCTCAGTGTGATCTTCCGTGTCCATTGTCACGCCTTCGGCTTCCAGCATGCGTTGAATATCTGTCTTATGTGCTTCAAAGACTTCCACGATGCGGTTTTGGATGATCTCGTCATTCATGGCGAGTTTCTGCGTGTAGTCTGTGAGATCCACCGCGAAGACCTTACCTAGCATTTGAATACGCTTCGAGAACAACACACCTTGTTGCTGCACAGTCGTCGCGAAATCTTGGCGTGCTGCAGTGTCAACCGTTTCAGGCGATAGACCAAAGTGCATATAGGTCATATGGCGAAGCGTTTCTTCCAACGAGTCATCTGGTTGAACGTGGTCCACGTTCTGTGCTTCGAAATCCAAAGAGGTCGCAGGAAGTTTCGGATGCCCTTCCCAGCCAATCTGAATACCAGCTGACTGAATCCAGTCTGTGAAATCCGCTACACGACGAAGCCCGTTCGGGAAGTACTGCTGACGGCTTCGAGCGATGAGATGTTTCACCAGTTCAATAGTCTTAACCGGATCAGGATCTTTCGGATCAAACTTAATCGTCGTCTTCACCGTGCTAATAGAACTACGTACCTTTGCCCAGAGTGACGAGAACAGCGCCATGGCACGCATACCGATGATGTTTGCCAAGTCATCCAAATAGGAACGACCAACGCCATTACGATGGTATTTGAAAGCAAAGTAAGTGACATATTCGCCCGGTACATAAATCAACCGCGTTGCCTTACTCTGTAATGCTCGAGTAAACATCACCCGGTAGATTTCCATGTTCTTACCGATCTCAACTTCTTGATGGTAGATACCATTCGCCAACCGCTGTACGAGGTCACGTTCGATGACTTCAGCGTAAATGGTCGCGATATCCTGAATCACCGGTGTGTAGTTATCCGACAGGATATTCTTAGCAGCGCGTTCAGTCAAAAGACTAGAAGTACTGCTATTTGTCTTATCAGACTGATTGATCGTGGACATTCCCTGACCAAATTCAGCCACAGTACTATCTAGCGTAATGGGATTACCGTCCACATCCACAGCAATGAAGTAACCGATGTGGCGTTTATAGTCACCCGGTGTATAAACTGGCACCACGGATTCAGCAGAAAGATTCATGACCAGGGGTCGACCGACACTACGACGACGGAGCGACATAGAACCTGGTACATGGACATAAGGTTTATACCCTGCCTTAGCACCCTTATACAACGCACCTTTCAGACGATCTGGTGTGATCTTCTTAGCCTTATCATCTTCTCGAAGAGACTTCGATGACTCAGTTGCCAGGACACCGACTGCAAGTGATTCACGGCCACTGATAGCGGTGAGTACGCGTTCCCGTTGACCCTTCTTGATCAGTTCAGGAAGCTTTAGGTATTGAACGTTGTCAATCACTGAAGTGTTATCACGAGCCAGATCTAGAATCTTGTCTTTCAAAAAGACGTCTTCATCGATTGAGATGCTATCCGGATCGACATATAAAGCGGCATCGTAGACGAGCTGTTCAGCTGGCACCGAGAAGATGCTCTCCAAGGCACTAACAACCTTACCATCGGGACGATGCGGATTACCGAGAATCCCCATGGATTTCACACTGAGGATATCGCCATTATTGAAGAGACCGGTTGAGTTAATTGACTCAGTCGCAATCGTGCTGCTATTATTAATGACATGGTCAACCGCTGCTTCAGGAAGAATCAATTTCGGATGACTACCTGCGATGAACAACGCATCCCGAAGAATATCATAAACTTCATCTTCCAATCCGTAGTTCTCAACCACTTCTTCACGGATAATATCCGTGATTTTAGCAATCAAACTTTGAGGCCAATTCGGTGCATCCAGGCGAAAATTAAGTTCCGTCTTGAGCATATCCTTTGGCGATACGATGGAGCTGATGATGATCTGTGCAGCCAGTTCAATGTCTGGGAATAACTTAAAGGTATTTTCATTATCCTCCACACGCCCCATAACCTGACGTGTGATCTGACTGACTGAAGGATAGACAGAGTGGAGCGTCGTGCTCTCAGCGGCAGGATCGAGGTTCTTTCTCTCCACCGGCTGATGGAGCTTAGAGATCATTGCTGCAATGGCAGGGCTTTTCGTAATACCAACCCCGTTATACGCACTATCATGAGAAGCCTTCTCAACCAGCGAACGGAGTTCGGTCATGAATATACTTTGTTCGTTGCTTTCACCAGCCATTTCGGAGCCTCACTATGAAAAATATTAAAAATGGATATGTTTCGAAGTATCTGGACGATTCATTTCTCTTCATCCGGACACTGGTATTCAAACTTGCAGACCTCGCATCGTTGATGAATGAGGAAGTCGTTCGAGTACATGGCACTACTGCTGTGGATATAGACCATCCAGAGACCTGGAAGTACTATCTCAACATCAGCGGCGAATACCATCCAACCGACGAACTGATGCGGGTTGTTTCAATAGATACCCTCAACGAGATCGTTTTTACGAAGGACAACCTCAAGATCCATACGGCGACCGCGGACGCCTATAGCTACGGAACCCGTGATTATTACGCACTCGTTAGTAAGTACCCCAAACAAGTTCGGTTGATCAACGGTATTCTTAACCCAGCGGATCTTCAGACTGCAATCAATTGTAAGGACGGCACTATCCTTGCTTATCGTAAGGATTTGGTTGAGGTTAATGAGATTACGCTGATAGAGGATCTGCAACGAGAAATCGAGAAGCTTCTCTTTCGGTGGTATAACACCCAGTTCAACATCTCCTCACCATTGTACGCATCGACTTTTCTAACGCAACTCTATATGCAGCTGCTGACGAAGTTCATTAATTTACGTTGGCACCGTTGTCATACCAGTGAAGTCCATAGCTTCCATATTCGAATGTTCCTAGCTAGTCATGCTGAACTGGATCGCTATCTTCCCTATCTCAATTTGAAGCAGATGCTTTGGCTATACCGGAACATGCGGTATATCGAACGAAACGCTGGACGTTCTGAACAGTTTCAGATTCTGATCGACCGTCTACTAACCAGTCGTCAGATTCCGCTTGGTGGATATACGGTTCGTCAAACAGATGACTTTGTCGATTACCAGCCTACAGTGGTTGCTCGACTTGATCCGTTGAACCCTCAAGTGAACGCATTCCACGATAAGGTTCAAGCGGTCACTGAAGTCTATGATCGTGAACGCTTGATGACACCGGGTAATGCGCGTTACCTTGATCAAAGTCAAGAGAAGTCTATCGACCTTCTGCGACGTGGTCCGAGTACTGCTATTCAAACAAAAGTACTGCATTCTTCTATGACAGATTTGTCAAACGCAGTGCCTGAAACTTTTGAAGAAGTCGCTGTTCGACAGTGGTGCTATATGGCGAATAATGGACTCTATGACGCTTACGTCACTTTTAAAGACCCTAAGAGCTCTGTCGTCTATAGCTTGAAGGCAGAAGATGCCTTTATCTACATGTACTACATTTCTTTGATGATGATTGGGATCGATGTTAAGATCGTACCTAACTACCTGAACATGCGTCAACGGAAACACCCGAAACCGAGTCTCTCAGACTTGATGAGCGTGGTGGACACCGAAAAACACGATCTTGAATCAATCGCTATCAACCTACTGGCGAATCAACCCCCGCTGATCACCTGTTATTCCGTGTCATCGTTCAACACACTGGCAACAGCGATATACCAAGAATGCTACCGTCACTGGTTCATTATCTCTTCAACCGAAGACTACTATGAACGTGCATTGGTTGATAACATGGTGAATCAACTCTTTGAAGATGAGCGGATTCAGCTCAACTTTAATGCAGCGAACATGGATGCCTGGTTGTTTGAAAAGAACCTTCCACGTTACGACTATGAATACACTGAAGCTGCTTCATTGATGATCGCGATCTATCGTGCAGCGACAGGGGTGAAGGATAACATCTACGGTCGTTTAAGTAATGTTCAGAAGGCGATGCTTTCGCTCACTGAAGAACTGAGCAGTTATTCCATTCAGTTTACACGTGAGATCAATGAAACGGATATGGTGTTGCTTAACTGGCCTGCAGTGCGTCTAGGTGACGTTAGTCTGGGTCAAGCGGATACGCGTTATGTCGATTCTGAGGTATTAGTCGATGACATCGGCGGTGAAGGAACTGTTAATCAATATCTAACCACTGATGAAGATCAGACTGCGGTTCAAGCACAACAAGCACAGTCGAATCTACTGATTACGATGGACGTCGTTCCCGAGCAGTGGTTAGATTCTACGTTTGAAACTTCTGTTGATGACACTGCGACTGCCACGGTCCCTGACATTACGTATGAAGGACAGGATGAAGCGCTGGATGCATTATACGGGATAAATGGTTACACGCTGTTAAATTCTTTGACAGAAGATCAATTTGCAAGTTTGAAGTCTATCTATTAATTTCTGGAGGTTCTTGTGAGTGCTGCTAATGTTGTACGTACGGGTATTGCTGGCCAAGTTCAGACGGGTCAGTATGTGGGTAAACCGGTTCCTCTGCTGACCAATAGCACGTTGAACCAGAAGCTGGGTATCAATAGTGACCAGGACATTCCGTCGGATGCTGTTCAGGCTGTAAAGTATGTGGCTATCGGTAACGGTGGTCATGACTTTATCGTGGGTGCGAATGGTCGTAAGAAGTGGAAGGGTGTTCACCACACCGCTCGTCACACTGCCATGTATAACCAACTTCCGTTTGTTCTTCGTGCTGTGGATGATGACCTGACTGCAGTCGAACGTCAGAAGTATCGGCTTCGTCGCATTGAGACCCATAACGGTGTTCAGTACGTGGCTTACTATCTGCGTGTGTTGGATCTTTCCAATGCTGAAGTTAGCATGGAACTCCGCCATGTAGAAAACGGCGCTACAACCGCTACGCCTTACGTTCCTTCGCTGGAAGATCTGAATCCCACACCGCCGGTACTGGTCGCAGGTCAGGCAGTCACTACGACAGGTGACTACATCGCTTCCTCTTGCAAGGTTACTTTTGAGATGACGGCCAGTGATCTTCAAGAGTTCAACCGTGCCATGGAAATTATCGAAGGTGAATCAGGTTGGGCAATGATCTCTGAAATGGCAGTAGTCGCTGGTGTAGATGCCAATGTGAACGGTATCTTTAATGGTGAAACTAAGCAGTATGTGGATGTGCTCCGTGCACAGATCACGTCGTTCATCGCTACGGCTTACGTGACTGAATTTCAGACGGACGGCATCAAGCTGAATCTCGACATTGGTAATGTCGAACCACTGCTCAAAGCTACGATCTAATTGAGCAGGAGGAGAGGGATATCCCTCTCCTCCTTATGCACCATGTTCCCTGTTCCCGATACTTATACTCAATTCAAAATCATCGCGCTTGATCCAGGTCTGAATAACATCGGTGTTGCTATTTTCGATATCGAAGCTTATCCTTTAAAGATAGTGCGGATTCATGCATTGACTTTAAAAGAAGAGCGTGTTCTTGACACGGTCACGCTGGATGATGACTATACGCCAGACCGAACGATGAAGCGAGGTCGGATGGTGGCCGGCGTGATGAAATTCATCAGGGCACATGACCCTATCTCAGTTGTATCAGAGAGCCCCTTTTTTAATAGACTGATGCCTTCGAGTTTTGCAGTGCTGACCGAAGTGATTAACGACATCTTTAAAGAAATACTGGAGTATAACAATAACATCCGTCTTTCGACTGTTGAGCCTTTGTTAGTTAAACACACACTAGGCGTCGCTGGTAAGAAAGGAAAAGATGTAGTTCGTGAAGCTATGAGTACTCGAAAAGACATCCTTGACCTTTTAGATATCGAATTAGATTTTCTCGATGAACATGCAATCGATGCCATAGGTGTGGGAGTAACCTACTTCACACGTCGACTATCATTAGGAGAACCCAAGAAATGAATTCCGTTAAGAATCAAGCAGGTTTTACGCTGACAGCTTATCTACTCGTTACCTTATTGATCGTAGTGGGTGTCGGTGGTTTCTTCCTCTATCAAGAACGCAAAGGAATGATGGAGAAGATTGAAACTCAAGGTGGTGTGATCGCTTCTCAAAAGGTCGCGATTGAAGGGTTGGAAACCGAGAATGAACGCCTTTCTCATGAAAACAATACCCTGAATAAACAGATCGAGGTACTGACTAAGATCAATGAAGATAATGACAAGGAACGCACCCTTCGTGAAAAGCGGATTCGTGAACTCGAGGATACCGCGAAGCGTCTCAGTTATAAACTTCCTTCTGTACTTCCTGACCTCCAAGTCGGAAAAGCCACGGACTTTGAACTGAAGAACTCCCAGATGCGCATCGAGTATATCTGGAATATCTATCAGATCGATTACACTAACATCAATCAAGGTTTGGCTGCAAAGCTACCCTCGGCAATCTCTGTAAAGGAGAAATGACATGCAACGTATTTTGTTGACTGCAGTATTGGCAGTATTCATGGTGTTTGGGTTGAGCGCTTGTGTACCGGATGCTCTGATTCGACATGAAGTCATCGAGAAGCGTACGATGGTGGTGGTGAGTGTGGATAGTTCCTTACTGGAACCTTGCCATGAAACGACCCCGCCACCGATTGCTTCCTATGTTCAGGTGAATCGTGATCAGAAGGAAGCGCTACTGACAGGCTATATCGCTGACTTGATCTTGGATAATAAGCGATGCAGTTTGGATAAGTTAACATTGAAGACGATGTTGACTAAGCAAAAAGCGACAGTGGATCAGTTCAATGCTGATGAAGATCTTCGGGTGAAGAACTTGCTGGAAGAAAAGAAGAAGTGATGGATCTGTCACCCACCACGGCTTTAGCCGTGGTGGGTGACAGTGTCGAATTACTTTAGAACCAACCCCCAGGAACATACCATCCAAAGGTAGCGGACCAATCACTGACCATGTTTTGAGACCGATGTCTTACTCGTACATATAACACCATGTCGCCAAAGGAATAATAGAGACTCAAAATGTCATCTGAATTGATCATTCGAAGTGCTGATGGGTCATTATTTGTAGTGTAAACGAGTTCAGTTGGCGAAAGATTGGCATTGAGATAGCATTCCCAATCACTACTTTCATGAATCCCAGTGAAGTTAATTGGAGTGAATATAGAACTATAAGGAGCATTTCCAGAAGGCCCATGTACATTACTGATCAGTATCAACGTAGGCGTTTGGATAGATTTAGGTCCTGACTTAGATCGAGCTAAACGAGAGATGCGACGCATTTCTATCCTTAAAGAGTTGGTCGAATTAAATCATAAGTAAAGATCTGAAATTATAGGCAGAGCTTGTAAATATCTGTGCCCACGAAGCACCTCCATCGCGACTATAGACGATATAACCATCCGATGTGCCATAGGCTATGGTTAAACCCTTAACCACTAGTTTTGTACTCGGTGTTGGGTGTTGACCATTGTACAATGACCAAGTAATACCATCACTACTTCGATATACATACCCATTCATGGAAAGAATGATATATTTTCCATTAGAATAGACGACATTTGTATATGCCGTGTTGAATGTTAAATTAGGGACAGTTTCCCATGAAACACCCCACTGACTGCGATATTTATTTCCAGGTGTAGTACCTGTACCGAACCACATATCATTAGCATAGCTGATAGTTCCAAGGGGTGTTGAACTTGTCTGCGTCCAGTTAATACCATCAGTACTTGTTAATACTTGGTCAGTATTTGCATAAGCGATGAATTTTCCATTACCAAAGCAGACGGATGGTTTCCTTCCAGAAATTATTCCTACTGATCCGGGGATATAGAATCCTGTCCAATTAATGCCATCATAGCTATAGGCAATTCTTACATCGCTAGTTATCCCTACGAATATACCATTCCCATAGGCAACTGATGAAAATATCAGATTGCCGCCGCCTGGTGTTATGGTGTATTTATCTCCGTCGATGCTTGAAGAACCCGTATGTCCTACTGTGAAGATTTTTCCATTTGCATAAACTGAATCACTAACCATGACTCCTGAGCTGTAGCCAGTTTTTATTGTGGTACTGACAAAGTTTTTTATACGATACCAACCATTTGAACCATCACGATAACCGATAAGGAGCGTGTCGGTCGCGTTAAGCAATCCGTTCAGTATTAAGCTTTCTTTTTTACGTGATGCTAGTCGAGCTATGCGACGCATTTCTATTTCCTTTAAAGATAACAGGGTTAAATTATCAGCATTGATTTGAAGTTAAAACCAGAGCCAAGATATTTCTGAGTCCAGCTTAGTCCGCCATTCCGACTGTAAACAAGATATCCATCACTGCTTCCATATATTAGATCCAGTCCCTTAGCAACTAACTTTGTACTAGGAATAGATAATCCGGCTACACTGGTTGTCCAGTTAATACCATCTGTGCTGACAGAGAGATATCCGTCATAACGAATCGTCTTGTATTCTCCATTTGAATAGACAACGTTACTATAGTCATTATTATAATAAAGCACTGTTGATGACCACGTTTCACCATCGTTACTGGTATATTTTGTAGCTTTACTTTTAGCGACACCGAACCACTTTCCATTCACATAACTGACAGGGCCGAGAAGTATTCCGGTAGCTACTGTAATCCAATTGACGCCATCTATGCTCTTAATAACCTTACCATCACCACCAGAGATGATGAACTTACCATCACCAAAACAAACTGACGGAGCAGTGAGGTTCAACGATGTCCTTAGTGGAGTGACTGCTAATGTCCAACTCGCACCATCTGTACTATAGAGTACTGTATTTGAATCAGTCACCGCGACGAATTTTCCATTACCATACGCAACTGATCTGAAACTATGCGCACCAGCACCACTTTGGGGTGTGTATATCAAAGAGTCAGTACTGATAGAGTTTTGGTAGCCGACGACTAATATTTTACCATCGGCATAGATTGAGTCTGTAGGAGATACTCCAGATCCCGCACCTGTGGTTAAATCGCTAAAATTGGTGAACTTAACCCACCCTTTATTGTTTATTTGGTAACCAATGGCTAATGTATTAGACTCACCGAGTTGAGGTGGGGTATTTCTACGACCACCTAGTCGTGCAATTCGTCGCATTTCTATTTCCTTTAGTAGTAAGTAACCATTGAATTTTCATTTTGATGATACGAGCTAGGGAATCCCTAGCTCGTATCATCGTTATTTATACCAATAGAACACTACCGAAGTTAGCGCCTGCTGTGATGAAACGCTGCGACCACGTGAAACCGCCGTCATTACTGTAAACTAGATAACCATTCGCTGTACCGTAAGCCAGTGAATCACCCTTAGCGACTAGCTTGGTACTTGGTGCAGGAATACCATAACCACCACCAGACCACTCTACCGCATCTGGGGATTTTTGAACCATGCCGTTACTACCAACACGAACATATTGTCCTTTCGAGTAAACCACATTCGTGTTATAGAAAGGATTTTGGAGTAATCCGTCATCGGACCAGTTAATGCCGTTATTGCTTTTCCATCGAAAATATGAAACCGCG